GAATAATAAAGTTGCATCTGAAAAGTCTGATAAAGAATTATCAAAGAAAACTGATAAGGAAGTATCAAAAAAGAATGATAAAGAATCATCAAAGAAGAATGATAAAGTTGCATCAGATAAGTCTGATAAAGAATCATCAAAGAAGAATGATAAGGTTGCATCAGAAAAGTCTGATAAAGAATTAAAGAAGAATAATAAAGTTGCATCTGAAAAGTCTGATAAAGAATCATCAAAGAAGAATGATAAGGATTTATTACCAAAATTATATGACAAGAAAAAACCTCAAAAAAAATGACAATAAAATATTTTGCGTATATTTTATTATTAATTTTATTATCACATGACAAAGCGCATGATATATCGTGATTCTTTTTATGGAGTAACACTTTACAAAATAAATGGTATACGTAAATATTATGATATGAATAAATTAGCGAATCGACAAAATTATGATGATATTGTAACATATTTGAATGATAATATTGCGCCTTTAATTAGTGAATTATTTTGCTATCCAATATTTACGAGTGATATGTCAGATTTAGATAAATTTATTAAAGATCACAAAATAAATAAAAAAAGAATGTTCCAAAATACCACATCAGAAAGAATTTTTATTGAAGTTACTCAAGAATATCTTTATAAATGTATACCTAAAAAAGGTAAAGAATATTTTACGGATTGTGTTGGTAACATTATTAATGTTGAATCAATTGTATTTAAATATTTCAGAATAATATTGCAATATTATTTAGATGAATATATTTGTGGTTGTGATATTTACAAGATTGAAGGAATTTAATTTGTTATCAAATTAAATTGCTATCATTTCTACTTTTGATAAGTCTTTCATAAAACTTGCCATTTTTATCGCAGTCTCATCCAATATATCACCTATAGAATCTATTGTTGATAATGTCGCGCCTTTTTTTGTTACTGTTATAACAGACATTGGATATCTGCTTGTCTTTACATTATTTTGTTGTATATAATCTTTAACTATTAATATATTAAATAATTCATTCCACCATTCTACACTTTTTGTTGTACCTTTTCCATAATATGGATTTTTCTTCATAAATGGCTGTATTGATTTATTATTAGAACCTCTTAGTATATTAATATACAAAGTCTTTCCATATTGTCTATTCTTTATTGATTCTATTAAATTAATTAAAAGTACTGTTTCTCTGTATATATCATGAAGCTTCGTTTTAGATACATTTGCTCTCTCTGTTTTACCACAACATATATCACACATATTGCATTCAATCTCAATAGTTTCATCAAAATATCTTAATAATATTTTTTTTCTACATATTTTTGAATTTCTTGCATATTCTTGCATAACTTCTAATAATTTTTTTTGGGATGTACGAAATGTATCATCGTGTATTTGATCTATCTGATGCTTTTGAAATGCAAAGTCTGACTCTTTATAAAACATATAACAAAATGCTTTTTTCCCATCTCTACCAGCTCTACCAATTTCTTGATAATAACCTTCTATATTCTTCGGACAACCATAATGTATTACAACTCTAACATTTGATTTATTAATACCCATACCAAATGCGATTGTAGCAACAACTATGTTCAATTTCCCTTTTATAAACTTATTATGAACTTTCTCTCTAGATATATTCGTCATACCAGCATGATATGCCTCTGCATATATATCATTATTATTTAACATGTCTGCTATTTTTTCAGTTTCTTTTTTAGTGTGACAGTAAATAATACAACAACTATCTTTATGTTTATTCAGTATTGATAATATATCCATTTCTGGATTTACTTTTAAGTTTATTTCAATGTGTAAATTTTCTCTGTCAAATGAAGATGTTATTGGTTTTCTTGTTGATAAACCTAAGGTATCACATATGTCTTTAGCAACTTTTTTTGTCGCAGTCGCTGTTACTGCTAATATTGGTATATCTGGATATTCGTTTTTCAAAAAAGTTAATTCACGATACGCTTTCCTAAAATCAAAACCATATTGACTAATACAATGTGCTTCATCCACGGCAAATAATGCAATACCTTTTTTCTTGTCTAATTTTTTTAAAGTTTCTTTTAAATTAGTTAATGACTCTGGTGCAACATATACAAAAGAATATTTACCATTTATTATATCTGTTCTCATCTGAAATTTATCATCAACAGTACTATTATAACAACATGCACTTACACCTATTTTTTTTAATGCTTGTTGTTGATCATTCATTAATGCTATAAGCGGACATATAATAATTCCAACTTTATCTTGATATAAAGCTGGAATTTGAAATGTTAAACTTTTTCCATATCCAGTTGGCAAAACAGCACACATATCTTTACCATTTATAATATTATTTATTATTTCATACTGTTTTGGTTTAAATGAAGTATAACCATATTTTTTCTTTAATAATTTTAATATTTTGTTATATCTACTTGTATTTATTTTTGACTTTTCGTATTCATCCATTATTATAGTATACAATATTAATATGTGTATATTTATGCTTTCAATTATTTTTCACTTCTAGTAAATAAAAACTGAAATAAAAAATAATTTCAAATATTACTACATTTGTATTATTCATGTCAAACAAACAGAGTATTCAAAATCTATATATCGCATATCCTCAAGTAAAATTTAATACTACACATAAGGTAATTGCATTCGATTTGGCAGCCGATATTTTATATAATTATTCTTTTAACACTGATATTAAATTTATTGAATATGTCGTATTTATTACATCACTCGTATATGTATCAGAAGGTGAATTTGAATTAGATTTGAGTATTAATAATAATACTTTTGAAAAAATACAAAAACAATTTTTACACAACATAAAATTTAATATGATCAGAGAAAAAATATCTGATTATATTAATCCTAAATACTTTCAATATACATATTTTTGTTATCTATTTATTAATTTTGTATGTGACACATATGAAAACAACTTAACTAATAAATACTCTAAAAAAGAACTAGCAAATAAATTTATTGACACATTTGATAATTATGAATCATCAGATGTAACTTGTGAAAATATTCTTTCAATTCCCAAAATAAATTTTATTTACGCAAATGATTTACGTATTGCAAATCTATTAGGTAAAGGTACATATGGATCAGTATATAGTTGTAATTTTAGGTATGAAACTTATGCAATCAAAATATTTCATAATCATAATGACTTTTATAACAAAAGATTATATCAAAAAATAAACGAACTATCAATTCTGGCTAATCTAAAATCCGAATATATCGTTAATATTCATGGTTTTGGATATATTAATAATAGTTTATTTATTTTGCTAGATAATATGGATACTACTCTTGAATCAATTATTACTAATAAAAAACTTACAAAAGAATACCGAATTATTATCATAGAGGATTTATTAAGAGCAGTAGATTATTTACATGACAAACAAATTGTACACAGAGATATTTCGTATCGTAATGTTCTCTTTAATTTTAATACACATTGTGCAAAATTATGTGATTTTGGATCAGCACATAAACAGACACAATATCCTGTTAATCATTCTGTTTATTTATGTAGTGGCATGACAAGACCATATGAATTACTTTTAAAAACCGTTTCAAATGATATAGTTTGTGATTACGATTATATAAGTTGTAAATCAGATATTTGGTCAATTGGTTGTTTATTAGTGTCTATTATTAATAATCGTATTCTTTTTTTAGAAGAAATTACAGATTGTCATAGACGCGATTATTCATATTTTATTTTGAAATTAATAATAGAATACTTTGGAAAACCAAAACAAAATTGTCAGCTCTATGAAAATATAGATAATGTACCATGTCGTAAGTTATTTGTTGATTCTACAATGATTCCAGTTAACAATATTCTGTCTAAATACATTTATAATATGTTTGAATATGATATGCATAAAAGATTTGACATAAAAAAATCTATGAATCATATTATTAGTGCTATCAAAAATTGATAATATATGTTCTAAATTAAAGTATCATTTTCTAATATTATATTTATATATCATGTTAGAATTAGCAAAAACAACAGCAAAAAAAGATTTACCATGGATTGAAAAATATAGACCATCTGATTTGAATGGTATAATACAAAATCAAGATATTATTAAGTTTTTTAAAGGATGCATCAAAACAAAAAATGTACCTCATTTATTATTACATGGAGCACCTGGTACTGGTAAAACCTCAGCTATTTTAGCTTTGGGTAAAGAACTATTTGGAGATTTTTATAGAGAACGTATATTTGAATTTAATGCATCCGATGATAGAGGAATAAATACGGTAAGAACAAAAATATCAGCAATTGCGAAAAGAACTATTACCAATATTGATCCTAATATTCCAAACTATAAAATAATAATTCTAGATGAAGCAGATTCTATGACTAATGATGCACAAGATGCTTTGCGTGTCATTATAGAAGAATATTGTGAATCTACTAGATTTTGTTTTATTTGTAATTATGCTAGTAAAATAACAGGTGCTATTAAATCAAGATGTACTAATATACACTTCAAAAGATTATCAACAGATATGATCATAAATAAATTAAAGTCAATTGCACAGGCTGAGGATATTACCAATATCACAGAAAATATATATGATGTAATAACTAAATTATCGGCAGGTGATATGAGAAAAGCAATTATGATATTACATAATATGAAATATGTAAATACTTTACAACAAATATCGACAAAAAAAATATCGGAGGTAAATTCTAATATATTAGAAGCAGTTGTATATGCACAACCAATTATTAATAGAGAAATTATACTAACAGAAGATATTGTTTATAAACATATGTGTACTCTTTCTCCAACAGAATCGAATAATCTATTAAAATTAATAATAAATGCAAAAAAAATTATGGATTTAGTAAAAATTTGTGATGGACTATTTTCTCGCGGTAATTCAGCCGACAATATAATGACGCAATTACAAAAATGCGTTATTCAATATGAAATGAATAGTGATCATAAAGCAAAAATATTAACATTATTTCCAAAATATCTTTTCATATGTAAAACATCAAATAATGATTATGTTCATTTGTTAGCACTTATTACAAAAATATACGAAATAATTAATAAATAGGATTATCGATCAACCAATTTTTTATAGCATTTGTATTATTGTCTGTAATTGTTTCCGGATAATAATAATTATAATACAAATTATTCAACGCATTAACCTGACTGTACATTAAATTATACATATATCTTTGCCATTTTTTAATAAATATTTTATAATCAGTCTTATTATCATCTAAAATCTTACCCAAATATGATATACATACTAAGTAATATTCTGAATTGGATGAATTACTTGTTTTTGGTTTAAATATGTATGTATTAGCAAATGATTTGTATATTTGATATATAATTTTTATATTTCTTTTTTCCAATGATGGACTAAAGAATTTTATAACAGCCATGCCATTTTTATTTAGACATCTAAATATACAATCAACTTGGGCAGAAAATAAATCTGACATTTCTTTTGATTGATTATTCATTTTATTTGGCGGTAAATTGATACCACCATCGGCTGTCACAAAATTTATTTTTTTATCTTTCATAAAATTCTCGTACCAATTTAAATTTTCTATACTCATTATATTACCTGTACCATCATGACCATATAACCAATGTATATCTGAATTATGAACTGCGCCGTTAGTTTCAGTCTTTCTTAATGTTTGACCATAAAATTTATAATTATAATTGTTCTTTCTACAATACCAATTTGTTGCAGATATAAATGCACCCGGTGCTTCACAAATATGAAATGCTACAACATTATTACTTAAAAAATTATATTTATTTAATATCTCGTACATTTTTAACCAGGCATTCGTAACTTTACTTATTCCTTCTTTTTTTAAATAATATTTTAATTGTGTGTATGGATTTAAATTACTAGTAAATGTATCCCAACTAATATATTCGCGATAATATATTTTTTTTGTGTACAAATTATTTGGTTTTGTATCTAACACTCTCTTTATAAAAAATAATTTATTTTTATTATTTTTTATTGCACTAATTTTACTTCCCAATTCTATTTCAAAATTATCTATTGTATTGTGCACCAAATCTTTTATAAGCGGCATATCATATTTAGTTGACCATTTATTTATACTCATTCTAATATTTGACACATCCAAAGAAACAATCCCATTCATAAAAATAAAATCGTTCTCAATATTCATTTTAATTAAATCCATCGTGAATGTATAATTTGTATTTACTGAAGAACATATTAAATAAATAATAGGTGTATTGTAGCTCGTAGTAGGTTTATATATTACCACTTCCCTAAAAAGTTTATTTATGAAATTCATAAATCCACATGGTATATTATGTTGATATATTTTTATAATTATGGTACTGTTTGTTTTATAAGGATATACCAAACTCAACATGTAAGCAGAATCACAAATATCTTTATTAATTGTATTCCATTCTTTATTTTCAGAATACAAATTCATACAATCTATTAAAATTAGATCATATGTTTTCAAATCCATTTCATTGTTAATTTCTTTTGTAACAAATGTTTGTTCTAAACATAATGGTCTATCTATTTTTTTATTGAAAATAGTATAATTACACGAATCTATATGTATTGATGTATTTAACCAATAATGTGTATATTTAAGTTCTTTATTAATCATAACTGATTCCAAAGCACCTAGTCCTAATTGATTGCCTAAGTATATTGCACTACCATATTGAATTTTATATTTTCTAATTATTTCCCATATATCATAAAATGTTTCAGGATAATATGGTTGATATAACGTCATATTATCTGTTCTATTTATTTTGTATTTATCTGTTAATATTGGTGTTAGCATACGACCATTGTATTGTCTTATTCTAATATTTTGATTATTTATTGTTAATATGAAAGATTCTAATTGTGAATCATTATACCAATAATTATTAGCAACTATGTCTGAACTGTTCATATATATGAATTTATGTATTTTGAGAGTATTATAGTATTCGTTTTATAATCATTTTTTTCGGATCAATTATTATAATTAAGATGGAACAAAATAGAATGTTGGAAATTAAAGGTATGAAAGACAAATTATTATCTGGATCATATAATACACCTATTATAATGGGTCTATCATTAACAGGATTAACAACATTTGTTACTTTGTATGATTTAATTGATAGTAGTTATTCTAAAGATAAAACAAAAGAACAAATAGAAGAATCCAGAAGACGCAAAGAAATTTTTGTCTTGGTAATATCACTTGTCGGTATATTAGCTGGCGGTGTACTTTATTATATGTGGAAAAGAAAAGGAACTTCTAATACTATCGTAACAAGCAGTTTAGTGGCCAGTGGAGTACTCGGACTAATTTATACAGCTAATCATAAATATAGTGGCACATCATCGATGTGGAGATTTGGGGGTGCATTGACATTATTCATTGTATTTATTGGTATGGGCTATATGGTATCTGCATCAAGTAATAAAAAAGAGCAATAAAAGTTAAATTATTTAAAAAGAAAATAATTTAATTTTTCTGTGATACTAAATATATAAGATGTCTGAATTATTAGATGATCAACAAGGACAAATGGTGCCTAGAGAAGATGATGGATCTATTATGGCTAAGGTAAAAGCAAATAAATGGTATGTATTAGGAGCGGTTGCTTTAATTGGTTTTGCTATTTATTGGTTTTATTTTAAAAAATCAGGTAAGTCAGAAGTAAGTCTAACAAGTACCGATTCTCCATCAAAAGTAAAAGTTCATAGAATGAGATAAATATTATGATATTATCACAATATTTATAAATCGGCTATCCAACATTTTTCTTTTTGTAAAGAACTTTTTGATAATATATTTTTTGGTATATTGTATTTAATATCAGAATCTATATCCAATGTCTTTAATGGAATATATTGCCAATCATCATACATAATCGCATCAATATTATGACTAATTAACTTATCTGCAAAATAAATAAATAAGTCAGATGTTGTTACAGAATAAGCTACATAATATGTAATTTTTACTACATTAATACTATCATTACCTACACATAATCTAAAAAATTTTCCAATAATAATATCAGTAATATCGTTATTTATATCACGAATAATGTATGAATATATTACTCTTTTTTTTGACACTATACATTCTTGCAATTCATCCGATATTAAATAATATGAAGTAGAAAAATACATACTTGCTAAAGATTTAAATAATATATTTTTTACATCCGTTGTATCAGTTTCTTTAATAGCTTTTAAAGGATTATTTATTGGCTGATTGAAAGTAAATGCATTCTCTTCTATAAAATTTTTTTTTACTAAATGTTCAATATTTATTGGTAATAAGTGTTGTTTAATTATCATATTATTGTCATCTTTAACTGGATAAATAATTACATATTTCGAATTTTCCTGATTATATTTCGTAATTAGAACATCCTTTAATTCATTTACTTTCGGATTTGTACAATTAAATATTATTTTATAACACGGTGCTATGTTAGATGAACACTCAATAACACACAATAAAGACATTAATACATTTTTATAAGTTAATCCAAAGAACGTTGCATTCGTCTTTTTTAGTAACCAATATATATAATCAATATCATATTTATATACAAAAGTATTGTCTCTCATATGATATTTGTTAATAAATTCATGTATAACCATTAATTCATTCGCTGTTAATTTAATGATATCCATATCTTCCATATTATATTAATAATGTATACACGATGATAATATTATCGAACGATTCAAATATAATGAATAATATAATTCCACAAAATAATGAACTAAACAGTATCAGTCAAATAACTGATAATTTATTTATATCAGGAGTATCACCTTTATCTAATTCCAAAGAAGTAAAATTATTAAATATAAATTTTATTGTTTGTTGTGTCAATGGATCAAATATTAAAGACATACACAAAAACATTCCAGATGATACTGTTATTTTATATATCCCTTATAGTGACGTTACAAATCAAAATTTATGGTCTAGAAATGATGATAATGTTATTATTAGTGCTGATAAAAAATATGACGCTGTTATAAAAAAATTATTAGAACTCTATCAAGGAAAAACTATGATAGAAATAGGCTATGATTTTATTAATAAATCAATAGAAGCAGGAGGTAAAGTATTAGTGCATTGTATGGCAGGTATAAGTAGATCAGTAAGTGTTGTTATTTATTACATTATGAAAAAATACAATGTTAGTTTTGATAAAGCTTATCAATTGGTTACAGTAAAAAGATCTATCGCTAATCCAAATCAATCATTTAGATTGCAATTAAAAGGTTATGAAGAAAAAAGACAAAATTTTACACATATGGATGCAACAAATATTATAAAACAAAAAATTATTCGCGCATAGAACTAATATAAAATGATATGCATACATTATAGTCATAAAGATGGATATAATGTATAATATTGAATCTATGCCACCAATAGATGGCAAGTCTTATTTTATTAGTAATATTAGTAAATCCAATTATATTAATACTGTTAGTATGCACGATAAACCTGTAACAACCAGTATAATTAAATTCTGTATTAAATACAAAATATGGTCAGAATCAGATAATATCGTAGTTGATGTATTTCCTTACATTTTTACCCCTCCAAAAAAAAATCATGATATCAGTTTTGTAATGAATTTTTATATGATGAAATATCGATCAATTGCACAAAATAATCAAAATAATCAAAATAATCAAATAAAAACAACAAATAGGAAAAATAATACCGACATAATACAACATTTATCAGATCTACTATCAGAACATTCTGATATTTTGTCAAATAAATCACAATCATTTAGTAAAGATACACATAAAACAGGTTATATGCCAACACCGTATGTAAAAAAATTAAATAATAATATCATAAAAAAATCATCAGAATCATCAGAATCAATAATTAAGTTGGTAAAAAAGAAAAAAATAAAGGCAAAATCTAAATCAACTTCTAGCAATAGTTCATCAGAATCTGAAGAAACATCAGAACCAATAATATCTAAGAAAAAAATAATTAAGACAAAATCTAGATCAACTTCTAGCAATAGTTCATCTGAATCTGAAGAAACATCAGAACCAATAATATCTAAGAAAAAAATAATTAAGACAAAATCTGAATCAACTTCTAGTGATAGTTCATCTGAAGCTGAAGAAACATCAGAACCAATAATATCTAAGAAAAAAAAGAAATCATCCACATCTACATCTAGTTCAGAATCAGATGATGATATTACTAAATCTAATTCAGATTCAGATTCTAGTGAATCGGATAACGATATTGACGATTCTGATGCAGATGACTTAGAATCTATTGAATATACAAAATCAAGTAGCGAATCCGATAGCAAATCTGATAGTGAATCTGGTACTGAATCTGAAAGTGAACCGCCTGTCATTCTTGTTAAAAATAATTCTAAGAGACCGATTAAAACATCTGCAAATGTTCCTGCTAAGAAGCCTATTAAGAAGCCTGTTAAAAAACCTATTAGTACTCCTGTTAAGAAGCCTATTAAGAAGCCTGTTAAAAAACCTGTTAATACTCCTGCTAAGAAAACAGTTAAGAAGCCTGTTAAGAAGGTCGCTGGAAAAACGAATAAAAAATAGATTTATTTAATTTATTTTTTATAGAATTTTCCATGTATATCAGATATTGTGTTGGACAAGTTTCTTTGTGATGCTAATAACATTGATGTAAATAATATTCCATAATCATATTGTCCTTCCCATGATCTTAGTTGCCATATTTTTAAACTCTTATATTCGTGTAATACAAATACCATTAATAATATTTGAATAAACATTGATATATATCTGGAATAACCTAATTTACGTCTTAATAAATCAGCTATGTATTCAATTACTATGCCAGACATTGCGCCTATAAATATATCAAATACCATTTCAGTACCGTGTTCTACTAATGATAATTCTTTACTAATTTCTTTTTGTTCGTTCATCACTATACTTGGCTATTAATAATATTTTTTGAAATTTTTTTATTGATGGTTTTATATCTATAAATTTACATTTGGATCTAGTCGATTTTGTATGATCATATGTTTCAGATTCATATTTGAAAAATTTGTCTGGTATATTTTTTATTTGTAATGTTTCTTTATCTACCCAAAAATATGTTGAACATTTTCCAGTAGATTCATTTGATGATACATGAAATAAATAATATGGCATATTAACTAGTTTTTCATAATTATCCCACTGATCTTGAAATATTGATATATGAAAATTTTTGCAAATTAATAACACAGAATATTCTTTTTTAATAACTAATTTATAATTTGTTCCTCTTTTTATTATGTTTATCAGTCTTTTATATGGTAACGACATTATAATTAGTCCTTAAATAATAATTTATCAATTGTGGTTCTTACACAAAACATTCGATGGGCAATTATTGCAATTACCATAAGACCGATAAATATTAAAATTGCAGATGTATTTTTGAATACATATTTATTTAATAAAAAAGCAGCACCGGCTGTTAATCCTAAATCTACAATTGCAATATTTGCGATTCTATATGAATGAAGACCTTTCTTTGGTTCACCGAAAATTTTAGAATATTTGCACAGACTCATTATATTATTATTATCTTTTTTAAAATGATATATTATATGTCTAGTCCATTTGAAGTATGGTTAAAAGGATTACTTAATGATCATATCATTGTTAGATATATGTATAATAAACCGTGTTTGAAGAAAGATAATTTTAAGGCTTTATGTATTGATTATGATGATATCATTCAAAATGTTAATTGTGACGAAAATATAATTGCAAATGTCGAATTTTTACTGGTCGCACAATTAGAATTAATTAAACAAAAAAATACAAAAGGATTTGATGCGACACATAGATCAATTACAATAAAAAGAGAAATATTTAAATATCTTGTTGATATATCAAAAGGTAAATATTCTATGTCTTTTATTTTTGGCGTAAAGATGCATACTGAAGGTTTAAGAAAATCAATATATCAGCCAAATCCGGTTCATTTACATTGGCCATTTTATTTAGATTATTTAGGATTTATTGTTGCAAATGGTAATTTAAGAATATTTGCAATTATGATTGATTCGAAAATAAACACAGATAAGACTTCGCCGATTTTTAAATCAATTCACAAAAAAGATATTTTTATGCAGTATGTATTATATCAATGCAATATTCACTTGCTACGAATAACTAAGAATCATAATTTCAAGACTGAAATAAAAAAATTTTTTAAAAGAATGTCCAATTCAAATAATTATATATCAATAAATCCAATAAAACCTTACAAAAAGATTTTGTCAGATAGAATTTCTAATGATATTAATAAATTTAATAATGATTACATTAATAACAAAAAAATTTATGTTAAATTAAAACCACAAATTATTGTGACAAAGGTAAAAAAGAAACATAAGAATAATAATATAATTACAACAGATATACCAGATGAAGGTACATCTACTATTGTAGAAAAAGATTTTGTAAATAGTTTAATATCAAATTCTATGTATGATATACCAATACCTGTGAAAATAACAAAAGAAAGTAGAGCTGACAGAATGATGAAAGATATGGGATTATAATAAATATGGCATTACAATAAATATTAATTTGTAACATTTATTGCGATTGTTGTACGTCTGATAAATCTTGTACAGGTCTTCTTAATTCAAGATCATTTAACATACGTTTATCCGAGTATGGAGATTTTTTTGCTTGTATTTGTTCATATGGTGTATATGTCTGATCATTACCTGGCAATAATCCTACATTCATAATTAAAGTAGGTTCAATTCCAATTAAATTACTACTAGGTTCAAAACCATGATTTGCCATAAATTTATAGGCTTTTTTACTAATACAAGGACATCCGACTCCATTAATACCATTACCACACATATAATTAGTACGAACATATTGTCCATCTTTGGCACCATTTACACACTTTTTTATTTCATCCGGCATTAAACCATCCAATGGTATTTGTCCTTGTGAACCACAACATTCAGGCGAACATGTCATATTATCAACTAGATAATTTTCTATTCCTTTTGTCGGACTTTCATAATATTTTTCGAGATTAGTAGCCGATACATATGGTGTTTCAACAAAATCTTCTCTCGTTAAATTATCATAGCCAAAATATATGACAATAAAAATTAATAATCCACAAATAATATACGTTGTTTTTGAACTCATTATATTTAATAATTTACATTATTTTTTAATATACTGTAAATTTAAATCAGAATAAATCCATTCATTATTTACTTTTATCTTGGGATAATATTCTATATACAAATTATTATTCTTTATTAATTCATTGTACCTATTTATGTAATTTCTGTTTTGTGACACATCCTTATGAAATTTTTCTGGTTCGGCAATCATCTCAATATCTTTGATATTTTTTATTGCTTCCATTTCTAATTTGGTTATTCTTTTTCGAATATAATAAAATAATTCTGGATCAAGCGAAATACTATTTTTTAATACAATTTGTCTGATAACATACATGCCCTCTGGGGCAGCTATTAAAGAAGCTTGACATTTACCTTTGTTAAAATAATATGTATAATTAAATAAATCGTTAGAACTCGGAAATTCATATAGTACATAATCATTTAATCTACCTGCATACGTAGTTGTATTAGGGTGTGTGTGAAATACAAATTCATAATTTTTTAGATATTTTTGTTTTCTTGGTAAAAAAATAGTAGGATCATTTTTATCAATCCTATCTGTTTTTGTGTCAATTGTTATTGTTAATTCATCATTTTTCATAATTTTAATTCCACCACTATGTTCTGAATAAATATATCTATTATCCGTATCACATTTATCTTTTTTTTCCGCACACAAATCATAATTATTTATACTACCATTTTTCATAATAGCATCAATAATATTCAATTGATTTTGATTCAGACTATAATACTTTATATTTTTTAGGGATTCTTCATTTGTAATAAATGGTGGATTTATTGGTATACCATTATTTAAATGTGTATTCATAATAATATCAACAAAGAATTTATCAGGATATAAATCATGTTCTTTTAGATGTTCTATATTATCAGGCCATACGATATTTCCTAATACATATGCTTTATCATTATAACATTCAGAACATAACTGATGTATAGAATCATATTGAATAGTATTTAATTTAAATTTGCACAGTTTAGAATAAAATATATCTAACGGTCTTTCAGAAGAATTAAACTGCACATAAACATAACTCATTTATATATGTCAAATAATAAACTATTGTGCAAAAATAAAATTATTAATGGAAAATGTGAATATAATAAAAGTTGTACATATGCTCATAATATTATGGAACAAACAATAGAAAAGGATAAAATAAATACATACAATATTATATTTGGAAAAACTGTGATTAAAAAAAACCATGATGAAGAATATGCACAATTAACACATTTTAGTAAAATATGTCAGTCTTGTGTTAATAATAACTGTATTGGTGGATTAAATTGTAGAAATGGGGCTTCTTCACATTATACGAAAATATGCCCACAGGATTTAACAGGTGGCAATTGTAAGAATGACATTTCGAAAATAATATTTAATGATGAGTACATAAAAAAATTTGATATCGATATTGACAAACAATTATATGGTTGTATTAATGGTCATCATTTAACATTAACTGGTATAGTACCCTATTTTAAGTATTTATATGGTAATTCTAATGAATCTGATGAAATAGATTTAACAGAATTAATACAAATACTCGAGCAAGATAATTCAGAATCCGATGAAGACAGTGAAATATCTAATTTATTTCGTAACTACTATGATTTGAAAAATAATTATTTATCTAAATAATTATTTTAATAATGAAGCGGCAATTTTACTTAGTTCTCTTTTATTTTGTTTCTTATTTTGTTGTGTTTTTTGTTTTTTATTTAAATCTATAATTTCATATTCTTTCGGTGATAATAATAATTCTAATTTCTTTTTTGTATCTTCCGATAAATAAGGTTTATCTTTTTTGCCATCGAATTTATCAATCTTTAAAATAGAATCAAATTGTTCATATGTCATTTCATATATTAATGCTATTTTTATTACATTATCAATATCCTTTTTTTCTAACAATGCCTTAAATAAAGTTGCAACATTTAATGTATCATATGTAGATATTGGGTGTAATTTTTTTATGTGTTGTATTTTCTTTATAAACTTATTATTATTTTTCATAATTGACGTTTTGCTCATATCAGTAGGATATTTAAATTCAACGTATCTATTAACTTTATGTTTCATCGAATTTGTATAGTATGAAGGTAATACACAAGCAAAAAAACCTTGAACATGTCTTAAATTCCAACATTGTGCTGAGTTAATTATTCCATCAATATTATCAGAAAATGCAATAAATTTACTTATCTTGTACATCATATCAATTTTGTCATTTATATGTGTTCTCGGATGTTGTACATGCATACTACCCCTAAATTGTTCATGTACAATAAGAGGAACAACAGTATATTCCATAGAATACCATTTCATAACCGAATCAATTGATTCATATTCATTAAGTATATGTTTAGCAGCAACAAAAATACCAGGATCCATATCTTTCTTTGTCGAATTTTCGAAATATGCATCAATATTATCTTCTGTAATTTTGTCATTGGAATATAATTTTTTTAGTTCTTCAAGAATTGTTATTAATTTACGAATATCACCTTGGATATTTGTATATATAATATCTATTATATCATCATATTCTTCATCATTAAAATGTATTTTTTCGGCAGTAGATATTTTTTTAATGGCAGATAATATTTCTGGTTTTGTAGGTGGTGTCAAATTGATACAACTATTATGTTTATCCCTTTTTGTATCTTTTTTAGGATATATAACTGATTTAAATATATCGGACATCTTTTTGTCATGTTTGTTATTAGTTATTAATATTATTGGAATTTTTTTACATTCATTATTTATTTTTAGTAAATCACCCAGAACTATTTTTTCTTTTGTATTTGTTATATTATTTGCATCATCTATTATTATTATTTTTTTTCTGGTTGTAATTCCAAATGCAACGGATGATGTATTTAGCGATGAATAAAAATCATATATAGGTTTGCTTTTTAAATTAGATATTGTTTTATTCTTTAATTTTGTATTTGTTGTTTTCCTTTTTGCGACTGTGGTATATTTTTCCAAATTAACAGTTATTATTGTAAATTTATACTTATCCGCTATTAAATTAACAAGACATGTTTTACCAATACCATTTGTACCTCTTATTATTAAATTAGGATAATATATTAATTCGTTTTTTGCATATTGGGTCAAATAATCATTAATTTGTGTTATTGCATGTTTATTACCTATATAGTCAGATTCTTTTTTTGGTTTGTATGTTTCTGTCCATATTTCTTTAGTTGTATTTGTATTTGTATTTGTATTTGATTTGGTTTTATCTTTTTTTATGGTTTTATTAGGTTTATATAATAAATCATCCCATATATCCATTTTTTAACTTACTTATAAGAATTTTAGCTAAATTATCTATAACAACAATTTTTCAATTTTTATTTTTTGAACTATTTGGTTTAAAAAAAATATAAGTATAGTTTATAGTTCATAATGTCCACTTCAAGAGAAAGTAAGAAAGAAAAGTCTAATTTTGACGAAGAAATAAAAAAAAATAAAAATAATCCCGAAGCTTTACAGGAATTATATAAACAACGTGAGCAAAGGAAGAAAAAACTCAGAAAAGAAGCTCGTAAAGTAGCAAAACAAGTAGCTAAAAAATATTTGTATGGTAGAATGGCTTTGAGTGAAGTACTTGTCAGAATGAATAAATATAAAGAAGAAAATAAATGGTCAGATTCTGATTATGATTATTTTCTTCAAGCATTAGAAGAACGTCTACCAGGTGGTCATCAAGAAAATATTATGTACAACAGAAAAATGTCTGTTAATAAATCTAAAATTAGAGATGCTCTTGGTGCAAGAGAAATTGCAGATACAGGATTACATATCACTGATGCTGAACAATCCACATTAAATGATATTTTATCTATGTATGAAAATTCTAGACAATTATTCAATAGTTCATTCATTATTGGTCTTCAACATGGTGATATGGATGTTCAAACTTTAACAGGAGAGTTAACAAAGACTAATAATGTTGAGAATTTTATCATTCCGTTGGCAATGGCATTGTTCGGACCTAAATTTGATATTATTGATAATCACATGATTTACTCTGACATGGGTAGAATTGTAAAAGCTAGACATGAATCTAGACAATTAGAAACTGATGCAGACTTTAATTTGTATTATTCTATGATTTCCGATGCAAATGATGTTGTATGTGACGTTGATAGTCCAATTGCTGATATTAAGAATAGATATAAAGTACAAATGGATACATGGAAAATTGCACAAGCTGTTCGTACAGGTAAATATTATGATATTCCAGCTATGCAAGATTTTATGCATAATATTAATAAATGTAGATTAAACTTATTTGAAAATTCATTTAATTCATATGGAAATGATGATATTGCATTATTAAAAAAATGGTTTAATATTTTTTCTATGAGACCAACTGTTATTTCTACAAATGATATGTATGTTTCGTCGGCTGCTAGTATGCCAATGTCATCATTTTTATCACAAGATGGTTTACAGTTATCTGCTAATGCTGGTAGTCCATTTACACCAAATCCTGTACGTACATTAACCAAAATAGCTATGTTGTCATGTAGTTTGCCATTTAAAAAACCAGATACAGAAGATAATGATGAACCCATTGCATCACTATCTGATGCATTAAGTCAAACAATTTGGTTAAGTTTGAAACACAATCAAACTCCAAAAACGCAACAAGTTGTATTTAGTAACGAGATTTTAGTAATTACTGTAGATAGAACGGTTAAACATAGACAATTTAATACATATATTAACCCAGTTCCATTTTCTAAATTACCATTATCAATTTCATCATTTACAAGACCAGATACACGTAGAATAACTGTGCCTCCTGCATTATCTGTAAGTAATTCAACAGAAGCATATGAAATTAGATCTGTAGTAACTTTAACTAGTTTGGAATTACCTAATAATGATAAACACACTGAAATTATTACTGGAAGTAGAGCATTAATTGCTTCGAAAACTGGTAATGCTGGTGCTTTTGGATCATGTTGGATGTACGATCCATTAGGTGCCGGTAAACCTGTATCCAGATCGGATAACACTGGATATTTTACTAATAAACCTATTACAAATATTCCAATGATGATAGCTGGAGAAAATGATGTAAGTTTTTATGGTGAAGCTGGCAAAAAAGGAATTGTATTTATTTACGCTAAACCGGATGGATTTAATAGAGGATGGGAATCCCTTGATCTATAAGATTATGAATTAATAAATAACATTTAATTAATGAAATTTATTAATAAACAGAAAATGATAAAGTAACTACCATTTTTTTGTCAATAAAAGACTTATCACCGCTTACGTTGATATGTTGTGGTGGTAATCCTGGTCGTAAGTCATTGTAATGACGTGATATATCGATTTCATATTTTTTACTTAAAAAATCATAAATACCCTCTCTGAGATTATCAATATCTACACTTCTTCTATGTGAAATAGTTTGTGTTAAAATAGAATTCGAACCCCACATTGTACCCGCGAAATTAATTGTGTACTTTTCATTTTTTCCAATTATATCATTCCAATTTCTATTTAAATTTTTTTCTAATTTATCTGCTTCTTCTGAATTAATTTTTATTTTGGCAATTGTAATATGATATGGCATTTTCTTTCCATTTGTATCATATGGTACAAGACTAACAATTCGATATCGTGATTCTGATTTCGGAAAATTCATATTATAATAATACATATTTTTTATTTCCAGGAATTTGTCATACTTGGAATTGTTTTAGTGCCTCTACTAGAAGAATATTCTGGTCTATCTAATATTCGTCTTGGACCGAATGCTCTGTCACAATATCCAACATATTGTTTTGCTTCAGATATAATATTTGGTACAGAATCGTCTATAACAAAATTATTTAACTCTTCTATTTGACCATAAATATTATCAGCAATATGTCTAGCATGTTGTATAAACATTGAACGCATTCTAACTTGTAAATCAGTTTCATCTTGTTTTTCTATTAAAAATTGACCATTCGTTCTTTGAAAAACTTCCTTTATTATTTGTTTTTGTATAATATCGACATTTTCTGGACTAAAGAATATTTTTGATAATATTGTTTCAACCTGCAAACCTTTTATTGAATCAGCTGACATATTATAGTAAACATCAAAATGATTTTGAAATAATACAAAAGGTGCTTTTTCAACTTCCTCCGGTGTGTATTTTATAACTCTTTTAGTTGATTTTTTTAATTCTGGATATTCTGGTTTAACAAAATATCTATTATCAGTCACAGTATTTATATCATTAAAATCTTCTTTTACATTGTATCTTGATCTAGATAATGGATTAGAACATATAGGTCCCATACATTCATTAATATTTGCCATATATTATAACTTATATTTAGTTAATAATATATGTTTCCAACATTTTTTCCTCAATAAAACTGACATCATCTGCGGAATTTTGTTCTATTTTTTCTGTCGGAGAATATTGTGCCAAATTTGTTCTATTCACCGACACAGTCAACTCACTAGAATCCTTATAAATTTCAACATCATTTTCATTTACTTTGTCTATCATAATCCATCTGTACAAATTATTTGCTTCTATTAATATCATCATATCACCGGGCTTAATAACAGTATCATTTAATTCTCTTTTTAACGCAACTTCATTTTCCTTTAACAAAGTACCAATTCTATTATTCATAAATCTTCTAAAATATTTTCTTAATATTAATCCAAAATCCTTTTCCGGATCTGTCATTAATTTTTCAATAAATGCTATTATATCTGGTGGTGGTCTGAATATATCTTCTCTTAACTTTTCTTTTGTAAAATTATTCGTATTTACCATTCTGCGATAATTTTCGTATATTTTCTCCTCCAAATTCATTACAGGCTGAGGTTGTGGTAGTATATCAGATATATATACTTTGTATTGTCTGTTATTATCTAAATTTGTTGATTCTGGAATAATATCTCTGTAACTTGAATCTATTAATAATACATAACCCTTATTTGGTAAATAATATGTTAAACCTTGTATGACATATTTCCAATATCCATTAGATTTTTCATAAGTCGCAACATCACGAATAAATACATTTGCATTTAATTTCATATCCTTTATATATATTTTGTGTTTTGACATAACGTAAAATGAAACAATTAACTGAAATAATATATTATACCATATATCAGATGTATGATATCCCACACTTATCATTTTTGATACAGGTCCATCCACTTCATATTTTCTGCTAGACCATTGATACAAATTATGATGCGGTGCTTCTGTTATCATTAACATTGTATACTCAGAATATTTTTGCAACATAGGATCTTTCTCATCAGGTAACAAGTCATCTAACGTAAAATTTGGATTAACTTGTAATCTTACAAAAGTATTGGGATCTGTTCTTTTGTATAAATCCTTAAATGCTTTGTATTCATTTGTATTCAAATCCTTTTGCGTTAAAAATTTTTTTTTCAAATTAAAATAATTTACTGATTTACTATTTGACAAATAATACAAATGCATCATTATGAAATGAGGACATTCTTTTTTCCTTAATATGTTTTCTCGAATATATTCATAATATATTAATTCTCTCCATACATCATATTTTTTATATACAGGTTGTTTTAAAGTGTATGAATAGTATTCTGCTATTGTTAAACAATAAAATCTCATACTTATTTGCGATGAATTTTTTCCACATAGAGTACCATTGTTTCTTGGATTATATTTTATTGGCCAACATGCCAAATAGACTAGCATATGATATGGCATTCCTCTATATGGATTATTATTTATTATACTTGTATCTGTTGGTGCTAATTGCATTAATTTAATATAACTCATAATATTTCTTCCAGAATGTGTATTAAAACCAATATGTTCTCCATCACTAACTTCCAATAATAATTGTCTAATATAATCATTAATTAATAATCTCTCTTCTATTGTAAGAAATGTAAAAATTCCTGATTTAGTTGGCATTAAACTTTCTATTATTTGATTCATTGTACCGTGCGAACCATCTGGACCAGGTAATGTAATTTTATTTACATTTTGTATGAAGGGTAGTGCCATTGTTGGATTTGATATTGCTACTGTTTGTGGATCTAATGCATATTTTATTGCCGGATCTAATCTAGGATAAGCTGTTTTTAATACTGAATATGGTATTTGTGCTTCCATTTGAAACTCTCTTGGAGCTTTTTGTTTTGAAACATTATCATACAATTCTAATTTCATAGATGGAGCATATTCTTGTACAGATTGTGGTGGTTTATATGAAGGTTCTGCTGATTGTAGCTTATTTTGATCTTTTGTATTATTATGAGCTTCTCTTTGTTTATTTGTTAAAAATGGCGGTCCTCTTGCACCTTGTATTTCTAAAATATTATTACCACCATATTGATTATATTGATTATTTATTGGTAGTTTTTTTGAAAAAAAAAAGGTTGTTGTACAGGCTGCTTATAACCACCGCCACCCATTTGCATTTGGGGTTGTAATTGAGGCTGTGCTTGTGCCTGTTGTGCATATTGATATTGCATATATTGTTGCATCATAGCAGGATCCATTTGTGGTTGCATTTGTGGTTGCATTTGTGGTTGCATTTGTTGCTGTTCTGCTTGCGATAGAGCCGCCATATATCTTGCCATATCATTTGGTTGTGGTTGTGGTTGTAATTGTGGCATTTGGTCATATAATTGTGGTTGTGATTGTGGTTGTTGATACATTTGTGCCATTTGCTGCGAATATGCATCTCTAACAGGTGATACTTGTTGCATATGTCTACTAGTTTCATCTTGACTAACACCAAACAAAGATGACATTGTTCTTTTTTGATTAGATGGGGTTCCAATATTAGATATTCTAGACGGTTCGTCCATATGACTTCTTTTAGATACATATTCAGAATCAGAATTATTATTCATATAATGATTTTTTAATGTTCTGCGATATTTATATTCCCTTTTACGTTGACTCATTTTTATATTATTCTCAGAAGATATTATCTTTGAATATTCATCTTCAGAGTTATTTTCAGTCACAATCGGAATATCAGATGTATTCATTTCAACTGATACATTTGTATCTGTAGATGTATTTACTGTATCTGAATCTATTGTATCAGTCTTATGTCTATATGCATCATCTGTGAAATTTATTATCGGAAGATATTCACTAGCTGGTTTATTTAGAACAGTAAATACGGGATTTTTATAAATATCTCTGACATTGAATTTTATTTGATCCTCAATTGAAATTTTACTCCAAATTGCATCTGTTAAGTAAACAGCATTTTCGTCTCTTATTGATTTTGGATAATATTCATTTAAAAAATTCATAATATCAGGAAAAGAATCTATTTCCTTTTGGTAAGAAAAATACAAATTATTCAGAAACATATATATATCAGCATAATTTGTTGGTCGAAAATGTGCTAATTTAATATCGTTTGTTATAATATCTGGAATTTCTGATAAATAAAATTTTGATAGTTTTATTTCTGGCAAATGTTTTCCAGATCTTATTTTGATATAACAATCTAAATATTGCAGTAATAATTGCCTATGTCTAAATTGTGGATATAATGAAATAATATTGTAATACACAGATATTACTTGATATATAATTGTTTTTATGACGTCTTCTGTTATTTCATTTGTATTTAAGTATTCTAATAATGGCATTAACTTATTAAATTTTTCTGTCATTTGAATAGAATAAATACCTTTTGATTTAACATGTTTTGTTATTTTATCGTAATTCATATCATCAAAGTCTGCATCGATATTTATAATCGGTGACAAAATGTTAATTGTTTTTTTAGAACATAATAATTCTGACAATAATGTTTTTATTAGATTATGTACATTTATCGGATTATGCATATTATTTATGTCATTTGCAGAGTCATACTTTATGAGTCTAATATTAGTAACATAATTTTCACCTTGCCTTTTAAATACATATTCTTTTAAACCTTCAATTCCTGTTTCTTGTACGCCAGCAAATAAAATTACAGTACGATTAAATATTTGATCTAAATGTAATTGATCAGAATTATCATCAATAGTTTTTTTAAATATTGACATTTTTAAATTATTCGTATCGATCATTTTAAATAGAATATTTGGATTGTCTGTATATAACATTTCATATACTCCGTCTATAATATCATCTAAATCTAATGTATCTTTTAGAACTACTTCTGACATTATTAGTATATAAATCAAAAACATTTTTATACTAATAACACATCATTTACCACTAATTTTATTACTTTATATTTTACTTCTACTTCTAAAATCTTTGAACAATTCATCTGTTGTTATTATTTTAAATGGCGTCGTTAATTCTCTATCAGATAATATTCTTCCTCTTGATGTAACAAAACCTTTTTTAACATTCAATGGAGGATTATCTTCATCTACTGGATCAATAGTTCTGTATTCGACTGGAATTATTCTGTTCACAAAATTTAATATTCTTCTGGGTATAAAATCCCTGAAACCATTCAAAAATCTATCTGAAAATAAAGAATTAAAAAAATAATGTACATCATAATATCTGTTTTGTTCATTTGTTATATGTAACTGACTAGTCCATTCTGCATTTACCTTATTATTTTCAATATGACCTTTAATACATCCAAAATCAAAATCCCATAACATTACTTGTTGGCCAATGTTCGGTACCGTAAATGTATATTTATATTTGTCGTTTGATATTAAATATTGTCTGTACTTTTTGGAATTATAATTTTCATCAAGCACTAATAACACATTATTAGGTTTTAAGTCATTATGTCTAAAACAAGGATATACATTTTGTATAATAGCCAGTGTATGTAGAAATTGAAATAACATATTTATCCATTCGTCTTCTGTTATTGTGCCTTTTTTTGATCTAACATAATCTAACAAATCCCCTCCATTACACCATTCGCTTACTAATACAGAAACATTATCATAAAATTTACCCGCATTATATTTTTTTACGAATTTTTTGTATGACTTATTATTTTTTGGAACTTCTACATTTGTGAATTTTGTAATATTTGTATTAAATGTTGTTATTGGTATAACTATATGTGGTGTTTTCTTGTCAACCACAAATTTACATAATAATTTTAACATTCTCAATTCAGCATTTTCCGGTCTAGCATGATTATGTATTCCTCCATATTTATCTTTTGGTATAGCACATACTTTAACAGCAAATTTTTCACCCTTACTTGTAGTTGCCATGAATGTATTTCCAGTTGAACCACTTTTTATATACTGTAGATGTATATTAGGCCCAAATACAGTCGACAAATCATGTACACTTTTATTAATTTTTTCTAATCTTACTTCTGTTTCACATGGATTTAACGGTGTTACTGGTTTTGTGTTAATATATTTATTATCAAATAACGATCTTACTTTTTCTATTCTTTCATCAGTCGGCGTCATTACTTGTGATGATGTAGTGTGTTTCATAATACTTGGAATTAATAAAGTACCATAATCTTCGTCTGAATCCGTATCTGTTTCTGATTGTGTATCCATTGTTAGTGATATGTTCATAATATTTTATACTTGTTATTCGTTTATATTTCTTATGTATAGTAATAATAATACAATTTTTATATATTATGTGACATATCATATATAATACGAATGAGTTTGGCAGATTCATCAGACGAATTTACGTTGAATAAAAAGGGTGGTAAACCAAAAGTTAAAAAGAATATTCATTTGTCCACGCAAAAAGGTGGCAAATCTTCTTCCTCTTCATCTAGTTCATCTGAAGAACAATATGGTGGAGAAACTAATTCTGATATAGAATTAGAACAAATATTTAGAAGAGCTAAAGAATATGCTCAAAAACAGCAACCTCAGAAAGGTGGTAGAACTATGCCGGCCGCAGTTAGTTTAGGTATAGAAATAGCTCAAATGGTAAAAGACAAATATAAAGGTATTCGTAAATGGACAGAATTAATTGCAATTGCATCTATAGTTATTGAAACAGCACGTAAAAATACTGGAATAGTTGATGCTGCTGATCCAGCTGTACAAAGAGAAGCAAAAAGATTAGTCATTAACTTTGACAAATATGCTGCTGAGTTTGATTCTAGGCCAAAAGACAAAAAAATTAAATCTTCCAAAATGAAGAAAGCAGCAAAAGGCAAGACTTCAAATAAACAATAAATTTGAATTAATATGTTTTTACTTACTAATTCAAAGGACCGGTTATGATGTTATATTCGCTATCATTAATTATTTCTAACACTTGTATTATTCTTCTGCCATTCATTTCTGTTCTAAAACTTTTAGAGAATCCGCCGTCAATTCTGTACAATCTATCTTCGCCATCTAATTTACATGTGCTATTCAAATGTTTTTGTGGAGTATGTCCAACTACTATTTGGCCAATTTTTAACAAAGATATTAACTTTTCCACATTATTTACACAATCTTTATTTTCATATGAAGCATTTTCTGGTATTTTACCATATATTCTTGTCCAAAAAGGTGATACATTTGATGTTGTCATTTTCATAACAGTATCAATATCTTTTTTTTCAATATTATTTGTTAACCATTTTCTAATAATACTATTTAAATATACTAATTTATCTTTGGGATTTAATGCTAGTGATCCTAAATCATTTACTATTACGGGTAATATTCCAGCATGTACAAATAAATTAGATCCAATTATCATGACAGAATTACGCTGACAACCTATTTTTATTGACAAAGGACCACCTGGTTGAAATACTTGTCGTCTGCCTTCTTCGCCAATATATTTATTACCATTTTCAGAATCTATATATTCAAATTGTTTTTTATTGGCTTCTGATACATATCTAAAATCACCATCTACATTCATTAATTCATGATTTCCAAGTAAACTATAAACAGCACCACCATACTCACGTGCTTTTTTATCCATATTATCGAAAAAATCTATTATTCTAATATCATCAGGTGTATCTATCATATTCTTGGCAGATGCTCTATAACTATCTATTTGATCACCAACTTGTATAACAACAGCATTACCACCTATCCAATTTAATTTTGCATCGATTAAATTAGCAATTATAAATGATCTAACGGCAACATCATAATCGCCATGTATATCACCAATTGCAATTATTCTTTCGGTTGCTGGTAAAATTGTCGGAATAAATCTGTAATTTTTACAATACTTATTAAAATCTGCATCTTCGTATACACCACTATTATTAATCTTTATTTTATATGACATATGTAACGTATGTATTATATAGAGATTAATAATAGTTGTGCGCTACCGGAGGTACTGAACTATTCTTTTTTTGATTTTTGTTTATTAACATATCATTTTGCATATTTGCATTTGCAATTTGTAAATCATTAGAATAATTTGCCGGTATCATATTACGTTTCATAATATCATTATCATATGGAATATATTCATCATTTGGTACTTTTCTCTGAAACTTACACATCATATTCATATATGTAGGATCATAATAAGGTAAATCATCTGTTTGTAAAATATTATTAAATGTTCCATAATCATCATATGTTGTTAATTCTGATGTGATACTATTTAAAGCCGTAAAATTTTCTTTGGATCTATTTAAATAGGATAGTGATATATAAGCCATTACTATGCCATATATACTCAAAATATGTATCTTGTATTTAGAATATTCATATGGTTTATTTTTAGAATATAAAAAAGTAAATACAGCCGTTGATATTAAACCTGCTAAAAAATATTTATTAACTATCATAAAGCTATATTTACTAAATATATTATAATATTTTGTATAACTTATGAACAGTAACAAATTAACAAGATATGGATATGTTATTAAAAAAGACGAATATGAAAAAAAAGACATAAAAAAAATAAAATCGGATTTAACAGTAACACCATTTACAATGACTGCCTATTCTAGATTTCCTAAAAATAATAGTTTTAAGGTATACAAAGAAACAAAATCAGAATTGTGTTTACCGAGGTTTTATTCATTGGATGTTTTAGGCAAACCAAATAAGGATCTTCTCAAAAAAAGAAAATACGAGAAATTTAAAGGAAAATATACTGGCACGTTATTTCCCAGACAACAAATAATTGTTGATAAAACTATTAAATCACTCAACGAAAAAGGCGGTGGTATTATTGTAGCTGGATGTGGTAGTGGTAAAACAAATATTGCTATTTATTTAGCTTGTTATTATGGTTTAAAAACATTATTCATTGTGCATAAAGAATTTCTTAAAACACAAGTTTATAACAGAGTCAAAGCAGTAACAGATATACAACATGTTGGATTAATACAAGGAAAGACAGTTAGAACTAATTCGCAATTTGTAGTTGGTATGATACAAACATTATGTAAAAAAGATTATAGTGAAATATTCAAACAATTTGGTATGATAATTATAGACGAAGTTCATCATATGGGTGCTAGGAATTTTTCTAATTTCTTTCATAAAGTTTCTAGTAAATATATGTTGGGGATTACCGCAGAAAAAAGTAGAAATGATGGTATGTACAAAATAATAAAATGGTATATGGGACCTATATGCCATTTTGAAGAACAACGACCAAATAATATGGTTATTGTAAAAAGATTTCATTATACATCAATTGATCAGAAAAAAACAAAAACAGTATTAAATAGATTTAATGGAGAACCGGATAGATCAACGATGGTGACAAATTTGACACTGATAAAAAAAAGAACAAGATTTGCCTATAAATTATTATTAGAATTATTTTATTCTGGCAAAAATATATTGTTTTTATCTAACAGATTGGATCATATTGAAAAAATATATCAATTATTGTTAAATAATAAATATACCAAAGAATCTGTTGCTAAATATATTGGCGGTATGGATGAAAAATCGCTTGCTATATCAGCAACAAAACAAATTATATTAGGAACGTATTCTATGGCATCAGAAGGCTTAGACATTCCAGATTTAAATGTTGTTGTCCTAGCGACACCAAAAACGGATGTTAAACAATCTGTCGGCCGTATTTTACGTAAAGAAGTATATGAAGAAGCTCCAATTGTAATTGATATTATAGATGAGGAAACTGATATATTTGTTAATCAGTCAAAGAAAAGACTGGAATATTTCTGTAAACAAGAATACAATATTCAAAATTTCTATGTTACAGAAGATGAAGATGATTTACAAAATAAAATGTTATATTCAGATTCTAAATCTATAAATACAGCTATTGAAAAAGTAGTAACTAAAAAAGACAAAATTGATTTAAAAAATTTATTAAAAGAGAAAAAGGTCGAATATATAATGGAATCTATCAGTGAAGAAAATTAAATATTTATATATTACTATCTCTTAGTAATATTCTTTTTTCACTAACAGATTTACCATTTTTTACAAAATCAGAACTATTATACGATAATTGTCTTGGTGTTAATACTTCGCCAGATGGACTAGATGTTGATGATGTTTTTGGCGATGGTGTTGATGATGTTTTCGTACTAGATTTTTTTTTCCTCTTACTATTTGATTTTTTTGTATTATCTTCTGATAATGATTTTAGTGGCAAGTTAAATTTAGGTTTTAAATTTCGTTTTATCTTTTTGATATTTAATTCTGATGTAAGTTCTGTTTCATACATATCTTTAAAATATTCATCAGATAATAAAATTCTCGCTGTTGGCCTATGCTCATTATCTCGGTCAATACATTTAATAATAAATTCTTTACTACTATTATCTACTTTATTAATGCATTCTGGTAAACCTTTTGCATTTTCACTTATCCATATCATATTCCCCTGTATAAATTTCCGGTGCCATATACATTAATGTACCTACAATAGTATCTGTATTAGATGCTATTTTAGCTGTTCCAAAATCACCTATTAAGATATCTGATGTTGCCGAATTAACAAATATATTTTTTGTTTTAATATCTCTATGAATAATACAATTATCATGAAGATATTTTAAACCATATAATATTTGTTTTGCCCATTTTTTTATCACCCTTAACATTACTGGCTCGTAAAAACGTACATAATCATAAACTGTATAAGATGCCATTTCTGTTATCATTATAATTGCTTTATTTGGTTTATCTAACCATGCATCCACAAATTTTAATATATATTCAGACTGTCCAGATATTTTTTGTAGAATATTTATTTCATTGTAAATTTGATTTTTTTCTTGTTTATTCATATCACTAATATCTATTAAATTCCACGCAACTTCTGAACCAGTTTCTTTATCATATCCTCTGTATACAGTCTTAAATGATCCAGTTCCCATAATAATATTATAGCAACAATATCTTAAATTCGGTGATTCACATTTTGGTTTATATGATTTTAGATGCATTATCTATGTTAGAACATATGAAAATATATATTCTAACACATTAATTTTATAATCTTACTAATGACAGCATATAATTGTAAATTAGTTTTTATCCCATACAAACTAATATTCACTTGCATCGTATATAATTTTTTTAATATCATAAGTTGTAATTCTTGTTGACTGTCATCCTGATACATTTCATATTTAACACATAATATCATAGAATTAATAATATCTGTGTAATTATATCCTTTTTTTATTATGTTATTTAGATTATTAATTGCATCTGATAAATTTATCTCATTACAAGAAACAAAAACACTCGATATTTCTTTTGGATGAGGAATTTTACATATAGACGAAACATTATTTGTGCTTACATTGTTATATGTAAATGCAACTAATTGTAAGTTATTTATAGCAAGACGCATGTCACCATTAGACATATTAGATATCATAGTTATGCTTTTTTTATTGTATTTGACTTTTTCAGTTTCACATATATTAATTAATTTTTCTGATACTAACTCATTTTTAATAGGAGCAAAACGCACAATTCGACATATACTTTGAATATCTTCAATAATTTTTTTTGTATCATTACATGTTATTATAAATTTTGCACATCTATCATATTGTTTTATTAATGTACATATATTAGATTGGCATTTAAAAGATATATTATCAGCCTCGTCTAATAGTATTATTTTTGGTGTGTCAAATGATACAACCATTTTACAAAATGATTCAATAACAGTCTGGAAATGTTTTTTCCCTTTACCCTTTCCTTTGTCTTCTGTTGAATTTAAATACATAAACCCTTTACTATAATTATTTCCCAATAATTGTTTAGCTATTACATGAGCTGTTATTGTTTTACCTATGCCAGATATACCAGATAATATTAAATGTACTTTTAATGTATCATTAATAAACATATTAATGTGTCTGCGAGTATGTTCATCCAAACAAATTTCATCTATATTTTTTGGATTATACTTATCAATCCATGATTCTGTCATTATTTAATGAATATATCTCTTTTTAATACAATATAATATCACTATCAATTTTTATAAAAAAATTGATAATATAACAATCATAATTAATAGATACATATTATTTAAAAATGGCTAAAATATTTAATTGTAATGTGCATAGTTTTATTAAAGTGTCACAATTGGCAATTAATATTATTGATACAAAAGAATTCCAAAGATTAAGACATATTAAACAATTAGGTATAACATCTTTTGTTTATCCATCTGCTACACATACTAGATTTGAACATTCACTCGGTGTCTATCATTTAACAGAAAAAGTTTTGGATAGATTATTGTGTCTGTATCCAAATCGAAATTATAATACTAAAGAGCTAGGTATTGTAAAATTGGAAGATGATATTGTAAAAGAATGTATTAAAATAGCTGGATTATGTCATGATATAGGACATGGACCATATAGTCATTTATTTGATGATATTATTTTAAAAAAACTAAATTTAAATTTACCGGATCATGAAGAAAGATCAAAAATAATTGTTAGTAATATTTGTCACAAGTATACTGATTTAAATAACGACTATATTAATTTTATATGTGCATTAATATCACCTGACCTGAATATACCAGAACATAATAATGCATTATATCAAATAGTATGTAATAAGTTGAATGATATTGATGTTGATAAATTTGACTATTTAGTAAGGGATTCTAAAAATACTGGTATTAATATTAGTTTTGATTATAGAAGATTAATTAACGAATTTATATTGGATTCTAATGATAAAATTATTTTTCCAGAACATTGTGCAATTGACATTTATGAAATGTTTCATAGCAGATATATAATGCATAAAAAAATTTATCAACACAAAACATCAAAAATTATAGAATTATTAGTATGTGATATTATAGTTGAAATTAATGATACATATGGAATAATAGAAAAAATAACAATGGATAATTTTTGTGATTTTAACGATTATTTTATTTATGCGCATCCGACAAGTTTAATTAATAAATTATATACTAGAAAGCTATACAAGTTAGTTTATTATTCTGACAAGCCACCAGAGCCGAATATTTTACATAATTATAATTTAATAGTAGTATCTTATGGTTATATTAGTAGTAATAAAAATCCATTTAATTTTGTTTATTTTTATAATAAAAGAAATATGACGGATTCGCATCTATTAGATTCAAACAATATTTCTATTATGATACAAAATAATCATATTGAGACAAAATATCTAGTAATCGATAAATCATAAATAATACTTTTTCTTAAATATTATTTATACAGCCATCGGTATTGCAGTACCACCCAATAATCCTTGACCAATAGTAAAACCTGTACCAAATCTTGCGCCTAAAGAAATAGTAGGAGACATTGTGTCTAAAATTGCAAATACAAATGCAGCGGTTATGCCCAATGATAATACTTCCTTTGAATTTAATTTTCCTATAAAATATGCAACAGCTGCGACAGCCATACCTTCTAATAAATACTTAAAACCTCGTTTCATTATTTCTTTAGTATCCCATGTATATGGATTTAAATTTTGAAGTTCAATATTATTCGGACCTGACGAATAATTAGGATATGCCATAGGTCTTTGTACAGATTGCATATGAGCTTGTGCGTATGGATGCGGCGGTTGTGGTGCTTGTATACTAGATAACTTATCAGTTAACATATGATCCGATTTTAAATAGTCTGACATTTTTATATGAATAATTTAGATATTTATTTGAATGTGTTATAAATTTAATTATATTATACAAACATTATACATAAGTTACATTAATATGAATCGCCGTTTTCATACAATTGATACAATAAAAAATGATGCACCATTTAGCAATATAACTCATTTTACAATAAGTTTTTTAACAACGGAAAAAATGGACGAAAATTTTAAATTAAAAGCATTCAAAGTTTATAGCGGATATACTAGTAATACAACTGCAAATAATGATGCAGAAGAAATAAAAAGAGATGATAACAGACACGATATAGCTGTTGGAGAAATTGGTAAAGTTCATAAATGGGATGATGTTTTAAATGCTGAAAATATTAATTATGATAATGCCGAATTAGATAAATTAGATAAAACAAGAAGAGAACATGCTGATAAAGCAAAAATGATACAAGAACAAATAAATAATGAACATACGCAAAAAGTAGAAAAAAAATACGGAAATAATAGTCCTATGGGAAGAAAGAATGAAAAATTATCTGATTTGCGTAAAAAAGCACATGCAAAGGGTATTATTACAAAAGAAGAATATCAGGCCATGGAAATGCATAATAAAACACGATTACAATCACAAGAGTCTGCAGAAAAAATAAAAAAAATATTAACAGCGGCTGACAATTGTACTGAAGATTATTTGACTTTATATAAAAAATCTGGATTTAGATATGGGTGTATAACAATGTACTTACCAGATAATATAGTAAATTTAAAAGATGTGTTGTTTAAAGTTAGAGGATTGTTCGAAACAGAACAAGAATTAAACGATAGAGTTGCCAAATTAAAACAATTGGATAAAGAACATCCTATTGGTATATTTGAAATCGGAAAGTGGACAGTATGCGAGTGTGTATACCCAGAAAAAGCCGTAAAATTATTAAATTATGGTATGAAATGTTTTTATGAACATGCCGAACAACAAAATATTGATTTTAAAAATAGAGTTGATTCTGAACTTGAAAAAGCAAGTAAACAATCAGCTATTCATAATGATCGAGAAACTAATAAAACAAGAACTCAAATGCGCCGGGAACAAAAAAAGAAAAACAGACATATTGACAAAATTAATAACCATATTAATACAACTGTAGATAATAAGACAACACCAACACCAACACATCCAGTCATAGATTCGCTTGCTGACTTTTTGGAAGATCCTGAATTAAAAAATAAATTTTTAAACGAAAAGAAAGAATTGGTAACAGAAGAAATAAATATATAACATAAAACTGATTATGTTATATATTGAAAAATATCAAACCGAAAGATAAAAAAACAAATATGTTATCTAGAATATAAATATATGTCAGATATTGTAGGAAAGTCTGTATTCAAAATAATATTCATAATCGGTATTGTATTCATTATGATAGATTTAATAAGAACTTACAATAAATGTCCGCCACAAAAAACAATATATAGATATATTCCTAGAACATTTATTGAAGAACAAGAAAATCCAATTCCATTGGATGATATATTTTATACAATGTTTAATAATCCAAGCCCATGGGTAAATAGTGTCGATATTGCTCGTCGTAGAAATGATATTGGTGAGAATCTCAATAAGTATTACATATCGCAAATTTAAATTGTCTAAATTAATTAAACAATTTAATTATATGATATATTCAATCCCATGATATATCAGCATTTAAATTTGAAAAATCACATTTTTTTAAATCTTTTTGTTTTATACCAATATTCATACTGTAATTAGAACAATCTGACATATGAAATATGAAACATTCAATGTCAGAATCAAATTCACCATCTTGAAAAAAATCTGGAAATCCACCTATATGTAATGACATAATTTTGTCATCTGATTTTTCATATTTAAATTCCGATAAATATATTGGATCTAGCTGTTCAAAACCAGTCATATAACTTGGATGATCATCTGACTTCATAACACGATCATAACCATATACACATTCTGTGATATATGCTACTTCCTTAATATTTGTAACATTAAAATCACAATTCGTGTCAATTGTAAATTTTTTAGCAATACTGTGTAAATGCAAGTTCTCATTATATTTTTCTATGTAAAAAACAGTTATGTGGTCATTATATTTTCCGGACGAATATATTTGTATTAAACCTGTCTTTGGATACATTTTAAAATATTCGTCTATTATTTTATCACTATGTGCATTTTCCAGTAATTGATAAAAAATTTGATTCATATTTAATTGTGCTACGAATCTATAATCTAATTTTGCCAAATGTTTATTCTTTTCATCAATATATGGTAGACCTCCGACTTTTGATGCTGTTATTTTATCATCTTTATATGACATAGTTAGTCCTAAAGCAATGAAAGGAATAGAAAAACTGTCTAAATTATCATCCGGTACTATATATTTATTTGATTGCATATTTTTCTTTATAATTTTTGCACACTCGGTATTATCAGATTTTAATGCTAAATGATAAGTATTTTTATTCACATAATAATTACAATCTATTAGTAATTTAAGTATTTTTGTATTATCATCTTTATTATTAATCATAAATACATCACAAATATCATTGTAAAACACTTCTGTGGCAGTAATTTTACAAGTTAATAATTCGTAAATAATATTTGGTCTATACTTGCAAATATCTGGAAAATATTCATATGGTATGTCATTATTAATAAAAAACTGTAGTAAAGATTTTATTTTGTATTTTCCAGATATTATATTTTCATAAAAATAAGAAGATAGGCTATCTTTGTTTAATTCACAAATACCAAAATTAAGAGCGCCAAAATAATCTTTAATATTTTCAAATCTTGTTTCGTTTTTAAGAATGACTTTTATAATAAATTCTATTATTACATCATTTTCAATATTATTTTTAGACCGAAAAATAGAAAGAATATCGCAAAAAGCAGTATATTCTGATTTAATATTTCGTATATTAATTAGAATGTGACTTGCAATATCAAAAAAATCCTTAACTGATATATCCATTGTCTTCGCATAATAAATGCATACATAAACATAGTTAATTATGTCTAATCTGTTTACAAGGGCCATTAAATTTTTTACATGTACTTTATTTTTAAGTGTACCTATTACCAAAACATTAATTAAATCTACGTTTATATTTGAATACTCATTATGAAGATCATAATACATATCATAAACATATGCATATAGTAGAGTATCTACTAAAAAACTTTGATATTCTTTAACTATAAAGTATTTTTTTGTTAATGCAATAATTTTGTCAATTTCTGTTTTAACGTCTACAATATTTTTATTATGATGAACATCAAAAGTTATATAAAGTATCTGCTCAAAAATTTTTAATAATTTTTCTTTTGTAGTTGTGTTCAAATTTTCATAGATATCTAAGTTTTTCAAAAATTTTTTATTCTTTTCTAGTATATTGGTTATTTTGTCCATTGTAATAAAAATAAGTACATAATTTTTATTATAATAGATCAGCAATTTTTAATATAATCATATGCATTAGTATTATCAAATAAATCTTAATATATGTTTTGAGTAGTTACATTTGTGTTGTTAAATATTTTTTTGTTTAAATTTGAATACATATATATTCGAATTTAAATTTCATTATTTACAAATCTATCTTTTTGATCATTATGTCTTATTTTGTTTTCAAATAAATATATTAGACTATATACAGATGCATGGAACAAAAATGCCGAAAATAACCATGAAATAAAAATAAGCATTATTGTAGCAGCAGCATCTTTATCATCATCATTTGTCGCATGTGCAACTTGTATACCAGAATAAACAGTCATTGTGATTGTAAATATATAATACAACCACACGCTAACTGCAAGTGTTGACAAAAAACATCTGGTTGTATTCTTTGTAGGACCACAGCATAAAATTTTAGATGGTGTATCGCAGCACATTATATATAAAAATTGAATATAAATTATGATTATACTAACCGACGAATGATTATTATTTAATTAACTATGAATATATTTTTAGTAGGTCAAGTTTCAACAGGTAAATCTTCATTTATTAACGCAATATCTGGAGGATTTGTTAGTTGTTCGTCATTACAGAGAGAAACAACAAAAACCGAAATATATTCTTTAGAAAAAAATGCAGACATTAAATCATACTCAACAATTGCATCTATATTACAAAAGAAACACAATGATAATAATACTATTAGGGATGATATTAAAAAATTATCATCTGAGGAGAAACCAGACTATGTGAAAGATTTACATGGTAATAAATTAACATTTCAAGCATTATATACAGATCCAATCAATATATATGATTTTCCTGGTTTAAATGATGCTGAATCTAAAGACAATGACATATTTTATGATATGATAAATGAACACATTGTATTATGCGATCATATCATTTTTATGACAAATGCGAAAACGGCTTTTGTGCATGCACATGAATTAGATTTATTTAATAAAATATTAAATTTAGTAAACGAAAGATTGTCAGCTGGACAGTATATATCTTTATGTATTATGGTTAATATGTATGATGATATTAATGATCAAGATTATTATGATATATACAAAAGAATAACTACAAAAGTATCTAGAGTAAAAATATTCAGATTTTCAAGCCACCGATTTTTTGTAAATACATTATTAGATAAACGCCAAATAATACCTGTACCAACACTATTTCACAAAGAATTACTAACAATGTTAAAAAATTCTGACAAAGTAATCAGTAAACCAGCAAAAGATTTTTTGGAAAAGAAAAAGCATATACAAATTAATTCTATTAAATCATTTGTAAGTGAATCTAAATACTCTGATTCAAACGATATATTTAATGATATTGACATTTTAGTTGAAACAGATGTGTGTAATAAAAATAGTTATAAATATGGAAATGATTGTAATAGCGGAGATTGGGATAATATAATAGGATATATTATCAGTTTATTTGGGAATTACAGGGAAAATAAATTAATATTAAGTTTAAAATGTATGAAGCAATTCTCAGAATTTATTATTAAGAATAATGATAAAACGCAATCTTTACAAGAATGGTTGGATACAGATATATATTATTCAAAAAAAAATACTAATCAAGAATGGAAAAGAATATATCGTTTGATATTTAATCAGACAAATGCACAAAATATAGGTATAATATCAGATAATATTAAATTAATATTAAACAAATTATGGTATATATCTGAATACATATTTATTGAATCTTTCATAGCGATTATAAAAACTGTAAAAGATAATAAATATGCAGGTAATATTGTACAATGTGTAAAAAAAGTCATATTAGAGTGTTTGGACAAAGATAATAATATTGAATATTGGAAATGTGTCATACTTGCGAATATATTATCATTCATACCTGGTATTGATTCTGATATATTCGTCAAATTGTGTAAATTCAATATTTTTTGGAAAGATAATAAACTTAGTGAATATATTGTTACATCAAATAATAAACAACCATTATGTATAGCTTATTCCGAAGCTATTGAAGAACACTATAATACAAATATAGCAACGATATATAAGTATTGTCAAAATAATACAATTAAGACACTTATAAATCTTGCAAATATGAATCTCGAAGAGTTACAATATCTTGTAATTGAAAATAAAATGCCATACGATATGATTAATAACATATTAGGAGAAAAATATGTTATTCATTGCAAATCTCTTATCATGAAACACAATAATGATAAAAATAAATTACCGTGGATATTTGAATACGACAATAGTATCGACAAATATATTAAAAAACGTAATATTCTTATTAATGATTTATTAGTTTAAAAATTAAATAATACTTAATATATGATACTAAAGTAATATATATTAAATGAATCATTTCATAGAACCTTCATATGCAAATAATGATAAACTTGTGGCACATGATATATATCATTTTTCTTCGCCAAATGGTAACAGACAATGTACAAAGTATCTTAAAAAGAAGTTAAAAAAACTGAAATGAATATATGTTTTTATTCGTTGTATAAATTCATATACAATGAATAAAATTAAACAGTACAAGAAATTATGCAAAGATAATAAAGAGTTATTGTCTACTAAAAACATACTTAAAAGTAAAAACGAAATATTAGTTCGTGGATTATTAAGTATATTTTATAAACTATTATTCGTCATTAAAGATGTCGATCTAATTAAAGCGTTTATAGATAAATATGGATACAATGATGAACTTTGTTGTATATTTGACAGATTTGGAATTAAAAAAGATAATAATAAAATAAGAAAATTATTACGCAAAAATATTCATATTGCATTTTTATGCATATTATTTTCTAGATATCGATTGTCTTTAAAGTTGTATGGTATAATTACAATACACGATTTACATAATAGTATATTGGCAACTGATAACAATACTAATAATGAACATTATATCAACGATTTATTTATATCATCACCTGATAAATCACAATTTGATTGTATTGAATGTATATATTTTTTGTGCGATTATATATTATCAATAGAAGATTGTTATATATGGAAAACTTACATGTATATGCATAATAATAGCACAGACAAATACGTAAGTGATATATTAAAGTATATATTAAACAATTCAACTGATCTAGTTATTTCTAATAGACATTTTGATGAATATTATTTACCTTTTTTTTCATCATATCAAGAACAGTCTCATACAGATATTTTAATTAATAGAATACTATCTAAACATATAACAAACTATTATAGAGCAATAATATTATTATTTGAATTACAAAGAGATACTACATGTGAAATTAAATATGAAGATTATGAAGGTCTGTGTAGCGAATGTCCTGATTTTGTCCAAGAACTCGTACGAGAAGAATATACATTATTTAATGACATATGTAATACAATTGTAAATAACAATAAAGATAATGCAGAGCTACTAAAATGTGTTATTAAACTTGGATATTATTATAATAAACGCACATACTATTTGGCAAAGAAAAATGGTAATAAACAGTGTGCAAAGTATCTCAAAAAGTTATTATTAAATTAATCATAATATATGACATTCTATAAAAAGTTAATAATACAAATATATTATGATATAATAACTCTCCATATATTTGATCTTAATCGTATTAAGAATGTTATTTTCACAGCATCGAGTTTAATATTAGTTAACAATCTAGTATTGTATTAGAACTTTTATATGTGGATTATGAATTTTATAATGATATATGCGATGTTATTGTAATTAATTGCGAAGATAATTTACCTTTATTAAAAACACGAAAATATGGCAAACAGATTTATTGCAAGCTTCTTGAAAAATTATTAGAAGAATAAGTATTATGAATCTATTTAAGATACATAATATTTTTTTAATATTTTCGGGGTGTTATCATCATTATCTATCAATTCTTGTAACATGTCTATTAACTTTGGTGATGGTTTTATTTTTATTATATCATCATTATTTTTAATATAATTATACAATCTTTCAATATTTGATTCTGTAGTATTTTCTGTTTCTATGTCCCATATTACGATTAAATGTTTATGTCTAATATTAAATTCTATTTCATTTATTGTGTAGTGTTTTAAAAAAGAATTTGTGACAGATTTGTATATATGATTTTTTAGGTTAGAATTGTATGGATGTTTAAGTATATGTTTCATTTGGTAATTAATATAAGCGAATTGAAAACATATATCATACCATTCGCTAGTATGTTCTATATTTTTTATTAAATGTGTAATATTATTGTCATAAGCCTCATATAAAACATATGTTTTTGTAGCATCATCTGTATGACAATTAAGTACACCATAGATATCAGGAAATATCTTTATATTTAATTTGTTTGTATTGTACATAAAAGAAAAAATATCATCTGTTTTTTGAGATGGATTTATAATTGTGTTCATATCGACTGGTATTTTATTAATAAGTAATTTTGTGACAGACTCATCAATTGTTGATGTGTTATTTTGAATAAAATTTAATACATTATTACAATTTAGTGTATTATCAAGATATTTATACATTTTATCTGCACGAGTGTCTAGTGTCATATTTTGTATATATTATATGATTAGACATAATGCAGGTGTAAGCAAGTTCACCCATCCATGCCAGTGATTAAATAAAAAAATGAAAGAAACTGATTATAATTATTTGATTATCATTATAATCATAATCATAAACATACTATGTCAAGAAGGGCTGGATCTAAAGTTACAACTAAAGCGACATCAACAAAAAAAGCTGAATTGAAAGATGAACCAACAAAGAAGACCTATATAAATAGAGTAAAAAAAGAACTTTGTTGTGCAAAAAATAAAGAAGGCTTTTGTCCGAATGAATCCATTACATCTGTAAGAAAAGAATATTATCGTGTTAATGCCAAAAAAGACAGAAATATATCAGAAAGGGTGTACTGTAAAAAACATAAAAATATGATCGTAAAAATCATGGCTAAAAAACAGAGTATTAAAGTTTGTATGTCAAAGTATGAGTGTTTTCCACATAATAGAGGTTATAGATGCAGATTGCCGAATGAAAGCAAAGAAAAAATGTGCGCAGTTTGTAAACCACAATATCAAGCAGAATTAAAGAATTTAAATGAACAAAGAAAGGCAATGACGACTATTATTAGAGACAAAAATTTGCATTTAAATCAAATCGGTAACAATAAATTTAGATACTGTACTGAATGTAATAAAAATAAAAAAGATATTTTAGAGTGTATTAAATGTAATATTACTAATATGGGTGTCAAAAATACTGGCGAAATGGTTGATAAATGTGAGAAACATTTTAAATCACAACAGGTTAGTAGTAAAAAAAAAGATGAACTTGTTAAAAAAGATCCAGTAAGAGCACTTAAGAGAAAAGGATCTATGAAAGCATATGATAACAGAACTAGTATAAAGGAAAAAAAGAGAGAATATAAACAAAAACCTGAAGTAAAAATTAGAACTGCTAATTCGAGTAGAACATCAAGATTAAAATTTAGAACTGAAGACAGTGAAAAATATTTAAAGAAAAATGCAGATTATCAAAAAAATTTTAGATTAAAAAATAAAATTAAAACTCCTTCCATACTTAATAACAAACAAAAATTTTGTACAGTTCGTAATTATTATATCATAAACGCTAACAAAAAGAAACTAAAATTTAACCTTAATGAGAATTATGTTGGATGGTTAATTACACAAGAATGTTATTATTGTGAGATAAAATCAGATAAATTATACAATGGTATTGATAGAATTTGTAGTAAGGAAGATTATACTAAAGACAATTGCGTCACAGCTTGTTCTATGTGTAATATAATGAAAAATACAACAAATATATCAACATTTATTTTAAGAATAATAACTATAGCTCATGTATGGTCAGATTGCAAATTATTTGAATCATATTTACATTTGTTGCCAGTTGATGGCATAAAAAGATCGTACAAAAATTTTGTCGATAATGCAAAATATGAATTCAAATTAACGAAAAATGAAGTTGATGAAATAATATATAAGCCATGCCACTATTGTAACGGTGTTGCGCCAGAAGGCAGGCATTTAGGTATTGACAGAATTAATAGTAATGGTATATACGAAATAAATAACGTAGTTTCTTGTTGTTCTCAATGCAATTATGTTAAAAATGATTATAATGTCGACGATTTTTATGAAAAATGTTTAACAATCGCACAAATATTCTGGCCATCAAGTGCTCTAACAGAATTTATAAAAACACATACATTTACTAGATGTCTTGAAAAAAATTTAAAGAAACCAACCAAAGAAGAATTAGAAATTATGAAAAAAGAACGCAAAGAGAAGCGTGAAAAACAAACACAAGATAATAACACTGTTACAGCACATGCAATGAAAATGATTAATGCTGCTAAAATGAATAACTGCGATATTAATAATATTATTAAAGTTAATAACACAAATTTATCTGAAGGAACATTGGCAGTATATGCAGAAATTAGAAGTATTATTGCAGAACAATCAAATAAATAATTGTGTTTATGATTACATTTAATAGTATTCTTTTTGAATATTATTAAATATATTTCATCCCACGCCACCTGACTACGATGAATACGCTAAACCCCCCATTCCACTAAGGATTCTAAGCACATTGTAATTGGCAGCATAAATGTAAACGCTATTATCATTGTCATTGAACACATCAGCATAAGGATTATTAGCGAAAGAATTAAACCAGAGATTCAATTGTGCAGTATCAATACGTGAGAAATTGCAAGTACCACTTGGTTGATGTTCTACTGGTTTCAATGCAAATGAAAATACATTCACACCATCTTTTGGAGTATCAGTGAAACACTCATATGGTACTACAGTGTCGTGCCAGAAGCCTGATCTCTTAGATTGTCTGTCTTGACCATTCAATTGCAATTGTACCTCTGTTACTGGATTTTGAGTACCGTCAATCAACAAACCGTAGTTTCCATGTTGCCATACTACAACATCAAATCCAATAATATAACCATTTCTGTTATCAACATCAAATTTGTTAATAGGAATTGATAAATCCAAAATAGTCAAATCATTCAATGTCAAATGATCTACCTCAGGATAATGCAAATTATTGTTGTCAAAGTCAGTGAAAATTCTAATCACACCATCTACCTTATCTCTCAAATCACCTGTTTTGTTTCTCTTCAACAATGGAGATGAAGGTGCCAAATACCCAATTAAATTAGATCCATCATAGTAAGCAGCAGTCGCAGAATCATTAAATACATATTTTGGCTCAAGAGCTGGATCAGCTGGATTAATTCCAATATACTCAATTCCATTATCACCATTATATGCATCAGAATTTTGTGCCAATACAACATCATTGAAATAACCAAATGCATCCAAATCATATTGTGCAAGCAAAAGTAACTTAGCAGCACTGTCTCTCGCCAATTCCCAATCAGTAGGTACATATACCATAAATGTCTGACCCTCATAACTACCCAATTTAGTTACCCAGTATAAACTCTTTGTAGGATGATTGAAATTTAATTTGGCCTTTAAACTATTACTCACACCGACTGGCTCTTCTCCAGTAAATTGCAATTGTTCAATCAAATATTCGTGACTCACTTGAGCAAATCGTCTTCGTTCTTCAGTGTCCAAATATACATAATTTACGTACAAAGTTGAATCTTGTAATTGCAACTTGGGATTCGATGCCTTAAAAGCAGCACTCGCAATATAACACTCGTCAGCTCGTCTATATCTAACATAAATACGAACTTGATGGTATTGTAATGCAATTAAAGGCAATGCCAAACCATTATTTCTGTTAAAGAAAAATTGTAATGGAGTGTACAATACATATGATGGTTTCAATACATTGTTGTCGGGTACATCCCAGCTCAAAGTGGAAATAGTTGTTAATTCTGGTACATCACCAATCATTTTGGCATAACCATATTCTTTTCCAACTTCATGAGATAATTCGTACCAAATATCCAACCATAAACCATATTGTTTATCAATTTGAGTACCTCCAATTTCAAGTTCAACTTCGTCAATTATAAAATGACCAATTCTTCTAATCCAAGCAAACTCAACATGACCGAATTTACTAAAATCCCCAGTAAATTGTACTTCCGGAAGTACCGTCTTCAAATATATCTGCGTAATTAAATCTCCGTTACGAGAAATCTCACACATATTCTTCTTCTCAAAATCAATTGCACCATTGAAATACTGTTCAATAGATTCAACTGCAAAATTAGTATGTCTTCTATAAACTACCTTGAAGAAAGTAATTTGAGGATTACCTGTAAGATATACGTCTTGTGCGCCATAGGCTACAATTTGCATTAAACCTCCGCTCATTTTGATTATACATAGTGATTAGAAAAAAATTATAACTTTAAAAATAAAATTCTAATCTAATTCGTAAGAATAAAAATTGCCATAAAATTATTTGCGATGTATCATTATATAAAAGAATAAATACATAGTCTAGTATATCCCGACAAAGTAAATTCTCCAAATATGACTGTAAAAAATAAGCAGCAAAAAAGAATTGTGAGAACGACTGTTGACCAAAAACATAACGAAATAAGTAGTAAATTTCGACAACAAAAAGAAAATCTGCCAGAGAAAAAAATAAGACTCAAAAAATTAAATCAAGAACTAGAAAAAGAACGAAAAAATAAAAATAACTTATCCAAAGAAATCGAAATCGTAAATAAAATTAAAAATTTATCAATTGATATTAATAATATCGAAAATGGTACATACAAATTAAATTATCTTGATTCGTTAGATTATGTTGAATCATATTATGATATGGTTAATAATAAAAATATACAAAAAAAATCTACTATGCAGTCTCGGCAAATAAATGTACAAGGTGGTATATTATCTTATTTAACAGATAAACCTGTACGACAAAAACAAAATGCACACACAACAAAAAAACATATTATGAATAGAGAAGAAATTCATGACCAATATTCAATAAATATGACAAATAGTTATGGTAAAAAAATTATTTTACAACAAAATACAAAATGCGAAAATAAAAAATGTAAAGGTCTTATGTTTTCAAATAAAACTGATGAATATTATATGTGTAATGTATGTGGATGTGTAGCTGATAAAACAATATCTACTGAAAAACCTAATTATAATGAACCTAATCAAGAGACAGGTGCATATGCATACAAAAGAATAAATCATTTGACAGAAATATTAAGTCAATTGCAAGCAAAAGAAACAACAGATATTCCAGAAGAAGTATTCGAATCAGTTTATTATGAATTACGTAAAAGAAAAATAAATAAAAATAGTTTGGATATATTTAGTTTAGGTTCTTTGCTAAAAAAATTAGGTCTACGAAAATATTGTGAGCATGTTCCATTTATGTTACAAAAAATAAATGGAAAAAAACCACCAAACTTTTCAAGACAAATAGAAAATACTATTAAAGGTATGTTTAGAGAAATACAAAAACCATTTGAAATGTATTGTCCTCGTGATAGAAAAAATTTTCTTAATTACTCATATGTTTTACATAAATTCTGTGAATTATTAGACTTAGATAAATACCTATGTTACTTTCCACTTCTAAAAAATCATAGCAAATTAACTCAACATGATAAAATTTGGAAGAATATTTGTGATCGTCTGCGATGGAAATTTTATAAAAGTATTTAAATACAAATATTGTGCTTATATATGTATTTAACTCTTTATATATTTCTTTTTCCCTGAGTTCTTATTAGGCATATCATCTGACTCGCTTTCAGTTTCCATTACATAATTATCATTGTCCATTATGTATGATTTGGAATTTTCTGATAAAGTATAGACTTTCGAATTATTTTTTCTTTTTATATTCATTCTCTTATATACATTAACTAACATATCTGTCTCATTCTTTATTGTGACTTTATTAAAATTATGATTGTCACACATAAAATCCATAAAATGTTCATATTGTATTTTTCTTAATTGAATATTATTTGTCGTAATAATAAAATTATCATTATTATCTAAATCATCAGACGCGTTCCTGAAATATTGTTTTGCTTTCATAATACACTTTATATCCGACTTTTTTGGTATACATAACAATTTGCCTTTTCCATTTTTTTCATACTTTTTATTATGCTCAGTACGCCTTTTTATTATTTTTTTTATTGATTCTTTTAAATTCTTACTAGTTCTAACATCATTATACACAGCAACTGGTGATGATAATTTGTCACAATAATCACATCCCAGCAAAACACATACATTTTGAAACTGACTCATAGTTAATTTTGTCTTTTTAAGAAGAATCGATAAATCTACAATTTCTACTTTACTATTGTTGTATATAAATTTACCCATACCTTTACATAATTTTGTACCGCCAAATGTTAACATATCACCATCTTCAGAAAATATCATGTCCGCATAAGGCTTACCATCATTATCCACATGCGTAGTTAACCATACACAAACAACATCAGCTTCTCCAGGTGCTTGAATAATCGGTATTCCTAGTAATTGTAACATAATTTTTAATTCTTTTATTTCATTTTGTGATGGTTTATAAGATTGCATAAAGTTCTTGACATAATTTTCATCCCCCTCTTTTAATTTTTTTAATTCTTCTTGTGCAGCATCAGTGCGTTTTTTTCTATTAGCAGCTGTGCCAGCTTTTATATCAGGTGCAGCACCATCAAATACAATAATCGGTTTAATTCCCAATGATAATATTGTTACCATTTTTCTAAATATACCATTTAAATGTGATGTCATTTCTCCTTTTTCATTAGTTAGATCTTTTCCAGACTTTCTAGTAGCCATAACAGTCTGATATAACATTAGACTGATATCGACGGCTGCTGTTTTTCCTTTTAAACTCTTGACTTCTACTGTCGTTATTGCTGAAGGTGCAAATCTTTTTATGAATTTTGTTAAATCTTTTATTCCCATTTGTATTCAAATATAATTAGTATTCATTAATTATATTTAATCTCAATATCATTCATTTTTTTTGTGGTATTATCAAAAGCTCTGACACGTAAAACACCATCAATATCAATTTCAAAAGATACCTCGATATGAATAGAACCTTTTTCTCCCCTTGGTAAATCTTCTAATTTAAACATACCCAAAAATCTATTTTCGTTTTCGTATACTTTTATAGATATTGTATGTTGATTATCTGAATATGTCGTAAATAACTTTTTTTTTGCACAAGGAATTTTTGTATGTTTTTGTATTATCGTTATAATTTTACCATCATATATTTCAATTCCATATGAATTTGCTGTAATGTCTATTAGTAAAGATTCTGTACTATTTTCATTTTTTGTATCATCTATTAATGATTTTGCGTGAATTGCTGCACCATGAGCAACTACTTCGTCGGGATCAATATTTGTGTGTAGTTCTTTACCATTAAAAAAGTCTGATATCATTTTTCGCAGAACTGGTATTCTCGTCGTACCACCAACCATTATAATATCTGTAATAGTATCTTTTTGTATATTATTTGTATTAAACACATCTATCATACACTGTAAACATTTACTAAATATATCTGAACATATAATTTCAAATCTTGATCTCGATAATTTTAATAAATAATCATTTTCGCCAACTACACATTCTTGACATATGATAACTTCATTTGTAACTGACAATTCTTTTTTTGCCTGTTCGCATTGTTTTCTTAGTTTTTCTATTGTTCTTTCTGACGGAATATTTTTATATTTACTTTGAATATCTTTAATACAATATTTTAGAATTGCTGTGTCAATATCATTACCACCCAAGTGTGAATTACCTCCGACTGCAATGACTTCAATTACACCGTCAAATATTGTTGCAATTGAAATGTCAGTAGTACCACCGCCACAGTCAAATACAACAACTGTCTTTTCTATATCACACTTATTAGATATATCATATGCTATTATAGCTGCAGTAGGTTCATTAAGAAGTTTCATAACATTAAGACCTGCATTTTCAGCTGCATTTCTTATTTCTCTACGTTGACTATCATTATAATGAGCAGGAATAGTCACAACAGCATTTGTAATATTATTACCAATATATTCTGATGCATATGATTTTAAATATTTAAAAATTTCTGTAGCTAATTCTACTGAAGTATAATTATTAGAATTGGTCGTATATATTGCTTCATTGTTTTTATTTTCGATATTAAATTGCCATGATCCGAACTCAATATCTGTATATTTTTTTCCAATAACTCTTTTAATATCAAAAAATGTATTTTTGTGATATTTGCATGATTCGATTTTAGCAATTTCACCAAAAACATAATTATCTGTATCTATTCTAATATATGATGGTGTTGTTCTATTTCCATTGGGATTTGTTATTGTTATTAAATTATTATTTAAATATGTTGCCACGCAACAATGAGTCGTCCCAAAATCTATACCTATAAAATTATTTGATCCTAACATTATATATTCATATTCTATGTGTCATTATATTATTTGAACACATTCGTATACAATATGTGATTATTATTGTTAACTTTAAACTATTTGAATGACACGTTCGTCTAAATTTATTTAATATGTACATATTTTGTATAAAACTAAATGGAATCATCGCTATTTCGATATATAATTGACACATACACTGAAACTTTAATTGATATTCTTCATTATGAAATTTATAACGGTTTAGTTTCAATATACAGAGTAGCTGTTGATAGTTCTGATAAAGCCGGTAAACCAGATGCCGTACTAATAGTATTCCAAAAATATCTAAAGGATATAACTGGTTGGAACACTAAAAAAATAGAAGACGAAACTAATAGAATAAAAACAAAAAGTGTTACAAATGATTATTTTGATGATTTAGTTAGAGCTGTAATAAAAGCAAATATTATTATGTTAACTTATTCTGAGACTATTAGTTCTGCAATTGCGCAAAGTTATTATACAAATTTTAGTATACCTAATTTTATTCACAAATGTTATATCGAATGTGCCAAAGATGCACATAATCAGTCATTTTTATTTGTACATGATGTAAGTCCACTTGACATTAAAAGAAATCAATTAGTCATAATAAACAACATAAAAGCCGGAATAGAAAGAACAATAAGATTAGTATTGCCATTTTCTAGTATATTAAAAGAATTTCTTGCAAATACATCACATTTACTACCAGAATTATACCCAAAAATAGATCATACAATGCCACCACAAAAAATAAATAAGCAGGCTGATAATTTAGATAAAGAAGTAAAAAATATTATTATTCAAGATCAAAAAAGTGCTAGAGAAAGAGTTGAAGATATGATAAAGTTAAATAAAATTATAACAACACTATCAGAACATGTAGCATCATCTGAAAATGAAAAATCCAATATTTATAATAAACATTTGAATAGTTATGATAAAGAATTACTTGATAAAGATTATGATAATCAATCTACTAAAAAATCATCGTCTACTTATAAAGAAACAAATATTGAAGATAATCTTTATGCAAAGAAAAATAAACATAAAAAAGATAAACAACAAAAAGATAAACAATCAGAAAATCTAATTGAAGTTTTTGGCAAATAAAAATGTTATTATCTTAAGATTTAATATAATAACATGCAAATACTTAAAAATTCATACGTAATATTTTTTATTACATTTATTGTGTTGTCCTTATTATCATATTTTTTTAAAATAGGTGGAACAAATCGTATCAATACTTCTGGTAAAATACCTAAGGTAGATTTTAAATATAGTTGGAAATATCCTTTAGGTATATCTCTTCTCGTATGGTTATTAGTTCATTTTTGGGTATATCCGCCAGATGATATTTTGTATGGCACTATAGATATGAAAGGTGGAAATACAAAACATAGAAGTATAAGTAATAAAAGTATTTCCATAAATTTTGATGAAATACCAAAAATGGATCTTAACCCGTGGAATTAAACTCACCGTTTTTCATTTCATTTATTTTCTTGTCCGCTAAATCTTTCATTTCTGGTGTTAAATATGTTGCTGCTAATTTCTCTGATATTTGCGCTTCTGTTATTAATCCTCTTAATTGCAAATCTTTATAATATAAAACAGATGCAATTGTTCGCATATTTTCGCACTTTATAACTTGCACAAATATCTTCGTATATCTCTCAAAAAAATCGTTAAATTCATAACTTAACTTATCATACAGTCTCAATGAATCTAATTTCTTATTATCATCATCTTTCATTCGCTGTTGTATTGCTTTTATTGTTTTTATAATATCTAATACTTCTGGCGATTGAATATCTGACAAAGAATAGCTTACTTCCATTATTTATATTACTTAATAAATATAATACATTTTATGTCTACAACAAATATTCATACACTATCTCTTGAAAATGATAATTTTAGAAAAGTAATTGACACAAAAACAAAAATGCAATTAGTAATTATGTCTATTGATATTAATGATGATATTCCACTCGAAATACATGACGATCATGATCAATTTATAAGAGTAGAAAGTGGTACTGCTACCGTTTCTCTTGGTACAAAAGAAGTAACAATTAAAGAAAATGAATATATTATTATACCAGCTGGAACATGGCACAGAGTAAAAAATATAGGCAATTCTAAATTAAAATTAAGTACAATATACTCACCACCTGAGCATCCTCCTAATCGTATAGATATCAAGAAACCTATAGAAAATCAAAACGGTGGTGCGAAAAAAAAATATATTAAATATAAAGTATTATATCATAATGCAACTAACTGGGATGAAATAAAATAATTTATATTTTTTTATTTCAATTCGCTCAATATGTTATCCTGAATAATACTCATAAAATCAATTGCCATTGCTGATGGATCTGTGTATAAATGGTTAGATGTTAAACCAATTGATAATTTTATTTTTGGTATTAACATTATATATGCAAATACACCGTATGTTAAAGCTCCACTATGTGACAACATATTATAATCACCCATTTTTGATACAATAAAACCCAAACCATGATATTTAGAAGTGTCTTTATTAATATAAGTTGGCTTCGCAATTATCTCGTTAAAAATATCTTGACCAAAATATTTACCGTCTAATACAGCCTGACCAAATTGTGCAATATCATCTGCTGTCATTACCCAACCACCATGTGCATCAATAATATCCATATCATATGATCCATACGATAAAGGAACTTTATGAACTGTATCCTTAATATAACTCCATTCAGTAGCTGTTCCATCATAATAGTATGTTTCAGAAGTTTCATCTTCTTTAATATCAACAAATCCATTTTTATTATTAAATTTATTCTTACCAATATATGGTTTTGATTTTAGATCAGCAATTGAAAATATGTTTGTTGTTACATATTTTTCGTAATTATCATTTGTTACACTTTCAATAATTCTTCCTAATAAATTATAACCAAAATTAGAATAAGCAGTTTTAGTACCGGGTGTAAAATTCAAATCATGACTTAATACATATTTTATTATGTTTGTTGTACTTATATTTTCGTTTAATCTTAATCCATCAAATTGTGGATCGAAAGGCTTTAGTGTTGTATTTTCTGATTCATTATCATTTAATTTTAATCCCATATTTGTATCCCATCCTCCAGAATGTCTTAATAAATCACGTATTGTAATGTCATTTATTCTATTATCTTTTATTTTTAAATCTGAAATAACTCTATTTAAATATTTCATCATTGTATCATCAAGATTAATTTTTTTCTCATCAACTAATTTTAATATGGCAACTGCTGTAATAGTTTTCGACACACTAGCAATTCTAAATATAGTATTAGAATTAACATTGACTGTTCTTTCTTTGCCCATAATAAAAACGCTTTTATCGCTGCCTAAGTATAAATCTTTAATATTATTATTATTTTGTTTAACACATACACCAATCCCTGGTATGTCAAATTTTTGTTTATATTTTTTTATAGCAGTATCAAAACTGCTTGATACCGAAAAATATTCAATATCATTTTGTCCTTGATAATTTGATATTAATAATATTCCCAATAGTATTACAATTGCTATTATGATTCGTTTATTCATTTATACTAAATATTAATAAATTTATTAATATTTAATACTATTCATGATTTTCGTTATATTAATGAAAAATGTCATATTCTGTTTAACATTTTTATCATCAAATTCATATTCAAATGTATTACCATCTATTATTGGATAATAATTTTTATCAGGAGATTTGTAAAGTATTACAGATTTATTTGACGAATTATTTTTTAACATTTCATATTTGATAATATTTTCATTAAATGAATCTCTACTTTCTGATGGAACAATTATATGTTTTATTAGATATACATTCGGATTATGTACTAATTTATTTTCTTTCATATTTTTCCACATTAAATGTAAATTATTATTTTCGTAGGATTTTTCAATCCTCATATTGTACTTGACAAAATAAGGTGTGACTAAATTTTCTAATAATTGTCCATTCGCACCAATTATTCTACCTGGTTCCATTATACTATTTTTTGTGTACCTAAAAACATAATATCTATTTAACATCGAATACTCATATGTCGATAATATTTCTCCTACTTGACTATTCATTTTGTTTGACTTGTATTTGTTTTTGACAACCTCATAAAAAGTATTTATTTTAGAAAACCATGGTAAATTAGGTCTGGATTTTACGCTTGTAAAATATTCTTCATGTGTTTTATAAACATTCTCAAATGATTCTGTTTCAACTAATTCAAAACCATGTTTTCCCATCGTCTCTACTAATATACTTTTAAATACTAGATATTCTTTGACATATGTCATGGTATTTGTACCTGTTATAATAGAATTATATACATTAATACCCATTCCAATATGTGGTTTTTCTTTGTCACCATACATTTTTTTAATATCAAATAAAGTTGTTTTTATTCCTTGTTCATTATCGTACGAAATTTCAATATTATTTTTGTTTTTCAACATATCAAATAATTTATCTCCATCAAAAACTGTCATTAAAACATTACAACCTTTTTCTGATACATTTGACAAATTTTTTAAAAATGTCATCCAAGAATCTTCATCTGACATATAATAATGTGCTGTAAATTGACAATTAATAGTATCAAATTTATATTTACCACTTAAATATTTGTCTATCATATTCATGTTCTCTTCTGACATATTTATTAATATTTTCTTCTGAACAGATCCTTTATATAAGCCTCTTGCATCAGCATTAATAAATTTTACTTCCGGGGCATCAGGATGATTTTTTAAATAATCTTTATATCTTCTAACAGCAGCATCTTCTATTGTAAATAAACCATCATTATCAACATCAGTACACACTAAAAAATTAATATTTGTTCCTAATAATTTTAATAAATCGCCACCTTTTCCACAACCAATATCAATAGCTTTTCCACCTTTTTTTGTGTAAGATGATATCATGCCTGATTTAATAAAATTATGAAACGCTCTCATTTCTTTAGCCAAATTAGTAATACTTGAATAATAAGGTTTTTTATCAGATTTTTTATTTGTATTTTGCAAAGATGTAAATTCTTTGTCATATGTTGATTCATTTCCTAGCGCAGATATAATTTCTTCTGTTATTGGATTAACAATTGTATTCCATACTCTAAGTGCTATTCTTAGAGGATTACCATATCGACCTTTTCCCTGACGAACAGATTCAGTTTTATCATATCTAGTGCGAATAGGTACCCATTTAAAATAATTATCAGAATTATTACGATTATACATAAATTCTACAACAGTATGTGATAATATTAATCCACCATGAATATCTTTGGGTTTTCCTCCTTCAATTGTAATATTGGCCATTTGAGGTTCATTGTCAATAACAAATGGTACTGGTTTTTCGTGTTCACCGTGATTTGTTTTTCCGACCATTAATTTAACAGTAATGTATTTAATTCCTGATTTAGCATCTTTAAAAACAGCGGTTTCGCCATTATCATTTCTTATAAATTTAATAAAAAAATCTATTGTATTATGTTCAGGTTTTTTCCATTTATATTCTAATGGCATAGTATCATATATTGTTGGTTCAATCATAATATTATATGGTAATTTTATTGGCGTGTATATAATGCCGTCTAATGAATAAGGAGTTAAACTTTTATAAACATACATTTTCCAAATTAAATCTGCGTACATAAATATCTCACACGGATGTAATCCATACGGTATAAATTGTAATTTTCTATTTACGTACAATGTTTTTGATTTTTTTATGTCTGAACATACTATTTTCCAATACTTTACAAGATTATCTTTATAATATTTTTGTATACTAGGTAATGTAGCATCTTGTTTTGTAGTTATAAAATCTTCAAAATCAACAAAAGTACCAAAATTTTTATGAACAATTTCATTTATTATTTTTATTCTTTTTGTCAAATCATATTCTTTATTATTTGAATAATTATTTCCACAATATATTACAACATCAAATATCCAAAAAGAATACGGATCACTTATTAATTCGCCATCTAATATTGTGTTAATATATTCTTTTTTTGGTTTTAAATTTGTCTTTTTCATTACCAAATTTTGTGTTAATAAGTAAATACCAGATGATAATAGTAATATAAAATGTCTTTCACCATCTGCTTTATCAGTACAACCATAATTACTAGGTACAAATTTTGTGATATGTATCGACTCCAATGAAATTGATTTTCTTGCAATTAGATGTGTTGAATTATTTGTATCTAGTAATTTCATATATTTTTGTATTATTTCTGTATATTCTGTTTTTGTAAAAGGTATTTGACTGTCTTGAATATTCTTGACAGTATCATAAATAATAGAATAAATATTATTTTTTTTTATTTTATTATTAGTAAACTCTAACTCTATTTCGTGAATAGCATTTTTTTCGACTATGTTTTCCATTGTATTAGAATGTCTAACATCAGTAATATCTATTTTGTGATTATCAAAATTAAATGTTATTCTGTCTTTAATTCGATATACAATATTGCTCGTATATTCAAACTTTGGTTTTGTAACTTTTGTATTTTCTGTTGAAACTTTAATTGAACAATTTAATTCATCACATCTTATTATTGGAATATGCGAACGATCTTTTGACATAAATTTAATATTATCTGATTCTGTTACTTTGTTCAAGTAGTCGATAATTTTACTTGAATTTAAACCATCAATAGCATTTTGAAAATTATTAATTTCATCGCCATAATAAGTTATTCTAAATACGACATTCTTTTTAATAGTTATATTAATATCTAATGTCAATTCAACTAAAATATTCTTCTTGTCAATAGTTTTAATGTATCTATTTAAAATAGCAATCTTATCAGATAATCCAATATCCTTAAAAGCTATCTCTAATTCTGCATTTTTATTAGAATGATATTCTTCTATCATATCATTAAATATTTTTGTATTATCTGGGCCTAATACCCGGTTCATAAATTCGGCATGATCATCACTTTGTTCCATTTTATATGTATATAATAAACATATAAAATGATAATTGACATATCAATATTTTTTCAAAAATCATTCAATGATAATGCTTCTAATTTTATTTTCTTATTTTCTTCATAGACCTTAAAAATTTTATTATCAGTATTTTTCTTATGTTTTTCCAAAGATTCAACATAGGCTGTCAATACAAAATAATTATTAATGTATTTTGATAAATTAGTTTCTTCTGATTCCAATATTTTATTTATTCCTGTTATTAACTCATCTACACTATCAGGTACTATAATATCATTATTTGATTTATTTTTTAATTCATTACATATTTTATTGTACTCGTCTGCTAATATTTTGTATCTCTTATTAGCATTTAAAATATGTTTTACTCTTTCTTCATATGTCTTCGCGTCATCTATTTGTTTAAATATATTTTCCATACATTCGTCCATAATATATATTTAACTATGTATTATTTATAGTAACTTCGATTTCGCCATCAAAAAATATTATTTTTATTTTGTCACCTTTTTTTAAGTCTGACTTGTTGAATATTTTATTGCCTTTAATATCAACTATTTTTGGAGTATTTAGTGTTAATAGCTTGTTTTTTGTTTTGTTTATATACATTTGGATATTAGTATTGATAGTACTAATATCATATGTTTTTATTTTGCACATCATATAATAGTTATTTATTTTGATTAAATAATTTTGTATATTATTTTTACGATATTGTAATTTAGATGTTAATATATTTTTGTATGTTATTATGTTTACATTTACTATTTTTGTCATTTTATTATTTAATGTTTGAAGATAATTCCTAAGATAATTATTTTTTTCTAACATCAATTTTAAGATATTTTTCTTATATCTTAATAAATGGTCTTTGTAATTTTCAATATGGATTTTATTTGATCTTGTTATACCTATTGCTGTTTCAGTAGGTGTAATAAATGATTTTGCACTGACTAAATCAGCAATGCTCGTGTCTATTTCATGACCTATACCTGTTACTATTGGTATTTTTGAATTGTATATTTCTTTTGCAAGATCCTCATTATTAAAACATTCTAAATCTTCTTTACTTCCTCCACCTCTTATCATTGCTATTATTTCACATTTATTATGTGAATTTGCGAATTGTATTGTTTTACGTAAATTTGTGGCTGCTTTAGTACCTTGTACTAATGTTTGATATATATATATAGTTTTACCAGTATTTTGTTTTAGTAAAGTATGTAAAAAATCTCTACATCCGGCCGCTTGTAAAGATGATATTACACCTATTATTTTATACGATTCTTGTAATTGTACGTTTCTATTTGTATATCCTAATTGAATTATTTTATTTTTCGTAATATTAAACTGTGTATCTTGTATGATATCCTGTTTTACATCTTTAATATATAACTGTATTTGACCTTTATAAGTTGATACATAAGCTGTTATTTTAATATTATTACCAATTTGCAATAAATCATAATCGACGTTATATTTATTTAATACAATTGCTTTTATTGAGTCTTTATTATCGCTTATTGTTAAAAATAGCATATTATAATATGGTTTGCATTCAGTTATAGATACAGAAAATTCTAAATGATCCATACAAGGAATACTTTGAATAATTGCTTGAATATTTTCATAAACATCAGATAAAGTATTATTTACATATGTAATATTATTTGTAGTTATTTTTTCTTTAAACTGCATTTTTAGGAAGTCGGATATCATTTTATTTGTAAATATATTTAATATATATTCCCATTTACTATTTTCTGTTATTTTACAGTTTATTAAATTATTTAATATGAATAGTAAAATATCAGTTTCATCGGTGGATGTGGATGTGGATGTGTTTATATTCATATTGTTATTAATATAAATATATTTACTACTTCTTGTTATAGTTAAAATAAATTGTTATTTTTAGTGATTTTTTGTATATTTTTAATATTATGTCAGCAATACTATTTAACATATCTACATCATTTGTTGTAGGATATCTTTTCATATAAATAACAAAAATATTATAAGTATATTTTTTAATATCTTGTTTACATGTATTTAATTTAATTTCTGATAAGCATTGTTTAATAATATTAATTAGTTTTTCATTTGTTTCTGTATATTCAGATTTTATTTGCGGTCGTATATTTGAATCAATATAAGAGAAATTATCATAATATTTGGAGTATATATATTTGTAAGTATTAAAATCGGTATGAATTTCAATTAAATTAGAAACACATGCTGATATATGTAGTTTTGACAAGTAATTTCCATATGTATAAATATATCTCAAATGTGATCCAATTTTTACAGAATCTAACTGATTATCAGACACATCAAGTATTTCTAATTGTGAATAATATCCAATTTTTAGTAATCTATTATTTCTTGCTTGTAAACTTTTTAATTTCGGATTGTCATTTATGCTAGTTATTTTATTATTATTAACAGATAATATTTTCAGATTTGGATAAGAATGTATTTGTTTAATATTGTTATCATCTGCAAGTATAGCTTTTATTGTATTTAAAACAGGTATTTCAGTAACAACATTATTCTCGATACATAGTTCTTTAAGAATACAATTATTATGAAAGGATATATTAGTAATATTATTATGACTAATATCCAATATCAATAACCGTTTATAATTTTTTAAATCAATGGATTTATGTCTATTGTGACTTGAAAATAAGTGTGTTAATTCTGGCAATTTTATATTTATGTTTATATCAGAATTATTACAACATATTAACTGTTTTAAAATAGAATTTTCGTAATTTTGTAAAGATGTAATTTTGTTTGTGTCAATATTTAAACATTTTAATTTGGGATATAGTGGTATATTTTGTAAAATATTGTTAGAACAATTTAATTCTTTTAAATTTGGAATTTCAGATGGCGATGGTAATTTTCTTAGAGTATTGTGATCGATAAATAATTTTGTTATGTATTTGCCTTTGCCATGTAAATCATATGTTTTAAGTCTTAAATATGCAATATCTAAATAATTTTCTGTTTTATCATAATAAGTCGTATCTATCTCTTCATCAGAAGAATCTAAATATCTACTTGTTCTGCATCTCATTGTAATATTAAGCTTAATATTATAATGATCTAATATATTTTGTCAAATGCAACATATTTATCTATTATTAAATGGAAAGCCGACGTATCATTCCAATTATAAATATCGTATAAATTATGAAGCGAGAGTGATAATGCCGGATAAGATATAATATCCGCTAATAGAATATTTTTGTATAATATTTGATACAAATCATATGTATATTCTGTTTCTGTTAATACTGGTTCATAAATATCATTTATGCGTGTCATAAAAAGAATATCTCTATGAAAATTTGGTTGTGCATATGTTGTACCATGTGTCCAATATACATATATATTATCATTCACCATATCCATAATAACAATATTAATTTCAAAAATGTTACACACATATTTTATAATGTCATCTGTTATTATTCCATTTTTAATAAGATTTACTAATTCTAAGTTTTGTTTTTTTACTTTTGGAGTATTTTTTATTTTTGTTATTTTGTAATTATGTATTATTTTTCTCTCAACAAAATTTATTAACTTTAATACTTGTTGCGATTGATCCGTCATTGATGCTGTTAATAGTTCTCGTCTTAAATATATATTTACACAATTTAAAAAAGATATATTTAATGGTCTACCGTTATTTATTACTGTTTTTATTCCATATCTAACATATTTTAAATTGTCATTCATTAATACTATGTGCATATGTTTTGGTAATTTATTTATATTTGATTTATTGTATGGTTGTAATACAGAATAATTGTTTAATAATCGTTCTATACTATTTAATTCAATATCGCTCTTTTCTGTTTCATCATAAACAGAATTAGATTGTGATTCTGACGATAAACTTTCACCAGTCACGTCAATATTAGTATTATTTATTATTTTTTTCAAAAAATTATCATCATCTACTAATTGTCTAAATATATAATGCAATGATATTCTTTCAGTTGCCATTACTAACTAATTTAATAGTTAAATTATTTGTTAATAGATAAATTATCAATTTTTAAATCATTTGTGACTGGAATTTATTACGGCTTTCTCGCGATTAGTAAGTCTAGTGTTTTTTTTAGTTACTGTTGGTTTAGGTTTATTTATATAATCCGCATCTATTATTTTATTTTTTTTATTTTGTTCTTTTTTATAGTTTTTAATGTAACTATTAATTTCATCATAAGTTTCATCACTTAGTTCAGATAAATTAATATACATTCGACTATTATTTTCAGTAAATTTTTTTTTATTTAATTTGTCTTTTATTATTATTTTATATATTGCTTTAAAATCTTTCTTATCACTAAATGATTCAATTATATTACGCATGTTCATAATATCTTCATTTGTATATGAAGATTTGTCTGACATTCACTATAATATATGAGATATTTTTTGAATAAGAGGATGGACAATTATGTATAAAACAGTTTTTATGTTTAATCTTTATATCTATTATAATATGAATAATCCAATGTTATTAGATCATTCGCATCCCAATCAGTCCGATGTAGACATACAATACAAAATGTATATTAAAAGAGATTTCATTATTCACAAAATACCTCAAAGAAAAGAAATGAAAACGTATGAAGACATTAAAGAATATAGATATGAAAAATGTGGTAAAGCGTTTGAAATAGCAGAACATCAAGCATTAATATCTAATACTATTAATCCACAAACACCACATTCTGGTTTAATAATTTATCATGGTGTAGGATCAGGAAAAACTTTTGTATCAATCGCAACAGCAGAAAAATTTAAAGATATGGTTATTAAATATGGTAATAAAATTACTGTAATTGTTCCAGGTCCAAAAACAAAATCAAATTATTATAGAGAAATTATTAATGGCACTGGAAATACATATATTGATCAACTAAAATATACTTCACCAAGTACACCAGAATCCGAAAAAAGACAAATGCTAAAAAATGCAATTAATATGATAAATATGTACTATTCAATTATGTCGTATAGATCATTCACAAAAAAAGTAATTGGTGATAGAATAATAGAAAAAGTAGAAAAAGATGGAAAATTAATACATATGTACAAAAAGAATGATAAAGGCGATTATATAAGAGAAATGACAATTAATCCTATTGTATCATTAGATAATACATTATTGATTATTGATGAAGCACAAGGAGCAATAGATAATGAATTAGCAAATGCTATTGAAGTTATAAAAAATAAATCAACAAATCTAAAAATACTTGAATTATCAGCAACACCAATGAAAAATTCTGCTCTTGATATTATTCCACTACTTAATTTTTTAAGACCAAAAGATAGTCAAATTGATAGAGATAAAGTATTTACTCGTGATAATATTTATGATATTAAATTTAAAAAAAATGGCAGAGAATATTTGAGAAATATGTGTAGAGGTTATGTTTCATATCTTCGCGGTGCTGATCCATTAACATTTGCAGAGAGAGTAGATATTGGTACAATACCACCAGGTCTAAAATTTTCTAAATTAGTTAGATGTTATATGGATACATTTCAAGCAAATACATATGCTCAAATTACAGAAGATGAAGAAGATCATTTAGATAAAAAATCTGGTGCTGCTGCTAATATGGTATTTCCTTGTATGAATAAAGATGGTCAATTAATTGGAGTATGGGGTAATAAAGGAATAGTGGAATTAAAAAAGATTTTATCATCGAAACAAACAGAATTATGTAAATTAATAGCAAAACAATTAAACATCACCAAAAACATAAATAATTTGTTATATCTCACAAATAATGGGAAAACTATAACTGGTGATATTTACAAATTAGAATATTTACCTATGTACTCAATTAAATTTTATATGGCGATTAGTGATATATTATTAACTGTAGATGAAAAACAAGGATCTGGTCCATTGTTTGTATATTTTAATTTGGTACAATCAGGAGTTGATATATTTGTTGAAATATTAAAAGCAAATGGTTATTTGGAATATCAAGAAAATCCAAATATGTATATTATAAATGATAATACTATTTGTTATAGATGTGGTATTAATCATTCAAATCATTCAAATGAACATATATTTTATCCAGCAACTTTTATAACTGTAACTGGTCAATCAGAAGATCAAGATGATAAAGAAGCTGATGACGAAAATAATATATATATTGATATTTTCAACAGACACGAAAATAGATATGGCAAAATAATAAAAATACTTATAGGTTCTAGAGTTATGGGTGAAGGTGTTACTCTTCATAATATTAAAAATATCTACATTATGGATATGCATTATAATTTAGGGCGTAATGACCAAGTTATAGGTAGAGGAATACGTTATTGTAAACATTATGGTGTATATTCAGAGGATAATCAATTTCCAAAAGTAGAAATAAGGAGGTATGTAGTATCAAATAAAAATTCTGATAATTTAACAAGTGAGGAGATTTTATACAAAAAAGCTGAAGATAAATATTTACTGGTTAAAGAAACAGAACGTATATTACAAGAAGAGGCAATAGATTGTCCATTAAATTATAATGGTAATATATTTCCTGAAGAAAAAAATAAATACAAAAATTGTAAGACTTACGACAAAGATTATACAGAAGATGACAAAAAAAATAATCAACAAATGTGTCCTGCTATATGTGGATATTTGCCATGTGAATATAAATGTTCATCAAAAAAATTAAATGCAAAGTATTATGACGAAAACAGAAATATTTACAAAAAAGTAGAGAAAATGGATATCGACTATTCTACATATGATATATCTATGGCAGTTGATGAAATAAATTACGTAAAAAAGAAAATAAAAGAATTATACTATTTGGATACAGTCTACAAACTAGAAGATATACAAAAATATGTTTATGATAGTTTACCTGATTATAAAAAAGAAATATATGATGAATATTATGTATATCAAGCATTGGATCAATTAATACCTCTCGATATTAATGATTTTAACAATTTCAGAGATGTAATATATGATAAATATGATAGACCAGGATATTTGATATATCGTAATAAGTATTATATTTTTCAAAGATTTGATCAGACTGAAAATACTCCAATATATTATCGACAACAATTAGAAGATAATATATATTCTGATATTTCATTAAGAAATTATATGAGAATGACCAAAGAATATGATGATTCTTATGTAAATGATGTCGGAAGAAAACAATATGATTTTGATTCAATACAAGATTATTATGATAATAGACCTGAATTTACATATGTTGGTATAATTGATAATAAAGTAGACATATCAAATCCATCAGCTGACATTTTTAAATTACGCGGGAAAAGACCAAAATTAGTAATTAAAAAGAGAGAAACAGGTATGCCATCATATAAAGGTTCAGTATGTGGTACTACTGGTAGTAAAGAAGATTTAGCAAAAATATTAAAAAAAATATCGGTACAGAGTAAAGAATCAAATCGCAGTAATAATAAAACTGATTTATGTGAAGATATAAAAGATAAACTATTAGAAATGGAAAAATATGCGACAAAAAAAGATGGTAATAAAATGACATATGTAATAATACCCCGAAATCATAAAATATATTCTTATCCATATAATTTGGAGGATCGCATTGAACATATATTGACAATCATAAAAAATTCAATTAAAACAAAATTAAATTATGAAATTGAAAAGAAAACAACAAAAGGTAAGTATTTGGATATTAAATACGCAACATATAAAATAATAATAAATACCACGACGAATAATGATATAAATTCAGTTCTATTTGAAAAATATGGTTTTAAAAAAATAAAAAATAACTACGAGCTAGAAATAAAATAAAAATTGATTAAATACTGAAAAAGTATTATTAATCAATATATATACATATAATGGAATATTCAAGTATATTTAAAGCAACAGAACTAAATCATAGAGTTATTCTTGCTCCTTATCAATTGAAACCAGAGACATCAAATGAAACATTTGAAGATAGAATATTATTGAATTTAAAAAAACAATATGAAGGAAAAAATAATGACACAGGATATATTGCATCAATAAATAGAATAAGACCAGATTATGAATGTGGTGAATTAGATCATTCTAGTAATAAGGGTATTGTTATATATGATATTACTTTTGATTGTATGTTTTGTACAATTAAACAAGGTGACATAATAGTATCAAAAATAACACAACTTAATATTACCGAAATGATAAAATCAATAAATGGTCCATTAGTAATAATAGTACAATATGATGCTATTGATACAAATAAATTTCGCATACAAAATGACGGAAAAATACAAGTCATAAAAACTAAAAAAATATTACAGGTTGACGAATACATAAAAATAGTCGTAATTGGACATAGATTATTTAAAGATGATAAAATAATAGTAATTGCTGCAAAATTAGTTGATGTTGCATCAGAAAAAGACATAAAAAAATACAATAAAGATAAAGAAATATTTAATAACAAGATAATTAAAAATATTGATAATGATTTTATTTAAAAAGTCTATATAGACATTAATTATATGGATAACAAAATTTGTTTAAATTGTGGCGAAAATGGACATATATTAAAACATTGTAAACAATCAAAAACAAGTTATGGAATTATATGTGTAAACATTGCAGATGCACCATATATTATTGATGATATAGAACATATATTTATTAATTCTTATAAAGATATGATAATAATTTCTAAAAAGTATCCAGATATGAAAATAATAAAATCAAATATAATAGATGAGCAAATAAGAAATATTTCTTATAATATTAATACAAAATTTATACAAATGAATTCAAGACAACAATCAACATTTTCTTATTACAAAAATAAAATATTGTTTAATGTCGTTAGTAGAAAAATATCCCATGGTTTTGATAGTTTTATTAGAGGAAAATACAATATCAACAATCCAAAGTCTATATCATCTCTGTTTCATCAAATGTATGCTCATGAAATTGATATGTTAAAACCCATAAATAACATTTTTCCAGATTATAATGATCTACTTTATTATTATTCAAAAAAATATCTAGATAAAACGGATACTTTAAATAAAGTATATAACGGCAAACATTGTAATACATATTTTGAAGCTAAAAATAAATATGAAATATTATGCGGAAAAATAGACTACAGTCAAAATACAAATTTAATACATCTATGTACATATATTGAAGGGAATAAAACACACTTAAATTCCCTAGAATGGGGATTTCCAAAGGGCAGATTAAGTCATAAAGATAATAATATATTAGATTGTGCTATCAGAGAATATGAAGAAGAAACAGGATATAAAGAATCTGATTATAAAATTTTAGATTCTATGTTGCCCATAAATGAACATTTAACAGGAACAGATGGACGGAAATATAATCACGTATATTATATGGCTATTACAAAAAATATAAATCTACCAGAAATAAAAGACAAAAGAGAAATAGATAGTGTGGAATGGATATCATATGACGAAGCAATGATGAGATTTAGAACATATCATACTGAGAAAAAACAAATACTAACATATATATATTTGTTTATAATGGATTACATAATACGAAAATTAATATGTTAAATTTAAATATTTAACATATTAATAGTTTTTGTTTCAAATAATATAGAATATGGATAATTTCAATGAAGCGAGAAAAAATATTGATAAACTGTTTGATTTAATAAAATCGAGTAAATATTCTGAATTTGAAGAATATTTGAAAAAAATAAAAAATATTGATTTATCTATCACGGATATTCATGGTAATAGTCTAATTTTATTAACTGTTATTAAAAACCAATATAAATTAGTAAAATTATTGTTAGAATATGATATTGTTATTGATACATCTGATTCCGATGGTAATAACATATTATTCTATCCTATTAAATTTGGATACAATGATATACTTCAAATTTTAATAGAAAGCAATAAAATTGGTATTAATATATCAAATATTATTGACAAAAATGGTAATACACCAGTTATGTACGCTATTAAATATATGAATATTGAAGCTTTAAATATTCTTATGGATAATAATGCAAATGTTAATGTACGTAATAAAAATGGAGCATATCCAATACATATGGCTGTAATAAAAAAAAATTACGAAATACTTAACATAATAGCAAAACACACTACAAATATAAATTGTCAAACAGCTGATGGTTCAACAGCTTTACACTATTCATGTAGTTTTAATTTATTAGAAATAACAAAAATATTGTTGAGTCATGGCGCAAATCAACATATATCAGATTATGAAAATGGTTTTTATCCAATATTTTATTCTATTATACAAGACGACAATACAACAGCCAAATTATTATTATCAAATAAATATCAAATTAACTATCAGGACAACAAAGGCAATAGTATAATTCATTATATTATTTCAAATGATAATACGGAATTATTAAATTATATATACTCTATGTACGAAATTATAAAACCAATAGATTCTGAAAATATAAATACATCAGATAATACTTATATTAATCCAAATATTGTTAATATAGATGGTTTAACAATATGTCATAAATTATTATATAATTCAAAAAATGTACCAGAAGAACTCATAAAAAAAACTAATTTAAATATACAAGACAATTTAGGTAATACTATTCTATTTTTACTTGTTCATTATGATATATGGAAAAAATATATTAATATACTACAAAGCAAAAAACTAAATATTTATATAAAAAATAAAAATGATGAAACCGTATTAGATATACTTAAAATATCAGATAAGAAAGATTTTGACGATTTATTAATTCGCAGTTATCATAATTATTTAATGAAACATCCTAATAATTGGATAAATAATATGGATAATAATTGTTCTGCCAATACTGATTTATCAAATGAATGTTATTTATTTATAAATTCTGTGATAAAAAAAGGTATTGCAATACCCTTACAGAATAATAAGTATACTATTTCTATGTTAGAAAATCCGAAAATATCGATAAATACTTTTATGGGATCAAATTTGGATATATTATGCGGTATGTCATATTTAGAAAAAAAACATAATATATCTACATTACATACTGATAATATTAATATTCCTAAAGAAATAGAATTATATTTGGATAAAATAGGAATAATAGAGAATAATTATCAACATATTGGCGATATATCAATACGATGGATTTACCAAAAAATATTTTATCCTGCTAATTTTATTGAACAAATAAAATCTGCAAAAGATATTATCATAATACATATATCTATTGTTCTAAGTAATGGTTCACATTCAAATATATTGTATATTAATAAACAAAAAAACATAGTAGAAAGATTTGAACCACATGGATCTTCATATCCTTATAATTTTAATTATAATCCAAAATTGTTAGATAACCTATTACATAATAAATTTAAAAATATATTAAATGAAGTCACATATATTTCACCATCTGAATATTTGCCCAGAATAGGGTTTCAAATATTGGATATTAGTGAAACAATGATAAATAAAAATATAGGCGATCCCAGTGGATTTTGCACTTTATGGTGTATTTGGTATATGGAATATAGATTAAAGTATGAAAATTATGATTCGAATAAAATTATTAAATATTTATTTAGAAGAATAAAAATGGATAACAGATCATTTAGAGAAATAATAAGAAATTATTCTGTAAATATTACAAATTACCGTGATGAACTATTAAATAATATTGGACAAAATATTAATAGTTATATATCGAATCAATTGTCTGAAGTTGACAGAAACAAAATATTAATATCCATTAATTGAATAATAATATTTTTTTATAATTTCCGGTATAGACATTACTTCTTGTTTTCTATCAGATGCGATGTATATTATGTCGTCATTATAATCGCTAATGTAAATATGAATATTCATTTTATCAGGTTTAATAATTGGTTTATTAATGCAATTATGTATACATATGTTACAATTAAAAATATCTTGCAAAACGAAAATTATAAAATTATTATCGATGATAGTTGGTATTTCGTGTGTTAATTTTATATATCTATAACAGCCTTCGTAAGTGAATATATTGTTTCCCAGATTATTAAAAAGAGCATCTAATTTTAATTTGTATCTAAATATTTTCATCACATTATATAATAATTCTGATAATTTGTCATTCTCAATTAAATTAGCAAATGCAAATATTTTTAAATACGATTTTGTTATTCTTAGTTCGTTGTCATTATTTAAATCGTATTCCTTTATTATTTCCTTAATTTTTTTCATATCAATATCATTTAAAATACAATTATTCTTATCTTGTTTATTTTCTGTGACTTGTTCAATAAATAATTTTAATTCATCGCATGTAGTAATGTAAGTATCAAAATCAATACCAAATATATTAATATGTGATATATCTGTATTTAGTATATTTTCCATACTATTTGTCAAACATTCAAAATAATCATCATACTTATTTTTTGTTAATAAATAAATAGCAGACACAATTAAATTAACTGAATCTTCATTTGCAATTAATAAAAATATATCTGTATCAAACCCATCGTACGATTCATTATTTATTATTGTTGTAATATATTTAAATAATACTTTTTTAATATATTGTTCATTCATTATGTCATTATTTGTTATGAGTGCTTCAATAAAAGTATCATTATCCTGTATTAATTGATCCATTATTTCTTCATATTCATTATAAACTTTATACAAAATTTCGTTAATATTTTTTGTATATCTATGATAAATATTACACGAACATAATAACAATCTAATATAATTGTCATATACATCTACTCGGTCTATTTCTATTATTTTATTAATAGATTTCTCAGAAACAATATGTAAACGATCTAACATTGTTGTTAATAATATTAATTGTTCAGTCGTTTTCGGATAAGTACCCATTTTTTTTGCAATTTCACAATTATCAATATTCAGCATTTTCTCAAAAAAAATTGATAATTATATATTTACTTATTATTATTGTTTTATATTATATTCGAAAAACACATTAAAATGTCATCAAATAAAATTGCAAAATTATATGATGCTGTATTAAATCCATTTTTAGAAAAACAGATAATGTTATCGAATTTTACTATATCAGACATGCGCGATTATTATTGTATTATTCAAATTAATGATAATAAACTAAGATGTATGTTTCCAAAAGATTTTAATAAAGATAAATTTGATATTAATAAAAAATATATATTTAATGGTAAATTAATAATCAGTGAAACTGGTACATTATTATTATTAATAGCAAATTATCTAGAAGATGATGTCGATGATAAAAATTATGATAAAGAATACCAAGAAAATTGTACAAGGTTATCACACACAAAAAATAAAAATAATATTGACAAAATTTTAACATCTTATAGATCAAACCATTTATCAGGTTATATTACAAGATTTGCGTTTATATTTGTTGGTGATGTTGATATGGATGTTGCTAAAAAAATATTAGAACCAATTAAAGGAACAATTAGAATCAGTCAAATTAATTCGAATAAACTTCTTGGTAGTGTATTACCAAATAAATTATCACAATATCAATTAAATTTTAATCAAGAATTTCAAAAAATAACAAAAGGTTATGAAAATCATCATAATATTGAATATATATGTTTGGTATGTTCTAATATTAGCCAATGCCAATCCTATTTATTATCACAAATATCATTGTGTAATTTATTGTTAGAAAGATTTACAAAATGTAAAAAACAATACTTTACATTTGTTAATAATCCTAACTTGGATAAATTTCCGATTATAAAAGATATGACACACACATGCTATGATAGTTTGGAGAATGCTGTTAATGAAATAGTTGGGCTTCAAACAAAAGAGCGTAATAAATTAATGAATATAAGACAAACATTAGTAGATAAAACAAAAAAGCAAGTAGATTATTATTTGTCATTTATTAATACTGTATCAGGAAATAATAATAAATTAGTACAGATATCAACATCGACTGATACAGAATATTATTATAAACATTTATATGTATTAGAAAGATTAAGAGCAGCAGTACATAGAGAAAAAACTAATATTGTTGTTCGTATGTCTAAATTAACAATGAATATCAATGATAAATTAAGGCTTAATTTAAATAATAACACTAATACAAACACAAACGATGACGATTATGGTGGTATCGAGATTAATTAAAAAAATTGAAATATTTTCGATATTATTATTATGATAATATTCATTATATTTTCATAACAAATACAATGTCAAAAATCAACTTCCACGAAAGAATAATAAATTTAACGGACTCAATAAGTGAATGTTCAGGTGAAAATTACATTAAAATTCAAATGGATAGTAAAAAGAATTTAGATGTAAAGTGTCAGAATTTAACTAAAGATTTAAATGGATTAATTCAATCTATTGATAAAATGAAATTAGAACTAACTGTTGATAATAAAACTAATTACAGTGATAAAGAAGAATTATGCAAAAAATTAGATTATTACGTTAATAAGTCGAAAATATCAATTGATGATGTAACTGATTTTATTACTTTCATTGATAATTTAGCAAGTCAAATGGCTACACAACAAATTATTGAAGATGATGATGATTTATTTCAAATAGTTTAAATTTATTTGTATTTCCAATACCAATAAATTAAAACACAAACAATAAATACTATTCCAAAATATGTAACATAATTATTTTTAGGAGAATAACTATTATTAATTTCTTGTAGAGCTTCTTTGTACGATAACATTTTTTTTCCTGTCTGATAATTTACGACATTATGCAAGTCAATACCCCATCTTATTAAATTATTTCTACATGATAATACATTTTTTGTTAGTGGTAATTTCTTTAAGTGATTATTATAATTATTTCTGCACATGCCACATGGTAAAATATTTGACAAAGAAGTAAAAAAATTATAATATTTTTCCATTTCTTTATCAGTCGGATCGACTGGATATGCTAATGTTACTGAATGTATAAATTTCCATCCACAATTTCCCCACAAACTAGGATCCATTATATTATATTGAAATAATATAATCGCCACGTTGATATATATTAAACATAATTGTTCGTATTTCTTGTATATCTCTATGTTTATCAAAATAATTAACAGCATCTAAATCATTAACTTTAGATATAATAGGTAAACAACCCAGTTTCTTTTTTGAAAAATCCCATGATTCAATTTTACAGTTAATTGCAACATAGTGTCTCGTATTTTCTTTTTTTATCATTTTTAACCATGCACTACTAAATTTCTTTTTTAGATTTTGTGATAATAAATCTAATAGTTCCCTACTCAAGAGAACTATTAGATAATTACCTATATATTTTTCATTCAAAACCGTTCCTGATCCATGATATTCCGCACTTGAAAATGGTAATAATTGTGATGTCGAAATTAACGGAGCAGATATTTTTCTTGTCGTTTTAATTTGTATTTTTTTAACATTATGATCACAATACAAACCAATAAATGTATTCACATTAATATAGTCATTGCAGTTTGAATCGTATATATAATGTTTGTTGTACGATTTAACATGTATTTTATTTATTTTTACAACATCATTACAATTAATTTTATCCATAATAACTGGTGGTCCGTCATAGTTATCATTATCAATATTCTCTATTAAAATTTGTATGTATCGCACATTAAATGAAATACAAGTATTCTTATCCAACATTCCTGAAACAAAGCCAACAATACGTTTTTTTGACATATTAATAATAGGCGCTCCTAATTGACAATTGTCACTATTAATTTCATACTTATGGTAAAATATATTGTCATACAAATTTAAAGTATCATTTCCTGATTTTTTATAAGTAACAGAATTATAAAAAATTATTTTTGTTGTTATACCTGGTATAATGCAATTACCTTTGTATTTATATATTTTTTTTGATATTTCTAAATATGTTATATCTGTGGTTTTAATTAATTTAACACTTTTTAAAATACACAAATCATATTCTGGAATTTTAAACACAATCTCTAATTTTCTTTTTGACATTTTTGATCCGGTAGAACAATAATGACCATTAATTGTTTGTGCTCCAGATAATGGTTTATATGCTGACACAATATAAGTAATGTTATTATGCATTATAAAAAATCCAACACACTCAGTGGGATTAGTATCAATATAATTTTTACAATATGTTCTACCGGCCGTTTTTATATATATTATACTATGTTTAAAGAAAGTGTAATCCATTTAATAGATAATTTTTCAATTAGTTATATGTAAATACTAAATTAATTCAATTTTTTCCCAACCCTTACAATATCATTCAAAAAATCATGGTGTAATGGATTTTGACTAATAATTGCGCCATTTTCAATATTCGTAACTAATCTGTCATAATAATTTTTATTTAATATTCTCACAAATTCTAATTTTATTGGTGTAATAATATGTACTTTGTCATCAGAATGATTATCATCGACATAAACCAATACATATTCACTATATGAATTATTCGCTGTTATCTTTGGCTTACCAATTGCAAATCCATGTATCATATTCAAATAATAAATTACAGAATCTTTTGAAAACATTTTCATTATGTTGTTTGAATACACATGAATATATGCCTCATATATCGATTGCCATGCAGATCTATCAGAACTTAATTGTCTAATATTTATTAAATTGTTCTCAGGAGAAATAATATTTTTTATTTTTTCATATACTAATAATATTTTTAAGTACTCGTCCGCGAAACTATTTAATATATTTTGTTTAATGTATGTGTATTTTGATAATATTTTCATATATTCATATAATTTTGCATAACTATCCAATTGTATAAATGATATATTATATGCGGTAATAAATGTTTGTACTTCTCGCTCAGTATTTAATTGTTGTTTATGATACATTTCGTACATACTTTTTATCAAATCTCTGTCATTTTGATTATAGGTTTTATTTAAAAATATTTGTTTTATCCTTTTTAATTCAGTTGTCATATTTTGTTCTACGTTAAAATTATTAAGAATACCGGATTTTTTTATACATTCTAAAACCATATTAACCAGTTTATATATAAAATAAATATCACCATTCTTCGTTGAATGAACCTTTATAAAATCTTTCTCTCTATTTCTAATAATAATATCATCCATACCATTATCTGATATTAATGTTAATAACTTGATAAAACCCAACATCTCATAGACACAACTATTTTTTGTTGAATACAAAAATAACATTAAATGATTGATATTCTTTAAAATATTAAAATTTGTATATTGTTTCGCAATATTAATTAAATTTGTGTATTGTTCTGATATACACGCTATTTGTTTTTCCGGTACATAGTCTATTGTATAATTAATATTAGGTACTGTACCAAATTTTCCTACATATATTTCACTTCCTTGTATGTCATTTATTATGTTTTTTATGTAGGCTACTTTTTTCGCATATTCCATTTTTAATAATAACAATGATTTATTCATTTTTAGAATACTATAATCTTTTAGAATGGTATTTTTTGCTTTTTCAATAATGTCTGTGTTTTCTGTGTAATATTCTTCAAGATCATTTGCTTTTAATAATTCTGAAAAATATGCATTTTCTATTTGTGGATTATTTGTTATGCTTATTATTTTACAAGTATATGGATTTCTAATAATTGCATATTCATCCGGATGTATTATGTAAAATAATCCAATATTATCTGCTAAAGTTTCGTAGTTATAACCTGTATGCATACGTTTAGAACAGTATATATCTCTATTTATTTTTTGTGAATGATATTCTTCGAAATATGTATCAGATGTGCCATTTAAAAAACTATCATCATAATCCATCCTACCATGACTAATATATTTGCTTCCGTAATAATAGTCATTGTAATCTTTTCCGTGTATATTGTAAATATCATTAATATAGTATATTTTTTTTATAATATCAAATACATATTCAGTGGTATATGTTGCAATTGGAACATCTTCTGCTTTTGATTGTAAAAATCTTTGAATAATACTATCTAATGGATTTGATGTCGCAATTTCATATGTATTTTTATTATTTGATAGTTTATCAATATCATATAACGGATAAAAATCCCCCGCTGATCTTCTACCAACTCTGCCTCTTCTTTGTTTTGAACTTGAATCTGATATTGGTAATAATTTTAAAGTATTTGTATCTAATAATGGATCATATATATTTACCTGTGCAAGACCAGCATCTATTACATACGATAATCCTGGTAATGTAACAGATGCTTCTAATATATTTGTACCAACAATTAAAATTCTTTTGTATGTTCCTTGTGATATTCTTGATTTTATTTCATAATCATGTAAATAAATATCTGATTTTCTTTTTGTATATAAATTTGGATTAGACAAAGCTGATAAATTTGTCTTTTTTAATTCTTCACTAATATCTCGATAATAAGGCAAACATATTATATTTTCGGGAAGATTCTGATTAAGCATATCAACAGCACCACCGATATCTTTTTTACCAGTTAATATCATTAAAATATTACCAGTTGATGTTGTTTTGGCGACATCCAATGCCTTGTCCACACATTTTTGTAAATAATTTGTTTTATCTATTTTGTCAGAATCTGACTTGGATAAATAATGAGAGGTTACTTTATATCTAGATGCAACACCAAGAGGACTAATATGCATTCGTCTATCTACATTTGATCTATCTAATCCACACATAATATTTGTCATTGACTGCGGATAAATAATATTATCGTCAATATATCTGTAATATCGTCTATATATAGGTTCATCAGCATCCATTGTTGCACTAATAATAACTAATTTAATACTCATATTTAAAAACATAATATCACGCATCAGAGTAAGTATTAAATCCATATTTTTATTGTGTTCATGTGCTTCATCAATAATAACAATATCATAAATATTATCTGATGTACATTTAATAGGCCATTTTAGTACATCATTATTAGGATATTGATAAGTTGTTACTTTTCTTGTTCTAGTTAAATAAGGATAATTTATGATATCGTTTATTAGTATACCATCTGTCACAATATTTAAAAAAGATTTTTCATGTCTGACATGATTACTTTCACTGTATTTGTACTGTATACCATAATTATTTGTAGATACATTATCTTTTAATTTATCATCATAAGAAAATATGGGTATACCCATTTGTGTTGATATTGCGTCGGAATTATCTTGAACTACTTTAATTCTGGGAACAGTACATACTATTTTACCAAAGTCATTATTATCAATAATCTTTTGTGCGTATAATAATAATTTTGGTACTTGTGTTGATTTACCAACACCAGTACCTCCAGTTATAAACATGACTGAATTATTCATATAATGATGAAAAAAATTAATTTGACAAATCCAATTAACAGCAAACATTTGTGGCCATTCGTAATTATTAGTTGACGATACGAAGTCGAGATAAGACATATCATAATTTATTGTTTTAATATTTTCCAATTTTCCGTATGGGATTTTTTTTACAAAATGATAAGAATATTTATTGTAACTATTTCTTAATTTGTCATTCATATAATTAGATCTCATTCTTTCGTAGTATTTTTTATCATAAATACCTTTTGTTATTTTTTCATCTGTAAAATTAGGATTAGGTTTAAATTCAGATAACAATCCGTGCATTATTAGTGATTCAAATACTGCATCTATTATAAAAGGTCTTATCATATCATGTACTTTTTTATTTATTGATATTGGTTTTCCCATTTTTATTAGGTAACGTCTAATATTAAACCAATCACCTGTTTCTGCAAAATCATCCCAATTATTATATTTAGATGGTCCTACATTCATTAATCTATGCCATATGCGTTTCATTTGTTCGAGATTAAGAGATCTCCAATTAGATGGGAAAATAGGATATTTATCCTTATCTTTTCTGCGATGAGAAATGGCTTTTGCATAATTATAAATATTTTTTGGAGTTACAGAATAACCTGTTTCTTTATCATAATATAACACGGATTGTGCATCAATAAACATTTTTTTGTAAAACCATGTATTTTTAAAGTTGGATATTTCTTGAAATAAGAAATTATAAATATCATTAGTAGGCGTCTTTAAAAATGCACTTCTTGCTTTTAATAATTTTTCCGGTGTTGGAGTAATATTATCTTCTTTTACATCATCAATATCTTCATCGGATGTTTTAATAAATAAATTATTTTCTACTAATTCGTCAACATCAGAATAGTATCTGGAAAAAAAATAATGGAAATTAACTATTATTGTTTCGGATATTTCGGAATTTTCGGATAACATAATTTTCCACCTGGATGAAAAGTTATTTGTTTCAAATTCGCTCAAATATGACCATTGTTTATTATCAAATATATACTGAATAGGTAATATTTTTTTTAATTCAATAATATATTGAGTTGATGTTCCATTATTAATATAATCATACATTAACCATTTTTCTTGTTTTACATTATCATAAAGATAATTAATTAATGTTTCATATATTATCGGAATTGATAATCCCGCATCGTAATCATTAATATAATATTCATCTGTATGAATAGTTGTTGCGTTCCATTTTCGTATTGTATCTTTGTACAAATTTGTATCTTTATAATTATCTAAACGAATTGGTAATACATCAAGCCAATTTACAAATAACCGATGTGCAATAATATCAATAGTAAATGTCAATAATTTTTTGTTGTGCTCTAAATAATTAATAATTAAAGGTCTTTCAATAATATCATCATTATGAATAATACATCGATTAAATTGAACATTTGTAAATAGATAATTTTGTTTGACATCTCTTTCTGTGTATATATCTTTTAAATTATTTATTTTTGACATTTTTTGTAAAGTCGACATATCATCAGAATCAAATATGTATGGTAATATTAACATGATTATGCTTTTTAAATCTTTATTATTGTTTTGTTTTAGCTGTCTCCATAAATCATTGTTTTGAATATAAAACTTGAAAGCAATATATTCTATTACGAATAACATTCCATTTAAAATATAATTAAAGTCGTCATCATTTAAGGCTTGAAATATATTTTTTAACAATATTTTCACATATTCTTTGTTTTCCGGATTTGATACCTTATTTAAGTTATGATTATAGACTGTATTGTTTTTGCATGAATTAATAAAATCATTATGATCCGTTATAAAATTACCAAGGGATATTTGATATTCGGACATTTTTAATATATAAGTTTAGTAAATAAAAAATGATAATTATTGTTTATTTATTATATTCCTATATTTAAGTATATATCAAATTATCTTATTAAATGGATGTAAGTGATATTATCGCAAATAAAAAGAGTTTAAAACAAAATACAAAAGTTATTGCGAAAAATGTATTATGTGATGAATTATTAAATGGTAAATTATATCCTTACCAAGAAAAATCTGTTTTGATAGAAAGAAATATTCTTATAAAAGAAAATGCTGTTTTATTAGCCCATGATCCGGGTATAGGAAAATCATATGATGCTATTGCATTATGTATTGAATTAGAATTTATTCCATTAATAATAACAAAACGATCGATATTATCCCAATGGATTGGTGTATGCAAACATTTTGGTATTAAACCTTTTGATATTGTTAATTACGAAACAATTAGAAATTGTAAAAGTTATACCAATTATAAATTCAAAGCTAGAATAATGTCAAAATACATAAGATATGCAAATGATAATATGAATATGGCAAAACAAAAAACACAATATAAATATGTATGGAATTTACCAAAAAATGTTGCAATTATATTTGATGAAGCACATGAATGTAAAGAACCTAAATCTGAGAATGGTCAATTGTTTGAATCAGTATTTCCACTAAGAAAAATAAATCCTAGAATAGTGTTGAGTGCGACCATATGCGAAAGACCAACTGATATGAAAATATTATTTAGCGTATTTGGTATTATTCCTCATTCTAGAAATTTTGTTGATTATATGAAGATAAAGAAAAAGAACACAAAAAAATCTGATTCGGAAATTATTAGGGATGAATTAAAAGCATATACACATAGATTAAAAATAAGTGAAATGGGTAATACTTTTCCAACTAATAGATGGTATGCAAAAACATATACATTGGATAATGTAGAAGAATTAAAAAAGAATTATGATGATATTGATAATATGATATTAAAATTACAGAAAAAATCAAATACGACAGATAATATTCTAGTTAAAATACAGAAAATGCAACAAGAAATAGAATTATTAAAAGTGCCTATATTCGTAGAACTTGCCGAAGATGCAGTTAAAAATAATTTATCACCGGTTATATTTGTTAATTATCGCGCGACATTGAAAATATTAATGAAGAAATTAAATACTAATTGTTGTATTCACGGAACATTAGGTGAAGAAAGATATGAAAATATTGAATTATTTCAGACTGACAAAGAACAAATTATGATCTGTCAAATTAATTCAGGTGCAACTGGAATTGGTTTACATAATGTAAATGGTGGTAGAACAAGAACTGGAATTGTAAGTTGTCCTTTATCTGCAAAAGTTTTATTACAAGCATTAGGTCGTTTACCAAGAGCAGGTTCAGTTGAACATACTGATAAATTAGGTCAAATAATACCAATAGTACAAGTTGTTGTATTTATAGCTGGAATAAAACAAGAAGAGAGAATAGCTGAAATAATGAATTCTAAATTAGAATGCATATCAATGATAAATGACGGAGATTTATCGCCTTATAAAATTCAAATTAAATAATAACTACAATTGTAAATTCTAGTTATTATTAATAAAATTAAAGACACCTTCTGGAGATTTATCTTCTACATTATAACATTTACCTTTACCATCATAATAAATAAGAGTCGGAAAACCTTCAATACCAGATTTGTCAGCTACTAATTTATTTTCCTCATTGTAATCGGCTCTAATATCAGTAAATTGTATATTTAATTTGTCAATAATGTGTTTCCATGCATCTTTATATGCTTTTGAATATCCACACCAATCAGCCCAATACAAAACCAGTGTCGGTTGTGTAATATCTTTAAAATTTTTTTTAAATGTGTCGTCATCATCATTTCCACCTCTTTGTTTATCATAATTTAATATATGTTTAAGTACATCAGTTGATGCACCATCACTTTGATCAGAATTATAATACATTTTTTTTAACATTTCAGTAGATGTCATATTTCCACCATATTGATTCTTAATATTTCTCACCATACTGGATTCACTATTTACTGTATAATTTTCAGTATTATAAACACTATTATTTGGTGTACTAAAATCTAATGAAATTTCCGAATTCTTTAGTAATGCTTTTTTACCTTTTTTCTCTGTTAAATTATTGATTGATTCAGTTTGTCGATAGTCAGAGATTTTATCGGTACTCAAACCAAGAGATACAACATTCGAATCGTTTGAATATATTTTTGATGGTAATGGTGTATTTTCTGTTGAAGATATATGTTGATTTACTCCTGATGTCATTTTTACAATTTTTCTAATATAAACGTGAATTGCATATATTAAACATTCATTCTCGCTTACTTCAATATAAAAATCAGTATCAGCTCTAGATGAACTCATAAAATCACATTGATATTTTTTTGCTTTTCCATGTTCTATTCTCATCTTTCGTAAAGTTTTATTTTGATCATTATTAATATTATTAAAATATGATTTAACATTATTCAGATTGTCAATAATAGATTGAGACATTATAGATTATATAGAATAGCTAGATTTTATAAAGATTAATTATAAAAATAGTATGCAAAAGAAAAATGATAGACTAAAAACAAATAATGGTAATGTATGTTTAACAAAATGTAATGACATGAATAAGTTAGCTATTAATCCACAATCAATGGGATCTTATAAAAATGATTTTGATTTTTGTTTCACATTGGATGACGATATAAATGTATTAATAAAAGGCAAATGTGATATAAATGATAATAATATATACACAACGCCTGATGAAACACTTATGTTTTTTAAATATCCATTTGATCAATTAATATTTCTAAAATTATATAACATAACAACATTTGATGAATGTATTGACTGGACCAGTGAAAATATACATTTGCCATTTCAAACTATTAAACGAATTCATAATTGTGCATGGATAGCATTTGGTAAAGACATATCAAAAATACCATTTTCAGTTCTCGATTATTATTACACAAACATAATTCAAGAACATTGGGTAAAAGACTATAGTATTAATAGCGCAATTTCAGAAAATGATTTATTACATTTTTTTACATATGATGAATACACTAAATGTATGGATCTCTATATAAAAAAATATATTATACAGTGGGAATCAATAGAATCACATTATGGAAATTTAAAAAGGTTCATTTATAAATATCTGATAAAAAACATTAGTATATGATATAACAATGTTCGTATCATATACTGATCAAGATCCAGTTGTGTTGACGAGAGTCGAAAATGATTTTGTATTAAAAAGATTTTTTAATCCTATGACGGGTCAATTTGTTGTGCCAATTATGACAATAAATACAGTAGAAATAACGAATGACCCATTAGGCAGAGATCCATCATATAGAAAAAAAGTAATTGAAAATATTCATACTAGGTTAGTAGATAAATGGTTATATAATGATATTGTATTTACAAATTTACTTAAATATTTTGTTGTTGATAAAGACAAAGTCATGCTTGTTGATAATTTGGATAAACTGAATGATAAGAAATTAACAACTGATGAACAAAAACATATATTTAGATATATTGAAACAAATATTATTGATAAGAAACTTGTAAAAATGATATTAAAAGAATATTTAGATAAAACAAATGGCAGATGGTCAGATATTTTATCAAATATTGACAAAATAAAAAAATTAACAGTACGAAAAATCGCAAGAATCTTGAAAAAATTAATACTAGAAACAAAATATGGACAGAGAAAATAATATATAAATAAACGTTTATGTTTATATATTATTGACTAATGTCTAAGAAACCATCTGAAATAAAAAAATATTTAGAACATCAAAAGTATTATACTGAATTATATGGAGATAAGACAATCGTTTTCTCACAACAGGGTTCTTTTTATGAATCTTACGCAACTCTTACTGAAGGATATCAATATTTATATGATATTGCTAAAATAATACCAGCGACAGTTACAAGAAGGGATAAACAAAAAGGTCTACTAGAAGAACCAAGTGTATCTAATCCATTATTATGTGGATTTCCAATAAATTCATTGAGAGAAAATTTAGTTATTTTGACTGATGCTGGTTATATTGTCGTTATATTTGAACAAGTATTATTATCAATAGATGCATTGTCTGGTGAAAAATCATTCGATAGAGTTTTACAAGGAATATACAAAGGTAATATGCACTTTAATCCTAATGATAATTCAATAAATTCTAAAATATTAGCAATTTCATATATTGTCGAAAAACAATCTATGCGAAACGACATAACGACAAATATGGGATTATCATTATTAGATGTTACAACTGGTAATTTAATCGTACATGAATATTACGAAACAAATAATGATACTATGTATGAAGAAATATGTAGAATAAAACAACTGTATGAACCATATGATTTTATATCATACTATCACTTATTAAATACAGATGTAATAGATAAATATAATGATTTTAAAAAGTTATTAGAACAAAACAATATTAAACATGAAATTTACAAATATCATAACTCAGAAAAATATAGCAATGATATGTTTAAGTTATTAAATAATAAAATGTTAAAAATACCATTTCAAAATGCTATATTAGCCGAACAATATGGATTAAATAATCAAACTGTTATAAGTGGAGGTACTTCTCCAATTGAAATATTAGAACTGGAAAAATCACCTTTGTCAACTATATCGTTAGTATTATTAATATCGTATATAACGAAATTTAATACATCTGTATTGAAAACTTTAAGTAAACCATCTGTATATTGTTATGCACAAAATCTAATATATGGTAATGATGCAATTAGTCAGCTAAATATTTTTGATACAAATGGTCTAGAACATTACAATAAATCGACAAAATCTTTATTTGATATTATAAACAAAACCTCGTCACCATTGGGTAAAAGATATTTATATAATTCTTTACGTAATCCAATATCAAAGGAATGTACAAAAACAATTAAAAAGAATTATAATACAATTGAAAAATTATTGGAAAAAAAACAATACAAAAAATACGTGAAAGATTTGACAAATATATATGATTTGGATAAAATACATAGACAAATTCGCTATGGTAATATTAATCCTAATATGATTAACAAAATGTTACCAAGTTACGAAGCAATTATGAATATTATTAAATTATTAAAAAAATACGAACCAAGTTTATATGATGAAAATATTATGATACCATTCGAAAAAATGTACAAAAAGTACACTACTACAATAAATATAGAAGTACTTAATAAATATAATGACTATGAATCTATCATAAAATCAATATTTAATAAGGGAATATATAAAGACATAGACGAATTAGAATCATCAATAAATTCTGCAGCAGCTATATTAGATAATATTTGTTCTGAATTTAAAAAATTCTTACCTGTTTGTAAATCTGGAAAAGAACCTATAAATACAGTTTGTGGAAAAAAGAATGGTTATCATTTGATTACAACAACAATAAGAGCAGATTTAATAAAAAAGAAGATAAAAAACCACCCTATAAAAATAACAACAAAAGCGGGAAAGATAATAAGTATAAAGTATGAGAATTTAGTATTTGAATCATTTCCGTCTGGTAAAAAAGTCAGAATTTTCGTAAGCACTAAAAATAATTTATTAGAAACATACACATCAAATCAATTAAAATTAAATGAAATATGTAAGAATACTTTGAATAATTTTATATTTGAAACATATGTGAAGTATAAAGATATTTGTTTTTCTATTTGTAATTTTATTTCCAAATTTGACTTTTTGGTTAGTGGAGCTATAATAGCAGACGATTATTCATATTGTAAACCGACAATATGTAAATCTAACATTTGTCATATAAATGCAAAAGGTCTGAGAAATGCTATAATAGAAAGAATATTAAAAGCAACAGAATATATACCAAATGATATAGAAATTGGTAATAAAAATAAACAGAATGGAATATTATTATTCGGTCCAAATGCAGCGGGTAAATCATCTCTTATGAAGTCAATTGGTATTGCTGTCGTATTGGCTCAAATAGGATATTATGTCCCAGCAACGACATTTGAATATGTACCATATATGTCATTATATGTTCGCATAATGTCAAATGATAATATTTATAAAAGTCAATCAAGTTTTGTTTTGGAAATGAATGATATTCAATCTATTATATCAAGAGTAAATAATGATGGGCCAAATACATTAGTACTTGGTGATGAAATTTGTAAAGGTACTGAATATAAATCAGCTAGAAAATTAGTCGCAGCTACACTTATTAAATTAGCTACAACAAATAGTACTTTTATGTTTGCAAGTCACATGCATAAAATATGTGATAATGAAAAAGTAAAACTATTGAATAATATGAGAATATGTCATATGAAAGGCGAATATAATACAAACTTAAAATGTTATGTATACGAAAGAAAAATGTATGATGGGTGTGGTCCGAAAGAATATGGTATAGATGTTGCGAAATATATTATTAAAGACACACAGTTCTGGGACTCATTAGCATCATTTAGCGTAACAGTTAATAATTTTAAGGCATCAAAGTACAATTCAGAAAGTGTCGCTTTAAAATGTGCACTCTGTAGTTATAAACCAATTGAATCTAAAGATAAACCTGTTTGTAGACATCATATTAATTTTCAGTCAGAATGTGTAGATGGTAAAATTAAATCAAAGAAACATATTAAGAAAAATGCACTCTCAAATTTAGTGCCACTGTGCGACGGTTGTCATGATTTAGTACATGATAATAAAATAAAAATAAAGGGTTATATTGATACGAGTATTGGTCCAATATTATTTTATGATTTATAGAATAATATTTTCCATTAAATATCTTGTCTAAAAATATATAACAAAATGAGTGATAATCAAATCGTCGAACATATGTCTGGATTAAAGATAAATATTGTTAGTCAGCCATTACAGAATGCGTTAGAAGCGTGGTTAAAGTACGGAACTGTATTTTTAGTGTATAGGTTAATGACATTTTATTTTGCTGAAAAAGATAGTTCAGATACTAAATTCTTTCATAAAGATACATTGAAAACGGTATTGTTTATATTATTAGGATTTACACTTTATTACATTTTGATTCAACCTAATATTCCTGTTAAATCACAACATCCTATAATTAGAAATATTGGTAATGATTCACTTATGTTTGGTACAGTATTATTATCATATCATGCTTTGAAGGTGTTATCCGGTGAAGCTGAAGTCGGAGATCCTGAATTTTGGAAAAAATCAGGATTGATACTCGTCGCATTTGCTGCATATAGAGTTACATTAGATCAATTTATACCATTTAACAAGATACAACCAAAGAATAGAAATTTAGTAGCTGATTGGGCTCAATTTGGTACATTTTTAATTGCATATAGAGCATTAGAAGGAAAATCGTTAACAGATACAAACTGGTGGTTATCTGTATTATATGCTTTGGTGGGTTTTGGAGGATATCATTTGGTATCAAAGAAATTAATACAAATACAATAAATTGTTTTTATAAACAAATTATTGAATAATATTATTTTCTCTTACTGGCTACTTTAGAACCAGCTTTCCTAACTGGTTTTTTTGTAACTTTCTTAGCTTTTTTAACTTTCTTAGCTGGTTTCCTTGATGACTTATTAGATTTTTTACTAGATACTTTTGATCCGGCTCTTTTTAAACCACCTTTTTGTTTCTTTTTATTAGGTTTCTTTTTATTATTTTTTTTTGCTAGTTCTTCTTCTTCTTTTTCTTTTTTTAATTTATCTACTATTTTTTGTTGTTTTTCTCCACGTTCAATTACTTTATTAATCGCAGGCATCATTTTAAGAATTTTCTTTCTGTATCTGTCTCTGTCAGCCTTTGTGGTTGAATTTCTAGATTTTATAAGTGCTTGTAATGTTGTTAATTTTTTATTTATTTTTTCGGCTTGTAAATTAATTCTAAATAATTTTCTTAGTTCAACACCAAGATTAGGCCTTTTCTTTTCTTTTAAAATTTCATAATATGCATCATGTCCCATACCCTCTATACCATGATATCGAACTTGACCAATTTTTGCACAATACACTCTTGTACCTCTTACTTTGTTTTTTGGTATTTTACCAGCTCCACAATAAACTGTAGTCATTTGTATAATGAATATGATTATATTATTTTTAAACACACTAAATAAGTGGTGAAAAATATTTATTCAGACCATTGTCATATGACTCACTATCACTTTCTTCAATTAAATCATATTTAGGTTCATATTTAGGTTCATATTTAGGTTCATATTTATTTATTTGTTTCGCCATATCCACACCGACACTATCTTTTATAAAACCATTGAATGTAACTTTTTTATGTTTTTTACCATAGTTTATAAATAAGACTATTACAATTCCCAATGTCATAATTATTAAAAATTTCTTGTTAAAAAATTTGCTTACACTATTGAATCCACCTTCTTGTATATCATCATAATCATCTGATCCAGATCCTTTTAACATATAATATCCAAATCCAAGTACCAAAATAATACCAACACCAATAACAATATATGTTACGACACCTCCACCAAATATAGTACCCAAGAGAGATGTACCTTCAGCATTTAATTGCGCTTGTTGTAATAGTTCATTGTAAGTAGTTTGATAGTTTCCAATTATACATCTTTGTTTATTATTTGCTACTTGTGATAGAACGAGATCACAAGCTGTATCATCAATAGATCCAAATTCAAAATCATTTGCAGTTATTGATTCATTCTTACATTTATTTTCTATTTCATTTTTTATTTTATTTACTGTTTCTTGTTTATTTTCTGTGACTGGTACGCCTAATCCTGTTTTTGCATCTTGTTTTGCTTTTTGTACAGCATTTAGCATATTATTTTCGATTGATTTAATAACACATTCTGCATCAACAGTTGCGCTTTGGTTTAATGATGTCATTGTTTTAGGTGGACAACCAGGAGCAGGATGATGAACAATCTTATCTATTTTTGTGCGATTTATAGAACTGGATTTTATACCACAATCCGAAACCATTTTATTAATGGTTTTTGATTCTTGTTTAGCTTCAGATTTTGAAACAGATACACCCATTATATATGTTATTAGTAATTTTTATTCAAATTAAAATTGTTATTTTGAATAAAAGTTATTTTTTATTTTTTTTGAAATGACGTTTTAAACTTGCTGAATCCATTTCATCGATCTCTTTATTTTCATTTGTATACTTATGTCTATGTGCTTCTTCTTGATAATTTTGTCTACCATGATCATCTTTTTTTAAAATTTCGTCAATTAAATTACCTGTTTCTTCACTTGTCGACAAATCACCATTAATAAATTTACTAGCATTAGAATTAAAAACGTGCTTTCTTATTTTATACATATCTTCTGAACCTACTGAAGAAGAATCTGCTATTAATCTAGCAGCGGCATCATTCACTTCTTTTAGTTCATCATCCTCATCCGAAGATAAACTGGATGAAGACGAGGATGAAGACGAGGATGAAGAGGATGACGATGATTTTTTACCACCTTCTTGATTCATTATTTTTGACATCGATGAAGTAGTACCATCTTCATATTTAAAATATGGACCTTTGACATTATCCATACCATCGGATGATGATAATATCGCATGTACACATTTTTTATCTTTAGTGTTGTTATCACAAATACTAATCTGTATTTCACTATTTCCTTTTGCTGATTCTGTCATAGTTTCACTAGGTAAATATTTTAGTTTTTTCCTAAATTGTTTTTCTTGTTTATTCCTGTGAGATTTTAACTTGTTAACATAGTCATTATATTTTTCGCTCTGATTAGTACTAGATTTGGATTTTGAATTAGAGTTTGAATATAAATTAAAACTAATTGCATCATTTCCATCTTGCGATTCAGAATTTCCCATGATTTATTATACATATTCAAAAGAAAATTATTCAAATAGGATATAGAGACATGAAGATAAATATACACATGATTTTGATTATATCAATATTATTTTATGCAATATCATATTATGTATTTAAAGATGGTGGTGATGTTGTTTATGTTAAATCAAATATTATCAAAGAAAAATTTGTTGTACAAAATACAAAAGATAAAAAAAAAGCTGCAGACATATTAGGTCAAATCTATGTTAACATTTTCAAATTAAGATCACACTTAAATAAAAATATCGAATCATATCCAGAATTTAAACAATATATTGAACAATTCTGTAGCAGAATAAAAAATGTCGAATTAGCTGAAAATTCTAATAAAGGTGATCATACTAGTTTTACAATTAATAAAGGTGATAAAATAGCGTTGTGTTTAAAATCTAAACAGACAGATAGATTTCATGATATAAATTTAATTATGTATGTGACTTTACATGAACTTGCTCATGTAGCATGTCCAGAATTAGATCACACAGATTTATTCAAAAAAATATTTGCATTTATTCTGACAGTGGCATCTGACATAAATATTTATAAAAGGGTCGATTATAAAGTAAAACCAAAAGAATATTGTGGTCTTATTATAAGCGAAGGTAGTTAAATTTAATCTATAAACAGTTTAAATTTATTCTAGCAGTTAATATAGAATGAACGATCCCATAAAAATAATACACAAATATAAAAATGAAAATAAAAGGATACAATATTCCATTTACATATTTGTAGGAGATATTATGACGGATAGCGATTTTAAAGTACTAAAAAAAATAAAAGATATGGATCTTTATACGACTTTGACATCAATTTCAAAATCAGAATTTAACATTCTTGTCAAACTGTATGGTGATTTTTGGTACGAAAAGTTATTTATCAGTCATCATATTAATTTTATAAAAGAGAACATAATTAAAGATAAACTAAAACAAAAAGAATTAATATCTATTTATGACTCTGATTGGTACACTATACATTTTGTAAAATATGAAAACAGAATTCAAATACCATTATTTGGTTATGGTGAAAAAATAAAATCAGAACTTGACAAGAAAATGATAAAAAAAATTATTGCCACGAAAGATATTACAGATGTCGAAAATACATTATATTCAAGTGAATCCGAATCATCAAGACAAGAAAATGAAGATCAAAATCAATCATGGCCGACATCTGACTCAGTATCAACAACTACATCATCAAATTCAGATAGTGAATCATATGATATTATTCAATATGGTGGAAATGTAGATGTAGATGTAGATGTAAACACAGATGTAGATGTAGATATAGATATAGATAATTATTTACCTGACAATGATATTGCATCGACTATTGATAAAGAAATACTCTCTATGGAAAATGACATTGAATCTTTATTTAACGATGAACCAACTACAAATAAGGATGTAATTAATATTATTAAAGACATAAAGAAAGTCATATCAAATGGGTCATATAATACTGCTAGTTCTATAATACCATTTAATAAGGAGAATGATCATAATGTGTATGATCAAAATATGAAAAATATTGTAAAAAAAATATATGTAAGAAATCAATACATTTACAAAGATGACACAATAAAAACTATTAAATGGAAAATATGTGCTAGTATTAAAAATAACGACAAATTTGGAGATAATGCTTATATTATACCATCGTATCAATACTTATGGACAGAATATCCATCTAAAAAAATAGAGAATGAATACAAATATGATAACATTATGCTTGGTCAACAGTGGATAGTTAAAAATAGTGTTTTAAGAATTAATGCTGAACCAGAAACTAACATGAATATTTATTATGAATTGAGAGGTAATTTAAAAAATTTAAGAGATAACATAATAAGGCAAGGAAAAATAAAATACGAAAATCATGAATCAAATATTTTAGAAGATTATGAAAATTATTACACACAGAATGAAATATTTATGATAGATATTTATAATGAACTAGGACTTGATATGCAAGCTAATTTTGAAGAATTACGAAATTTAATTAGTATTTATATCAATGTTTATTTTAACCAGTTGTATGTTAGAACTGATGCAATTAAAAATATAATAGAAATATTACAAACAAAGACGTCTGTTCAAAAGAAACAATTAGAATTAGATAAATTAAATAGTATTTATAATGCTATTAACAGTGATTTGATACTAACAAATCAAATCATGCGTAATATTGAAATTTGCAAACGTGACGATAAAAATAAATACACTACATTTTTTTCGCAGCCAAATGTAACACAAGCATTTATTAGGGCATATTTATTATCACAAGAACAACTAATAGAGAGAAACATGAGAAATGATATGTATCATATTTATAATAATTTTATTTTAGATGATGAATATCCATATATTAATTATCAAACAATAGACGGAATACCAAAAATAAGAATATATCCAGATTTTTTTAAGAATACAAAATCAAAACAAAATGTAATGAAATGGTTCGAAAATTCTCCTTATGGAATTAGTTTCAAAATAAAAACGACAATTGATAATGATACTATATATTTGGGGGTTATTTTGACAGACACTGGACGTATTGATTATAAAGTTCATTGGAGAGAAGAATATGGAAAAAGTGTAAATGACATTAGTGTTACTTATGAAAATGTCAGAAAACTAATAAAGAAAATAAACAAAGAAAATGCTATGTACGGTATTAAATATAAAGTTCCATCTGATGAAGATTTTAAGTTTGCGTTTATCACTACTATTCAAAAGTTTAAATTAGAACAAAATAACAAAATCATGGAAATAAATTATAACGAATTAGATGATTTTGCTAGATATTTTTTCCCATATGTTGCACTTGTTATAGAACCACGTAAAAGGCTAGGTAAAAATAAAGAATCAGAAGTTGGAAAATCTGGAACATATTTAAGATATAAGAGAGTCAGTAAATATGAAAATAGATCAAAAATGGAATTTAGAATATTATTCATAATGAGATACTTTGAATACACTGACAAAAAATTTGTTGATCAAATTAGCAAAGAATTTAATATTACATATGAACAAGCACATAATGAAATAGAAAATGTCAAAAAAAAAGTTCCTAATATTAAAAAAGCCATTAAGAAATTGCGTAAAATTGAAGATATACCGAAAACTAAACATTTAGGTATTGACGTTAATATACAAGGTAAAACAAAAGAAACATATAAAATTCGTATAGCTGGTGCTAGAGACATTTTACAAATGAATAAAATATCAGAATTATTGAATATATTGATATATCTTTATTATGATACGTATATTCTTAAAAATAAGGACAGAAAAGAACTTAAAAAAACTTTGGAAGGATTAACTCAAATTGCCAAAAGAAAAAATAAAGTCGAACAAATTGTGAAAGAATATAGTGATACTACACAACAATTAAAAGCAGTATATGATATTGATAATGCACGTTTAACATCCGATGGTAAAATGGTATGGTCAAAACAATGTCAAAATTCAGGTAATGATAAACGTAGAAGACCTAACCATTTTACAGATATATCAGAACTTATAAAAAAAGGATATATCTGGAAAGAACCCGATGATAATATTTCTTATGGTCGTTTTGAAAAAACAATTAAACAAGGAAAAGAAAAAATAACTTTAACAGCTTTACAATTACCGCTTGAAAATGGTGATCATATATATTACACATGTAGTCCTGAAGATAATGGTAAACATATTTATGTTGGAGTACTTGGTAAGACGGACAAAGCACCGCCCTGTTGTTTTATTAAGGATCAATCTAAATCAAAAAATTTAGATAGAAAACATTTATATTTGAATAGTATTGGTATTAAACAAATTGATAATTCAGAAGTAAAAACAGATAGCAGTATTGAAAAATTATACGTCCTAAAATCAAGTAATAAATCGTATAAAAATCGTTTGTCATTTTTGCCACTTGCTTTAGATGTTTTCTTTAACAAAATAACCGGTAACGAAATCGAAACAAAAAACAATTATATCGTATCAACAAATAATAATGGATATTATTTTGGTTTTGATATTGGTGATTCAGATGAACCATTTATTTATGCAGTAAGTGCGGCACTCGGATCTAATATTAGTAATATTAAAAAGAAACTAATAAAAGTCCTAAAGGAAGATACAAACGACATATTATTTACATACTTAAATAATGGCGAAATAAGAAAAAAATATACATCTAGACAAAATTTTATAAACTATATTAAATCAAGTAATGTAACTTATACAGAAATATATGATATATTATGCGCAACCGGCGTTTTGGATAATATTGGTCTAAATATTATTGTATTTACAAAAAAGATTATTACGACTGTTACAAAATTAGAAAAAGAAAAACAAACTGAAGAATATCATATTGTATGTAATAATACTGAGAATAAAAAATATATATTAGATTCTAATCGTGAAAACATAATTCTTATTAAAAATGATAATTATTATTATCCGGTTATACATATTCAAAACATTGATGTTGGTGATAAAACATATGATAATAGTTTTTTGTTCAAATACAATAATGATAATAATAACATTATAAATAGAATATCTAACTATTATTTTGAATCATGTAAAAAAGAATTAAATATTATGACAAATACAAAACTAATAACAAAATTATCTGCACGTGATACTTATGACATTCTCATAAAAAATAATATTAAAGTATTTGGACAGATAATAGATATAGTGTTTAAATGCATTTACTTGGTTGTCATAGTTACAAATGAAAAATATTTAGTACCAGTGATAAGATCTGGATCTGTTCATAACTTAAATATTATTACTTTTAATAATACTTTTGTACACAATATTAATGATACGTTAACATTTTTAAAAAAACTACCAAAAGAAATGCATACGGAACCTATAGGTATAACATATATGAATGTTGATAATGATATTTATATTACGAATGGAATAATAACAAAAACATATTTAAATGTTCCTATTACTGAAATAAAGATTTCCAGAGAAAAAATACTTAAATATGATTTGATAATACAAAAAGGTAATCCCATTGAAAAACTAGATAATGACATTATAACGAATAAATACGAACCTGATAAGAGAGTAACAGAAATAAACAGAATAAAATATATTTCTGAAATGTATCAGTTATTTAGATTACACATATCATATTATTTAAACAATACACAAGATGGCAAGCGAGATAAAAAACGTTTATTTTCACTAAAAGACAATAAGAACGAAATAAAGAAAATATTATACAAAATATGTAACCAGGATTTATTAAACAAATATATATCGTTAGTTAATTTATCAAAAGAAGAATCAAATAATTGGATTAATATTAGTAAAAAGGATAATATTAATACAATATTTAAAAATATACGTACAGTATGTGATGTACATAATACGAAAAACTGTCCAATATCGCATTGTGAAATTGCTGCTGGAAAATGTAAATTCTCTGTTGAAGAAAATTATATAATTGATTTTATAAACAAAATGACAAATGAAATATATCAAAATAATTATCAAATGAAGGAAATATTAATGATTGATGATTATTATGTGTCAAATATTGTTAACTATGATAATTACGATGTTAGACCAAATGAACAAATGGTAATTGGAACAAATAAAAAGTTAAATATTATTTTGGAAAATATTTTTAATGGTACTGATTATGACCAATTACCACATGTCGGTAAAAAAACAAAATCAAATATTATTATTGTTGATGATGAAAAAACATTACAAACGACTAAAGATTGGTATATACAAGAAGTCATTGATATTAATCCTTTATTTAGAGCATTCGCGAATGCATATTATTGGTTATTACATCCATACAACGAAATATCAGATAGAAATCTAGGTTATAAATCTGATAAACAAGAGAATTTTGCTAAATATTACAAAGTTATTTGCATGGAATGGCTTAAAAATATAAAAAACTTATCACTATTGTCAGAAAAGATTTCTAAACAGGATGCTGATAAAATTATATATCATTATGTGTCATCATCAGGTATATTACCGACAACTTCTTTCATAGAACTAAATATATTGTCCATATTTTATAACACCATGATATACATTTATGACGATAGATTAAATATTATTAAAATAATACATCCTAAAGATGGATATGTTCAGAATAATAATAAGTATGATAACTATAAAAAGAAATGTCATCTACAATTTATTTACCAGTCAAAAGGTATGGAAAATATCGATATAACTACAAAAATTAAACCAATACAAATAAATGCAATGTATGAAAAGAATTAAAATATAAGAATATATTAAATATGAATACAAAAGTATCAAAAAAAACAAAACAAAATGAAGCAATTTTATATTATGCCGAACAAAAAGAAAAACAAACAAATGAATTATTAAAAGAAATGTTAGAAATGCAAATAAAAAATGTAAATTCTGAAGATGAATTATCTTATGAAGAAATGAAAAGAATTTGCAAATATATTAATAAATCTATATTTGGCGATGAATGTAGTTTATGGCAAGGTTATATTACTAATATGAACAAAAGTCATAAAGGTACATATATAAATTTTCATTTTAGAGGTGAAAAAACGGCTTTACATAGATTATTGTACAAAAACTTTAGAGGACCATTGTCGAATGATGACTATGTTAAATATAAATGCGAAAATAAAGGTATGTGTTGTAATGTAAATCATTATAAAAAATATAGATACACGAATAAGAAAAAAAAAGAACCAAAATATGAAATAAAATTATTTACAGAAGACACAGTAATTTTACATTTTGAATAATATATAGATAATGAACGAGCCAAAATGGGGTCATCCACCTTTTGTAAAAGTTAAAGCAGAAAAGAAAAAACTATTAGAACCATCTGCATATTCTGGTACAGTATCAATATCTGATTTTTTGAATATTACCAGGAAAAAAATGGAAGAAACTACAAATATTGATAATTCATCAAGACATGATAATTTGAAATAATAATAAAATTACTACAGTTTTATTATAATGACAACATATACAAATAATATAATAAAAGATGCATTAGAGGAATACGATAAACATGCTAAATTATATAAATTATTCGAAACATCATCTGCAGTAGTAGATCCACCAACTGATAATAAACGTGCGATCATAACAATTAAATTGGAAGATGGACACATATTAAAATCTGAAATTGAACTAATAGGTGTATTTTATATACCTACTAATATATGGCGTTGGTCATGGGCTATTCCGACAGTTGGTCCGTTTTCTCATATTTCCACACAATTATTGAATTACGGGATTAAGTTACATAATTCACCTGGAACTAGACAATTAAGATATCTTATTACAACTTCAAATGGAATAATAGAAAACAAAATAATACTTGATATTATGATCGCACTTTCTTCTTACCTGGCAAAAGTTCCATACGTATTTTGTTTGGAAAATGAACAAGCAAAAAGTCAATATTGGTTATTTTTATCAAATACAAAAGAAATATCCGAATACGAAAATATAATTACCAAATAAAATTATTAAATTAATAATTTTATTTTTATGGAAAATGATAAACCTTGTACAAAGTTACTTTCCAACTAATACCTGGATAGATTGGTATATTTTCTATTAAATCACCATCGAATATTTCCGGTAAACCATAAAAATCAGCATTATTATAAACCGTCCCGTTTAGTTTAATGTGGTCTAGCGGTATTTTTGTTTCTATCTTGCTTAAATATCGTTGATCTATGACATAATAAAAATATCTATTTGAATTCTTTGTATTTTTAACTCTAAATAAAGGTACAGTTGATGGTGTATTATCAGAAAATGCCTCTGTTATATTTGGTATCCTTGTCAAATAACCATTCATAATTGGATTATCAAATAAATATGGTTGAGTATTTTCACCAAAAGGTGGATATACTCCATTTGCCCTATAATATTCTTGATACTTTTCTAATACTTCTCTAGGTAAACGTAATTGAGGATATGTTAATGGATCATACATAGTATACAAATCTTGTCTCTTAATAGAATCTGAATAAGGATCAGTAGGATTATTATCAATAACAATTTTTGTTGGATTTGACATAGGTGGTGGCATTGGCATTGGCATTTGCATAGATGGTTGCATAGGCATTTGCGTTGGATATGGACCCGATACACTGCCAGGATTTGGTTGCATTTGCATGGATCTCATACCATTGCCATACTCGTCATCTTGTTTGTATTTAGAGTATATTAGATATAGTGCTACACCCGCAACTATTATTATCATTAAAGTATTTGATGTTGTCAATACCATTATTAGTTATACTAATTTATTCGAAAAAAATAGTATTAATTATAAATAGATGAATATTCATATTGTTGGGTTAGATAATATCCATAAATCCATATTTAAAAAAAAACATATTAACAGTACTATAATAGATTTAGACAGTATTAATAAACAAATAGAATCATCTGATCATATTATACATCTAAAAAAAACATGGAATGAATTAAATACTATATTACAAAAACAATCTGATATTGTAAAAAAAAATAACATAAGAATAAAAAGAGAAAATATACAAAAGTCCATACATACATATTGGAAAAATGAAATGATAAAATATATATCTGTTACAAATGCATTCTTCCTTGGTAATGATATTTATCACAAGGATTATCGTGTTAAAATAGAATTACCAAATGTAGAAAGACATATATTTGTCGTGGAAAAATCAGAAACATATGCTAAAAATCAAATTAAGTATTTTGTACACAGATATGAAAATGAAATTATTGAAGGATCTTTCCCAATCAGATTACTCGATAATAAATATAATCAACAAAAGTATATCAAATTGTTTAATCATTATACAAAAAGAAAATATGAACTTGCTGAATACAAAGACATAATCAATGTTCAAATTCAACCCAAGATCACAATAAATGATAATGCAAAAGTAGAACTTGTTAAAAATAATAAATCAACTACAACTCCAACATCTATAACAAATAATACCTCAGTGCAAATAAATATGCATAGTTTGAATAAAATATCCACACATTTAAATACAGATACAACTAAATTATCAAGTGTAAATAATTCTAGTTCTAATATAACTTCTAGTTCTATTAAGAGCGATGAAGCCTTGTATATAGTTTTACCATATAAAACCAACATAATACCCGTTCAAAGTTCCAAACCATTAATTGCATTTGAAACAAAAGAAAAAGCACTAAAACAAGTAAGATCGAGAAAGTATAAATTATCATATGTGTACAAATTAAATAAAGCTGATTTCACAAAAGAAAAGAATAGTTTTATAACTAGAAAATCATTAGTGCCGTTGGATGACGAATCTATTTTTATGACATGAATATATAATGAATTCTTATAAAGTGTTATTTATTAAACAAAATCAGATAGGATTTAATGATATTGGTGATTATGTTTCTGATCTTCTGTATAAGGAAAATTACTCAAAAACAAAACTAAATGATTATTTAATGAATACTATTAAAGATTATATTGAAGAAATAAATGTTACCGATGATGATATTTTAGAAGAATCATATAAATTTATTTGGAGTTTCTATCCTAATTTAACTCCAGAAGATTTTAATAATACAACTGAAACTATTAATATGACAAAATATGGTCAGTATCAAATACTACATTGTATACCCCCTAAAAACCATGCTGAAGAAACTACGATAAATAATTTAGCGTCTTTATTATGTTTAGATAATAAAATATTATATGGTAATTGTGTACTTATATTGGCGAAATTTGATAGTTCTAAACCAGAGAGTAAGTATATTAAATTATCAGATGTCAATAAAAATGCCATATTAAATCTAATCAGAAGAAAATATAACATACATAGTTGTCAAGTATTAAATAAAAATGATAGCATTACGAAAATGTATTTCCAAAATTTAATGTACCTACTAAAAAACTTATATCCTGAAGAACAAAAACTAACAATGACAAATATTAGTATCCTTGATTATAATTTAGTTATGATACATACATTAGATAGAACTGGCATAAAGAACAAGTCAGCCACTAAATTATGTGGAATAAAAATAATATTTGATAACGTTGTTATTGTGAATAAGTTAGATATAAATGAAGAGTTATATGACAATATATCAACAAGTGAAATAAATAAGCTGATAAGTTTATCATCAGGCCGATTATGTGATAGATCGGCAAAAGATTCAGAAGCAGAATATCATAATAAACACTTATTAATAAATCATCGATATAAATATTATTATGAGAAGTGTTTCACGTGTAATAAAACATTACAAAATTTAGATACAACTTATGTTGAATGTGATATTTGTCATAGATATAAATATTGTGATGAAAAATGTATGTATCTTAATAGAGGTATTCATACATATGAATGTATTAAACTATAATTTGGCCTAACACGCATAAATATTTATGTTCATATAAATATATTGACTAAATGAATCAAGGAAATAATAACTATGATTCACAACAACCCAGACAATCATATTATCCAGAAGAAGAATTAGAATTTGATGATCCAATATATGATAATAAAGGTTCACAACAACAACAACAACAACAACCATCTCAATATCCACAACAACCACCATCTCAACAACCAATGGATAGAACACATAGATATCCATCGCAAAATCCTCCTCAAACGACACATTCAAGAGACAATGATAATAGAAAAATACAAGAAGAAGATCAGAGACAATGTCCTACTGGTGTATGCGGAATCCCTCAAATACCAAAACTGGATCAATTGGAAAAAAAAACAAACACTGATGCCAGAAAAAAACAAGTCATATCGCCTGTAAAAAAAAAAGAAATCGTAAAAAATGATACAAGTACTGGTAGTTATATTATAATCCCTATAGGTATTGCTGTTTGTTATTTTGTATTAAATAGTAATACGACTTCGAAAATAATTTCAAAATATTTACCATCTGGTAATGATTTTAAAGGTTTATTATCTAGAATGGCAATTATAGTTGGTCTGTACTATGTATTAAGATTAGCAAGTGATAAGTTAAGTTTGTGATAAAAAATTGAAGCAATAAATATATATTGATCAAAAACGGATTAATATATACTTAATTGGAATATGTTGTTTAGTGAATTACCCTATCAAACTTCAAGACAATATTTTGGCATTACAAATATTCAGACTAGTACAACTAATTATGTAGAGAATTATACAACTGATTTATTATTTAATCAAATTAATTCTGACTCAGATATTAATTGGCATCAGTTAAATTTTGAATTAAAAGCCAATGCAGAATATTTAAATAATAGTTCTTATGTTACAAATTTGATAAATAGACAATTGAGATATATTCAGTTATCTATTAAAAATATTAATCCTGTATCAAATTCAGATGTTCTATCACAGATATATTTTATTTATGTTTCGAATAAAAAGGCATGCTATAAAGTAAATAAATTAATTGGTAAAATAAATATTGAATATAGTATGTATGAACTAAATAAATATTTGACAGAATCTTTTACAGATTTATTGGAAGATTTCACTGATACAGAAATACAAAATTGGATGACTATTGATAATTTGTGTGTAAGTAATTTAGATGAATATATAGCAAAAATAAATTTTGTAAGTTTGAAACACAAAAATACAATATTATTCATATATGAACAAGTTAAATATGTTGATACTTTAATGAACAAAATTCATGAATACTTATTAAAAATACAACATCCAAAAATAAAACACATTAACAAATATATTGATCAATTAATGCTTGTCGTAGATAAAGAATTAGTATCTGATATATATGAAAAATTTTTGTACAACAGAATAGATAATAGTATTCATTATTATTTTGAAAGAACTATTATTATGATTTTATTTAAAGGACAATTATTAGATAAAATGGAGAAACATTTGGCAGATATTATTAATAACATGGAATTTCATAAATTTATTGGAAAGGCAAAATTAAATGTAAAAACATCAGAATATGCGAATACTGGTATTAATCCGACAATAGTAAAACCTCAATTATATAACGAACATTGGGATTTTGCCAAACAAGCAGAACTAAGTCTAGACATAACAAAAAATTCAAATACTAAATATCTATACGAATTATCAAAAAAGTTATATACAAGTTTCGCTGATAGAAAGAACGTCATATGGTATCATAATTATGGGTATGCCACTTTTAATATAACTGTTAGAAAAACGACGTATAATATTATATGTAATATTTTACAGTCATATATATTTTTGTATTTAAAAGATAATAAATATTGTACAGTTAAAAAACTGACAAGTGAATATGATTTTGATAATGAGTTGTGTCAAAAAATTATTGACAGTATGTGCGATAGTTCTCTTATGATTTGCGCAGATGGAAAATATATGATAAATAATAATTATTCGAATACCGAAAAGAATATTAATTTGTCGGAATATTTTATTAATGTATTAACAAAACCAGATGAAGATGATGTTATTATTTTACCTAATACATTTGATGATTCAGAAAGCGTTTCTGATGATTTTTAAAAAAAATTGATAATATTGGAGTACTAATTCTATTACCCCAATATTATTATTCAAATAATGTCAGTTTTAAGTCGTAAACTAAATAATGATTTAACTGAGTCTGATACAGTTACTGCTACATCTACATCTACATCTACATCTGACTCATCTAGTGATAGTATCGAAGATATTTTTTATCAGGGTATTAAGACACATGATTCAGAGTATGTTAATCCTTTATTTATTGATGTTATTAAAAATAGTTCAATAATAGAGTGTAATCGTAAACAATTAAGTGATATTTATAAATATGCATATGTTCTCTGTAGTAGAAATAATGTTTGTTATGATAATAATGTAATTATGAGAAGTAAATTTACGTCGTTAGAAAAGTTATTAGAATTATCAAATGAATATGTTCTATTAAGAACGTCTCTGAGATATATCACACATAAAAATATTTTATCAAAAACTTTACTAATTAATAAAAACGTTGCATCTTATTTTAATCACGAAAAATATGAAATTGAATACAATATAATTGTGGATGATTGTATTGATTTCAATACAGAAACAATAATGATACATTTAAAAAAATATGATCCTATGTCAATTATTAGGGATATTACTTTGAATAAACAATTTTGCCACGTAAAAAATTTACCAATGAATATGTTAACAATGTACAAAGCACTGAGTAGTTGCGATGGTTTTAATTTTTGGTGTGAAAATTATGTAGATGTTAATAATACAAATCATTTTTTGGAAAGAAACTGGGATAATGATATTCTTAATTGTCTAGAAGGAATTACCAATATTGAATTTTACAAAAAGAATTTAGCCATTGTACAAAAATTATCTGTCAAAAACAAAGATACTACATCTATAATACCTGCTTCTAAAGATAACGTTACAACTACACCTACACCTATTCGAAAACCTAACATAAAAGTCAAGCCACAAAAAATTATTAATTATGACTATTCGACTTTTAAGAATAAAGCTCAAACATCAAGTAATGTAGTAGTTAATAAACCAATTATAAAAAATAACAATAATATCGTAACAAATGTATTAAAACCTAAAAATCGAAGAGAAGTGTTACAAGTAGAATTTTATAAAAAACATTATAATGAATTAATTAATGTTGACAAAGATGTTATTATGGAACATATAGAATCTAATGCAACTACCAAAGAAGAAAAATATTTATTAATTCAACTATTATTAATACATAAGTCATGTTCACATTTTATTTTAGAAAAACCATCTATTTTACATTCTGTACCTATTGAAGTATATAGAAGAGAATTTGCATATACATGGCTAATGATGTGTATTGAAGAAGGTCATTCGGCAAAACACGAATTGGGAAAAAGCAGACACATATTTACAACAGAACAATTAAGACAATTACCAAATATGATTGGCACTGATCATAATCCCTATTTATCTATTTGTCTTAAAGAAGAAGAGTATTTACCGTATATTTTACAATCGAATATTAAATATCCAAAAAACACGGATCATTTTATTTGTGACATAGAAACCTTTAAAAAAAGATTAAACTATTTTTTGACAAACGATAGAGATTTGGATGTATTCAAAGGCATTAACAAAAATAATATTACTATATGTGGAAGTATTATGTCTGTTGCTACAATTGGAAATTATTCAGAAGATACATTTGAAGATATAATTAAACAAGAATATGCTGATGCAGATTTGGATATAGCATGTGATACAGATACATTTGCAGATTATATTGAAACAGTAAATAACATAAATAAAGTTATTAAAGATAACTTAATTAACACAGAATATAGATTCGCGAATAATCATACTTTAACTAAAAAAAAGAAACTATTTGTGATTATAGACAGAAACATAATAAAGCAATCCAAATTTACAAAATTAAATGAAGCAATTAATAATAACGAACCAACAAAAGATATTATATATGATATTTACAGAAAGAATGTACATAAACATATATATGATAATGAACCGGCTATCATAACTGATATGAAAAATCCTTATTATATATATGATATAAAATACTATGAAACGGATATAACAAATTACTATTATGATGTGAATATGAATTTAATAACACCTGATTCAGAAGATAAAATAGTCATGATGTGTATGAAAGAAAATATAACATTTAAAATTGATAATGACATGTTAAATAGACCCATTGAAATATTTAGATGTGACAAATATAATGTATATGGAACAATATCTGGGTTTCATTTATCATGTGTCAGATCAGGATATAATTTTGAAACATGTTGGTTTATGCCATCTGCAGTTACAGCATATAGTAGTGGATATAATATAACGTTTAATTATTTTAGAGGCAATGTAAATATTGTAAAAATTATTGACAAATACAGGAATAGAGGTTATGGAATTTTATTAAACAAAAAAGAAAAAGAACAATATATTGCATTGATTTTGTCAAATAGAAAACTGTCAAAAAAGTATTTCATTGACGAGAAAGAAATTACACAAGATTCAATTAATTCTATTCTTGCATATATGAATGAAACAATATATTGTGAAATTGTTGATACTAACGGAAGCCTTTACAGTTATGATACACTTTGTTAAAAAACTGAAACAATATTTAACAATAATATATATTATTAAATATTATTAATGAGTTATACAATTACAAAGTCTGCAAGGAAGGATATTCTAACTGAGTTAGATGAAATTTTTTCACATGAGGTTTCTAAAAGAGTTGAATTAGGTATATATAAATTCTCAATAAATTATTGTGAAAATAAACAATTACATCAGGAATTAGCAGATAATATTTACACCGATAAAGCCAATAATATTATTTATGATTTGTTAGATGAAAATAATATTCATGCTAAAAAAATAATTAAGGACGTGGAAAAAGAAATTATAAATCCTGTTAATTTAGCCAAATGTGATGCTTCTGTATTAAATCCTACTGCTTGGAAATTTCATCAAGAAAAACATGAACGTACTAGAAAATTATTATCTAGTACAATATCTGTTAAATGGCAGCCGTGTAAAAAATGCGGGTTAAATGATTATGATTATTATCAGATACAATTAAGAAGTGCAGATGAACCAATGACAACATTTTATCAATGTAACAATAATCAATGTAAAAAGAAATACAAAATAAACAATTAGAAAAAATTGAAATAATAAAATATTACATAATAACCTTATATATCCATACTAGGTTATTATAACTATGCGCCAACAGACTATGATAATATATTATGGAAAATATGAATATAAAACATTAATATCTAGCATACATGATCGTATCGAAACGGCTCAACAAAATATGATTAATAATTTGAATTTAGATGAGGTACTATTAGTAGAACGAACTATTCATGATCATCTAAAAGCTAATACTGAAGATTGTTTTGTTTATGCTGGCATGTCACAACATATGCATTTGATAGAAATAGGCGCAGAAGGAATATATGATGATGATTCACATCCGGACTTCGATGTATATTCTGATAATCCAGTATTGCATATAAAAACAATATGCGATAAGCTAAAAAATACTGGTAAATTAAAAAATATAGTTGCAAAAAATGCTGATCATCTTGATACATACACAATTTTTGTAAACTATCGTAAATACATTGATATTACATATATGGACAAATTTTATCTTAGAGTAAAACAATTACAACATACTCTAATAAAAGGTATTAAATATGTACATCCTCATTTTATGTTAATTGATTTATTGAGAATATGTAATGATCCTTTACATTCTGTTTTTAGATGGCAACAAACAGCCAACAGATTACATAAATTATTGTCTGCTTATCCGTGGAATTATAATAGCAACAAAATAATATTTTTGGATATATCGGCTGATGTAAAACCTGCTTTAAAAAGAGTAATTGACTCTTTAACAAAAATAGATAAACTTAAAGCATCATGTGTTGTAACAGGTATACATGCTTACAGATTATATTTTAGACATTTAAATAAAAAAATAAATTTGAATCAAACTAATAACGATTTATACAATCTATTTAAGGTAAATAACTCTGATATACCACATACGCCATTTTACGAAATAATAACGACAAACTATTATGATACTATTGAAACAATATGGAATTATTTATTGGCTGAAAATGAACTAAATCTTAACGATTTATCAATAATAGAATATTATCCGTTTTTTCAATTCAAGGGCAAATCATGTCACATATTTTATAAAGAAAAAATAGTAGCAAAAATATATGATAATAATAATACATCTATACCGTATAATGAAACTAATACAGGATTAAAATTTTCTTCATTTCAGCATTTAATTATGATTCTGCTAATAAACAAATTTCAACACTATCTTGCTAAACAAAAGACCCCATCTTATGACGATATATTGTATTCTAATTATGCATCAATGATAACTAATTTGTTATTGTTTCGTCAACATTATTTTGATGTAATTAATGAAGATATTATGGAAGATTATAGATTAAAATTAAAACAATACGATTCTAATTATTTTGATTATGTAATAAAAAAAAATAAAGGTATTAAAAATTTATCTAGACCTCAACCTATAGAAGAACCAGAATTATTTGGACCTATTAATGATACTATTATGAGTGATTTTGTTTGTGAATATATCATAAATGAAGAAGCAAGACTATCACCAAAAATAAGATCATTAAAACAAAAAGCGAAATTCTTTTATGATCCAGAAAAAAATCCCGACAATTTAAAACCTGAACAATGGGTATATCCAAAAATAAATGGTAAAGAAACTAGATATAATGAATTTTCTATTACCAATGGTAATATCATACGTAATATCATAGAAATTATACAAGTTATATCAGATGAATCTGTACTGAATCAAAATATATCAGATGAATCTGTACTGAATCAAAATACAGGTTTACAAGTATCAGACACAACGGTAATTGCAGAATCTTTAAGAATTGATGAAATAGAAGATGAAATAAATGAAATCACCAATGATAAATTACAGGACAATTTTTTTGATTTTGAATCACAATAAAAAATTGTTTGTCTACGAACATTTTATAATGTCATATATATTATAACATTATAAACGTGATGAATGAACAATTTGTGAGAAACATAATAAATCGTTACAGTCCAGAGTATAGATCTGATCCTAGATCATCCAATTTAAAATTAATATTATTTAAACAGTCAGTAACATCACCCTTAGTAAATTCCAATTTTAATTTTGAAAGATTGGAATTTCTTGGTGATTCAATCTATACACTTATCAATGTAGAATATATATTAGATCGTTTTGAAAATGAAACAGATGGTTATATAACAAAATTAAGAATAAGATTGGAAAAAACATTACCAATGACAGAATTAGCATTGAAGATAAAATTAGATAAATGTGTTATTGGAAGTTTGGATGAAAAAGATATATTAGAAAATGTTTTTGAAGCTTTTATTGGAGCAATATATATTAATATTGGATTAAAATTTACCAGACCATTTATTGTAAATTTGACAGAAGACATAAAAGATTTTAGTGAGATAATAAAATATGATGATAACTACAAAAATTTAATTCTGATTTATTATCACTACAAAAAATGGTCTCATCCAACATATACATCTAAAATTATAGATGGTTTATATGTATCTAAATTATATGGCGCTGATGGTAATAAAGTCGTATGTACAGGCAAAGGACCAACCAAAAGAGAGGCTGAACAAGTTGCTTCTAAAAAAGCATTGGAAAAATTTGGCTTAATTGTAGATGGTAATATTAATTATGAATGGTTTCATAAATCAAAAAAAATAAAAGAATCTCCTATGGAAAAAAAGACGGGTTCGCATAGATATAACGAAAATAATATTCTTATTTCCAAAAAACAAATAAAAGAATTAATGAAATATTATGATGTTAATATGGTTGGTAAAATAATTGATAGTGCTGTGCTAAAAAATATTAGAAGAGCTCTTACACATAAATCATACATCGTCACAAAAAATAAAGAAGAAATACCAAAAAATGTCGTTAAGTTTCAAAAAGAAGATAATACAAAATTAAAAAAAATGGGTGTAGCTGTAATACATTTTGTTTTGGCAGAAAAATTATATAATGACTACCCTGATAAGGATGAAGGTTTTATGTCTAAGATACGATCAAGAATTGAAAATAAAGATAATTTAACATTTCTGAGTGTTAAAATAGGATTAAATAAATACGTTCTAATGAAAAATTTTTTAGAAGAAATACACGGTAGAAATAATGTAAATATTATTGGTGGTGCTTTTCAAGCATTTATAGGTGCATTATATAAATCACTGGGTATGATGGTTGCAAAAAGATTTTTTATTAATTCTGTCAATAAAGAATTAAATATGAAAGATTTAATCACAATTGAATCTAATTATAAAGATCTAATTAAAATGTTATTTCACAAAAATAATTGGGGAGAACCAATTTATAAAGTCATAAATATTAAAGGTCCTGATCATGCAAAAATATTTAAAATTGGACTTTATAATGGTAACAAATTATTAGCAACCGGATCAGGATCATCTAAAAAACGTGGAGAACAAGAAGCATCTAAAATAGTATGTTCAAAATATAATTAAAAATCATATTTTTTAACCACCCCTAAAAAATATAATTTACTATAAGTTGATATATACAACAATGGCAAATTCTGAACATAGACTTCAACAAATGTTGAATAATATTCCTACACATGTTACTGTCAATAGTCAAACATCCAGTGTAGTCTCATCCGGCGGTAGTCTCTTTCAAGCCGGTCTAGTTGAAAATTCTCCTACTTGTCATTTTAATAATGTTAGCATTAATCCTGCTTTGGTTGGTAAAATTGTTGATTCAAAAGCAACTGAAAATGCATTATATGTTTTAAGTGCAAATGGATCTGTATTTGAATATAGATATAATCAATCAAATCCTAATTGTGTACCTAACGTATCAGAAGTATATTCTCCAGAAGTTTGTCATGGAGATAAAGCAGTATCTATTTCTACCGGATATAGTCACTGTGTATTACTAACTGAAAATAACAAAGCATATGGTGTTGGTAATAATGAAAATTATCAAATTGTTCCACAAGGCCAATGCAATTATAATGTAGCTGTCGAAATTCTTGTTACTGATGTTAATGTACATGATAATTCTTGTGCTTGTAAATTCCAAGGTAATTTAAATATTTTGGAAAAGCCTGTCATTCCTAGTAAAAATAATTGTTCTAATACTTGTGTACAAGACACTGTTAGAGATGTTGTTGTAGGTTCCTTGTCAGTTCCTGGTGTTATTGTAAATATTCCAGGTACTGGTTCAGTAACTGGAACTTTATCTATTCCAGTATATGGATCATACTCATATGTTGGTGTATTATGTGTTGGTTCAGATGGAAAAACATTGAATGGAACAGTTAACTTTCAATTAACTGCTTTATATATTAAAGGTGGATGTGTTACGACAACACTTAAACCTGCCGTGAGTGCAGCAATTCCAGTTACAGTCGTATTTAATGCTGATATTCCATTAATTAATTTACCTGTCTCACAATCAATATTAGTTTCGCAACAATGTGGTACACCATTGAATGCTACTTTTACTGTAACTGGATTAAATGCCACTGCAGCAAATGACAGATTAATTATTAACTCTAATGTACCACTCGGTAATGCAATTATATTGAACTCTACGACTTTGACATTACAAACGTCACCTGTTCAAATTCCTGATGCTGTGCAAGTATTTCCTTTGACTTTATCATGTCCTACTTCATGTGTATGTGAAGAAACAAAATGCGGTCCATGCTTACCTCAACCATGTTGGAAGTCAGTATATGCAGGATCTAATATTACTGTATTAGTCGATGAATGTAAAAGATTATATATTCTTGGTTCTTTATGGGAAATTCGTAACAATAAAAAACTACTCCAAAGAAATTGTTTGGAAGATATTATTAATAGAAATGCAACTGAATTGTTAATTCCTGCTGATCAAATTAATTGCGGTAGAAATGTAAACAATGGATGTTGTGCTGGTGGACCTCAACAATGTACACAACTTGATTTGAGTAGATTCGGTGTTAAATTATCATTGGGTGGTCAAGACGGATGCGGTTGTGCTGGATCTAGCAATGTATGTGATATTTTGAGTGCATTACAAAAATGTAATAATAGACCATATTGTAATAATACTTGCGAACCATGTGATCCATACATTTATTTGAATGTTACTGATCCGTGCTGCGGAACAACAGTTGTTAATAAGATTTTACTTGTTAATAGTAAAAGTGCCGCAAAGACGGTTAGTTTAGTTGATAATAATTGGAATTCGCCTTTGTCAAATAATACTGTAGAAGTTAATGTAACTACCTCCAGTATTATTGAATGGGATTATAATCATTATTGTATTGATGATACTGATGTTAGTTTGGATAATAATGTTTCATTGGTATTAAATGATGATCCAAGTGGTGTAACTGTAACTTTGTTTGTAGATGTTGCACAACAAGGTGGTATTAGATTTAATAGTTGCGATGATGGTAATATTGAATTTGTATTAGGCGCTGATGAACCGGGAGTACATTATTATGTGCTTAATTATGGTGGTCCACTTGATCCTGTTGATATTACCAATGTTAAATTATCATTGGATTTATATCCTGGATTCCAAAATCCGAGATTTAAAAATCCTTTGACAGCAAAATTGACAAATACTTATTTGAGAGGTGGCGATGTCGTATGTTTTAAACATTTGGGTTCAGGACAATTGAAATTGACTGTCACACCTGATGTACCGACAGTATTTAAATTAGGACGTAAGGTATTAGATGTTGCTATTGGATATAATAATTTGTCTGTATTAGTTGGTGGATTGAACTGTCCAAATGAAATTTATGCAATTGGTAATAATTGTTTTGGACAACTTGGATTAGGTTCATTTGAGACACCATTATGTTGGCAAAAGGTAAATAGATGTTTATTTAACTGGAATTGTGAAGTTCGTGCTATTTTCGCAGGACCAACTGTTACTTTCTATGTAACTGATTCTAGTATGGTATTTGCATCTGGACAATGGAAGAATTTAGTTAATTGTAATGAACCAACATATTTGCCATGCATATGTCAATCATGGATGGTATCTGAAATTGCAGTTAGTGATACTCATATTCTTGTATTGGGTAATGGTTGTTTATTTGGTACAGGAGATAATACATTGGGTGAATTAGGTGTTGATCACATGAATTGTGTGCCTAAATTTGTGCCAATTGCATTTATGCCAAAACATTCTAATTATTTTGACAGAAGAGAACAACATCCTATGGAAAGAAGAGCACTACAATATGGTAAAGGTGTAGGTGGGGCATGTTGTGCATCTTGTGCCAACGGGGGTCAATGTGAATCTAAGAGATGCGAACCTGAAGTACGTTATTTTAAGAGTAATGGATCGAATTTGCAGAAAAGAGTACATGCATACATTCCAAATTCACGTGCTTCGATTAACAGGGGTAAATAAAGAAATAAATGATATAATTAATTAATAATTGATTATATCAAACATGGCAAATAATCTGTATAAGAGTTATATAAGTCATAATGACAACTGTTCCTGAAATAATTATTAATTTATCGGACTCAATACAAAATACTTTTGAAGAACTTATGAAATTAGTTCTGAGGAAAACAATTCGACCAACTTTAAATCCATTAGGTCCAAATACAAAATTAATCTTTAATAATAAAACCAAAAAATACGAAAGAGGATTTATAAATAATATTGCTGACGATCATATTAACAATTACTCTTATAAAATGACAAAAGAATGTATTGGATGGACCGGCAATGAAGTAACTTTTTTTAAAGTTCTACCAAAATATACTAAACAGACATTTCCGGAAAGAATACCAGCTAGTTATATCAACACTCGAAATAAAAGATTACCAAAAGTAGATATTGCATATTCGCCCAGAGAGAAAAAAGAAGCACAAGAATTAGGTAGATTAATAACAACACCATATTATAATTTACTAGAACTAATAACAGCCAGAGATATGCAAAATGTCATATATAATAATAAAGCAAATAATTCATATGCATGTGGTGTTCCATATACAGATTGTTTTTCACAATTATACGAAGTAGGTGAAGATATTATTAATCAAACAGATCCATTAATACCAGAAGATACATCCGCGCTCATGTCGACAGCCGGATTAAGAAAATTACTATACAAATTAAATAAATTTTTGTACGATCTGTCTATTACTCATCCTGATATATATTGTGCATTTTTACATATGAATTATTTAATTAATTCTTTACAACGCGGTAGTTCACAAATGACATGGTTATTTAGCTTAATAACGCAATTAAGTTCAACAACATGGTCACAATTACCACAAAATAGAAAAGATGAATTTGTATATATATTAGGTGCAGGATTTATTAATCAATTCAATTCTAATACTTTAATAACAATCTTATTACAAACAACAGGTGCATATGACTTAATAATAAAAGGTTCATATTTTTATTCTTTGCTAAAAATGTTATTTAATGTATTTGGATATGCACTATTAATACCAACATTATCAACAGAATGTGCAAGTTGTTATACTACAAACGAAACATCATTAAAACTGGAAAAGTATATTATGTCGAACTACGGTGCTTATATGCGAAGAAGTGCAACTGGCAAGACTTGTTGTGAGAGTTGCAAGAAAGGTGGCGATTGTTGCGGAGATAATACTAAATGTTGTGAAAATACTTGTCAACCTGATTGCATTGCCGTTGATCCATGTATTTATGTATATATAAAATTATTTGGCGAATTATATCCGACATTAACTGATATTATGGGAGGCACAACTAATTTTCCACCAGAGTGTTTACAAATTGATTGTTCATGTATACCAGCTAATTATAATTGTTTGTGTAGTTTGCCAGAATATTTGTGGAGATTTAATGACTATTCGTATTGTAAGTATCTTGAATATGTCAGTACCAAACAAATTAAAAATGCACAATTATCACAACCGAGTGATAAAGTTAAATATTTAATGTCTTTGTGAAAAAATTTGTTATTTAAATAATAACAAATTTCTAATCATATACTAAATCTACTAATATTTCAACTGGTCTTTTTCTTGGTTGTCTGATTACTGGTTTATACACTCTTTTTGAACCAGCCTTTCTACATTTTCTAGATGCATTTTTATACTTTTTTCTTTGTCTCCGAACATATCTAATATACTTATCGGAATAAATCTTTGCCATTATTTCTTCTTCATTTTTCATTTCAGTAATGTCATCAGCATATTTTTGAATATCTGTTTCTTCTTCTTTTGATAATTTTTTATTTTTTACATATTCATCCATTAGTTTTTTATACATATCCATATCTATTTCTTTGATTTCGATATCATTGCGATATGTTTTCAAAATTTTTTCTACATAATAGTAAGCTTCTTTTATATCTTCAACTGTTTTGGCACCTGTCATAATAATAGAACCCGTCTTAAATATGAATATGGATGTCGTAGTATCAAATTCTGAATGATATATTATACCTATACATGCATGTGGACTATTCGGATCATATGAATATTCTACATATCCTATTTCATTATCATTAGAATTATTTTTATAACTGTGATTTTTCTTTAAAATACGAGCAAGTGATTTTCTGTCAATACTAAAGCCAGTGTTATAATCTGAATTTATCATTTCTATTTTCATATTGGATATATTTGGGGTTGCATCTGTAAACTTAAGTATAATTCCTTTTTTTGTTGTTATGTTTTTTTCTAGAATAAATTTTATTTGTTTTGCAACACTATACACATCATCTGTATTTTTACAACCTGTCATATGTAACGTACCATTTTTGTATAATTTTGTACATATGATATTATTCGATTTTTTTGGCTGAATATAAATGGTTAATTGTGCATAAAATCCAGTCGTTTTTTTATGTACTTTCTTTTTTTTGTGTTTAATAATACCACTAATATAATTTGTCGTTTTATCAGTTCTATCTCCGAATAATATATCAATAATATTGTTAGTTACTGCTTTATTTTTTGTTTTGCGAATAACCAAATATTTTGCCAGCAACTCAATATTTACTGGGGTTTTTAATTTACAATCTACAGTCATTGTAGATATCTTTATTGAATGTTCCTTTAAAAAATTATTAAATTCGTCTAGTTTACTCCCCATCATGAGGATGAGTTGTATATATTAGATATCATTAAATAATATAAAGTCAATTTTTTGTAAATCCAATTAGTTTATACATATAATTAGATTTTATTAACCTAAAATAGAAACATATGGTCGTAATTATATCATGGGATGTCGGTGTAATAAATTTAGCATTCTGTATAATCATGCAGCGAGTTATTAATGGAGAATATATAGACAAAATAATGGATTGGGGAATAATAAATTTAATAGAAGACGAAAGAATTAATTTAACTTGTTGTGGTAAAATGAAAAATGGCAATGTATGTGGTAAAAAAGCATCAAGAGTACAATCGACGCCAAAAAAATCATACGGTTTTTGCAAAATGCATTTATCCCAAGCAACAAAATATTGGTCAAATACAAAAACACGAAGATTATTTAAAATGATTGAAAATAGTTCGGACTGTGTGTGTGACTATACAATGAGATCTGGTTCTAAATGTAAATCCAAAGCTAAATTTTGTGACTTACATGGCAAGAAATATTGTACCGCCCATCATAAAACGACATTAAACAAATTATTAAAAGAGTATTCTCCACAAATAATAAGAAATACAATTGTGAAAAAAATAAGTACATTACAATTACAACTAACTTTGATTAATAAATTAGATCAGATGATAAATACATTTATTATGTATGATGTTACTGAAGTTGTGATAGAAAATCAACCCGCTAATTTAAATCCAAAAATGAAAGCAATTGCAGGAACCCTACAAAATTATTTTTTATTACGTGGTATTAAAGATCATACAAAAGATTTTATGTTAGATAATGTTTGTTTTATGAATGCATGTAATAAATTGAAAGTGAACGAGAAAAACACAATTGAAAATTTCAGAGGTAATGTAGATGGAAAAAAGTATAAAATAACAAAAGCGTTAGGTGTAAAATATACAAAACAATTATTAAAAAAAGACGATGACGATGGTATGTGGGCTGCATATTTAGCAACATTTAAAAAACAAGATGATTTATGCGATTGTTATTTACAAGCAAAATATTATTTGTATTATAAACGTGATCCAAAATTAGCAAAGAAAAAGAAAAGCGAACAAAAACAAATATTAAATGACGATATAGTTAATTCTGAAAATGCTAAAATAAAATCAAAGAAAGCAAAAAGAAAAGCAGGATCAAAACGTAGATCTAAAAAATCTGGTAGAGGTGTTGGTAAAAATTGTATTATTTTATAAAACAATTTTTATTTAGTAGATGCAAATATTGATGCTGATGATTTTTTTGGCTTGGACCTTTTTCTGCGATATTTTTCACCGTCAGTAATATTCAAATCTTGAGTATTTTGTTCTTCAATTGTAATAACCGGTGATTTAATTGGATAAACATATACAATTCTTCTTTTATGAAATTGTCTTGTTTCATTTCTAAAATCATCAATATCTTTTTTCCCATTATAAATTATTAATTCCGATTTTGGTGGTGATAATGGTATATCAAAATCTTCTGATGGATCTATACCATACATTTTTCTTGCTATTGTATGAGTATTTGCTCTTCTTTCTTGTACCCGACTATCATTAATAAAATATAAATTATGCGCCAAAGCTGCTCCAAAACTACTAAAGAAATATGGTAATACATACACAGTTTCGCCTATAATAACATCAACTAATGGAAATGCATAATCGTCCAATGGATAAGAATCATAAAAACAATGTTTATCTTTATGTTTCTTCATACGAAATTTATTATTATTACCAATTATGACAAAATCAAATTGAATTGTTTCTATTCTTCTATTATCACCAATTGATAATGCTGTTTTATATTCTTCTAATTGTGCTTTTAAGACTGATATGGCTTTCATATGAGATGAACATTTATTACATGTCGTCTCTTCTGGTATATCAGTCTTAAATATTTGTTCAGTATCAGTACTATTACCATTAGAATCAGAAGATGTATTTTTATTTCCTGTATCAGAGTCTGATTCTGATTCCGATACTGATAATTGTTTTACTCTTTTTAATTTCTTTTTAGGTGTATATTTTAATTCTAATGGAATTGGTTTTTTCTTATCTTCATCTGGAATTTCTGCTAAAACTTTAGAAGCTCTGCGACCCCTTGCCGGTGCAGTACCACGTCCTCTGCCTCTTAGCGATTTACTCATCTAAATATTAATACTACTCAAAATATTATAACAAATGCAAATATTATCAATTTTTTGTAACAATAATATCGTAACTTAATTAAACTTACAATATTAAAGGTTTATTCTTTTGAAAATTCCTTGTTTCACTTTTTAAACTTTTCTTTGATAAAGAATTTTTTATTGTAGCAGTTTTTGTAGCAGTTTTCTTTGAATAAAAATCTGACGATGCAAGACTATCCGTATCAAATAAATTAATATCTCCAGGCTTAATACTCGATGTCATCGCCTTTTTATTATCCTTTTTTGTTTCACTGTCAAAGAAATTATGTTCAGGTTCGACTATAATCGCTGATGGTATATTTATTATCGGTTCTTCTTCAATATGTTCATATTTATAGGCTGTATTAGGTGTTGGTGTTGGCGTTTGTATTATATTAGACGCGTATTGTGTTTGAATAGGAATATTTTGTTTTGCTTGATTTCTATTTAATTGACTTAATATTTGATCAATTTGTGCTTTATGTTCAGCATCTTTAGCTTTTAATTTAGAATCATATATTTTTGTTAATTTATTAAGCTTATCATCAATATCGGTTTCAGACGTTTCTTCTGTCTCAGTATCAGCCTTCTTTTTTGTTTTTTTTGTAGAATATTTTTCAGTCGCAGTCGTTTGCGTTTGTGTTTGTGTTTGAGTGTCTGCCATTTTCTTCGCCTGTTGAGCTTTTCTAAATCGCTCCAGGGCAGCTTTAGTACCACCATTTTTATTAGTTGTCGTTGTTGTATCTACTGGAATGTCAGCCATAATCTTAGCACGTAATTTAGGATTTTCTTTTAACGCTGCTCTGGTGCCACTCCCACCAAGATATACTTGTGAAACGTGAAATGTTGCACCACTTAAAACTAATGCTAATAATAATCTCCATTCAGGAGCCATTTGAGAACCTTTACTTTTATATTTTTCATAAATCTCTTCAAGAATATCATCAATTTCTTCATCTGCATTTACATTATCAGTCCATCCATCTAATTTCAAACTAAAAGGATCATATTCGCCATTTAAATATTCAACACCTGATAATATATTTAACATCCATTTTCTATACCATTTTACACCTAATTCTCTTTCTTTTTTATCAGCATGATAATCATATTCTTCTTGCATCTCATCAGGATCATCATCAGGATCAAAATCTTTTACTGGTATTCCATGTTCTACTTTTAATTTTTCTAACTTCGCATATAAAGTTCTGCCTCTTAATTTCCTTTCTTCGGCTGTTTCTCTCTTCTTTTTTTCACGTTTATCAGACACATTATTAAAATGCGTCTTGGATTTCTTATGTCGAGTTTTTGTAGACGAATTGTTTGTGGACGTTGACGAATTATCAGATGATGAACTAGTTGATGATTCTTTAGAAGATTCTGTTGTATCTGAAGAATCTCCAGAAGATTTAGATGAACTAGACGGTAAAGTATTTTTTGCAGTAGAAGATTGATGTTCTCTTTGTTCTTTTAATGCTTTTTGTCTTAATTTTTCTTCTACATCATTAAATTCATGTCTTAATTTTTCATTAAATTTAGGCTCTGCCATAAAATTAGCTAATAATAAGTCAGTAGTGGTCGTTTGTAATTTGACCGTCTTATCTTTACGACCCATTTATATTATGTTTATACACACGAAAAGTTATATATGATATAAGACATAAAACAACTATATCAATTTCAATTAATTTATTAGAATATATGATATTATTTCGTTTTTCATTCTTACTTATTATGAAAATAAAATTGTGAGTTTGTATTTTGTATATGTGAATGAAAAAAGTTATATAAGACATATAATGCCCAAATTATCTGATAATATTACATATTAATGTTTTCCAGTGTTAAAGAAGTATGGGATAATGATCCAGTTAAAGAAATGACTAATAGATTAGAAAAAGGTGATTATAAGAATTCATATCAACCACCAATAAAAATAAATGAAGATAAATCATTAGAACTAGATTCATCAATGCGATTAACCACAGAGACACAAGATTTAGATGATACAATAACAGATATTATAAATTCTCCACATAAGTCATATGATTGTGCATATAGTTTTAAACATGTGAAAGATTGTCGTAATTGTAAAAAATATATTAATACTCTAATTAAAAAACAAATTAAAAAAAATGTTGATGGTATTGTAATGGATGTCAATATGAATAAAATTCGAAGAGGAGAAGATATTGACACAGATGTATCAATCAAAAAACAAATGGAAAAAGGTATATACACAGATAATAGCAAAATAGAATATATGTTATTATTTCTGTGCATTGGAATTGGCATGTTTATCATATATTTGTTAAAAAAAAATATATGATTATTCCCATGTTATCAATAATTCATGTTTCTTAACCAATTTACATCTAACATTTGGATTTATTTGTTTTAATTTTTTTTTCGTATATCTCGCAAAATCCTCTCTATCTATTGTTGTAAAACCATCACCATAATAAGTATTTGGTATTATGAATGTTGTCCATAATTTAGACTTTTTCGCTTCTTCCCTAATATGTTTTACAATTCTCGTTAATAATTTATAATATGTCGCTTTTTTAAGTTCACGCAGTTTATTATATTTTCCATACAAATCATTATTAGTTAAGGTTAATTCCATACTATATATTTAATGACAGATAACATATGTTCTGATTACATATCAAATGATACATTTGATTGGGATTTAAATAATGATTTATATTTGGTTCCTAAATTCTCTGGTGTAATCAAAAATCTAGTATTTGGAAGTGGTAGTGTCAAAGGCATTTCCATTATTGGTGCTCTTGCGAAAATGCAGGATATGGGATTTATTGACATTAAAAATATACAAAAAGTATCTGGATCATCCGTTGGTGCGATTATAGCATGTTTAATAACAATTGGCTATAATACCGAAAAATTATGGAATTTTTTTAAAGATACTCCATTAGATAAATATGTAACACCTGATACCGAAAATATGCCATTAGAATTAGTAACAAGATATGGCATTTGTAATGGTGATGAATTTTTAGAATTTACAAATCAATTAATATGTGATTTTATGGAAGTAAATACCAACGTCACATTTTTAGAATTATACAATAGGACTAAAATTGAATTAACAATTACTGGTACTTGTATAACGACAAAGAAGTTAGAATATTTTAATCATATAATAACACCCGGAATGTCAGTTGCCTTGGCTATAAGAATATCATCTAGTATACCTTTTTATTTTAGTCCAGTTTTATATGAAGATAAATATTATATTGACGGCGGTGTTTTAGATGATCATCCCATGAAAATATTTAAGGATGAATATGAAGTTACTATTGGATTTGCAATATATTCTGCATTTGAATGTACTATTGATTGTTTTGAGAATTATTTAATAGCAATGCTAGATACGATAACTTTCAATTATATTAATAAAACAAAAAAGTATGAAAACGTTCTGTATATTCATAATGAAATAATATTAAATCCAGTCAATTTTGCATTTACCAGTCTAGAAGATAAGATAAAATTGTATGTACAAGGTGTAAATCAGGCACGGGAATTTGTTAGAAAACAAAGAACATATATTAGAAATAATACTTAATATTAAATAGTATTTCTACTCGCAATTAACTTCTGATATCTCGAATGTAAATTAGAACTATCTGAATCAAAATCATCTATTGTTAAATCAGCGACTTGATCTAATATACCATAACCACCAGTATCATGAGCACTATAATCCATATAACTCATATTATTATATGTGCTCGTATTATTACGATATTCTGCCATTTTCTTATTTAATTCTGATTGAGTCGCGTTTCTATGATTGTCATAATAATCACCACCTGATACATTATTAACATCAATATCGTTTAAATCAATAGGATTAAACTCAGAATTATAATTACCACCTTCATAAACATTATCACTAAAATTTCCATACGATAATGATCCTGATATTTCCCATGCAGCAGGCATTCCAGAATGTTGTATAATTTGATTTTCTTGTTTATGGACTTGATCAAAAATTGCGTTGAACTTTTTATTATCAATTGTCGGACTATCAAATAATTTTCTTGGTTTATATTCAACATCGGATAATTCTCGCTGTTGTTTGTATGATTGCATTTTCTGCTGTGCTTCTACTTTAGATATTACTCCAGATCCATATTCTTCGTATTTTTTATTCATATCATCATTCGCTTGCCTGAAATCGCCTTCTAATAGTTTAATTTCGTCATTTGTTTTTGGAATAATTTCAATATTAGATCCTTTTTTTAGAGAGTAAAAATCATGTACATACTTCTTTCCATAATATTTGTTATATTCGTTTCTAAGATATTCCGTTTTTATCGTCTCATAAGCAGTTGATATTAATTCAAATAAATCCTTTTGTTCTTGTGTTGATCCTGTTCTTCCAGGATGATGTTTTTTTGCCATTCTATAATACGCTTGTCTTACTAAAGTATCACAATTTTCTTCATCACAGACAGAACGTGTTATTCCTAATATTTTATAACAATCTGGTACTTCTTGTTCCATTATGAATATATTATTTTATGTGCACAATTTTTTATATTATTACAACTCAATATATACAATAATGAAAAACATAAATTATCATGCATATGGCGAATCATATAGAAATAATATTGATCAAACAGTATTTAAATACAGAAGAAAAGTAATTGAAATGTTAAATGAAAAAGGTATATTAACAGTTGATATTGATGTATTATTAAGTAAAATAGCCGACAACGACTTTTTTAATGAAAATACAATGAACATCGAAAAAAAAGTTAATTCTATATTAATTAATCAATATCATGATCCTTACTATGGTGTAATGGCAAAAAATGAAAAACATAAATTATCAAAAGATGATGAATATGTTGATGTTACTGATGATGTTAAAATGATAATTCTTATTATTGACTTATTTAGAACAGTATTTTTATATCAATCATTCGGAGATACATTTGGTTATGATAATGGACAAAGAGAATTTAATGGCGGTAATCAATCTGTAACAGCAGAATATACAAATATATTATTATATGATTATATTAACAGAGGTGGTATTATTGATAGTAGTATGAAAGGTTGGAAAGCAAGCGATGATACAATTATGTATTTAGAAACGTACAAAATATTATTAACTACAGATACGGTTAATGATTTTGGTCAGGCTCTAAAAGAAGTATTCGTAAAATTACATCCTGAGTTAAAAAAAAGACATATCGGTAATATTACAAATAGATCATTAAATATGCAAAAGAATATTAAATGGAATGAATTACCATATAATAGTGAAGATATTGGTAATGGCGCATGTATGAGAACAGGATGTATAGGATTATTATTATTTGGCGAACATAATAGATCTAAATTAATATCATATGCAATTGAAAGTTCAAGAATAACACATAATTCAGCAACTGGAATATTATCTGGTGTAACATCAGCACTATTTACAGCTTTTGCTGTTGAACATGTAAATATTAATGAATGGCCACAAAAAATGATAGATATTATAAAATCGAAGATTATTGACACATACATTGAGGGAAAATATCCTCAAGAATTTGAGTCATATATATCGGATAAAATGGCATATGTCGGATATTGGGAAATATATATTGGAAAAAGATTTTCTGGTAAAACAAAAAGAGAAATGCCTATTATGACAAATCTTGTGAATAGAGTGCAATTTTTTATAAATAATTTTTCAAGAGATCGTCCCGATTTTCCAGGAGGAAGAGGTCATGATTCTACAATTATGGCATATGATGCTTTATTAGAATCTGGAGGTATATTAGAGAAAGCCCTAATATATTCTTGTATACATATTGGCGATACAGATACAATAGGTTCAATGACAATGAGTTGGTTTTGTTTATATCACATATCTAAACAATATTATGAATTACTGTACGATAGATTTATACAATTAGAATATTTTGAAGAAATAACTGAATTGGACAAATTAATGGTAAACAAAATAATAAGAACTACACAATATGATTTAAAAATAGAAATAACTAGACAAATATTGGAAAAATATTAGATCATATATTGATATAATATTTTTATTCTGGTAATTTCGTGACAAAATCTGCCAATGCTTTTGCTGAGTGTGGACCACCATATTCAAGATTACGTTCACTTGTAATGACTAGTATAGTTGGTGTTCCTTGAACTCCATAATAGAAAACAATATCTTTCTTAGAAGGATCATTTACATCAATAACTACTAAATTAACATTTTGCAAATAAGATTTCAAATTATTCCATTCTTCATCAAACTTAATACAATGAGGACAACCAGCATTTCTAAAATAATATACAGTCTTACCATTACCACCACGTTTTTGTTTCTGTTGTAACTGTCTTTTTGGTGTGACTTTAATATTTGTATTATTATTATACAAGAACAGCCCAACTGCAATTGCTACAATTATGACAATTATAGTATTTTTAGAAAGTTTCATTTAATATATATTATGTTTAGGGAATAAATCTGAACAAATTTAATTCTATAATATTTATATCTACATAAATTACTGAAATACAATTATTGTCTTTTTTGAGTGTAAAAATGTGAATAGTGTTATAAATATTTTAGTATATAAAAATTGGTGATTATAATCATTCTCCAAAAAAAGATTCAAAATAAATACTTTGTAATTTACGTACAATATTAAAAAAAACATATAAATACATGAATTAAAATCTATAATATTTATATACTCTTATGGATTTTAATTTGCATGAAGGTAAAAAATATACGCAACAATCTAAAATAAGAAAACATATTCAACACGGTGGAGATTATTCTCCAGCAGAAATCAAGCATGCACAAGAATTACTAGGAAACCCGTTTAGATTATTTATGGAAGAAATAGAACAAAACGGTTCACGTAATTATATTAATAGTAGCCCTTCTTATGGTAAAAAAATAATAAGACTAGAGTTTAGTGACTATATATTAGCATTTACATATGCATTTAAAGTATTATCATTAAAAGGCACTACGCCTAATTATCAATATTTCAAACTAGAAGAAATTTTGGCGTCAAATAAAGATGCAATTGTGGCCAATGTAAATTATGCGAGAAAATACAAAAACAACGTGTTCTGGTCCGATGTCGATATGGAATCTATAAGTGATTTGTATAATAAAATAATTACAGATGTAAATACCGAAAAATTATATATTGATTTTATATTGTCAGAAATTGATTTTATTGATAAAATTAAATACATTGCAGCACATGTGGACGAAAAAGATAAATATGTTGAAGCATTAGCTGAATTAATACATGGTACTTGTGCATCAAATTGTGGAATAACAATGGATAAGCTTGATAAAAAATTTTTAAATGAACTTAGGGCAAATTCATATTTTTACGATAAATATTTTTATGTCAGTGAAAATGTAGAATTATATAATCCAGAAACGGATAATATTTATGAAATGTCAATTTCTAATTTTTTTATAAGTAATATATCGGATAATTTAAAAATATATGATAAAATTGTATTACATGTAAAAAGATCAAATTTAAAAAATAAAGTACAGTCAGAGCAAAAAGTTCAGAATGGAGGAAATATGAATATTATGTTTAGATATTATTTACATAAATATCTAAGTAAAAAAGATGACACAAATTATTTGTATGAGCTTAGAGATAATAACGCTTCCATAGGATATATTTTGAAAGACCTTGAAGGTTTAATATTGTATACCGATATATTAATACAAAACAATGATAATGATAATGATAAAATAGAAGGACAAATTTCAAAAGATAAAAAATTGGAAATTATGTATGTCGTGGACTTTCTGAATAATGTTTATAACAAAATAACAGAATTTAAGGATCCAAGAGACTATAATGAACAAAAAAAAAAAGAAGCACAAGCTCAAGCTCAAGCTCAAGCGCAAGCTTATGCTCAAGCTAAATTACAATCTCAGACACAAGCACAAGTTCAAGCTCAATTACAAGCTCAAACACAAGCTCAAGCACAAGCTCAAGCTCAATTACAAGCTCAAACACAAGCTCAATTACAATCTCAAACTATAAATAAAATATCATATGTAAATATACCCAGTATGAATAGTCAGCCTATTTACGGAGGTCCAAAAAATAGCACATTTGCTTTAGACCAGAGAATATTAAGAACTGATAATAATATAACACCAGAATTAGCGAATTTTAATTTTGCGCTTGGTCAAATACATCTGAAAGACCAAAAAGAATGGTCTAGAGATGAAAATGGTATATTACAAAAATTTACTAAGGGACCTGATGGCAAATTTACACAAAAATTACCATTAGAATTAAAAGATATGTGTCTGACAGGGGTTGACATCGATGAAACGAAATGTACAACATTCTTGGAGTCAGCAGGGTTAAATAAAACAATATATTCAGACACGCTTTTAAAAAATCTACAAGAATATTTTAATGATACATCTGGTAAACTTATTAATAACTTTGATACAACCACTTTAGCAAAAGTATTAGGAAATGTTCATCCCAACTTAGCCGCACATGTCCTTTTAAATTTTGGTTTTAAACGTGTTACGGAAAAAAATCCAAATACTGGTTTAGTTACAGATACTTTACAAGACGTAAAATCCTGGCTAAGAGATTTGTCAAACGATAAAATTGCAGAAAGCAAATTTGGCAATAGTACAAATGTTAAGAATCTAAGAGATGCTGTCGGTCTAAATGGTAATTTTGGTGTACAGGCACAAAATATTTTGACATATTTTCATATTCTCAGGGAATGGGTTACTGCTAATCCAGGTGTATTGAATGATGAATTTGTATGGAAAAATCCTACTGATATTAAATTGGATGAACCAGCTCCTAATAATAAATTTAAATTATATGCGTATAAATCACCGCAATTGAAAATAGCCTTGTCTAAAGTGAATGATAATTTATCTAGACTCAAGACAACCATATTGAAATATGGAGGCACATTCAATCCGGAAAAAACTCTTAATGATACAATTAAGACACCATGGCCATTACACGCACCCCTTAATCCTTATGCATATGCTTTTCCACATTCTCCACTTAATCCACAAATGTTTATGGGACAAGCTGGAGGCGATGCGAGTGCTATTCAAGCGGAATTAGAAAAGAATGGGTTATCAGGTGCTAAATTGTTAAAGGAAGCGTATAATTCTATAGTAGGTATTCTTAAAGTAGATCCGATAAATAAAACTGTATCGGATCATACAGATACAGAAATGAACGATAGACTAAAAAAACTGGAAGAAGCAGAAGCGAGTGTTTATCAAAGCATGAATAATTTAGTGGATAGGTACAGATTGTATATTGCATCAAAGGGTCAAATAGATGTATTGCGGGTCCAAGACGACGATTTGCCTGCGTTAATGAAGAAACATACTGAGTTATTCAACAAAACACAATCATATACAAAAAAATGCACAAATATAATAACTTGTTTACAAAAGCTCGCAGATATCGCTGAGAAAGCTCTTGAAAAAGAAAGTCAATAACATTAAACAACAAAGACATACAAATTAAAATCTATAATATTTATATACTCTTATGGATTTTAATTTGCATGAAGGTAAAAAATACATGCAACAATCTAAAATAAGAAAACATGTTCAACGCGGTGGAGCTTATTCTGAAGAAGAAATTAAGCATGCACAAGAATTACTAGGAAAACCGTTTAGATTATTTATGAAAGAAGTATCTGTAAATGGAGCAGATAATTTTGTAAAAAATAATGTAGTTGATACTAAATTTTCTGAATATATTATGGTATTTACATATGCGTTTAAGGTATTATGTAATATAAAAGATATACCTTATTTTATTTACGAAAAAGTATCAGAATTATTAAAAACACACAATCAATTAATTAACGACACTGTTAACGAACAAATAGCATATAATGACAAACATCTGTTGAAAAAAGCAGTCACGGCGATGATGTCTAGTAATGTATCAAATTTTCAAACATTGGTAACACTAATAATCGCAGATGATATTAATAATGTATCAGTAATAAATATAGATTCTTATCAATTTCAATTTGATGCTGGGGAATTAAAAATATGTATTCAAAATTTGGCAAAAATTTTTTCCCCGGATAATGTTAACGATTCGGATACATTTGAAATATTAACAGATATGATATGCGATGCACCATTCTATAATGATTATACAGATATAACTCTTGACAAACTTAATGATAGCTTTCGAACAGAACTCAAAGATAACAGTGGATTTTATAATATTTTCTTTGATATTATGACTAAAAGTAAGCCACCAGATGCTAGTTTAGGTTCCGAATTGCGTACAGAATTGTCAAATTTTTTTAATAATAGTACCAAACATGATATGTCTAATTATTGTCTCATAGCAAAAAAAAAAAGGCCATATATTTTGTTCAAGTACGATAATGATCACATAAATAAAATGTTGAGTACGCAAGCAGGAGGAAAGCTTAATATAACCTTTAGAGATTTGTTAAAAGAATACCTGAATAAAAAAAATTACCTATATGATGTGAATGATTCCATAAAGTCAATAGATTTGGAAAAACTACTGAATATATCAAATGCAATTCTTGAATATAATGATGAAAATAATACGGACACCGAAAAATATATACAAATAGTATCCTCACCAACAGATAAGGAAAATATAATAACATATGATGATTTTGTAAAAAATTATTACAACAAAATAACAAATTTTGATATTCCAAATATATCCAACATAAATTATGGAGGCCCAAAAAATAGTAATCTTCCTTTAGACCAAAGAATATTAAGAACTGACAATAATATAACACCAGAATTAGCAAATTTTAATTTTGCACTTGGTCAAATACATCTTAAAGACAAAAAAGAATGGTCCAGAGATGAAAATGGTATATTACAGAAATATATTAAGAAAGACGGTAAATATGAAACACAACCAGTATTAAATTTAGGTGATATGTGTTTACGTGACGCTAATACATCGTTTGATGAACAAAAATGTTTAGATTTTTTGAAGTCAGCCGGATTAAAAAAAACAGACTACACGTCAGATCTTTTAAATAATTTGACAAATTATCTTACTATTGATTCTAATACTGCTTCAGGTATAATTAATAATTTTAATCCATATACATTATCAAAAGCATTAGGAAATGTTCATCCTAACTTAGCTGCATATATTCTTTTGAATTTTGGTTTTAAACGTGTCACAGAAAAAAATCAAAATACTGGATTAGTTACAGATACTTTACAAGACGTAAAATCCTGGTTAAGAGATTTATCAAACGATAAAATTGCAGAAAGCAAATTTGGTAATAATGCAAATGTTAAGACCCTTAGAGATGCCGTTGGTTTAAATGGTATTTTTGGTGTACAGGCACAAAATATTTTAACATATTTTCATATCCTTAGAGAATGGGTCACTGCCAATCCGGGTGTATTAAACTATGAATTTGTCTGGAAAAATCCTACTGATATTAAATTAGACGAACCAGCTCCCAATGATAAATTTAAATTATATGCATATAAATCACCGCAATTGAAAATATCCTTGTATAAAGTGAATGATAATTTATCCAGACTCAATACAATTGTATTAAAATATGGCGGAACATTCAATCCAGAAAAAACTCTTAATGATACGATTAAAACACCATGGCCATTACATGCACCGCTTAATCCCTATGCATATGCTTTTCCGCATTCACCACTTAATCCACAAATGTTTATGGGACAATCTGGTGGTGACTCAAGTAGCATTCAAGCGGAATTGGAAAAGAATGGTTTATCGGGTGCTAAATTGTTAAAGGAAGCATATAATTCTATAGTAGGTATTCTAAAAGTAGATCCAATTAACAAAACTGTATCGGATCATACAGATACAGAAATGAACAATAGACTAAATAAACTAGAAGAAGCAGAAGCAAGTGTTTATCAAAGCATGAATAATTTAGTAGATAGGTACAGATTGTATATTGAATCAAAGGGTCAAATAGATGTATTGCGCGTACAAGACGACGATTTGCCTGCATTGATGAAGAAACATACTGAATTGTTCAACAAAACACAATCATACACAAAGAAATGTACTAATATTATTACTTGTCTCAAAAAGCTCGCAGATATCGCTGAAAAGGCTCTCGAGAAAGAAAGTCAATAATATTAAGAAGCAAACTTATACAAATTAAAATCTATAATATTTATATACTCTTATGGATTTTAATTTGCATGAAAATAAAAAATATAGGAAACAATCTAAAATAAGAAAACATATTCAACGTGGTGGAGATTATTCTAAAGAAGAAATTGATCATGCACAAAAATTACTAGGCAAACCATTTAGATTATTTATGAAAGAAGTATCTGAACATGGAGCAGAAAGATTTATGAAAGTAGATAATACAATTGATGATAACTTTGCTAAATATGTTATGGCATTTACGTATGCATTTAAAGTAATTGGTAATATGAAAAAAATACCCGATTTTGTTTATAACGAAGTATTAGAATTATTAAAACCACTTGAACAATTAATTAAAGACACTATTTTAGAGGCGGTAGTCTATAAAAATAAATCAAATGCTAAAGCAGTATATGATTGGTGGCATGGAACAAATTTTATATATCTTAAAGTTTTGGAACAGAAAATACTCGTAAGTATGGATGAAAATGAAATAAAGAATATGAAAACCGAATTTCCGTTTGAGAAACAGAAATCGATTCCGCCAACTACAAAGTTAAATATAAAATCTTACATGTTCCCATTAAACGCAGATAAATTATACCAATGTATTGAATATATAGCGGAAATCATATATGGCCTAGATGTGGATAAAGCCACAAATGGCAAAAATTATACAAAAGATTTAGCAGCTGCTATATGTAATGCCCCAGCTTATACACTGGAAAAACCAAATATAATGATCAATGATTTAAATCAAGATTTCAAGATAGAAATTTCCAATCATATTGATTTTTACAATATTTTCTTTGAGTTTCTAGATTATCCAGATCCATCAAAAAATATTTATTGGCCTGTTACTTATCAGTTGGAATCTGATACAATAAAAGATCCGAAATATGGAGGTTATTATCTTGTACCAAAAAAAAATAATGTATATTTTTATGCGTTGCCTGATGATGAACAAATAAAAAAAATTTTTACTAGTCAACAAGGAGGCGACCCTGCTATTAATATAGTTTTTATAAATTTATTGGAAAAATATTTAAAAAAAACAGATGCGTATATAATCAGTAATAATCTGATAAAAGACACAAATATACAGCAAATTAGTTATGAACAATTGCTTAATATATTAAATAAAATTCTTGAATATGACACAACTGACAAAACTGACACAAACAGTAATATAGCAATATATACATCTGATAATTTTCTTCTAGGTAATATAAATTATGCAGATTTTGTGGAAAATCATTACAAAGTTGTATCAAAATATGATAAGGAAATCATATCAAACTTATTAACCGAGCGGACTGTAAATACAAATGAATCCTTAAAAAAAGCAAAAATAGAAGTAAATAATCAGAAACAATTACTTCAACAAAGCTCAAATAATAAAAAAACTATAGAAGATTTAACCAAAAAAATAAAAGAAGCAGAATCAAAAGTAATAGACGCAGAAAATAAAGCAAAAATAGAGGCACAAGAGAAAATGAAAATAATCCAAGAACAAGAAGAAAATAAAGCAAAACAAGCACAAGAAGAACTGCAAAAAACCAAAGCACAAGAAGAAAATAAAATAAAAGAAGAAAATATAGCAAAACAAGCACAAGAAGAACTGCGAAAAAAACAAGCACAAACTCAGGCACAAGTTCAATTATCACAAAATAATAATTTACAATCTATAAATAAAATGTCATATGGAAATATACCTAGTATGAGCGTTCCAACTAATATTTATGGAGGTCCTGCAAATTTAAATCTTGATTTGGATAAAAAAATACCAAGGACAGATAATAATATAACACCTGAATTAGCAAATTTTAATTTTGCGCTTGGTCAAATACACCTGAAAGACCAAAAAGAATGGTCTAGAGATGAAAATGGTATATTACAGAGATATATTAAGAAAGACGGTAAATATGAAAAACAACCAGTATTAACTTTAGATGATATGTGTTTACGTGATGCTAATACATCGATTGATACAACAAAATGTTTACAATTTTTAAATTCAGCAGGATTAAAGAAAGACAGTTATAAGAATGCATTTTTAGATGGGCTGAAAGATTATATTGGTGGTAATTCTATTAATAAGTTCGATACGACAACTTTAGCAAAAGCATTAGGAAATGTTCATCCCAACTTAGCTGCACACGTTCTTTTGAATTTTGGTTTTAAACGTGTCACAGAAAAAAATCCAAATACTGGTTTAGTTACAGATACTTTACAAGACATAAAATCCTGGTTAAGAGATTTATCAAACGATAAAATTGCAACAAGTAAATTCGGTGATGATGCAAATGTTAAGGCCCTTAGAGATGCTGTCGGTCTTAATGGTAATTTTGATGTACCAGCGCAAAATATTTTAACATATTTTCATATTCTTAGGGAATGGGTTACTGCTAATCCGGGTGTATTGAATGATGAATTTGTATGGAAAAATCCTACTGATATTAAATTAGACGAACCAGCTCCCAATGATAAATTTAAATTATATGCATATAAATCACCGCAATTGAAAATAGCCTTATCCAAAGTGAATGATAATTTATCTAGACTCAAGACAACCATATTGAAATATGGAGGAACATTCAATCCGGAAAAAACTCTTAATGATACGATTAAAACACCATGGCCATTACATGCACCGCTTAATCCCTACGCATATGCTTTTCCGCATTCGCCACTTAATCCACAAATGTTTATGGGACAAGCTGGAGGCGATGCGAGTGCTATTCAAGCGGAATTGGAAAAGAATGGTTTATCAGGTGCTAAATTGTTAAAGGAAGCGTATAATTCTATAGTGGGTATTCTAAAAGTAGATCCGATAAATAAAACTGTCTCGGATCATACAGATACAGAAATGAACGATAGACTAAAAAAACTTGAAGAAGCAGAAGCGAGTGTTTATCAAAGTATGAATAATTTAGTAGATAGGTACAGATTGTATATCGCATCAAAGGGTCAAATAGATGTATTGCGGGTCCAAGATGACGATTTGCCTGCGTTGATGAAGAAACATACTGAATTGTTCAACAAAACACAATCATATACAAAGAAATGTACTAATATTATTACTTGTTTACAAAAGCTCGCAGATATCGCTGAAAAGGCTCTTGAAAAAGAGAGTCAATAATTTGTATGAATTGAGTTATACTAAACTCATACAAATGCTAATTTCCCTAAATATTATTTGCAATATATCGTAATTTATTATATATGAATTGAGTTATACTAAACTCATACAAATGCTAATCCCCCTAAATTAAACATTATCCTTAATATATTATAATTTATTGTGTATGATCTTATCTTGCAAGTAGATTGTGTTGTTATTACATTCGATAACTTCATTTCCATTTGAACATTGTCTATTTTTGACATATTACATGAACCTGATGGTTGACTATCCTCAGGGTTAATACAAAAACTATATGCATTTATGCCTTTTTCCGGTCCACGATAATGACATTGATATGGAACTACCAAACCATAATATGTATTATCTCGTTCTTTTGCCCTATATTGACCATTTAATAATAATCTTGCCTTTTGCACAATATTTCCACCATACAATCTGCCATCCTCATATCTAACAGAAGATGTAGTATAATTGTATATATCATTAATTGTACCAGCTCCTGTTAAACTACTTAATTGACATATCCAATAATGAGATTTACAAGGATGATTTAATGTCAAATTCTGTAATATATTTGGACTGGATGCCTGTATAATTTGATTATATTGTATTTGTTCAATCAAATATTCATGATTTGATCTGGCAAATTTCATTCTTTCGTCAGTATCAAGATATACATAATTCACATACAAAAAAGCATTAATTATTTGTATATTCGGAATATTTATTGTCTCCGTTATTTCAGTTGTATTTGGCTTCGGTGTAGCATATAATCCAGATATTGGATTATATATTCTATATTCTTTATTTATATCAGCAGCTACATTACTTAATGTTGTTATTGATGATGTCGTGACATTTGCACTTTTAAAAGACTGATTGCTAGAATTAGGATCAAATATTTTAATATAATATAATTTTTTTGATAGATAGTCATATCCCATATAATAACCTTTTATGGGAATACCGGATATAGTCTGTTCTATATAATCACCCATATTAAATGGTACTATATCTTCTAATAATTCAATTGATGATGTAGGACCGGCTCGTATACATTCATTCAAATCCTTTAAAGTTACTTTTATTTTTACATCGGTTGATGCCAATGCTATCAATGGCAAAGATAATCCTATTGATTGACAAAACCAAAAATTTAATGGTATGTATAATTCATAACCATTTTTACCATTCGTAAAATCGTACATTTGTGGTACATCTCCCACCATTTTTTTATATCCATCATCTTGTCTATTTGAAACTTCGTACCATAAATACAACCACTCACCATATTGTCTATCTATTAATTTACCACCAATTTCTACTGTTATTTCTCTTATTATGGCTGTACCTAAATATCTTACCCACGCTATTTTTCGATACAAACTAATTTTACCATTTATATCTAAATATTTCGGTATACATGGTAATTGAACATATAAATACATTTTATTAACTAAATCACCAGTTCTAGCTAATGTACATGTTACTGAACTGCCAAAGTTAGCTCTCTCAGAAAAATTTTGTATAATAGATTCAATAGCAAAATTAGTATGCCGACGATATAATACTTTAAAAAATGTTATTTGCGGATCGCCTGTCAAATATATATCTTGAATACCATATGCTACTAATTGTACTATTCCGCCTGGCATTATTATATATGCTTATTTGTGAATTTTTATATGATTCGTCAATCTTATTTATTATATCCGACATTGTGCCATGCCTTACCACCTAATCCTGACATATATCTAATTAAATTAATATTTAATATTATCGTTACCAATGTCGCAGGATACTCAGAGCTTATTAAAGGATATATATCAAATATACCTGAAAAATTATCTATTCTCGATAAATTAGCTGTTCCACTCGGTTGTGCCATTAGTGCTCGAAGTGCCCATGAAAATGTGTTTATACCTACTTTAGGAGTTCTTTCCAAACATTCATAGGATTTTACAGCTGACCAATATAAATCATCACTACTAACTGGCATTAAATTTTTCGTATTAAATGTCAAATAGCCATTCATAAGTGGATTTATTTTTGGTCTTTCTATTAATAATGGTTGATAATCAATACTATCTACTTTCAAATTATCCATTAACAAGTTTAAATACATATTCATTTTCGATACAATAATTGTTAATACATAATCTGTCATTTTATTTTCCATAGCAACTACTGGTGTCGTAAATTTGTATAAGTCATATAATTCATATATAACTTCTTTAAGTCTTAACATTTTTACTCCTGTATTTATATTAACAGGTAATACTGTAACTATCATATTAATAACATTTGTAATTATCAAATTAGAATAACTATTAACTGCAAAATATCCCATAATATTATTAAAATCATATTCAAATGATTCCAATTCATAAATATTTGATAATTGACTTACTACATAATTAATAATAGCGCAATTATAATCATTATATACAGTATCCAATTTAGAATCTATCATAATAACTGTAAATTCAACAGATGTAATACTAATAATTAATATATTCATTAATACCAATCTTAATATTGTTTTTGGTATAAAAACAATGTCACTAGTTAGCAAAGACAAATTAAATGCAACTGTAGATTCATTTACAGCTGATTTACCTAGACTGATTAAAACTTTGGATAATATAATTGTCGCCATTTGTAAATTTACGACATCAAAATTTAAACCCAAAGCCAACATATTTTCTTTTAAACTTATTGTATTTTTTAGAGATACGTATCCGGATGTATTCGCTATGAATTTGTCTTTTGTCGTATGCAAAATTGTTCTGAAAAAATCTATATTATTTTTAATCCATGTATCATAAGAATTATCAGCTAGTGGAATATTATTATCATAGTAAACAATTAAATTGTTTAATATTGTTAAAAAACTGTATGTGTTATCGGAATAAAAATCATTTAACTTAGTATGAAGCGAATTCATATATGATTTTTTTGTTGCAATTATATTTGACAAATCATAATAAGAAAATACTCCATAATTATCCCATTGTTTTTCGCCATAAAAATAACTCAGATTATCTTTTCTGTAGACTTGTTGTGTGTGTATATTTGGTTTAATTAACATTGTGTATAATTTTGAAGGATGATGAAATTCAAATGTGTGCTCAAATCTTTTTTTGTGAATATATGACCCGTTTACATATTTGTCATTAACAATATTACCCTTTATATTTAATGGTTTATATACCATCTGCATTTTGTCATTTGTATAAACTGGAAAAAGATCTTGTCTTTTTATCAAAGTTATAGTATCAATTATTGGTGCTAATTGATTCTTGTCAATATATCTTGTATCTAATTCATTAATAACATTAACTGTCGTTTTCACACCATTTATTATTGTTGTAACAGGTGTTAATTCTCCTAGTACTTGATATATGGGTAACAAATTATTATCAGATAATTCTGTGCCACTATCAGTTTGCGTTTCTTCAATAATATATTCTAATAAACGCGACACATAAATATATCTTTCTTCTGTTGTCAAATAAATATAATCACACATTAAATAAGCGTTTTCAATATGTGGTTCAAATGGTTCTAATTGCACATTATTTTGTGCATAATAAGTCGGATTAATAAAATCAGAGAATAAGTCTTTATAACAAACATCAGATAGTTTACGTAATCTAATATTAATGTTATATCTAACATTTATACTAGCAGATAATGGTAGTGAATTAAGTGGATTTCTATTAAAATAAAATATTAATGGAAGTGTAAGCGTATATTTATTTTTTAATTTGTCATTAAAAATAATTAGGTCTGGTATATTTCCAATCATTCTATTATAACCTTTTTCTTGACCAACCGGTAAACTAATTTCATTAAAGACTTCAAACCAATCTGAATAATTAACATCAATAACATCATCATTCATTTGAAATGATACTCTCTCTACAAGAAAATTCATAAGTTTTCTAACCCAGGCTGTTCGTGCAATATCGCTGCGATATAATATTTCCATAGTATAACTAGAAAGGTTATTTATTTCTTGAATATAAATATTTGTAGAGTCAATTCCCTTCTGAACAATATATTTTACATAATTAACAATTCTTTGATAACAATCATTTATTGACAAATAATAATCATAACCCAAATTATCTGATACAATACTGGGATTTATTTCTTGGTACAACATTGCATTTTGACCAGAATCAAAAGCACTTAATATATCATTCGTTATTTTTTCTATTCTTTTTTTATTCATATATTTTTGAATTAGCGACTGAACAATATTGTTATAATTTTGTTGATTTATTTCTTCAGAAGCCAAAATAATATCATTATTAATATCATTAATTTTCATTTTTATTTCTAAAATAGTTTGTTGATACATTTGATTCATCACAAAAGAAAATCGCTGCGATTCTCCAAATATATTATCTTGATATGGTATTCGATTTGTTATTGTTAAACCATTATCCATTATCCAATCAACAAAATAGTTTGATATATCAGGTATTGTATTTAAACTGTTGTATTGTGCGGTTATTTCTGGAATTTCATTTGTTAACATATTAGATTTATAATAAGCGATTGCATTGTATTTAGAATTACTGTTTAATAATGACCAATCATAAATTACATAAAGTATTAAATTATCAATACCATTTATCAGCATTTCGTGATCTGGATATAAAGATGTAGTGTAAGTTTTAAAACTCGCATTCTTTTCCACATTTCTAAATTTAAGTCTGTATGTTAAAAACATATAATCAAGATCTGTATTTAGTCTTTGTCGGAAGTACAAATTCCTGGTATCATATAACTCTAGAGTCGTATAATTATCAAATGTATCCGAAATATTATTCATAATATAATTAATAATAACCTCTATTGGAATGTCATATAATGATATTATTCCACTAATAGCCAATATATGTGGTTCCGACATGTAATCTGGTCCCATTGTATTTACATATTGACTAACATTTTTAATAACACTAATTTTATCTATCATACTTTGTCGAATAGAACCAATAAAAGTAACAAGGTTAACATCTTGTATTTGATACAACGAATTAATGGATACTACTAATAAATCATAAATATCCTTAATAGCCAGCTTATAAACATCAAATGATCCAATAAATCTAATAATAAATTCTGCAAGTGATATACTAAAATCATCCATACTATTTATTAAATTTTTTATTTCCGAAACAATATTTACATTAGATTCAGGATATATATATACCAATGGCGAAATATTAGATAATAGATCAATATTAATATCACCATAATTTGTTTTACTAAAAATATCATACACAATATCTTTTACATTCAAATATAAGTATGATGTATTTTTTGTTTGTAAAGAATAAATACCATAAATAGAATCATAGTATTTAGCATAGAAAAAATATTGAGAAATAAATGAGGATTTGTGTAAATTAATATATTGTTCGATGTTATCTGTGATGGTAATATTAGATATATCATTCATATAAACATTAACATTGAACAAATCATCATATGTATAAACATTTGTAATTCCATTTAATAATTCGTTGGCTGCATTTATAAATTCTATCCCTACTTCCGATTCAAATGTGTAATATGTACTATTCATAGATGGTATAATTTTATTTAAATATACAATTATTGCATCATACAGAGTAGGATTATATCCAATATTATATATCATTTTATAAGTTTGGTAGGATGTTATCTTATTAATATTAAATTTCAGATATTGTAAAGTAGTCCACAAAGAAAATATAAGATCATAATCGTATTCCGGATAAATTTTATTTAGATAAGAAGTTAATTTGACCAATCTCAATACATTGAATTGATATTGATCAACAAACATATTTGGTTTAGATATAGGTATATTATAAAATATAGCATGTCTAATGCGCATGTATTCGATATTATACATTTTGTATTCTGTTACAGGTTTCAATACAGATATTTTATTAGTATTTAACCAATTTACATTGATATGAGATTGTAATGATAAATTGTTAATTAAAGGAGGTATAATATAATCACTAGGACATTGTTTATGATTATAATAATTAGGATTTATTCCATATGGATCAGTAGGTGGTAATGGTACTGGTGGAAGAATAGGCGTATTAACAATTCCATAATCACGACTTTGATAAGGAGTTAAATTATAAACAGAACCAATATATCTATTATCAAAATTAGAATAATAAAGATTATCAGTTGAATTGTATGATCTAGATGATTGAATATATGAAGTAGGATTGTCAGTATTAATTGTTCTGGATGTAAAATTGTGTAAATATTTAGAAAATGTATCTGTAACAAATCCGGATGTTATTCCATTTGATTCATTTAAATTTAAACTGTGATAAAAATCTTCCATACATCTTTCGGAATTATAATCCATAACAAATATAAATTCCATTTGGGAAGATACATGAGACAATACATTTTGTTGGTAAGTAATATTTAATGGTGGATATATTTGCAAACCTGTAATAAAATAATTTACATATTGAGCGAGTACAATATTTTCTGTATTATTTACTTCATTTACGACATAATTAATTTTTGATTCAAAATTTTGTTTATCATAGACATCAAAAAAGTATTTCATAATATTCTCATAAAAAGCTTTTAATAATGATCTTATATATTTTTCTCTTGGCACATTTCCAACTACAATACCCAAATAAGATTCGATATCTTCTATGGAAATTGTTTCAATATAGTTGAATATAAAAAAGAACTGTTCTAAAATAGTTGGTATATGTGATCGATGTGATATATACGTAATTGCTAATAAATCTGTTGTTATATTGATAGAATCTATTGTGGTTGAATAGGTTTTAGGCACATAATTTTTCATAGTATCTGATACATTTGGTGATGGTCCGGCCGCGAATAAATCATTTAATTGATATGATGCATCTTTCATTTTAAACTCCATATTTATTTTTACCAAATCAATAATACTATTCATAAAAGTAATTTCATTTGCAGTCGCATTTAAATTAAGATATGCATTTAAATAATATGTAAAATTATGAGAGTTGAAATTACCCAAGTACGAAAAGAAATAGAAATACCAAATGTTAATATTAAAAACATTTTGTATTCGAAGAGAAGCAGAATCAATATAACCAGATATTGGTACTACATAATCAAATATTAAATTTAGAGGTGGACTATTAAAATAAAATAAATTCTTTGTGGATGAAAATAATTTTGATCTATATTTTTCAATTAGGTTATCAAAATTATTATTTATTGTCGTTTGCGTCGATGTATATTTTTGATATATATTATGAATGAGATTTGGATATATATTGTTTGTATTATTGTCATAACCAATATAGGTATTTGAAGAATCTCTAATTGGTTGCTCTGGAGTATTTAGTTTGTAATTAAAATCAAATAAAAAATTTGGATCTAATATGGAAGCATAATATGTTGAATCTAGAGAATGACTTATGACATCAGAGTAAATATTAATAGGTGTATTTAATTTGATAGCTTTACAAAGAACGACTGGCGTTGTGTTTTTAATACTATTTATTATGCAATTAATTGTATTATAAATATTTAGTTCATATGTAAATTCTGGACCAAATAAATTATGTTTAATGCTATTATTTACCGTTGCATCATTTAAATAGTTCTGATAATCGGTATTTGTTAATTTGTGTTTGTATGTTGATTCTGGCATATTAAAACTGTTTTCCAAATATGTTTTATTAACTCTATTATAATTTGTGTAATTATCAATCATATTATTAGTAATACTAGTCAAAGAATCGGTCGTATTAGAAAAAAACATTGCCATAATTTCTCTTGAAACAATTGAATCATAAAATACATGTGCAAATAAAATATTATTCGTGACGTTTGATTCTCTGATAGTTGTTATGTCACTATAAACTACATTAAAAGCATCTGCGATTCCCCGAACTAGGGCATAAACAGGATATTGATCATGTCTATTATTAAAAATAGTCGTACTAATAGATTTTTTAAGATCATATAAAGTATATCCATATGACTTGATTAAATCATCAATATTTGTTGGTGTATTTAATATCTTTGTTGTTGGTCTTAATGGATTATAACTGGATTGCGAATTGATTATTTGAGATGGTGTTGGTATTGTACTAATAATTACATCTTGAATATCATTTAAAATACCTGTACGAATTATTATTTCGTTTGAATATTGTGTATCTAGGATTTGTAATTCATCTAAAAATTCTTTAAATTCTACTTGATTATTTAAATTAGTATATTGATTAATAAATGGTCTAATATGCGAGTCTGTCAGTGTTGTACTTGTTATTAGTTTTGCTATATCAAAAGTACGAGTATTTAAAAAAGCTGCTGCAATTGCTGGAATATCACATACAAAATAGATTTTATTAAGTAAATCACCATTTGGTAAAAGGACTGAATCGCCACTACTACCAAAATCAACAGAATTAACAAATGGTACTTTAATAGATTCTAAGGCAAATGGCGTATATCTTCTATAAACTTTTTTAAAGAATGTAACGTCGGGATTTTCGTTGAGCCATAAATTTTGTATATTGGAATTAGCGACGAGTTGCAATAGAGCCATTACTATAAGTTATTAATATGAATAAAATAGTTATGATCTGATCATAATAACTATTTTATAAAATTATTAGTGACTAATCCAATCACATATAGTAATATATTGTCACCATAATACTTCTACCAAATGGTATATCAAATTCTCGTATGTAGTTCCAATTCATAATCATAAGGGATTAAAAATTTACTACAGAATACCCTTTTAATACTTTAACTGTTTTGTATCCACGTTGTTTAAGATTTTTGTTAACAATTGGATTGAATAATAATTTTGTTGGTAGAATAAGTTCTTTAAGAACTATGTTATGTATACACTCAAAAAAACTTATAGATATCGAACTCTTCGCTCTTTTTATATGTACTGAATCAATTGTAATATTTTTTTTTATTTCGATATTTGTACTGTCTAGAATTACCAATTTACAAAGTTTTATAGAATCTTCAATGTGAATAAATACATTTATGATTATCTCTAGTGTTTCTAAATAATTTGGTAAACTATTAATATAAATACCATAACAGTGTTTGTAATTTTCAGTAATATACAATGCTTTTGTTTTTATTTGATAATTCAAAATTAAACAGTAGTCTGAGTATCCACTAATATGAATTTTATCAGTGTCTTTGGTATTTCCAATATTCAATTTTGTTAAAGTAGAATTTATTGAAATTGTAGTCTCCGTTGATTGTTCACCATTGCAATATACAGTATATGTATCATACACATATTCATCATTTGTAACATTGTCATTGACATTGACATATATACTTTTTTTGTCGTCACATATGTATTGTAGTTTTGGTATAAAACTACTTAGTGCTTGAATATTAAACTCTCCCCTATGATTATAAAAGTATAAATGTGTCACATTACTAAAATACTTCGCAACAAGAATTAATTCAGAAAAATTAGAAATTTCTAATCTTTTTATTTTGCCAAGAATAGTACTTTCACAAGATGGTTCATATTCACATTGCAATATTTCTAGTTTAATAGTCTTATTAATTGTTAAATATATACATTTATATTTATCATAAAAATAATCGATAAGAGAATAATATTCTTTACATGTTACAAATAATGACAATGGGATATCCTTATATTGAGATAATTCTCTAATAAAGTCTGTATTCATTTGACAAATAATCTTTGTTAAATAAATATTTTGCACTTTAATTATTCACTTTTTTATGAAGATGTTTGGAACGCTAATGCCCCCATTCCTGATACTATTCTTAATATACTATATGACACGACATAAACACCAATATAAATACCAGACACATTATTATTGGCTGTTATAATATATTCATTTGTGAATCTAGTATTAATATTAAAACTTGATATTCTAGTCATATTACATGTTCCTGATGGTTGCTGTTCTGTTGGCATTATTGCGAATGAATAAGTATTTAAACCATCTGTTGGTGTATGAATAAAGTATTGATATGGTTGTACATAATTATAATAAGTCATATTAAATGTTTTGGATGTTAAATTTTCGTTATTTAAAATTATATATGAATATTCCATTGTATAACCTTGTTGGTCATCATTAACTGCATAATTATTCCATTGACATTTATTAGAGCCTGTTAAATTTTGTCTACGTGTTTCTAATTGTGCAAACCAACATACATATTTTGTTGGATTGGCAAATGACAACTGAATATTATAATCTTGTGTATTTATATCAGGTATTTCTGTATATTGTGTAATTTCAACTAAATATTCATGTGAAGCTTGTGCAAAACGTCTTCTTTCATCAGAATCAAGAAATACATAATCTGCATATAATGTCGCTGATACAATATTTATTCCATATTTACTCTGTAAGTTATCAATACCATTGTATTCATTAGAATTTTCAACATAACATAAATCGGAAAGGATTTTATATTTCAGAGTTAATAATACTTCTGAATATCTAAGTGAGACTAGAGGCAAAGCTAAACCATTAAAACGACAAAAGAACAATCTAAGCGGCACAACTAATTTATATTGATTTTTTATTTTATCATCATAAACAGTTAATTCGGGAACATTGCCGATCATTTTGTCATAATTCTTTTCTTGGTATGCGCTCTTAAATAGTTTATTGTATATAATCATCCAATCACCAGTGTGTCTGTCGATAGGTTGACTACCTAATTTAAAATCAAGAGTATTAATAATAGAATGACCTATTTCCTCGACCCAAGCAAAATTATAATATTCAGCATAAGTACCATTAATAATTTGATTATAAATATTATTCGCACTTACTAACAATTCGTAAACTGGTTCATAGAATCTTTTGATAGCTGTATATAATAAATTATTAATAATATTTAGAACCATTGATCTTTTCATAGAATCTTTTTGTTCGGTTGTTAATAAAGGATAAAAATTATCGACTTCATAAATAACATTATCAAAAAGTTTCTTAATATCCATTTGATTAATTTCCTGGGTCAGAATATATTTATTTTTATCGTAGTTACTAATTAAATCAAAAACAGGATTATCATTAATAAATGTTATTAAATCGTTTCTTGAATTTACAAGTGGTGTTATTATAAGTGGATCTGACATTAGTGCTGTTATTGTATCCATTGTAATATTATTTGTGCTACACCATGATTTTAATTGTTTAGTTAGACTTGTATCCTGTGATACATAATTATAAAGCACTTCATAATAAGCTTGTACAGAATCTTTTTGTACAGTTGCTGATTCCAGTGTATTATTCCAATATGCTGGATTTTTTGTTAATTCTATTTTCGGGAGGATTATTTCCAGATAACATTTACTTAATAAATCGCCTAGTTTGTCAACGACGCACGATACTTCTTTTCCAAAATCACTGTCTCCCAAAAAATCTTGTCGTATCGATTCAATAGCAAAATTAGTATGTCTTCTATATACTGTTTTAAAAAATGTTATTTGTGGTGTTCCAGTAAGAAATAAATCCTGAGATCCATATACTGCAATTTGTACTATTCCTCCGGACATTTATTATATTATTAGATTGGTTAGTTATATTGATGATTTAAGCAGATTTAATTTGTATTTTAAGTATTTATACGTTTTGGGTGCTTTTTTGTTTAAATCGGCTAATCCAGTACCAATCCCATTTGTTGGAAATACAACATATTTATAATGTCTGGATCTAATGTATATGTTTTGTATTGCTGCATTTATTTTTTGTTTATTTTTTTCATATTCTGCATCTGTGTAGAATGACGACATATTATTATTTGGATATTTTTTTGTTGGTATTCCTGCTGTATTTTGTAAATCTCTAATTATAGCTTGACCACCTCGACCCCGGCGAATATCATTATCACCATATATGAACAAACAGTGTTGTCTTTGCCTCACATCATTTACTGTCCAAAAACCTTTAAAATATTTTACCTTTGACATTATGTATGATATAATATATGTTATTAAACTTATGTTATATTATTAAACCTTTTCAATTCTTATGTCAATTGCACCTTTTTTCTGAATAAGAAATGGATTACCCGTAGCACCCATATTACAATCATCGGGTATAAATTTGGGATTATAATATTTTTTATGCCATTCTTTGAATTCTTTTGACCCGAACATAAAACTTCTTTTTCTTGCTTTGAACCAAAATACTTTTTCGTTAATGTTATCGGCTGGTTTTCTATTATCAACTACCATACAACCATAATCTTTTGTACATTCTCTAAATACTCTGTCAAAATCATCTATTTTCGAAAACATACCTGCATAGTTGCGCATTAATTTTATTTTATTCGTTTCAGTATCATCTTTTAACATAAAAATATAATCAAAATTACTACGTAGTGTTGGTTCCATACCAATTGGATCTTGCATTGTCATAATATATGTTAATTTGTAATGTCTACCATTTAAAAGTACGATTCTAATATTAGGATCTTTTTTCCATATTCTTTTGTCGGCCAGACAATCATCCATAACCAATATTGCAGAAGGATCTATTTTTTTACCAGAGGCTGCTCGTCTTTTTGCTTTTTCTTTCATTGATTTTTGTCTATTCATAATTCTGCCAAGTGTATTTGCTTGTATTTCGTAATGAATAAACAAGTCAGGAAAAAAATCTTTATAAAAAGGGTTAACATTGTCAGTTGGTGAAATAATAACACCGCATGGTATTTTATGTCTGTAATGATACAGTATTTCTCTGGTAATCCAACTTTTACCAGATCCACGTTTTGCAATCATAACAATAGAAGGATCCATAACCATATTTTCTAATTTAAATTCTATAATTTGAAATCTATACGGATCAGCCATTATTATAATAGATATGGTGATAAAATAACAATTTAGTAGATGTAAAATATATTAAATTGTTAAAGTCAAAACAGAATCATTTTGTATCAAATAGTCAATATATACATTCTCACATTTTTCGCGATATGTAGACTTATACATTACACGTACATATTTTCCATTAGTTAGAATATCGCCAGACCATCTATACATATCATTTGCTAATTTGGTAATTGATAATGTATTATACATATAATTCATTGAAGATACATTAAAAACAAAAGTATAATTTGGTTTAAAACGATATGTATGTTTATATCTTGCAAAGTCAGTTATGATAATTCTTACTTTTGACGGCGTTGTTTCAGTAGTTAATGAATAATATGTGGAACAAAACAAAATTTCATATTTATCTGAAAACAAATTTTTAATCTTATCACATTTTAAATGCAAAATGACAAGTTCAACATTATCAATTTCATTTAAAATAATAAAATGCTCTATTATTCTTTTTATTTCATTCAACGACTGAGTAGATGAAGTATATATACTATATTTATTTTCTGCAATTATTTCTTTTGTTAATTTAATGGTCGTATCTGTATCTGTACTCATGATTAAATATAATTATTTTTATTTAATCATAATATGCATAATTCAATTTTTTATACTGATGGATATCTCATCCCAAAGTATGGAATATTATACGGATTGGTATCTAACTGTTTTAATATTTTTTGATCAATATAATAACCACTATCAACATTATCATTTATAAATTTATGATTATACGATGATAATCTATCTTGTTGATTGTTAACGGCATATACTGGCATTGGTCCTGGCATTCTATTATCATCATCAACTAAATTAGATATATTTACTTGTTCTTTGATCGGTCCAATATCGACACCACTATTTGTAGGTGGGCGATATACTTGTGTCGATTCACGTTGATCATTCATTGGTGTTGCATAAGCTCCATTATAATCTCTCATTTTAGGATCGCCTTCTACAATACCAACATGTGAATTTAATGACGTAAATTGTTTATTTGTATTTGGTGCATTGAAATTAGTTGCCATATAACCATATCCTTTGCCATTTACATCCTTTGCAGCATTACCAACTCTGGTTTCATCTATTGTTTGTTCTTTTATAGTTGTTCTTAGTGGTGTTCTATTAAACGCACTTGCTTGGCCTTGTAATTGTTCAACAGCTGTTACATTTGTATTATATGGTATTTCTACAGTTGTTTGTTTTATCGTATTTCTGAGTGGTGTTCTATTGAATGTATCAGCTTGGCCTTGTTGACTATTAACGGCTGTTATATTATTATTATATGGTATTTCCACTGTCGTTTGTTTAGTTGTATTTCTAAGCGGTGTTCTATTAAATGTGTTAGCCTGTCCTTGCTGACTATCTACAGCTGTTACATTATTATTAAGTGGTATTTCAACTGTTGTTTGTTTTATTGTATTTTTGAGTGGACTTCTATTAAATGTAGAAGCTTGTCCTTGTTGACTATCTACAACTGTCACATTGTTATTAAGTGGTATTCCGACTGTTGTTTGTTTTGTTGTTATTCGCAGTGGCGACCGATTAAATGTAGAAGCTTGACCTTGTTCCATATCAACGCCTGTGACATTTGTATTATACGGTATTTCGACTGTCGTTTGTTTAGTTGTATTTCTAAGAGGAGTGCGATTAAATGTATTAGCTTGTCCTTGTTGACTATCCACAACTGTTACATTATTATTAAGAGGTATTTCCACTGTCGTTTGTTTGATTGTATTTCTAAGCGGACTTCTATTAAATGTAGAAGATTGACCTTGTTGACTATCCACAACTGTTACATTATTATTAAGTGGTATACCAACTGTCATTTGCTTGGTTGTATTTCTAAGTGGTGTTCTATTAAATGTATTAGCTTGGCCTTGTTGACTATCCACAACTGTGACATTTGTATTATATGGTATTTCTACTGTCGTTTGTTTAGTTGTATTTCTAAGAGGAGTGCGATTAAATGTATTAGCTTGTCCTTGCTGCCTATCCGCAACTGTTACATTATTATTAAGAGGTATTTCCACTGTTGTTTGTTTGGTTGTATTTCTAAGTGGAGTTCTATTGAATGTAGAAGCTTGTCCTTGTGATTGTTCAACAGCCGTTACGTTATTATTAAGTGGTATACCGACTGTCGTTTGCTTGGTTGTAGTTCTGGCTTCATCTTGATAAGAAGAATACATTTTTGTTTCTGTACCAGATGCACCTGCACCGACATTACCTCTGGAATTTTGACTTATTTGAGCTCTTGACCCAAATGGCATTATGTATGATTTATAATTAGGATTAAATGCAGTTTCTTCTTTGGCGAATTTTTGTAAAGGACCAGGTAATGTAAAATTTTGTCTTGTAGAATATTTGTATTGACCTTTTATCCATTCAGCACCATTTTTATCAACAGCTGCTTCACCTGCAAATGCTGCACCCGCATAGCATTTGGTTGTTTCAGGTCTATTTTGTTCTTTCATTACAAAATTGTCGACTGTTCTAGGTCCACCGTTAACATCAGATGTTGGCAATAAATCTGCTTCTGTTGTAATTTTAAATCCATCTGGTTTATAACTAACAACTTCTGCTTGAACAGGTCCTTCTCTACCACGTAGACCTTCTATAATACGACCTTCATAACTTATTTTTTGGTTGTCTTTTGTACGTAATTCGTCAACTGTTTTTGGCATAACACGAACCATATCATGATAACCTTGAGTTCCTATTTCATTATAATCTAAATTTAAACCTGGTGTTACTCTTATTTCATCAAATAATTTTTCACCTTGGCGATATAAAGATGGTATATATCTGGATTCTTCGCCTTCTGGTCTAACAGGTGTACCATATACATAAGACATATTTGCGACAGGTGCGAATAATGGTCTTATTTCTTGTTTTTTTTGCCACGAACTTGTTAAATTACCAGTAAATAGTTCTTTTTTAACATCCATTTCGTGAAAGTTTTTTAAATCATTAGATCCATAACCTGATCTTTCTTTAAAAAATGGCAAAGAATTATCATGAGTTAGTTCATCTTCTTTTACGACATTATATGACATTTTTGACGTTGGACTAAAAGATGTCCAACCACCGACATAAGACAAACTATCTTCTAAATATTGTTCAGCATCAGTATTTGTTGTTTGATAAATATCATTAGATGCACCTGGCAAACCACAAGAGTCATATTTTTGTGATTCAAATTGTGATAAAAATGATGATTGTGATTGAGTCGGTCTTTCAGGCGGAACCATCCATGAAGGATAATCAGCTGGTGGTAGATGTACATTATGAATAGATTGTGGTTTTGGATATCTAGCAATTTCATCATCGACTAATTGTCGCCCCGGTACTTCTTCCGCATTCATATTTCTATATGCTGGATATCTTAGACTGGGATCAATGCATTCTTTATCTCCGTATAAAATTTTTTTTATAGAATTAGAATTATCCGTCAAAGATTCGCTAATCGTTAACAATGAATTATCTGGCACAAATTCTTCGAGAGTATTTTCAGTTGAATAGTCAGATTTTGTATTAGTATTTTTTTTCTGTCTTGTATCTGTCCTACTAACTTGTCTAGCTACACTGGGTATTTTTAGTGCTGATTTATTATTAACAAATTGTTGTACATTATATACGTCATCTAATAAAGGTCTATCCCTGTCATAATATTTTTGTTTGTATATTTCATTCGGAATTTCGTTTTTAATATCACGATCAGATACATAATCATATACTTGATCTAAATCTTCACTAACTTTATATAAACCATTTGCGTCAGAGTATTTGGATGATGTACTTAATTTTGTTTTATTTAATAAAGATCCCAACTGGTTATAATAAGTTGGTACTACATTAGTTTGTTTTGGATATTGACTTAAATCATAATTATGTTTGGCATTTTTCATATATTTTTCATTTACAAAATCTAATCTTTGTGTATTATACACATTAGTTCCATTTGGGACTTGTGATAGCGGAATTGGTTTATCTTTTATTATTATTTCTTTTTGTTCATTTGCGTTAAAATAAGATCCTAATAATCCTAATCCTGCCAATATGGGTAACTCCATAGTGTCGCTATATTCTATATATAGTTTGATCCAAATAAATTATAGATTAATATAGTATAAAGTATAAAAAATGGCGGGAATGCAGACCAGAATGAGATATGATACTGAAGCTTATGATGAATTTTTGCAAAGAAGTGTGGGACCGATGGAACATGAATTAGATATTACTTATAATGTTAATGATCATCGTTGTTTTGCACCATATAGACCAATGGGTTATGATGGAGCTGATGCATATGGCGAACAAGCGGATGTTGAATCTATATTACGAGGAATTACAAAAATAAACAGTAAATCTAATCGTCAACAAGTACCAGATTCTTTATCACCATATCATACAAGTATGACAAGAGATTGTTCGCCAATGTTAGAAACAGAATATACAAGATTTACTACTCCATCATATGAAATTCGTGGTATGAATACTACAGACATACGTTTGGAATATCCTTTACATGATCCACAATGTCAAATATTTGAGAATTTTGAGGAGAATACAAGATTGGCAGCGAAGGATAATTTTAGAGGAATATGGCAAATTCCATTTGGACAGAAGGATTTATGGCCAACAGAGAGATTAGGTCAAGTAAAAGACTGTTCAATTGATTTGAATTGTGCATATGCTTCAGTTAATTTTTAATTTTTTATTTGAATCTCAAATAAAAAATTGAAATGATATGCTGTGTTTTATAAACACATATTATATATAATAATTATCTTAACGATGTATGACTCAGACGAAGAACTATTACAAAATGGATGGTACGCAGATTTTAAGGAAAATAATGTTGATACTGTGATAAGTGGTAAACATTTTTTTATTAATAGAGAAGAAGTATCATTAATGGATAGATTTGAAAATGCATTTCCGCTATATACAAAAGAGAATGGTTTACATTTATTATTATCAGGAAAAGTATTTAAATTAGGAGTATCAGTACCTTATGTATCATCAATGGTAAATTATGAAGGTTTAAGGGAAGAAGAGATTTTACAAAAATTTGTGTATACAAAAAGTAAACATGTTGCAAATATGTTAGAACGAGTATATAATTTAGGACATCAACAGCCTTTTTTGGTACAACAAATAGCTGTACCGTATTTAATTAATAATAATGATGTTGTTGTACAATTTCAGGCTGGTCAAGGAAAGACTCTAACTTTTTTGTTTGGTTTATTATGGGGATTAGATATGAGTGATCCTAGTACACAATATATATTTATTTCTAATACCAGAGAATTAGCATATCAAACATATAATACAGCTATTAAATTAGTACCAGATGCTAAAATTGCTTTATGTATAGGTACAAGTAATAATTCAACAAAAGTAAATTCGAATGTAATTGATACAGATATATTTGGTAAAAACGCTGGTAATAAAAATAATACAATACCAGAAAAATTAGTTAGTACAAAGACAGAAATTGCAGGAGCGCAAATAATAATAGGTACTGTTGGTAAAATTTCAGAATATATGTTTGATCAAAAAAAGACATATGGTGGTAGAGAACGAATTACTAAAGCAATAATAAATGTTAAAAATTTACATGCTATTTGCATTGACGAATTTGACGCTATATTAGGTCCATCAAGTAATAAGAGTGGTATGAAACCATCAAGTCAATTAATAATAGAAATGGCTGAAATCAAGCCAAAATATTGTCAGATAGTTGCTTTTTCTGCTACAATTTCATCACAAACAATAAAATTAATGTTATCGTTATTAAAGGGTTATGATAGTGATTTCGGACGTCCGTTTATTTCACTTTTAGATCCAAATAATTTTATAAATTCAAGTATTCGTCAGTATTATGTATTAATGGAACATGATAATGATAAAAAAGAAACGCTAAAAGAAATATTAGAACTATGTCCATTTACACACTGTATAATATTTGTGAATACAAAAGTAGCAGCTGATAAAATTGCTGCTTTTTTACAAGATGTTAGAATGAGTGTGGGTGTAACTCATAGCGACATGACAAATGAGAATCGAATTAGTGTGTATAATCAATTAAAAGCATCAAATATGAAAATATTAGTAACAACTGACATTTCGTCCAGAGGATTAGATATACAGTCAATTGATCTTGTTATTAATTTTTCAATGCCAATAAATAATAATTGTTATGAGACATATGTACATCGTATTGGTCGATGTGGTCGTCATGGTCGTGTTGGTAAAGCTATAAATTTTGTCACAGAAGATGAAACGGATTTTATTGATCTTATAAATCAAAGATCACTTAATGATAATGGAAAATGTATAGAATTGCCTGCTAGATTCGCGGAGATATAAATATTTTTAATTTACTATAATAAACTTCTTTTGTTATATTATATTAAAAATGGCAGGTATAATGACAAGAAATATGTATGATAGATGTGCTTATGCTGAGGAAGTAAAACAAAGTACAGATCCATTGAGTTTAATTTTAGATCCGACAAAATTTGTTAATTATAATAATTTATGTGGTGATAGTGAAATTTATCCGTATCCGCCAAATGCTGTTTCTTTAGTTGATGTAGAATCTAGTTTATGGGGAATTGATACAATATTAAGCGACTGTTACACGGCAAAACAACCATTTTGTGGCGATAATGGTTGTTTATTGACAAATGATCCAAGAATACCGCCACATATATCTCCATGGGCATGTGAAAGAGGAAGAATAGGTGATAATGCTGTAATAAAAACTAATATACCGTTGACAAATGATCCTGGTTTTAGAATGACTCAAACAAACACAAGAACAAGTCGAAAACAGAATGATATACATGGTAGAGGATATCGAATGTAGAATTAATTTTTATTAATTTGTTAATAAAAATTATTTATTGCAATTTCCTGACAGTATATGTCAAATGAGTATTAGGACAAGTTTTTGGATTAACTCCAGTTGCCCATACTCTATAAGTTAATGACTTATCAGGATTAGTGTTAGCAATTACAGTAGCATGTGTAGTTGCATAATCTTCTGGAAATCCTGTTCTCCAAAATGTTAAATTTTTATGATCAAAAGTAGAAACAATACCAGAATCAGTTGTATCTCCCAATACAGTCGCCATTTGACTAACACTAGATGGAAATCCACCCAATTGATTAACTAATCTTGCTAAATTAATTTCTCTATGAGCAGACGATGGACTTTCATGATACCAAACATTCTTATTTGTCAAATAATTATTAAAATGATGAAACCAATAGTTACTTCCCGCAGCAAGAGCAGTATGATTCTTCAATTTAAAAGCTCCATCTGGCGTACCCTCCAAATTTACCCATACGCCTTCATCAAGAGATCCAATGTTAGCACTAATACCTAATGATGCTCCAAAAGGTGCAGCCTTAGCAATAGCTTCGTCAATATTCTTTGCAGAGAATACATCTCGACTAGTAAAAGCAGTACCAAGACCTCTTCCTAATTGTAAAGGATATAGAGAGTTCATATCAAAAACTATACCATAACTGTTAAAACCAAAACTCCATCCAGGCAACATACCTAAATAGTAACCAACAGTATAATTATATAAATCTCCATATTCTGGATCATTTACATTAACATGTAATATAACCATACCTACTCCAGGTCCAGCCATCGTAGGATCACCGTCTTCATTATGACCAAACAGTACATTACCATCTGCGTCTTGATAAAATAAATTAGAGCACCCATCTGCTTTTTCGATATTTCCTGATTTAACACGTTGACCTCCCAAATCGGTTACATATTCTTCATCTTGAAAGTTTAAAGCCCAAATATAATCCTCTGGTACTTGAGCTCCTTCTGCGATACCTTTAATTTCTTGTGCATATTCAGGATAATTATCCTTATTAACTCTTTTCAAACGACGAAAATTTTGCGAATAAAGAGTATTAGTCTGATTAATTTCATTAATCCAACCTAAACTTTCATACGTTGGCACACAATATGTAGTTTGTGAATATATATAGGTTTGAATTGGTTGTTGTAGTATTTGTCCAATTTGTCTACCAATCTGTCTATGTGTTCCAGATACAGTGTATTCTGGTAATAAATTTTCTGGCGAGCAATCTTTAATAACTTTTTCAGCAGGGACACAAGGGCAACCATATAAGTTACAATCCGCCAACACATAACTTACAAGTACAAATAACAGAACAAACTTCAGCATCTTAGGGTATATTATATATAAATATAATTTATGAAAAATCATATTTATTTTGTTTGCATCGCAGAATTAGTACTTATTACAGTACTTTTCGTACTTTTCGTCTTTTCCAAACTTCTACCACTACCACTCTTAGCTGTACTATTAGTAGCACTTGTTATAATATTATCAGCTAATTTACGCACAGTAGATGCTGTAGGCGGACGCAAATAATAAAGAAGAACTGTCATTGGTATTTGTTCTAATAAAGTAAATACTATTATTGGCATTATTAAATTAGTAAATGTCGTAGCTATCATTAAAGCAGATTTAATACTAAAACAAATTGTATATACACTCATTAATAACCAAGTATTTATTAAAAAAATATTTAATTTTTCGTTAGTATTAATTGTTTTTGCAAGCATATGTGGAATAATTAATTTAATACCTGATATTGCCATAGATATTGCTAATATTATACACACAGTTGCCACGAATATTACATATGCCTTATTAACATAAAGCATTTTTTCACTTTGTTCTTGTACACTTAACAAAATACACGGCGATGTTTTTACCTGTTCAATAGTATAAAATACTATCAAGAAAATAATAAAACATATTAGTATCATAGCATTCCATGAAATAAAAGCTATAAATAATCTTTTCGTAAATGAATTATCTCTGTACATTTTTTCTACCGTATGAATAATTTCTATCCACAAAAAGATAATAACAGAATTTAATACTATGAACAAATATGTAGGTATTTCAAAGAACAAATAATTTGAAACAGAATATGTATCGATTACACCAATTGGATATAATATAAAATATATACCACGTATTAATAAAAATATCAATACAATACAACTAAATATTGTTCTCAAAAACCATCTCTTGGTCTGTTCCAAAATAATATTTAATATTTGATATACAATGCAAATTGCCAATATAAAATATATAATTGATGCCGTAATAGATTGTGCCAGTATGGACTGATAAATAGAATCAGTATTTCTTGTTTTTAATATTATGTATCTACCTGGATTTGATATGACAAAATATGCGATACCATTATCTATACTAACTATTTTATCTTGAACAATAATTATTTGATTTTCAATGATACCAACACTGTATGTATCATATATATCATCAATCACAATATCTGTATTTATGTCTAATTTAATTGCAATACTAAAACTATCTTTAGCCGTAAAATTCCATACAAAATCATATGCACTTGTTATGATTTGACCCTTACTAATAAATTTGTGAGAATAAACGACAGACCATGCATTTGGTGACGATTCTGTAAATGATTGGCTACTTAAACGAGACGATGGTACTAATTGGTAATAATAATTGGATGTTTCTTCAATTGAAAAAATTTGACAAAAAGCCTCTGATGGCACAACTTTATCATTTACAGTAACATTTACATTATTAGATGCAGATGTTATATTTGTGTAAATATATGGACAAATCCATTCTGTAGCAATTTGAAACGTCGGGTCATTACTTAAATAACAATTATCATTTGTTGAATTAGTACAGTCACAAGCAATAACTTTTAATACATCTATTAATGGTTGAGATCTACATAATGCATCACGTTGATAATTTAATGATACTAAATTTCCAACAGCCTGGTTGACGTCGTTAAAGAAATGAATATAATTAATTGTATTTTGTAATTTTCTGTGCGAATATGTTCCATTATTTTTCCATACTAATGGTTTTATACTACTATTTATCCAAGTATTATTTTTATTTTCAAACATTTTTTGCCAACTATATCCTGAAAAATCACAATCACTAGCATTCATATAATTGTATATAGATCCAGTAAAGCAAGAATACGTTTCATCACATATATTAGAATCCAACCATCTACTAAAATTTAACTCTTTACATTGTGTTTTGGATAATGTTTTATCCAAACATCCCCATAAAGGTACATTATAATCTAATCCACACATTGGTGTTCCGTAAAAATCAGAATCGAATTTTATAAAACAACCAGAATCAATATTTAATTTGTCCAATCCGGAACAATAAATACTATTTTCACATTCTAATTTTGTAGTAATAGTATTGTTTGTACATATACCTTTATTCAAACATTTTGTCTTATTATGAATATTCGGATACAATACACAATAACCTTCTAAACAATCATTTTTATTTAATTCGGAAATAACTTCACAAGTGCCATTATTTAATACTGATTTTGTACAATCCATACATACATCAGTATCTATTACATAATTTAATGTTTCGCATATATTATTTTGGTTACCATCATAATAATAAAAACGTCTATAACAATTGGATGATGAACCAGGTGGACATACGCTGTTCTTAGGACATGATATTGAATCAGTATTGTAACATTCAATAACAACATTATTTTTGACACAATCGTCGACACAAGTAGGAAATATTAAATCATATTGATAGTGTGATCTAAAACCAGCTGCACCAGGTCCAATACATAAAATCTCCATATATTGATTCATATGGTCATAAAATAATTTTTCGTTTATTGCATGTGGAACTTTCCAATAATTAAATAAAGCTTTAAATACAATCGGATTTGCAGTTTCCCAATAACATTTTAATAAATGTGTCATATTATGATTGCATTTACCATAATTAGTATCGCAAATAGTATTATATTCGCAATCAGAATCGGATATGCAATATTTACCAATAAATTCAAACGCGCCGAATAATTTAGTAGCACAACTATATACAAATTGGGATAATTGACCAACATTACCTACTGTATTAGTCCATTCATTGAGACATGTTAAAATTGGTTTATTTTGAATATTTTTAATATAGTTACTGATTGTTTTATTTGCACATATATTTGATTTACACGATAGTCCATCTAAAATTGATATTGGTTCAATATCATTAAGTTTAAGTGTATGAGATTGACAAGCATTAAATAAAGTCAAATTCCATCCACAACATGCATCATTATAATAACCTGTTGAAAATTGACTTGATAATTCACAATTAGATAACGTCCATGAAGTAGTACTAATAACATCTTTCTTTGTGATTTTATCTAAATATTTTTTACAACCAATAATACTTTTCGAATTAATTATTTTTGATAGTTCAATATTGTACAATGTAAATAATGGTATCGATGTTTCAATTTTCATAGAACTAATAATAGAATTAATTTTACTAATACTATTCTGAATATTTGCACATTCACTTACTTTTTCTGTTGTAGACACAATTTTAGGTAACATTTTTCCGTTTTGCAATATTAACATATTATTAAAACCAATATTACAATTATCATCCGTATATTTTCTGGCAGTATTTAATGATGTTTTATGCAAAAACTGATACAAAACAATTTTTCCTTTTACATTGTCAGTTATACTTGGCAATTGTGTTCTACTCCAAGGTAATAATTTGTATTGTGCATTCATAGCTTCTTCTTGCACAACAATCCAAGGAAATGGATCATCATGTGGTGGTAAAAATCCGAATTTCGCACAACAAAACCATATATCATATGGATCTAAACAACCGACATAACTAAAAAATTCACATCTGATCTCAATATTATTGCACAATAATTTAGCCTGACCATATGCCATTGTATATAAAAATTGTTGCGGAGGTACTTCTACTATTTCTCTTATATCAAAAGTTTTATCAGTTGTTGCGGTTATGACAAATGGTATATTATTACCTTGCCATGGATAAATGCCGATATATATATACCATTCATTTGTGTTATGAGGAGAACACACATTTAATAGTGTAATACCATCATTACCATTTGATTGACTGCCATAATCATGAAAATCCAGATTAGGTGTTAAATAATCAAGAGACACATACATATCAATATCACCAAATGTTTTATCAGTTTGTTTAACAGATGCAGAAAAATTAGTACATATATTATTTATTTTTAACTTGTAATATTGAAATTGGAAATAATTAATATGGCCATAGTAACCAACATCAGGAATTAATTCAATTGTATTATTTATGGAATTTGAAATAATTGTTTTATTAGTACAAATAGGTGTATTAATAACATCCCAATGTATACGAAAATGATTATTATCATATGCTTCATTACGCATAACCGAAACATACCACCAACCCCACGACCAAGATGATTCAGTTGGACATATCCATATACTATCTCTGGCTTTTGAATGTTTAAATAAATCATAATTAGATGGGGTTGGTATTTTTGATACACCAATATATCCATTCATCTGACCCCAAAAATTAGAAATATAAATCTTTACGATTGGGACATAATCGTAATCTTTAGGATCTAAATTAAATTTAAAAACAGTTAAGTTGGCATCTACATATTTTTCAATATATTGATTTTTTTGTATTTCAATAACGTCATAACCTGTTTCATTTACTTGTTTATGATATATATTAGATTTTAATGTATTGTTTGTTATACAAGGACATGGCCAATTTTCTGCAAACATAACATTATCTTCGAAACCTATTTCATGAACAATATATTTATAATCCATACCATTAACTGCGACGGATTTTGTCGTTTTATGTGCGAAAGTAGGATTTGCATAAATTGTGTCAGACAAAATTGGGAATATCATTGTACATATTAGTAATGCTACATACGTATACATTTTTTATAGTAAACACCGACATAAATAATTATCAGTATTTGCCGAAACAAATTAAAATAGGTTAATAATTTAACTTATCTTAATAATTTCTTTACATGGTTATTATATTTTATTTTTTTAGAACTAGTATCATTTTTATAAAAATTTGCCAAATCTAAATTAAGTGGATCATCAAATGCCGGATCAGCCAATAGTGATATTAATGATAATAATATTGATATAATTGTCATACTTGGTTGCCAATCTTTTTTTAATATACTCATACAAACAGAACCCTTATTATTTACATTAGGATGTGGAATTGGTGTAATAAATTTAATAGTAGGTGGATCATATGGATAACTATGTAACAATTTAATAGAAACGTCAAATTTATGGTTATTATACACGGAATCTTTTGGACCTACAATTGTAGCTATTAATTCATACAAATTGTCTTCATTTTTTAATCTTACATCAATAATATCCTTGATAGAATCATTATTAGATATTTGAACTAACTCTTTTTGAATCCTACTCATTAGTACCGATAATAATAGTTTATTCAATATATTAAATAAAATATCATTTCAATTTTTTATGGTTCAATCTACATAATTATTTTCTATATGTTGATCTGAACTGTTCCATACCTTGTTTTAATTTTGCATCTTGATCTTTTCTTTCGCTTTCTAATTTTTTTTTTAATCTATTATGTGTATTTATATCTATTTTATTAGATTCTATTTCTGGAGTTAATATTGACGATTCACCAATACATTCATATGGCATTTGTGAGTGTATAATTGCATCATCTGTACCAGTAAAAGAAAACATATCAGATACACCATCCATTTCTTCTTTACTAAAACCAATAATATTAGAATATTCTGTAGATAAATTATTATTTAGACTATTTAAATATTTTTGCTGATCATTACCAACTTTATTTATTGTATATGTTATTTTATATTGTTTTATTTTTGCTAACCATGCGAATACATCTTTTCCGATATATGGATCAGGAATATTTTTTATTATGATCATAGGTGTTATAAAGTCTCTAGGAATATTTCGATTACCATCTATGCATTCTAACTGAAAATATTTTAATAATTTTTCTTCTTTCATCATACTAAATAAATGATCAGACATTTGACATGAATTACTATAGTATATTGTGTTGTATTGATGTTTATTTGTCTGCATTATATGTACATACTGATGAAATTTATAATATCTGACTAAACTTAAATGTTATTATCATCTAAAATAACACGTTAATTATTAAATTTATAATATTTGACTAAACTTAAATGTTATTACTGTTCTTTTATTTGAAATATAGTATGCTATCATATCTTCCATTTTAGTATCATCATCTAAAACAAATCGAGAGTTATGAAATACATCATAATTAAGAATAGACCAGTTAGAATATGTAATAGGTGTTTGTCCTTTTATTACACAATAATATTCTGATTTTGTGTGAAAAATATTTAAATCACTAATATCAACTACAATTTCATGAATAGTCATAATTATTCCGGAGGAATGTAAATATCTTTTTATTTTGTACAAAATATCATCAGTAGAATCTGTAACATCGAATATGGATTTTCCTCCTGATAAAATATCGAAACCGTATAACAATAATTCGATACAAAAGTCAAACATATCTGCAAAAGATTCAATATCACATATTAGGCCTATTTTATTATTTATTAAATCACATTCGCGTTTTTTAAATAAATGTTCTGCAATATTTTTTGCCGGAGATACTTCATCAGTCAATACTGTTGGATTATTAAAACGTTCTTGTAAATGATTATAAAATTTAATCTGATTTTCGTATATTCTATTATAGTCCATTTGTGTTATTTAATATATAATCAAATAAATATATTATGTCAGACTCAATTTTTAATGTAGAAACATTTTGTAGAATGTCTGATTATGAATTAGCTATCGTGGAAAAAAATATTAAAATTGCAAAACAAAAGCGTGTACAAGACAGAGCGAAAGATGTACAACCTGCATTTAACAGAATGGGTAAAAAATATATTGAATATAGTCAATCTCAATTTAGTGATTTGGAAAATGGTTTAAATGTACCTGGTTTTCCTAATATTCAAAATAGAGACAGATTTTATAATCCATATTCTTATGGCGCTGAACAATATTATACTGAACCATATGGTCAAAGAGACTTTCCAAATCCAACTATATTGCGTTGTGCTGGAATGTCATCAGGTCATGGCAAAGAGCAATACAATGATTATAACCATAGATTTCCGGCTGAGATAAGAAATGTAGATGTAGAAAGTACATTAATTCAGAGAGAACCTACGCATTATCCAGGTCAGAGAAAATTAACTGAAACAGAAATTAATCGATTTTGGTTATTACCATATGATCCACAAGATACAAAGCATATAATAATGCCAAATGGTGAACAATTAATAGGACGTCCGACACGCACGGATAGATTACAAGAATTTTAAATTTCGTTTCATATATAAATAATAACATTTGTATATAAAATATAAATGTCAAGAAAAAGTAAAAATACAGCTGCTGATAATAAAGAAAAACTTGAAAATGTTGTAAATGAATTGAATAAATTAGATATAGAATTAAAAGAAACTGTACTTTTTTTTGCAAAAGAATCAACACAAGACGAAATTATTAAATCTTTTAATCAAGGTGCGTTGGATACTTTTGATGAAATAATGAGAATTATTAGAATAAAAGGTGTGGAAAGTCAATATAAAATTAGTGTTTACAGGGATCATTTTCTAAAAGCCGTAAAGGTAAATTATTTGTTACCAATTGATAAATTTACTTTAGTAATATTAGAATTTGCTCTGTCAATTTATAAAAGGGATGAAACATTATTTTTAGATATGACTATACCAGACACACAATTGGACAGAAAAAATGAATTTAGTATCATAAGATCAGAAGAATTTAAAAAACTATGGAAAACTTTGAATGACGAACAAAAAACAAGTATATGGGATAAAGTTGAAGATATGACTAGAAATGCGCATATGTATTTTTATAAAACAATTTTAAGTATATAGTTGTTATGTAAATTTAAATAAATTTAATATTACATATCATATAATGAATATTGTTTCAGTGAAGGAAGAATTGGATGTTAATAAATTTTTAGAATATATAGCTAACATATTGAGAATTGCGATATATATTAATAGAACAACGGATGAATTAGCAGTGTTACAAAAATGTGTCGATATGTACGAAACAGTTGTATCAATTATAAAACAAAAAGAATTAACAGATGAATCTAAATTGTATATTACAAAATTAGTAAAAAGATGTAATATAATATTAAAAACACAAGACTCAAAACCATTGAACATACAAGATAAGAATATTCAGCGTAATATAATGGAATATGCTCCGAATACTTCTATTGAACTGGATAGTTTAAAAAGTTTTAAAGTATATATTGAAAAAAATTACGAAGATGGTGCTATAAATTTATTTCCAGAAATACCATTAAAATTTATTTTGTATGCTAATAAAAAATGTGATCATCTTGGTAGATTAAATTGGCAATATATGAGATGTGCATTTTACATTTCGCAAATTATATTGGCAAAAGATAAAGACATTGAATTAGTAGAAGCGACTGTAGATTATATTACAGAAATATTAGAAGAAATTGAAAAATTAGATAAACATTATGATATTACAAAAGAACTAAATAATGATGAATTTTTGAAAGCGAAAATATCAAGATTGTCTGTCGATGAAGATGATTTGGATGAAGCAAGTGAGAATGTAAAAAAAATGTTAACAGATAAATTAGGAGAAGATAATATTTTAGTTGAAATTATTGGTAGAATAACAGAAGGTATGAGAGATTCAGAATTTGAAGAAGGAAATATGATGCAAAATATGTTTTCAATTGCTCAAACAGTTTGTTCGGAGTTTAGACATCGATTTGAAGAACAGCCGGATATATTACAACAATCCGTTGTAACTGTACAGGGTATATTCAAAGAACATGTTACATCAGAATCTGATTTTGGTCAAATGCCACCTATTATAAAACAAATGTTAGATGGAAATATTAATGATGACGAAGATAAAGTACAAACGTATATTCAAGAATATATGGAAGCAAATGACATTGATTATAATACAGCTTTAACAGATGAAAGTTATAAAGAAGAATTAGAAGAATATATAAATTTTCGTATGACTGAAGATGTCAAATTATTGGGAAAATAGAATTTGATACATTTATATTAAACATAAACTATCTGTTTAATATAAAAATGTCGTTAATTGAAATAACAAATCCACATACTCTAGCAGATATATTTCGTAATGAATACACTAAATTAATTATTATAATGTCATATTCTCGTAACATACCAGATTGTCGACGTGCAAAAGATGTATTAGATTCTATGTCTACATTGCATACAGCAAATATATATTGTTACATAAATATTGATAATTATAATAGCAGAGAATACATACCAAATGGAAATCCTCCGTGTATAGATTTTTATTTCGAAGAACAAAATATTGGTAGTTTACCAAATGTAACAGTTGAAACATTAAAAAACGCTATTAGAGAATGTGAAAGAATGGTTATGACAAAGTTAAATTCAAGAAATAAACAAGTTGATAAGTCATATATGAACAATAATCCACAACCATTAGCTAGACCAGTTATTGATAATACTGTACTTAATAATTTTGTTCAAAATAATCAACCTAATTATCAATTGCCATCGCTAGAACAAATGCAGTATATGTTACATATGTTTCAAATGTTACAACAATTCGGTGTATTAGATGTTAGTAAGTTTGATTATAAAATACCAACAACGGGACCAGCAATAACATTGCCGGATGGTACAAAATTAATACCTTTAGACGACGGTAATTTTGGTGTAATAAGGAAATCATAATTATTTTTATTTAAAAACAATTATGTCAGAATCAAATATATAATGATTAACCATTCTATTTTATATACAAGTAATGGTTTTAAAAGTAATATCGATGATACTTTGTACGAAAATAAAGGCGTAAATAATTTTATTTTACAAGATTCAAAAGAACTAAATAATTCGGATATTAATACAATTATGAATACAAAAGATGTTAAATATATTTACAAAGATAGAGACGATTATATTGAAAATCCTAATAATATGTTGAATGACCCGATACGTAATAGAGGGTTAGCTAATGATCCATCTATTATTCCTGATTATCAACTAAAAAAAGAAGCATGGAATGATAATAATTATACTGTTATACAACCTAGTCTATGGCAAACATTTAACGATAGACCAACTAATAAAGAACTATTTGAAGATGTAATAACAAAAAAAATAAATAATAAAAATGTAGCGTCTTATGGTGTAAATAAACCAGATACATTTTGGTTAGATGATCCTTTTGTATTATTTAAAAAAGATAATTTTTATAAAATAATACCAACAAAAAATGATAGTAAAATTGAAACATTAAATTCATTCACCAGATTATTTGTATACTTGGCAATTATATATGTTTTATTTTCCAAACGAAAAAATTCGTCTTATTTTGTCATGTTAGGAATAATTGGTATAATTATTTTGTATCAGATCCAAAAGAAAGACAAAAAAGATATTATAAGAGAAGAATTATGTACTGGTAATGAGTGTCATAATATTGACACTTGCCAATTACCATCAGAAAATAATCCTTTTATGAATGTTACAATGGCAGATTTAATGAATAACCCAGATAGAGAAAAAGCGTGTGTAGTCACAGATGGTCAAGTGAAAAAGAATGTGGATAAATTTTTTTACAATAATATGTTTACAAATGTAGATGATTTATTTCACAGAGATAGTGGTCAAAGACAATTTTATACAATGCCATCAACGACAATTCCTAATGATCAAACTGCATTCGCTAATTGGTTATTCAGACCACCAGCGACTTGTAAAGAAAATCAAGCTAATTGTTTAAAATATGAAGATATTAGATTCAATAGATATAATCCTTTAATTGATAATATGGAAAAAATAAGAGAAAATATTTAATTTTTATTTGGTCTGAATAATCTGTGAAATGTTATTCCAAAACAATTTGTAAAATATTCAAAAGAACCATGTATTAATTCATTGTTTATAATCATAGTACCATCAAAATATGCCCTATACATAGGCTTATTCAAAAATATATTATTTGTTTCATATTCAATGTGACAACTAATAGCGTGCAAATATTTATCAATTGAAAAATCATATATATGATTAATATCATCTTTACCCGAAGAATAAATGTTTTTGCTGTATGATTTAATTGGTTTCATAAACTGTTTTCCAGTTGAATAAATAATAATCGTATAATCCGAACGTTTACATTTAATTTGACCAGAATAACATTCAATAGGTGTATCTAATTCCAATGCCTTATAAAATTTTTGATAATGTTCTAATTCGACTGGATATTTTGCTCTTTTTATTAAATTAAATATATTAGTATTTTTCACTCGTGTTTCTGTTGATTTTTCTATTGATACATCTTTATTATTTTCCGTTGCGATTTTATGTAGACTATCAAAAATAGTGTGTTTTTTTACTATTTTTTCTAATTTTTTATTTATGTAACGCATCATACATTTATTAATAGTATTATGTATTTTTTTATATTCATCAATATTCTTTCTTATTATAGTCGCGAATGTATTCATATTTAATCTTAATGATTTTGTAATTGTGTCTAGTCCAATATCAATATCTGCATACTGTTTTGAATTCATAACATACTTATTAGTTGATATTTTTTTACATATATCACATAAAATAGGCAATATTAAATGTAATTCGCTAGAATAAGGAATAATAATACCAAATAATTGAAAAATCCAATCACATAAATGTAATTCACTATTAAAAGATGATACACATTCTTCATAATATTTAACTTGTTTGTAAGTTGTACCATATTCAGATACATTGATTAAAAATAACATAACATATTTTAGTGCGATTAAATTACCAAATCTATTTTCACAATATTTGTTATTTATTGATTGCAAATTATAATCAAGTTTCATAGATTCTGATAGATTATTCTCATAAAAATTTGAATATTTAAAATGATACTCATTATTTTGTATATGTGCTTCATTCATTAAATACATTTTCACATCCCATGATTTATATCGAATTGCTTTTAATATGTATTTGTTACAATGTTTTTCTACAGCAATATCATTTTCATAAGATGTTAGGATAGCAGTTTTATTAAAATATTTGTTGTCTATATATTTGAGTAATTTATAATGATTAAATCTTACAATTTCAGATATATATTCTGGTAAACGCTCTTGTATCATCTTAATAAAAAATGTTTCTATTGTGTCTTGATCAAATCTTTCTAATATTATTTTTATAGCATCACAATCTATTTTTAATGGTTCTGTGTCTTCATATATATCAACAAATACATTATATTCATTTGTTCCTACATCTTTTATAAAACCTTTCATATTGACAGAATAAATATCATCTGCATATGAAATACCATCATATGTAATTTTATCATTTATAATGCATAAAGACTTATTAAAGAACATATTTACATCTTCAATCATTGTCATTTTTTGCATAATATAAATAATGTCATTTATTGTAAAATCGTGCATGCTGTAGAGTAGAATATGATAATAAATAAATAAACATAATTCTGGTTTATTTTCTAAATAATAATCAAACATATAAATATTATCCGAAAAAGGTTTCATTTGAATTATTAATTTTAATGTTTTTGATAATAATTTTATTGGTATTATATTTGCAAAATATGGAAAAGTTACTTTATTTGTAAAAAACATATATTCATGTTGAGGTATTTTCTTCTTGTGTACAATATCAATAAATTTATTAACAAGATCAATAGAATTATTAGATGAAATTGAAACTATTATATCTGTTATAGCTATTATATCTGAACCAGAATATTCATCTTGTAATTGTAGTGCATATATTGTTCTATGTAGAATTTCATCTGTCAGAACAGATATATCACATTTTTTTGTTACAATACATTTTGAATTTTTCATTTTTTCAGATTCTGAACATTCATTATTGTAAAACATTCGAAATGTTGCTGATATACAATCATTATATTTAATATTTGCTTGGACAATAATTTTAATAATATCATATGAAAAATGTTTAATAGCCGATTTAGGTAAGCTACCTATGTTAATATTATGTTTTTGTGAAGTATCTAATAATATTTTGAATATGATAATTCTATTGTTTTCAGCAGCTAAATATAATATATTCTTATTGTGTACTTTGTTTCTTGGTAATTTATTTGACATATCTTTAAATCCAAAATCACACATATACTTAACATATGGTATATCATTCATAATAATAGCAGAATACATAATTTCCAAACTTAATTCAGATTTAATAATGTAATTAATATTATTAATCATGTATTTGTGTCTGTTTTGTTTTTTGTAAATTATGTCAATACAACAATTATAAATAATACTATCATTTTTGCATTTATTTATTGTATCACTAAATTCAATAACATCAATAGATGAATTATTTTCGATATATTTAATTAGACTATCTCTATTCATTTTGTTAATAATTTAATAGTATATATTCTGTATACATACTATTAAACTTCAATTTTTACATATCCTAAAAAATCTGTGAAATGTAACACCGTAGCAGTTTGTATAATATTCAAACGTGCCATTGTAAGTTACATTATTAATAATCATAGATCCTTTAAAATATGCTTTTGATGTAACTTTATCACTAAATACACGATCTTTTTCATATTCTATTTTACAGTGTATCATATGCAAATATTTATCGACCGAAAAATCATATATGTGATATATATCGTCTTTATTTACAGAATAAATATTCGATGCATAATGTTTTATTTGCTTAATAAATTTATTACTATATGAATTAATAATAATTGATATGCTATTACTTTCGCATATAATTTTATCATTTGTAACTTGTACTGAAGTATTTAGTGTTAGGGCTTTTAATAATTTATCATAATTAGGTAGTTGTGTGGGATATTTCAATCTCTTTGTTAATTCAAAAATATTAATATTAAATTCACATGGTTTATTTACTATATCTTTATAAGTATGTATTAATAATGTACTATCGTCATCATTATTATTAATGAGTATATTATCATATGAAATAAATAAGATATGTTTATGATTGACATCATATATTTTCTTATTAGGTTTAGAATTGATACATGATTTTGCTATTTTATAAATTTTTTTGTATTCGGATTCATATTTCTTGATGTGATGTTTTAATTTGTTTATAATATCGATTAAAGTATTATCATACAAACTTTCTAATTTGTTACAATTTGATACACCTTTTAGAAAATTACTTAATTCGAATATTAAAGTGAACACGACAACGACACTTTTATTATTTGGAAAAATAATACCAGATAATATACTAAACATATGAACTGTTTTATTAGATGAATAAACAACTTCTTCATAATATTTTGCTAATTTGTAAATACTGACTTTTCCACATATATTCAACATAAATAATGATATATATTTTATTAATTGTAGGTTTTCTGTTCTATATTCGTCGTAATCATCAAATAAACTACGCATTCTGTGTTCAAACAAATCTTTACTATTTAGATTTAACATTTTTCCTTTGTAATTATTCTGATAAGCATAATCTTCATAAAATTTATATGGCTCGATTAATGTTAAAAGATACTCATATACGTTCCAAGATTTGTATCTGATTGCTTTTAGGATATACTTGTTCAATAAAATCGATTTTTGTTCAAATATATATAATTCAGATTGTTCTGTCATATATTCTTCTAAACTCACCATTTTTAATATTGATAGTCTATTATGTCGAATAATAGATGAAATATGTAAATGTAGATAATTTTTAATAGATGGTACTAAATTAATAAGCTTATTTAATGTATCTTCGTCATATTTTTGTATGATAACATCTATAATATCAATTTCATAATCATTTACGTTAATATTTAACAGATTGATAATATCATATTTTTCTATGAATTTGTGTATATAATAAATTGTCATATCATTATTAGAACAAAATATATCATATTGAATGATACTTACTATTAATATTTTTACGGCATTCATATTAATATTCAAATAAAAATCAAATAAATGTTTAATATCATAACTAGAATTATATTTCATTATTGCAGAGAACAGAGTGTATATATTATTGATATCAACATATGGTGCATAATGTTTGAATATATATTTATTTGATAACATTAACATAGAACACGCTGCACTATTAATAAAGCTTGCAGAATTATTATTTTTAATATCAACAATTAATTCAACATATTTTTTTACAAGATCTTCAGAATTATTTTCTGTGATTATTTTAAGTATGAAAATAATTAAATTTTCTTCATTTCTTTTTATGTCTTTTTGAAAACCAATTGCATACATTAATCTTCTTAGAAAAGAATCTGAAAGATTTTTGTTTATTATTCTGCGATTTTTACTATACAAATAACTAACACATTCATTACTTTTTGGATTGTAAGGTATTAACATATTAATTATATCAAATGAATAGCAAGTAGTTGCAACATCTAATAACGTAAAATTATGAATAGGACTACAAATATTTGCACCTTTCTTTAAAAACATATCAATAATAAATATACGATTAGCCTGCATAGCATACATCATAAGTGGATTTTTGTGTTTGGTCGTTCTAGGCAAATATTCGTCATAATATTTAAAATTATTATCAAACATTATTTTAGCAAAGGCAATATCATTATTTGCAATAACTACATACATTAATTCCGCACTATTTTTATGTTCAATAATATAATCGATATGTTCTAATAAATATTTATGTCTGTTTTGTTGTTTACCCATAATATTACAACAACAATTATAAATAATAGGATATGGTTGACAGTTATATGCTATTAAATCTAAAATTTTAGAATCGATATAAGTAGAATTATCTTGCATGTTAATAATAGTTAATAATATATATTAATCATATACATTATTAATCTTCATTTTTTTTATTCAGACAGTATCTTAAAACATTTTAGCCATTTTTTGTCTTTTAACATTTTTTTATCAATCATAAAAGGTAATTGTATAATATTTGTAAAACCTTCTTTTTTGCTTGGTTCCTTAAAATTTTTTGTGTAAATAGCATATGCAATATTTGGCACTTTTGTTTCCCCACTGTATAACATTCTAACATTATTCATATGTTTAGCAATTTCAATAGGTGTCGTTATCCATATGCAAGTTATTTTTTTATAACCATTTTCTTTAGCGATCCGAATATATTCAAATCGCTTATTAGTATCATAATTAGTATTATCCACAATAATAGTTTTATTGGACATACATAATTTTTTCATAAGATTTATACATTTTGCTTTTACACCACAAGTATCTTGATTTATAATTGACACATTGTACAATTCTGATATTTTATTTGCATAGGTTGATTTACCAGAACCTGGATATCCAATCATTATCACAACTTCTTTTTTTTCTGGTTTGTAATAATTAATATCAGTATCTGCTACTGATATTTTAAGTATATCGTCAGGTTGTATACCATTTAATTTGTATTTTATTTTTTTGTTATTATTCACAAGCAAGTCATCTGGTGTATAAAACATAATACCTATATTCATCGCAAATTTACGATCAGTATCAGAATGATCTACTGGTGATTTTTTTGTGGCTGGGTTTATCATTTGAATTTGTAGTTCAGATGGTTCTAGACGTCCGGCAGCATCTCCACAATAAAAAGACTTTTTGGAAATAAATATTTTTTTATCATAAATATCGTTTAAATCATGTTTCATTAAAAACCACATACCTAAATTAGGTTTTCTATATTGATCATGTTTCTTCGCACAATAAATTGCAAAATGACAATTTATTCCTGTTGATATTTCTTTGAATAATAGTTCAATTTGTTTTTTCCAATGAGAAATATCAAAGTTTTTGTTTTGAGACATACCAGACTGATTAGTAAAAATATTAATAAAATAATTATTTTTTATGTATGTTTTTATTACTTTTTTGGCACCTGGTAATAATTTATATTCTAATCTATTATCTTTGAATCTTGGCAGTTTAACAATTGTATCATCCAAATCAAAAGCGGCTATTCTTATTGGAATTTTTGTTTTTTTTGAAGTAGATAATACACAGGATATGTATTGATTTGTTTCTACCCATTTAAATGACATATTTTATAAGCTATACTAATTAGTGTGTTATTTAGGTATTGTATTCAATTTTTATAAAAAAATTGATAATAAGGTGTTTTTTATATTTGTGTATGATAATATTATATAATTACAATCAAATGAGTATGAAGAAAAAAACTAGTAAAGCAAAAAGAGTAGTTAAGGATGATGATGTAGTTAAATATGAAACTGATGATATGGAAGAAATAGATTTGACAGAGACACCAGAATTAAATATTAAATATGGTACTAAATCTGATAATGAAGAGGAATCATTTTCGATAATTTTGAGTGGTAAGTCTATTGATAGGTCGATTGCAAATGCTTTAAGAAGGACCATAATGTCATCAATACCAATATATGGATTTCACAGATCGAATATGTTTATTGATAATACAAAAACAAACTGTATGTTAAATAATCATATGTTATACACAAGATTTGAAATGTTACCGATATTGGATTGTGTAGAAACGCCAATAATTGTAAATCCTTTGATATATTTAAATAATAAAACTTTGAAAGAAACATATATGGATTTATTTCCGTCGAATGTAGAGGATAATGATGAAAAAGAAAAACTTGCAAATATATTAGTTGTATTGGACAAAAAGAATAATACTAATGAAAATATTTGTTTATCATCACACGATGTAAAACTAGAGATAAATGGCAAACCTGCAAAAAATTATTTGAACAATGACAAAATATCTTTGTTTTATCTTCGGCCAGGCGAATCTGTCTATATGAGTGCAACTGCAAATTTAGGCATTGAAGATATGCATGCAATATATGAGGTAACATCAAATGCTATATCATTAAAAGTATCAGAGCACGAATATAATATCAAATATGACCAAATAGGAAATATGAATAAAAAAGAAATATTTAAAAAAGCATGCATAATTTTACAAAAGAAATGCAATAGTTTATTAGATTTTATAGAAAATAATAAAGACGTATTGACAGAAAAAAATGTATTTGTACTAATGGGAGAAGATTATACATTAGGATATTTATTAAGCACTGCTCTACAAAGATGTGGAAGAACAAAAACTGCAGCTGCAAAGAAACCGCATTATTCATCGAATTTCGTACAAGTAGAATTTATAGAAAACGACAATGAGGATAGGATTGATATTTTGATAGATTGTGCAAAATATCTGGTTAAGATATATAAAATGATTGAAAGTAAATTTAACAAGCTAAATTAATATATATTACGATAATATATATTAATATGAATGCTAACAAGCTAGACATAATAATTGATAACATATTAAATGATTTTTATGTAGAAGTTGTGAATAATCCAACTATTAAAATACTTGAAACAAAAAAAGTAGTACAATTTACAGATTATCACAAACAAATTAATGATTTTGCAGAAAAATATATACAGACTATTAATTTGACAGAATTAAATAGTATTGTTGATAATAAGAAAAACGTAGTACTTGTTTTTGATATTATTAAAAAGTACATTTATTATTATTTGTTTATGTACATAGCAGTAAATTATACAGGAACACAACAAGAATATTTAAATAATATAGTTCAATTTTCAAAGTTAAATATATCAACTGTTAATTTTTTTGATTCAGACAATAACTACAAATTATTTGAATTTTACGAATTACTAAAAAATACGACGGCAGTTTTACTCATGACTGATGCAGAAAAAAGAGAAGATATTATTAAATATAAATCTGCAAAAGCATTTCTATCTAATTTTCCGGAAGAACATATTGAACAATACATGTTAAGCATTGGAACAACAAATAATAAGGCAAATAGTGTGTACGTTAATAATCATAATTTGATTAAACTTATGATATTTTTAAAATTATATCAGGAAAAAGAACGACCAATGATAATAAATATCATGAATGAAATAGAAGAAAATGATAAAGAATATACGTATATTGATATTGTAGTAACTATTGATAATATTTTGAATGAGTCTGTTTTAGAAATGTTGTTATCTGATACAGACAATCAAATAGATGCGGGTGTGGGTGTGGGTGTAGATATATCAGAAAACGCGCGTGCCCTGGCAGAGTTATTAAATAAATCGTATGAAATGACAACATCAGAAGAAAAAACAAATTATATATTAACATTACCAGGTGTCATGCCTATTGTAGATAATTTTTTAAGATATCATCGTGATAGTGAATTCATTGATATTTCAGAGAAAGCAATACTTGCAATTGGCAATACAAATCAAATTAATAATGTAAAAATGATAATTTTGAATCAAAAGAAAAAGAAAAATGAAAATACAAAAGCAAATGTTGTGATAACACAAACAGAACATATGGCAGATTTATATTCTCCACATATACAAAAGAACACATCTTATGTAGAATCAATAAAAAAACTGTTTTTTCAACCGCTGGAACAGAGAAAAGCAGTATCTATTAATTTCCTTGAAGAATCAAAAGTGTATATCAAAGAATATATAATGGACAGTTTAACAACGTCGGCTACAAATGCAAAAGAAATGGCAGAATTAATATTTAATGCATATATTAATTACAAAAATTTTATTGGACAAGGATTTCATATTGAAATTATAACAAAAAATCCTATTAAAGCATTTAGATATGCAAATATTGAATATATTAGTTATGAAAATGCTACCGCTGAAACTATTAATGTGGGAAATAAAACTTATATACCTGTGACTGGATTAGCACTTGCAACATATGAACCGACAATTCGAAAGAATATTATTGATATTAGAAAAATAAAAATCGACGAAGACACGGATAATGCTGTAAAAAAATTTATTAAAATATTTAAAATAACACAAATAGATACAATTGAATATAATTTTAATAGTCAACTAATTTTTAATGACTATGACAAAATAGATAAGAAGTATGAAAAATACAAAAATAAAGTAATATATTGGTTATTTGACACATCAAAAGATAAAATAAAAGGATCAAGTTACAATGATACAGATGATCAAAGCATAATTGAAAGGCAATTAAAATTAATCTGTAGTAGCATTCATGACAAAATAGTTAATCATTTAAAAACGCATATTAAGAATATGATATTAATTTTAAGAAAAAAAGACCAGGTAAGTAATATGACCATATATAATATCGTATATGCTTTTTATGAACGATTCAATTTAAAATTCGATGATATTGCATTTTATCAAGAGTATATTGTTGATATCGTAAGAAATAATAATATTAATGAAAAACTATATGAACCAATTAATTATGATCAGACTGAATTAAGTGTATTTACCGATTATGTTGAAAAGAAAAACAATAAAATTTGTATTGATATGAGATACATAGAAAAAATTATTCTTTGCAAAAATATATATGATTCTAAGAGAAAAGATGTTGTATTGTCAAATGAAAGAGTAAGATGTAAACATTCTATGGATTGGTATAATTTAAAAAAAATAAAGACGAATGATATTAATTTATATAATCGAGCACTTAGCGATTTTATAGCAAAATATTCTGGTGAAGCGTATAATTCTTTATTTTTTTGTAAAATATGTGGAGAGGAATTGGATATTGTAGAATATTCAATAGCTGGTAAATTTGATGATAATACACAAAGAGTAATAACAGAATATACGCCTTATTATGTTCCTTTAGAAGACACAAAAGGATATACTAAATATAAGAATTTAATATCATCATTAAATCAACTAACAGATAAATTGGTATTCATCACAAATACCAATGTATTTTCTACAATGAATGCCATACAAAGACAAAAAAAGAAATTATATGTAAAAAATGTAATAGATCTGTTAGTCGAAAATAACTTAAGTTCAAAGAATGTATCATTTGACCACAAAAAGTACGGTATATCAGCTGATCATGATATATTTTTTTATTTCGATATCGATAATAATTTGTTTATGCAAGATAAAAATGATTCAAGAAATAATGAACTAAAAAGATTAAATTTGAATATGGTCATATTGTATTTGATTTATTTATTTTTGCCAGAATTTAACGGTTTACAAATTTTATCAATGTATTATGACAAATACGCAAATATATATTCTTATGAAAAAATCAAAAACAAACTGTTCGCGGATTTAAAAATTAAACTAAACACTAATTCAAATAATACAGATGACATATTAAATTATCCTGTTTTATGTTATTTACTATTTGTTTTATCATATTTAACGATAAAATACAATGTATGGTACTACAGACAAACAGGAGAAAAAATGTTGTTGGGATTGTATCAAAAAGTATTTATTAACACTTTTGTTCATTTATTGAATAATATTTCGTTAGAATCAGGATTGGATAAAAATAATTACGTTTATTCTTTGACAGTTACTAAATTTTATTCCAGATTAAATAATTTGTTTGGTAATAATGATATTATTGTCTCTCTACATAAAAGTCACCATAAATATTCAAATGAAACAATAACAGAAGATATTCAAATAAAAACAACTGGTTATAAAGTATCTGATTTAGTACTTAAACCACAAACATATACAATATTTATGACAAGATCTGGTTTTGGAAATATATATGGATCGTTATTTAAAAAAATATATAAACCAAGTGAAAATAATAGTTCTGTAATAATATGTCCAGAGGGCACGTATCACACATGGAAAATGACAGATGGTAATATGAAATGTAGTATATGTGGTGAAAAATTAGACGATGAATCATATGATATTGATAGAACAGATGCACTTTATTTGAGAACTTTATATGATTTGTCAAAAATGTTCTGTGTAAGTGGTTCCCGCCATGAATTTGCGAATGGTATTTGTACAAATTGTAACAAGAAAAACAATGAGAAGTACAGTGAAAATGAATTGAATGATATGATAATTAATTTAACAAAAAAACAAGATTATGAATACGAACCAACTACATATGAAGTGAAATCATCGACAAAAAATGTAGATATTTTAATAAAAGATTATGATACTCTTACAAAAAATATATCAGTCGGTGCTGTAAATCATATGGTGTCAGAATTTATAAAATTAGTTGTTGATTATATTGGATCAGATGTGAATACATCAAATAATAAAGAATATCCTGTATATTTACATGATGATGTTTACATAATAGATCATAATTTTGATGGTACTGAAATAAATCCAATAATGATAAGAAATTCTGAGAATAAGATTATTTATAAACAAAATCATACATATTTCAAGAAGGATGTACTATATTATACCGATCATAAACATGGTATGGATATATTTTATGATGCATATACGTATAAAATATTAGGATTTAAAGAAAATCAGAAAGAATATGAAAAGTACAATTCAATGGCAGAACCACAATATTTAATTGTAATTCAGTCATTCAAAAAAAGATTAATAAATTTGTCTGGAACGGAAATTTATAAAAAAACAAATAACAACATTTCAATAAATTATATAAGAGCTTTAATAAGGACAAATATAGTATATATGAAAAATGTTATTAGCGATATTATTATGATTCATAATAAAATATACAATAACAAAAATGATACAATTGATACAAATAAAGATGTAGATATTGTAAATGATCCAACTATTGATGAAAAAAATATTTCAAATATTATTGAGAAACACAAATCAAATCCATGTATTAATTCAACAACTTTTTCGGATTGGATAAATATTAAAAATGAATTGGTATATACCGATACTGACTGGTCAAAAACAAATTTAATGGATAACAAAGAGTATATTAAACATGAAACTATAATGGATTATGACAAGACAAGTTCAGTATTATTGTTTTATTATTTAAAAGAAATACAAAAATTAGTAACAGATTCAACAGACACAATAAAATCAGCAGATACAATAAAATTAGTACTAGATATAGTAAATTATATATATGAAACGACACATAAAGAATCATCTAAACTAGCATATAAAAGATTTGTATTTATGTTGAACGGGTCAGAATCAACAATGGATATGACAAAGAAAAATATAAAGATAAAGATGCTTGATGATGTTGAAGTGGAAAAAATAAAGAAATCTGATGAAGACAGAGAAGATAAAATAGATGATATAGAAGCTGCACAGGCTTTAGATTTAGAAACACCGGATTATGAAAGAGATGATGATTATGCGGATGAACCTGACGAAACCGATTAATATATTAGATTATATTATAAATATGAAACATATTTGGAATATAATTGGCACTATAATGTTATTATGGTTAATATGGCGTTTATTTGAAACAGACAATAATAATGAAAATACAAATATATCTAGAATAAAAAAAAAGAAAGCTAAAAAAACTAAAAATAGTGATACAAATACCATAACAATCCAATCCGAATATTTATCACTCTTATCTGACAAATATGCAAGTGAAGAGTTTCAAAGTCCAGAATACAAGAATGATATAATTGATTATAGTGGTGGTAAAATAACATTACCAACAGGTAGAGAACTAATAGACTTAATAAAAACCGAATATTTAGATGATGATTATAAATTTAATGTATCATCTCAGCCAGTAACGACAGTATCCGGCATAAAAACGAAGAAAGCAAAAAAACTGGTCAAGAAAATAGGCAAGATGATAGATGATTGGAATGGTCTATTTAGTAAATATTATCAAAACTCAAATAAACTATTACACATATCTAATATATCAATGCCATTTGCAAAAGAAACCTGTAATGAATTTTTTTCTGATATTTATGTACAGATAGTATATTTGAATGCAAATTTAAATTTACATTTGAATGTATATGGTTCAATAGAAAAAACAGGAGATTTCTTTACAGGTAAAATAGACGAATATCTTGTACAACTTGTTATGATAAAACCTATATCAGAAGCCGAATATAAAGATAAAATAGGTGATATTGAAATTAAACCATTTATAACTAATGCCGAAGCTTTAGAATATGTTGATAAAATGAATAAAGTCAGAAAAACAGAAGAAACTGATTTTGACCCAACTAAATGTAGAAAATATATAGGCGATGATAATGAATTTTGTTATTATGGCGATAAATAATGTATAGAATGTAAAAAAAAAGTATAATAATGATATTTGTTACACTCGCATAATAAATACTGTAAATATAAAATATAATAACAATGGATTTTTTGACACCATATACATTTTCTTTAGCCTGTCTTGTATTATCTATGGGATTTTACTATTTATTAGTAAGGGCACGTTATGAAGAACATAGGAAAACTGTCAAGTGTTATTCTAAACATGTTAAAAAGCATGAAGATTTAATAAGAGATACTGGTCTTGGAGTTATGCGTATTCCAAATAAAATTGTTGATGGAGAAACATTTTACACACCATTATTTAACATGATTAATAATATCATGCCCGCTCTTGTACAAAGTTTATTGAGTTTTATGATGCAAACTAATGCACAACATAATGTGTATAGGAAGCCAAAAATTGCTGATCCATTTAATTGTACGTACAAATATAATGTACCTGAACATATGAAAGGAGCAACAGGACCAGCAGGAAATTCGGAACGAGTGTATACAGAATATAACATCGATGATATTATTGGGAATGTTATTGCACCTGTAAGACAACAAAATAAAGTGCCTGATGCTAATGCTAATTCTAATGCTAATGCTAATTCTAATGCTAATGCTAATTCTAATGCTAATGCTAATTCTAATGCTAATGCTAATGCTAATTCTAATGCTAATGCTAATTCTAATGCTAATGACAAGGACTTTAGAGATATTAGTGATAAACTATATAGTTTATTTATACAACAATTTCCAGATAGTTATAAGGCAAGGATTACCAAAGAACTATTTTGTGACATATTAAAAACATGTCTGCCGGAAAATTTTGACTACAATAATATTGATATTGTTAGTATAACAAATAAATTTGAAGAAGCTATGCCTCAACTAAAAAATGTAATGGGCGCTTACATGAATATAATTGCAGGACCTAATAATAATAATACTGACGAATTTGACGAAAGAAAAATTGTAGTTGATAGAAACGATGAAATAAAAATTGAAGATGACGATGAACAATAAATATGTACTAAATAATTAGTATATATTTAATTAAAAAAATGTGTGGAATATTATTTGTTTTAAACAAAACAACCAACAAAATAGAAATTACAAAATATCTAAACGAGCTAATACCAAGAGGACCTGATTCACAAAATATTATCGAAACTAATAATATGCAATTTGGATTTACAAGATTATCAATAATTGATTTAAGTAATCACGGTATGCAGCCATTTATGGATAATGATTGTATTACAATGTGTAATGGAGAAATTTATAATCATAAGAAATTAGAATCTGAATACAACTTACAATTAAATTCCGCGAGTGACTGTGCTGTTATTTCGCCATTATACAGAAAATATGGATTTAAAAAAATGTTAGAACAATATTTAGATGCAGAATTTGCAACTGTTATTTACGATAAAATAACTGGTTGTATTTATGCAGCAAGGGATAAATACGGAGTTCGACCTTTATTCTATGGAATAAACAACGATGCAACTATAATTGCAATTGCATCTGAGATGAAAGCAATACCAATAGAATGTGATATTGTAGAACCGGTTAATCCTAGAAAATATATTAAAATTAAAGATACTATTAAATTTAAGAATTATGCTATTAATTTGAAAGATACCATTATACAACCAGATACAGATAAAATAAGAAGTATATTAATAAAATCTGTAGAAAAGAGATTAGAATCAGATAGACCAATTGGTTTTTTGTTATCTGGTGGATTAGATTCTAGTTTAATTGTTTCAATAGCAGTTAATATATTGGGACCAGACAATATTATATGTTTTACAATTGGATTTGAAGGTAGTCCTGATGTGGAAGCTGCGAAAGAAGTTGCAAAACATCTTAAAATAAAGAATCATCATATAGTTCCATTTAATACTCATATTGGATTAGATAATATAGAATCTGTAATTAAAATTACAGAAACTTATGATGTTACAACTGTAAGAGCATCCACACCACAATATGTAATGGCTAAATATATAAGAGACAATACTAATATTAAAGTATTATTAAGTGGAGAAGGATCAGATGAAATACATGGTTCATATAGATATTTTAGAGATGCGCCTTCTGTAGAGGCTTTTGACGAAGAGCGTCATAGATTATTAGACGAACTTTATATGTTTGATAATTTGCGCACAGATAGAACAATGGCATCATGTGGATTGGAAGTAAGAGTACCTTTTTTAGATTATGAATATGTTAAATATGTAATGAATATATCTGGACAATATTTTATGTATAAATCTGATTATATAGAAAAACAATTAATACGTGACTGTTTCAAGGGATGGTTACCAGACAATATATTATATCGCAGCAAAGAGGCTTTTTCGGATGCTGTATCAAATACGAATAAAATTTGGTACAAAGAAATTATTAACATGATAGATAAAGATTTTGACTATTGTTGTACATATAATCCACCGAAAACATTAGATGCAAAATATTTTAGAATGATATTTGACAAGTTTTATAAACATCCGAACGTAATATCACATTACTGGTTACCTAGATTTCAGAAGGAAGATATATTTGATCCATCAGCGACAGTATTGCAATCATACTAATAATATTAATAAATTTATTGATATTATTATTTTTTTTTATTGGCTGTTTTTGATCCAGCTTTTTTAACTGGTTTATGTGGATAGGTAACTAAAGCTCTTATTACACTATTTATAAAAAAAGGTAAACATAACATTGATCTTCTACCACGAAACATATGATATTCTGTTTTGGAAGCACTATTTATTATATACATTCTTATTTGATCATTTGGTACTTTTTTTAAGAATCCATATAATAACAATTTTAGTAGTTCATTATCTTTTATATTTGCAGTTAAAAGCTTATACATCTCAGGTATTATTTGTGATTGTAAAATAGTTGGTATAGATGGTTTTGAATAAGTTGTTAATATTTTGTTAATAATACCGTTAATTGTTTGGTCAATTTTATTAGAATCAATAATATCATATTTGTAATAGTCGTATAAAAACATGGCTTTTTTAATATTACCGTTACAGTCTTTAACAATTTTATTATAGACTTCGATATCAAAATTAGTTGTATCAGATTGAAAACAGTTATATACAATATATTTTATATCAGCTTTCGTTGGAGCCGATACTGATATAACTAGACATCTACTACGTAAAGGATCAATAATAGACGACATATTATTACATGTCATAATAAATCTGCATACATATGCATATTTTTCCATTGATCGTCGTAGAGCTGCTTGTGAATTAAGGGCAAGATTTTCTATGCCATATATTACTACACTTTTGAATGTTCTGTTTGTGTTTACTAGCAATGATCTATTATTTACACATTTTTTTACTATTTCTTGTACAGTATATTTATCTCTGTTAGTACCTTCTGGTTCAATAATAATATGCGATTCGCTTTGAATAATATCAATTTCTTTATTTTTTTGCCCTGTCGTAGGAATAGGATATTGTTTATTTATTGTATTATATATTTTATCGCCATACAGACACTTTAAAAAGTAAGTAGATAATGTTTTCATACCAGAACCTTTTGGACCAACAAGAATAATATGAGGTACATTGTCATGTAACGCTAAGAAATGCAAAAAACCTGCTACATCCTGATTATGTACAAATTCATAAATGTTATTTGGTCTTAATTTGTTAATTGATAACATTATGATAAATATTAACAATAAAATTATTTAACACGAAACATATGTCAACTTTTTTAAACAAACAAAATACTTTTTCATAACATCATAATATCAAACGTCGTACAAAAAGTTTATCACATTGTATTTAATATTCGTATATATTCAAAAAATTGACTATATATCACAGTACAACTTATAAATAAAGCCATATATACTAGAAAATATCATTAAATGTCAAAGGGAAAAAAAAAGACAATTGAGGAGAAGTACCAGGAATTAGATCCTAGGGAACATGTACTCAAAAGGCCAGGTATGTATATTGGATCAATAAAACCTGAAAAAGCAATATTAGCAGTTTATAATGAAAAAGCTAAGGAAGGCGATAGTCACATTATTATGAAAGAAATAAAATATACGCCAGGTCTGTATAAAATATTTGATGAAATTCTTGTAAATGCTGTAGATCATACCGTAAACAGTAAATATTGTAATATCATAAAAGTATGGATTAATAACGATGGTAGCATATCTGTTTACAATAATGGTAAAGGTATTGAAGTTGTAGAACATAAGAAAACAAAAGTATATGTTCCTACTATGATATTTGGTCGATTAAGATCAGGTACTAATTTTGATGATGAAAATGATGAAAGAACAACTGGTGGTAGAAATGGTTTGGGTGCAAAATTAGCAAATATCGCTGCGGAAAAATTTGAGGTAGAAACGCTTGATCAAAAAAGGGCTAAGCTTTTTAATCAAGTTTTCAGGGACAATATGACGGTTGAAGAAAAACCAAAAATAAAAAATAAGAAAGGTATGGGATATACAAAAATTACATTTATGCCAGATTATAAATATTTTGGTGTGAAAGGTTTGACAGATGATATAAAATCCCTTTTTAAAAAGAGAGTATATGATATTGCAATGTCCGCCAAGAATAAATGTAAAGTATATTATAATGATGAATTAATTAATGCTAATACATTTGAAAAATATGTTGAACAATATTTTCCTGGTGACGGAGAACATATTAAGACTGTTGATATATCTGGTGCAAATAAACCTGGTGCATGGAAAGTAGCAGTTGTATATGATACAACGGATACACTTGGTCATCAGGTACATTCATTTGTAAATGGTATATGTACATCTCGAGGTGGAACCCATGTTAATCATGTTGTTTCACAAATATGTAATCATTTGAAAGATGCTATTGCAAAAGAAGATAAATCATTAAAAGTAAAGGCAGATCAATTAAAAGAAAATTTAATATTTTTTATATCGTGTGATATTATCAATCCGGATTTTGATACACAAACAAAAGAAACATTAAAGACGAAAGTATCAGATTTTGGTTCAAAATATGTTTTACCGAAAGTATTTGCAACTAAAGTGGTAAAGACTGGTGTTATTGACCAAATTATTGCCAATGCAAGAGCCAGAGCAGAAGCTAATATGGCAAAGGGTGCAAAAAAATCGAGTACAAAATATGCTAAACATACAGAATCAGGCATATACCGAAAAAAAAATGCATACAAAGGTTCATTAATTTTAACTGAGGGTGATTCTGCCAAAGCTCTTGTATTAGGAGGTTTAAATAAAATTGGCACTGACGATTTTGGTGTATTCCCATTGAAAGGAAAAATAGTAAATGTCAGAAAAAAATCCAGAATCGTTGGTTTACAGAATGAGGAAGTAAAAGCAATCATATCAATTGTAGGATTGGATATTACAAAGAAATATGATACTAAAGAATCACTAAAAACGCTTAAATATGGTAGAATTATTCTTATGACAGATCAAGATAAAGATGGCTATCATATTAGAGGTTTACTTATGAATATGTTTCATTATTACTGGCCTGAATTATTAAAATTAGATGGATTTTTAACAGTTATGCGTACACCATTGAAAAAGGTACGAAAAGGTAAAGAAGTACACCAATTTTTTACTGAAAAAGAACATGCTGACTGGGCAAAAAAGAATAATGACGGTAAAGGCTGGACACTCAAATATTATAAGGGTTTAGGTACGAGCACAACAGAAGAAGCGATGGAATATTTTAGAGATATGATGGATTTATTAGCGGTATATTATTGGGTTACTGATATCGATATTGATAATAGCGAGACTAAAAAATCGAAAAAGAAAAAGAGTAAAAATACAGATACAGATACAGATAAATATGCTGATACAGAAACAGGTGAATATAAACAACAATATGCAGATGCTTCATTAGATGCTATGATATTGGCATTTGGAAAAGGCACAAAGACAAATAAATTAGAAGATATGAGAAAAGCATGGGTTAGATCATATAACCCATGTGTAACATTAGACTCTAAAGAAAATAAAATTTCATATTATGATTTTATACACAAAGAATTAATAGAATTCTCATCATTTGATTGCGTACGTTCAATTCCAACTGTTATAGATGGATTAAAACCAGCACAAAAGAAAGCATTAATGACAGCTATGAAATGTAATTTGTATGGTCCCAGTAAAGAATTACGAGTAGCTACAATAGCATCTAAAGTTGTTGAAGCTATGGATTATCATCATGGTGAAACTTCTATGCAAGGCACTACAATTAACATGGCACAAGATTTTGTGGGCTCTATGAATAATATTAATTTATTTCATCCACAAGGACAATTTGGTACACGTTTAGAAGGTGGCAAAGATCATGCTTCTCCCAGATATATTCATACATTTTTATGTGAAATTACAAAATTATTATATCCAGAAGTAGATTTACCAATTTTAGATTATGTGTGTGAAGAAGGTAAAAAACTAGAACCAAAATTCTTCGTACCTGTATTACCGACAATATTAATAAATGGTACATCTGGTATTGGTACTGGATTTTCATCATCTACATTATGCTACGACCCATTAGATGTATATAAAAATGTGATACGTGTGTTAAATGACGAAAAAACTGTAAAAATGACACCATATCAAAGAAATTTTACTGGAAGCATTGAAGAAGTTGCGAAAGGATCATATAAAGTAACAGGCAAATATGAAATAAATGGTGATGAATTACATATAACAGATTTGCCATTAGGGGAGTGGACAACTAAGTATAAAAAATATTTAAATGCTCTTATTGATAAAAAAGACGAAACTGTAAAAGAAGCTAAAAGTAAAAAGAATGCACCAAAAGGTAAGACGGCGCCTAAAAAAGTCGCTTCGAGCAAAAAAACTGCAGAAAAGAAAAATGTAGGAGTAGGTAAAGGTAAAGATAAGGCAGTAAATGTTCCAAAAACTTATACAATTTACAAATATATAGAAAACTACACAGAAAGATGTACAGATGTAAGAATTGACATAACAGTAAATTTTAAAGCTGGTACATTGGCAGGATTAAAAAAGTCAGGTAAATTGGAAACAGAAATGAGACTAGTTAAAAAATTAAGTACAAACAATATGTATGCTTATGATCAAGATTTAACACTTAGAAAATATGCAAATACAGGTGCTATTATTAAAGAATATGTTCCTATTAGATTAGAATATTATCAAAGACGCAAGGATTATTTGTTAAATTTGTGGGGTAACGAATATGAAAGATCATCCTGGTTATTAAAGTTTATAAAAGCTGTTATTAAAAAAGATATTGTTATATTTCAACAAAAACGTGTTGATATAGAAGCTAGATTAGAAGAATTGGGGTATCCAAAATTAAAAACAGTTGCGACAGGTGATGACGACGATAATAATGATAAAAAAACAAATAAAAAAGATACAAAAAGTTATATATATTTGTTAAGTACAAAAATAGATAAATTTACGAAAGAGAAGATAAAAAAACTTGAGAACGACTTAAAAGAAACAGAAGAAAAAATTAATGTATTAAAAGGTAAAACTACAAAAGACTTGTATATTGAAGATTTAGAATCATTTAAAGTCGGATATGAAGATTGGGATGCTAAAAAGACAGCTGCTCATAATGCCATTCTTAATGAATCTGAAACAGAAACAAAAAAAAGACAAAATAAAACTAAACCGAAAAGACGTAATAGTAAAAAATAATATATTCGATTTAATATGATACTTATCAAAGTGTCATATTAAAAATATTTTTATAATGTGATAACGCTTCTTTATGATGACAAATAAAATATATAATTCAATTAATCATGAATAATATCATTCATAATTAAAGTCTTAATATGTTATTTCCACCTCTTGTATTAATATATCGCCAATTATCCGACACTTCTTCTGGATCCCATCCATCAACGCGATTTACCCATGGATCAAAGTTTTCCATAGTCTTTCCACTCTCCATATCCAATATCTTATTCCTTGCCGCAACTAAATCAGCAATATCATTATTTTTTGGATCACGTAAGCCTTTCTTTAATTCTTGCTTTCTATGTTTATGTGTCTTCTTTAAATGTGCTGGTACTTTATCATATATATCAGCATATTTCATAATCTTGTTAAAATAGTCTGCATCAACATCTACAGATCTGTTATTGCGATGTTCTATAAATTTATCATATGTATATTGTATCTCCTCAGGCGTTGGTACTAAATGTTCAGATTCTTTTATTCTAGGATCTGTCGTTATGGTGTACGATGGATCTGTCGTCTTTGAACTATATCCAGCATATTCACTTAATCCATATACAGTCGCCAAATCAGGTATTGTCGGATTATCAAATACATCATTTGTTTCCTCGTTGTAATGATCATTGTTTGTTATCATACATGAATAATTGTTTCTGGGATCTGCCATCATATTTGCACATCTATAGTCACGTGGACATCTGCCCATTATACATTTCGGACAATAATTTCTACATTCATTCTTATCAATATTTGTAGAAGAATATGTTTTATCGCCATTCTTAGTATTAACATAATTAAATACAACTTTATTATTCGTCTCCGCATATTTTCTTATCAATTTATTAATATCGCGTCTCTCAAAAGCAGTATTGTCCTCAGGCTGACTATAATAATGTCTATTTGGTTCAAATGGAGGATCTTTTATCATACAACATTTACCTGGAGAATCGACATAAAAACCTGTACAATTATTTGTAGATGAACATACCGACATACATTGATTAATATTATCAAAATTAATACAATTGTCCTTATTCTTTATTATTTCTTTGGCTCTTGCTTCCGCGCCTTCTTTATCTCGTTTATCCTCATATGTCCATAATTGATAGTATGTATTATCAAATCTATTATTCAAATATGTTCCACTATCAGCACTTGCATCCGATAGTATCATTGCAGATTCATTAAATGGTCTCAATTTATTTGGATACATTTTTCTAGGAATATCATTATATGCCATAGAATCATCAGGGGTACATGATTGATGTGCGACGACTGATCTATCCTTATTAACACAATCTTTATTTACATTCAAATATTTTTTAACATTATCAAATGGCTGATAATGTTCAAGACTATATTTCCGCTTTTTCTTTTTATCATAAGCATTAAAATAATATGTGGTAACTAATAAAATTATTGTCAAGACTACTTTAGTAATTGACTTCATTATATATTATTACACTATATAAATGGAAACGGTCAGATATAAAACAAGTATATTTTTATTCAGGCGCGATTTAAGAATAGATGATAATACAGGTTTAATAAAGGCCATGTATAATTCTGATCGAATAATACCATTATTTATTTTTTCCGACAATCAAATGTTAAGTGAAAATAACAAATACAAATCTAATAATTGTGTGCAGTTTATGATAGAATCTTTAATAGATTTAAACAGTCAAATAAAATATTTAAATCCTAAATCGCGTCTGTGGGTAGCCAGATCAAAATCAATTGGTATTGATGTTCTGAAAAAAATTATAACTGCTAATAAAGTTGATGCGATTTATTTGAATCGCGATTATACGACATATTCGATAAATCGCGATAAAGAGTACAAAAAGTTATGTAAAGAATTAAATATTAATATTCATTCATATGAAGATATACCTGTTACAACTAAATTATTAGATATTAGTACTAAGACAAATACCAAATACAAAATATTCACTAAATTTTATAATAATGCATCAGAACAAAAAGTACGTAAACCATGTTATAATATCGAATCAAATATCATAAAATCAAATCCGGATTATAAATTAGAAAAATATATTCAATATTACAAAAATAAAAATGAATATACTGAAAATGATAATATTGCTTTTCATGGTGGAAGAAAAAACGGTCTAAAAATATTAGCACAATTATCTAAATTCAAAAAATATGAATCAACTAGAAATGATATTCATAAACCTACTACTCTATTGAGTGCGCATAATAAATTTGGTACTGTTAGTATTCGAGAAGTTTATTATGAAATTAAAAAAAAATCACAATCAGATGAACTAATAAAACAATTGTATTGGAGAGATTTTTATTACTATGTTTGTTATCATTATAGACATATTGAATCAGGTAAACACGTTGCATATCCAGACAACAAATTTATATGGAATCACAATAAAAATCATTTGAATGCCTTCTTAAATGGGGAAACGGGATTTCCTATTGTCGATGCCGCTATTAGAGAATTAAAACATACTGGTTACATACATAATAGATTAAGAATGATAGTCGCTAATTTTCTTAGTAAAGATTTAATGATTAATTGGAAAAAAGGCGAACAATTATTCTCTAATTATTTAATTGATTATGATCCTTTACAAAATGTTGGTAATTGGAATTGGTGTGCATCTTTTGGATTGGATAATGCTGCTTTTGTAAGAATATTAAATCCATGGACTCAATTACAAGAACATGATAATGATTGTTCATATGTAAAAAAATGGATATCTGAATTAAAAGATGTACCTAATATTCACATTCAAAAATGGTACAAATATCATGACAAGTATGATATTAAATATCCGGAACCAATAGTAGATCATAAAATTCAACACGATATTTTTTCAGATACTTATAGACAATTTGTATATGGTGTGTAAACTATCTTTTATTGTATTAAACATTGGTATAATACAATAATAAAAATAATAAATATATTATTATACAAGAACTATGTCTGATCAAGTAAAATCTGAAATTGTTAATGCTAAACCATATTATCATTATGGTATAGATAATCGAGCATATGCAAATACAGAAAGTAAAAATTATACAAACGAATATGTTAAAGATACATCATTTGACAGAATAAATAAAATAGATAATTTAACAGACAAGGATATTCATAAAATTAAAAAAGAATACTTATTGGGCAATAGAACTAGTGATACATCTAGAGATAATTTGGTTGTTAGTTATGTTCATATAGATTCGTCTGAAAGAAATAAATATCCTATTAATATTCTGGATTTTAAATCAACAGAATTAAATCCTTATCCTATATATTTTACAAATGGATCGTCTGATATAAATATATATGTTGACGACACGTTATTTGAACAAAATGATATTGTTAGTATTGATGGAATAGTTTCAAAGAGCCTGTATATGCACAATGTTGTTAGTGTAAAAAAAGATAGTTTATATATGCGACTACAATATACACATCATGGTATGTCTTTATATGGTTTATATGACCCATTTAATGATTTTGAATTTGAGACAGTAGAATATGTGGAGAAACCAATATCACCATACAATTCAAGTGACGTATTACCAGATACTATTCAACATTATTTATTAAAAAAAAATTTTGAAATAGATCTGACAATTAACATTACTAATTTCAAAGGCAATGATATTTCAAAAAATGTAATAGGTAACATTCCTATTGGACTAATTAATAAGAGACACACTGTTTTTTTAGTATTTGAAAAACAAAATACACTCGATGGTATGAAGTATATATTTGATCCTGATGCATTTTTAATACAGTTACCGTATCAATCATCTATTAATTATGCTGATGGTATTGATTATGCTGCTGACCTAACAATAAACAACAATGATATTACTATTCTATATAATAATTTGTATGGTATACCTCTAAACTATTTAAATTGTTCTACACCATTGAGTATAGAACACAAATATCCAAATAGAGATATTAAAAAATATAACAATAAGTATGTAACGATAAATGTTGGTTATAATGCAATTGTCGATCCGACATATTCATTCTATGTAAGTTCTGATTTTTCATGCGACAATGATATTAGATATATTATTAATAATAATGGTGGAGGTATTAATTGTGCCATCACAAATGTCGTTAATATTACTCAGGGATATCCAAATCCTAATAGATATTTTTATCCTCTGGGTGAAGTATTTAAAAATGTTATACAGATTGAAATAATAGAATCAATATTTCCTAATTCACAAAGAATTATTAATAACAATAATAATTCTCTTTACTGGTCAAATTTGTGTGATGGTATATACATATATAAATTATATATTACTCCTGGCAATTACACGCCAAATCAAATGGAAAAAGTTATCGAGAAAGCCTTTTCTAAAACACCCAGATACAAATATTCAACAGAATATGAGACAGACATGTGTGATAAGATTATTTCTAACTTATGTATAAATGGCAATTGCAAATATGACGACAATGGATATTACAAATTTCACTCAGTAAAAGTAAAAATAAATACAGAGACAGATGTCGTTACATTTTCTTTTTATAAAAAACGTATCTTAATAGATGATATTAATCCTTCAATAACAGTACTTGATACGACATTAAGATTGACGATGGCGGAAAATTTATGTATAAATTTTGGTTCTGCTGGAACAAATATAGTACCACAACAAATATCACCATTTAATCCTTCAACTGAAAAATTATTTTGGTTCTTTACACAAAATACACATATTAGAGTGACTGATATATATTCATACGCCAATAATAATCTTTATCAATATCAAAAACATATATTACCATATACTACATCATCAAATGGAACAAATACAATACAACTACATATTAATACTGATCAGCAAATTCTATTAAATTTTTACAGAAATAAATCAACATACAATAATGTAGAAAGTACAACAGAAATAAATTCTATTAACACTCAGACAATATTAAATAGTTTTGTATATGATCATTTGACAAAAATAGTAACATTATCTAATCATAATTTGACTATTGGTGCTATTATAATAACGGACAAATTCAACAATTTAATAAATCCGAACAATGTATATTTATATGAAATTACTGTTATCATAAATTCGAATAGTTTTATTGTTAATCAAATACAATATGGTACAAAATACAAAATTATATATGATGGTCTATTAATAAATTTTGCGACTAATCCGGTAACCGCAACTGATGTGTATACTTGGCAGGATCAAATATTATATACAGATCCAATTTTAAATTTAGCACCTTTATATCCTAATAATAATAATACACTATCTGTTACATCTATTACGACACCAATATTATTTGATCAATATATACGAATATATCAACCAAATCATGGTTTTACTGGTGGCGAGAAAATACACATATTCAAATCACAATCTGTTAGATATGTATCAAACAATTCAATTAACAAGAAACAAGTAGTTCACAATATAATAGATCCTAATAATTATATTATTGTTTTGTGTCAGTTTGAGATAGAATGTCAGCGGGAGGTTGTTTGTCAAAATAGGATTATTGTTAGATATCCTGATATTACCAGAATGTATTTTAATTATACAGACACACTTGGTAATATTCTTTGTTTTGATAAAGTTGGTCAACAAAATGCTATTACAAGATATTTGTCTAAAATAAAAAATACTGATAAATATGCTATTGATTATACATATATAACATATGGTCCAGAATATGAAACGGTATTAAAAAAATTAGATATAAACCAGTATAACTATGGTTGTTGCACTCGATTATTTAACAATTATGATTATTTTTACATAATATCTCCACCGAATGGATTTTTATTAGATACTGGTGGTGTATCTGATCTTGATGTTTTTTCGAAAGTACATTGGTCATCAGGTCCAGATACTGTATGTTATAATAAACATTTTGACGCAACTAAAGTATATGATAGACCATTATCTACTTTATCGTCATTTAGATTTGCATTTTATCATCCAAATGGCGAACTTGTAAATTTTAATGGTATGGATCATTCTTTTACATTAAAAATAACAGAATTATATAGCATGCCTCCAGATACAAACATAAGCGAAGAAATAAATAAAGTTGTTACTACGAGAATAGTAGACAGAAAATAATACTTAATGCATATTAGATATTATTTTTGTAATCAATTCTAAATGTGTAATGTATCTATCATATGAAATAATAGTATTATTAGCAGCATTAATAATAAATTCATAAACTTGTAATAGGTAGTCTACAATTATTTGTCTAAAATTTTCAATAAAAATATTATTATCATCTAATTGTACAATTCCGTTATTTTTAATAATATTAACAATTGGTTCGAAAAGGGAATTAGTAGTATTGATAGAATCCAAATCATTGTTATTTTCAAATATTTTGCTGCGTAACTTATAGAATTTTAATGGTAACTCTTTACATACATAATTATTTAATTTAGTTGCACTCATTTTCTTAATAAAATCATCTAATTCAATTAATGTTCCGCTAACATCCTGATCTTTTAAAGATTTATACATTTCATTTAATATTAATTTAACAACAATAGGTCCTAATACATTTCCAATTGCGTAAGATATAATTTCAACTATTTCGGTCATAATAGGATTATCTTGTCCGATTGTTTTTGGCAGAGAATTTTTTTGTCGAATAATATCAGCGACTATTTTAATATATTCGGTACAAACTTTAAATTCGTCATTATCACATTTATCTAATACTTTAATAACATACACTGGTGTTAATGAATGAGTAAGTTGAATATCTTTATGAATATAATCTTTCCATAGAAGCGTTTGTATTTTTTCTATGTTATTTATTTTTAAACTAGCATATGATTCAATAATATTTTCGTTTTTATCATCTTTTGCAAGAATAGGTACAAGAGCAGCTTTGAATGCACTTATATCAGCATCTTTGTACTTATTTGTGATATTTTTATAGTTACTAATTTGTTGTTCGATATCTCCTAATTTTATTTCAATGGCATCAATAATTTTATCTATCATTTGTTTTTTTGTTTCATCGATAGTCTTTCTTTGTTCTTCTTTTAAACTATTTATTTGATTTGACAAAATAACAGATTCTTCAGATAATTTATCTATTTTAGTTTTATTGCGCGATTCAATATTTAAAACGACATTATTTCCCTTATCAGATTTATTAATTATATCTTGAGGATCTTGTACATCAAATAAGTCTGTCGGATTTGCAGATTTATATTGAATATTATAGTACTTCTTTATTATTTCGTCTAGCTTATTTTTATTGGAATATGTAAATCCGTAGTCGTATCTACTATAATGATAATGAAATAAATGTTGATATGCTAAAAGTATAATTGGAACAATAATAGTAGCATTATTTAGAACATTATATTTTAAGGCTGGTTGCAATAAATTTTGCAAGAGATCATCATTAATTTTCAGAATAAAATTAGAAATAACATTTTCGACAGATGAACCTTCTATAAAATCTATGATATTTTGTAATTTTATTTTTGCGATATTCAAAGGAGTTTGATTATTATTATTTATTGTTTTTATTTGTTCTGGTGCACTTTTAATTAACATTTTGATAAGTTTTAGATTTGAATTACGAACAGCAATGTGGAGTGGAGTATCTCCAGAATTATTTTTAGTATGTAAATTTATTGACGAAATGAATGATTTTGCTATGTCATTTTCAATTATAAAACATTGTGTTGTTAATGTACCGTCTGTTATAATATCAACATAATTAATATTTGGTGTTGATTGTTGATCAGGTTTTTTAGATACATATTCTATTTCCTTAATATTATTTTCAATGGCTGGCATAATAGTATCAATTAGCTCATGAATATTAATATGTTTATTAATAGCTTCATCAGCTAAATCATTAAAAGAAATGATTTGATTGTCCGAATCATTTATACGTTTTAATATATTATTTGAATCATATACACTATTCAGTACTGGTTTATTTAATATTGTTTTATAAATCCAATTTGTAATTGTATGTTTCAGAGTATATTCGATCGTTTCTATAATTATATCATCAAATGTACCAGCTATTAACATTTTAGAAGCTGTTTCTTTTACTGTATATGGTATGTCGGCAGCGAATTTTTCTATTACACCGTTTTTTATTTGATATTTGTCAATAAAATATTGTTCTATTAAACGTTTTTTTGTTATTGTTATATATTGATCTAATAAAGGATAAATAGCACTGATCATACCATTATCATATTTAATTATCTGCTTTTTATCTTTATTAAACCCAATAGCTGTATCTTCAAAGTGTATTTTATAAGGGTTAAAATCAGAGACAGAAAAGATACGACCTGCTTTTGCCATAACATTACTATTTAATTCGGCTGTTCCTGTATCAGTATTTATGAACAACTTAGTAGACATTATATCTGCGCAAGTTTCATCGTAATATTTTGTATATGTATCACATATGTAGTTTTTTGTAATATTTTTTGATATATTTTTATATACATTAGTATTAATCATTGAATCTTTTTTTGCATAAAAAGTAGTGTTATTTATTTTATGATCCATAAAAAAATTAAACAAAACGCGATATACAGCATCATTTGTCATATTAGCATTTATACTTGAAAGATTATAATCGTGAATAATTGGAAATGTATTATCGTATATTCCAATTGAATTATCAGTAATATATTTTATATCAGATGTGTTCTCCGTGTTCACCGTGTTCATTATTAGTTGCAATGCATTTACTGTATTATAATAATTTATACATTTGTTATAAATTGATGTCATGGTTTCAACACTTTGATTAATAATTTTGTTCCATAGTTTATCAATATAAATAGCAGCTTGTTGAGTAATTATTTTTATATTTTCCGTAATTAATTTTATACCACTTACTTCTGATATTGAAGAATCAAATTTTATATTGTAATAATTTAGTATGCTTTTATTATCATTTATTGTATGAATAATTGTGTAAATATCTTGAATATTATGAATTAAAAAAGTTTGAAGATACAAATTAATTGAGTATATTGTTATTCTATTTGGTAATACAGTATCACGTATATTGTCTAATATATTAACAAGTACATCAGGATTTTTTATTGTGCCAAACATTTTGTTCATATGACATAAAAGAACAACCGAAATTTCATATACGTAATTGGCTGTTGTAATTTTATTTTCCTGAAAATCATTTGATATTTCTTTCATAATTTTATCTTTTGGCCCAACCCTACTCGATATTGACGCAGCCTCATGTAGTTTATACGTATCTTTGATATAATCAGATACAGATATTTTCATTTTAATACCTGATTTTAACAGCTCGAAAATAATATCCTGAATTATTACATTACTATTTGAAATTTTTACTGATGTCGATAATAATCTACCGAGATATGTAAAATGATGCAATTTAGTATCTATATTAATTGGCCTAAATTCTAGATTATTATTAACTTTCACATATTCTATGATTATTTGTTCTACTACTTCTTTTGCGTATTCTTTAAGATCAGGCATACTTGTGATAAAATCAATATAATCTTTATAAAGTGCATCATTAAGTGCATTACCTCTAGTTAGAGTATTGCTAGTTAACATTTTATATAAATTAGTTGTACTATCAATATTATATGGGTAAACAGATTTAACAACATCAAGCATATTAAAATCTGTATTTACGATATTTTCTAATAATTTTGAACCTTTAATTTGATTGTCAATTATTCCTGTAAATTTGGTATTGATATGATCCATTATATATGCGAGCATTAACTTGTAAACAAATTTGTATTTATCAACATCATTCTTGTCAAATACTCTGTTTTGTGTTTTTGCATCATAAATTTCATTAACTTTATTCAACCAGTCACTAATATTAGAACCTAATATTATTGATCCGTCTTTTCTATTCAACATATCAATACCAGAATAAGTAACACCATTAATATCTGTTTTATTATCAAAAATATAATCACCCATATATTCTAATAATCTAATAATTTCAATTATTGAGTACTTGACATGTGGACTAATTATGGAGGGCATATTTGGTGTGTCATAATAAAAAGGCGATTTGTATATAGATACTTGCTCACATTCATGTATCATATATAGTATTATTGCTTCACGTTGATTTTTGTTTAACGGCTGTGCGAAGAAGGCAGAATTACCAGCAATTACAACATTATTTATTAAATTATTATTATTAATTATATTTGTTACAATTGGATTCACAATTGGATTCATAAGAATATGTTGTATTGCCAAATTACTTGTCAGTGCACCATTAATATTCATTAGTGAATAGATTTGTGTTAGATCTATTTTATTTTTTTTCACGATTTCCACCATATTTTTTATTTCATCTACTATGATGACTGCAGTTGCACCAGGCATATGATGATTTAATGAAGCATCTATGTCTGCTCTAAAATATCGCACACTGTAGAATTGATTAAGAATAAAAAACAATACAATAGAACAATAAAAATAATAATTGTTATTGGGTAGTATATGAAATAGATTTAAAATATTTGGTTTGATATGTGGCACTGGTAATGGGTTCCAAATAGGTTGCCCGCTTTTTAGTTCTTTTTTAATTTCAAGTGCCATTTTGCACAAAATTTCATCACTGCCCCACATACCAATATGAGTATTTGTAGTGTCTCTGTATTTAATTCTATAAAATTTTGGAATATATGCTATGTAATATTGAAAATGTGTACCATTTAAATTCAAAGTATATGGCATAACACCAGCGCCTGTGCCTTTTGTTAATATTTCATTTAACAATGTAGAAATTCCCTTCGCTTTATTTTTTCCTATGAACTTATTATATTCTTTATATATTTTTTCCATATATGGTGTTTGTATATTTTTTCTTATTTGTGATAAAGTCTTTGCACCTCTTCCAAAATCATCATTAAATAAATCTTTCTTATCTGTCCAAAATAAGTCATATAGTTCATTCAGAGTGTTTTGAGGAGCACTATCATCTGCATCCCGTATCTTTAAATAATATTTACTGAGTTCCTCATTAGCAAATAATCTGGTTTTTGCATCATTATATATTTGTTTTTGTACAATACCATTTTGAGAATATACGTAGTCGGAACACCAAATTTTATTTAGCATATCGTCTACATAGTCATCCGTGGCATCTAGTTTTATCACAAATGGCAAAGTGCAATCATACTCGTCTCGTAAATAATCTTCTCTATTTTCAGACAAGAGCGATTTATTATCAAATATAACTTTTAATATTTTTTTAGGATAATTCGTTTGATAATCTTTTATTATGTTTAATACAAATAAACGCATATACGATAAAGTCCCTCCGCTAGTTTTTTTGCCATTTGTGTCGCTTTGTAAATTATCTGTTATTTCTTTCGGTAGATTTTTTACAACTTTATCATCAACAATAGAATCAATAATAGTACGAATCGTCTTCATAACAGATGGAATATCAGTTGTATATAACTTTAGTGAATTTGCTGGTGTCAATTCGTCATATAATTTCTTGCCAGTTGCATTAATACTTTCATGTAATCTGTCTATATCATCTTTGTCAGTAGTTTCCATAATACCAGATGTACCTGGTTGATTAGGTGCAATTTTCAATTTAGTTATAGAATTTGGCAGATGCTCTCTTTTTATTTCCTCGTAAAAATTTAATATTGTTTTTTCTATTTTATCGGAAAGCAATTCTTTATTGTCTGGTATCATTGCAGCGTCAACAAATAAATTTGTTATATTTGATTTTAATTCTTTAATAATAGGTTCATTTTCATTAATCATATTTGGAATATTAGTAATAGTGTTTACAATATGTAATATGTATTTATTAACTCTTTCTGGAATATTATTATTTAATGATTCTTTAACAAGTATATTAACATCATTAATAATTGTATTTACTTGTTTTATTTTATCCTCTGATTCAGGTAATAGTGGTTCTGGTTTAATATTTTTATCACATTCTGTTTTTTTTCCAGATACTGCATAATGTAAAGGTGTGTTATTTACACTGTCTTTACAATTCATATTAAATTTTTTTCCTATTAAATATTCAATTATTTTTTTATCTTGGGTCTGCGCTGCCAAATGCATTGGCCATACATTTTGATTATTTGGTCTATCTATTAAAGCACCAATTTCAGCCAGATATTTTAACAATTGTAATTTTGTATTATTATTTGCTGTAATATCATTTAAACCCAATACTAAATGTGTTGGTGTATTTCCTGTTTTATCTTGTAGGGCATATTGGTTACGATACTCATGAACAAAATCGGATATTTTATTAATATCTCCACTTTCTATTTCCATAAAAAATTTTATTGTTATGTCATCATTTGGTTTTTTCTCGGGATTATTTATTTTTTGTGTGAATATTTGTCTTGCCATAGCCATATATTATTTATATACACAATTTGTTAATAATATTAGTTATTAGATAATAATTAATATTCGTTTAGTTTTCTTATTATTTATTCATAGAATAAGGTGAAGCATAATTACATCCCCAATTTCCACCATATAAAGACCATAAATCAGTCCAACCTTGACTACATGATGATGTAGGTGCACATGAGTTATGTTTAACAACATATTCTCTTTCTGTATCCATAAATTCATTGCCATTATTTTGCATAAATGTCCTAAATTGATTGGAACTTCTAAATCCATTTGCTTTTTGCATTTCGTCTGTTAATTCATTGGATGGTCTATAGTTTGTTATAAATCTACCATCTTCCATTAGAGCAGGACAACCTTGTCTAAAATAAACATTATTACCTCCGCCTTTTTTTAAATCAGCACAATTTCTATCATTTGGAACTAATCCTGGTACAAACTTAGCCAAACAATTTGCACATTGTAATCCATTGCTGGTTTGTCTCATTGTATTAGAATAACAAAATGGGCATCCAGTATTTTTAGACATCTTTATATTATTTATATAACATATTTTCTGATCATTTAAATATAGAATGGGAAATACTGGTCTAATTATAATGGGATTGTTTCTTTTTATAAATTTTGCAGCAACCGGATATCTTTATTATTTGGGTTATAGTAGAGGCTGGTGGAAAACAGTAACAAATTAAATTTTATTAAAACAATAATAAAATTTAAATATCAGTTTCTGTCAACGTATTTTCTGTTGGTAATTTTGTTCTTATCATCTTTTCTGATTTGGCACTTAAACTTTCGCTTGAGCTAGAATTTGATATGGTCTTCATTAAATCCTTACCAGATTGTTTTAATTCTTTGTGCATTTTTTCTAAACTTTTTTGCGATTGATTCTGCATTTGTACTTGACTTGTTTTATTTGCAGTCGATGCATTTTTCTTTAATTTTCTTTTTAAGGAATCAATTGCTCTATCACTTAAATCTGGTCTTAATTTTGTTTTTGATACAGCAGCATCAGTACCATATGTCATAGAGTAAACTGCAGAATCATTGCTGTTTCCATATATTTTTTTTTCTATTTTTGCTATTCTAGATTCGACCTCTAATGTTTTTATGTACTTTTTCGTAACATCATCTTTTAAGCCATTTATAGAATCAGATAAAAGATATCCCATTATAAATACAATAACGACTAATAACCCGATCATTAATAATACTTTTGATTTCATATTATATTGGTTCAATAAGTAAAAAAAATGTTATAAATAACCACAAATAACAAATTATATGACCATTGTATACGATGAATAAAATAGTCGTAATAGCTATCCACATAAATTCATTTATATATTTATTAAATGGAAATGATAAATAAATTGTACTATTACATAATCAGAAAAATCATGATATAATATACATACTTATTTTTCAACAGAGACTATTGAATTTTTATTTGTACATTTTAATATTTCGTAAATTATGAAGTTAATTATTTTGTAAATTATTCCTGATCTAATTGTCATTATGATAATTACAATAATAATTACTATTATTATGCTTTGTTTCCAAATAGTCATTTATAATTGTATATTATGTTTACTATACAATTACTTATTCTTGTTTAACTTTTTCTTAATATATCTCAAATTCATATCCATTGGGCCTGATATATTACGAGCTGCATCAAATTGCATTAGACCTATTGTATCTTGTTCTACTATCGGCATAACATTATTAGGACTATCAGTAACACAAACAGGTGGTCTTTCATATGCTCTAAACCAATTTTCAGGTGGCAAATATGTATAACCATATAATTGTGTTCCAAGTGGTACTGTGTTAAATGGATTAGAATCGGTATATACCATTTCATCTCTCCATGTTTTTCTTATTACATCTTTTGCTTTTTTTTCATTTTCGATTAACTTTCTCAATACATCTTTGTCAATTCCCATTATATTTTCCAAATCGTCTAAATCTTTATCATCAAATTTTGCTGGTTTTCTAACAATAACTTCTGCATCAGCATGTTCTTCATTATCAGGTCCATCATAAATAGAATCTACTAATGGAGTATCAGTTATTTGATAATTCTCTTTTATTTTACATTTACTAGTTGTTTCTTTCATTATTATAAATATAAACGCAACTATTCCGAGAATAATTATCATTAATCTATTATTCGACACATCTTTAACCAAACCTTTTATAAGACAAGCTGAAACGATTGCTATACCTCCAATAACAACAATTTCTTTAGTTGACATTACTATACTATGAACAAAGATTAAACTTGAAAATTATCTTCTTTTTCCTTTCCAAAGAATGTATATTATATATATCAATAACAGTATTATTGCACCATACATTCCTAAACCTATATACATATATTTTTTCATTTTGGTATTAACTTCAATTATATAAGGTTCAATTACATTGCTATACAATTGTTGTTTTGTTTCTTTTGTAACACACTTATTTAAAATATCATTTATGAATTTATCTGTAATTGGACCAACTCCAGTTTTAATATTCATATCTATACATATGAGCAAAAAAAATAATAAAATCATACACTGAATTTATTATTTTTTAACAAAACATGATAGGTACAGATACAGATGCATCACCAGTATCATTTTCCATTTGAAATGAATTAAATTTGGAGGATAATTTGACATCACAATATATATTTAATTTGTTCAAAATTATTTTCTTTACGTCATTGGATAATGGTCTATTAAAATCATCTATTGAATATTTTACAATACATTTTTGTATATCTTCATTAAAATTAATATTATTGTCATTGCATTTGATATGTTTGTTATTTTTTACATCATAAACAGAAAAATGTTTTATGGATAATATTTCATATTCGAGATTTTCGTTTAACGTATTACTCGTGCCTATATTATCAATTGAATCAATAAATATTTCTATTCCAAAATTACCACCGAAACCATAATACTTTACAAAAAAATTAGCACAATAATCACGATGGTCTATATAATTAGAATAGTTTCTATTAATTATAATATTATCGATATACTCAAATAAGGTATCGAATCCACCATTAAAACTTATTAAAGATTTTTTATCTTCTTTCCAACTATTATCTAAATACAGTTTAAGAGACAATTCATCATACATTTGATTTAGCATTTTTGATGCTATTAATAATTCCTTACAACCCCAGTATTTATTTATTTTCTCCAAAAACATTTGTTTATAATTCATTAAAAACACAAATTTGTAAGCCAGTGATTCAAAGCAACTTATTATTTTTTTCACAGATATATTACATGATACTAAGGTTTCACAAGGAATATTATTACCAAATTTAATAATATCCGCCATTGATCTTGTCAATGGTGATACAGGTCTTGATATTGAATCTATATCATTTGGACTATCTATATCTTGCTGACGTTTTTGTTCAGACGAGGATGATAATGTATACACAAAATCATTATCATGTATACTATTACTTGTACTTGATTTAGATGAATTTAAAAATTCAGATGCACACGATCCACCTCCACCACTGTCTCTTAGGCGTGACAATGATGATTTTCCAAATGCAGGAGATGATTTATTAAGAGATATGTCTGATATTTGTCCGCTTGTTTTTCTTATACTCAAAATTTCTTGTAGTCTTTTTCTTTTTGCTGTTGAAATATATACACTACTTGAACCATCTAAAAGCGACTCTATTTCTTTGGTTGTTAATAGTGTTAGGTTGCTCATAATCACTGACTAATTATAATTTATAAAAAAAAAATAATATACGAAACATTTATATCATTTTTTTTTATTTATTGGCGTCTCGTCTCATTCGTTTTAATGAAGTTTTTTCAGTTATTGGTCTTTTGCTTTCTATCTTTTTTATAAATTGCATTACTTTTTTGTCGTCACCCTTTAATAATTCACCAAGTGCTTCTTTTAATACATCTTCTTTGATAGCACCTTTTGAAGTATATGTATGTTTTTTAACACTACTTCTTACTTGATTATTATCATCACGTACAACAACAGCATTATCACCTACATCTAATAATTCCATCATTGCCAAAATATTTTTTTCAATTCTTTCTTTTCTGTCTTTATGTTCTTTTTCTTGCTGGGTTATTTTTTTCTTTTTTTCTTTTAATTCAAAAAGTTTATCATCAGAATCTAACCATTGTACCAATCTGCCTTTTAATCTATTTTTTATTTCTTCTTCATCTATTGATTCATCCTCTGAATATGATTTTTCTTTTTTTGTCTTCTTCTTTTTGCCTTTTTTTTTTACTTTTTTTGGTTCTGATTCATCCTCACTTTCTTCTATATCTTCTATATCTTCTATATCTTCTATATCTTCTGACATAGATGCGCTTTCTTGTTCCGATACATCTTCAGATTGTTCTACATATTTTGTTTTTTTGCTTTGTTTCTTTTTATTTTTTTTTGGCATGTTATGATATTATTGTATATTAAATTATATTATAACTTGTACAATGAAAAATTAATTTCAAAAATAGGATTTATTGGTAAAGAAAACATAGGCATAAATATTTTTTCTATTTCAATCGGAGTAAAACCAGATAATTTTGTTGTCTCTTGGTATGGTAATGCATAATATACAAACTTATTAATAGGATATATTGGAATAAGTATATCATAATCAGAACTAGATGATGAACTAGATGACGAGTCAGATGAAGAACTTGATGATGATGATTTTTTTCTTCCGCCACTTTGTGAAGCATTGTCTTTTTCAATAAGTTTTTTATTGGTTTTACTATCAAAACCAGCTATTTCTTCTATATCATATGCAAATTCAACAGCGTTACTATTTTTGTTTTTTATTTTTTTTTCTCTGACTGTGAAATTGTGTAAATTATTATTCTCGCGTATGGTAATATGCATTTTATCAACATGATTTGTCATATATTCGGACATTTCATTATATAATTTTTTTGCAGCTCTTTTTGGTGTTTTAGCTCTTACCGTAGTTTTTATACTGCCTTCTATGCGTGGGTTAAATAAACTATAGGTCTTTTTACTTGACATATTTATATTATATGCTAATAATTTAGTATGATACATTTTTCATTAATCATAAGATGATTTATTTTATTCATCGTATGATTTTCTATATTGGTGCACACAAGCCCTTGATATTTGTATCAGGTTCAATTGTACTGTTTAAAAATGGTGATACTCGAATCTTTGGATTTGGAATATCCCCTCTTATATCATGTGTTGCATTTCTCTTTGAACTCATAACAGTGTTCACACCCATATGAATTTTTGGATTTAATAAATGAGTACCTTGAATTTTTGTTGTTGACTCTAATGGTTCAATATCAAACCAATCTTGTCTACTTTCTTGTGGTAACATTTTAGCAACATCAAATAATTCTTTAACACTTTCTGGAGTTCTTTGTGTAAATTTATTACCTTTGTATGAAAAATCTCTAGGATCATGTTTATCGCTATAATATGGTTCTTCCATATATTTAGTATTTATTTGTCTTTTTTTACCATAATTATCAAAAGTTGCATGTGTCTCACTATAAGGATCGTATCTATCAAAATTACCAACACCGCCATCCATTGGTCTATCTTGTACAGTTTGTTCTGCAACTAATTGATCAACTACATTATCATTCATTTCATCATATCTTCTATTATTATAATCCGCTGGCTGTACTGCTCTACTTGCTTTAAAATCAGCAAGACTACCGCCACTATCAAAATTTTCTTTTGACTCATCTGTCCAAAATAATTTATATAATAACCATAATGAAACTGCCGCCACTAGAATAATTTTATATGTTTTTGTATTATCAGACATGACGAATAATATATTATACATATGGGATATTTTATAAAGAAATTATCTAGTATCAGATTATATTAACTATATGAATTTAACAGATGCATATAAAAACAATAATTTTGATATAATAAAATCTTTGACAAAAGAATTTGATAAACCTCTAGATAATGAACAAAACATAATATTACATTGGATTGCAAGAGACAATAAATTAGCCTTATTGAAGATGTTATATGAAAATAACAAAGGATCTATTAACAGTATAATAAATACACAAAATAAAAAAGGCAGAACACCTTTACATATAGCTGTTGAAAATAATAAAAATGCGAATCAATTAATAATAACATATATGATAGATGTAATTGGTGCTTATCCTGATATACCAGATAATGATAATCGAATAGTAGAAAGAAAAAAATTTGTAAATATAGATAATGTAAATAACCAGGTAATAACAAATATACATGATTTAATAGGTAGACTTGATAAATTATCAAATGAAAATGACAAAATTATAAATGATAAAAAATCTAATGATACAACATATAATATGACTAATAACGCTGAACTTGTGAGTAAACTCATCGCATCACATAAAAGGACAGAAGCACTTCAACAAGGTGGTGTAAAAAAAGTAAAAAAAAGTAAAAAGATAAATTTGACTGAATCTGGAACTAATGACTCATTTGGTGTATCATTACCATACTCTGCATATAAAAGACATTATTATGAATCACATACATCAGATAGTTTATTGGATTCAGCCAGACATAAATTTGATCCGAAAGTTAATACTTTATACAAAAGTTTGACAGAAGTAATAATGAAAGAATTAAAAGTAGATGAAGAGACAGCGTATGCTTATTTATCTGCTATAAAAAGACAACTTATGATGGATAATGAAGAATTAAGACCAAGAGAAAATGATGAATTGAGAGTCAAAGAAGTTGAGAAAATTGTAAAAGACAGTAAAAAATTAAAAGAATATTCAAAGAATATTGATATTGAATCTGTAAAGAAAGTTATTCGTGCAAACCGTGAAAAAAGAGAACAAGATAGAGCAGCTAAGAAAGATAAACCTAAAAAAAGTAAGAAGAAGGACACAACTACCTCAGAATCTCAATCATCAGAAAAATCATCTTCATCAAAGAAAAAAAAATCTAGCAAACAATTAAGAAAAATGAATTATGTTCAATCCGAGGACGCTTTTTTTACTTAAATTATGTTTTTTCAAAATATAATTTAAAAAAATTGATAATAAACGAACACATTATTATACACAGATTACTATTTTATAAATTATATATGTCTGCAAAAAATAGAAGGGCGGCTTTAAAAAAGGCAATTAATGAAGACAGTTCCGAAGAATCAGAAGATGTTAAAAAAGTAATAAAAAAAGATACAAGGAAGAAACCCAATAAAAAGGCAATTAATGAAGACAGTTCCGAAGAATCAGAAGATGTTAAAAAAGTAATAAAAAAAGATACACGGAAGAAACCGAACAAAAAGAATAATAAAAGAGAAGACATACCAGAACCTACATCGAAATCTAAAAAGACTATTAAAAAGAATACTAAAAAATCTAATGATGAATCCGATGAAGAAATTGTTGTAAAGAAAAAACGCGGTAGACCCCCTACTAAAAAAAAAAGAAAAGATAGTGAATCAGAGGATGATTTGCCAGTAGAAGTACCACAAGAACCGTATATTGTTAATAAAAATATGTTATTTGATGCTAAAACAAGACATACTGCAGCATTTAAACAAATGATTGATAGAATGGCAAGTACTGTTTCTGATTGTTTATTTACAATTATTCAGCCACAAAAAAAACCAAAAGAAGATGATGATCATAATGATTATTATGAAGAAGATACAAATATTTCGAGTAAGGATATAAAAAAAATAGGTGGTATAACCGGTTGTCGTGTATCAGAATCAGTTTCTGTTTTAATAAAAGTATTATTATATGCAAATGAGTTTGAGCATTTTCATTGTGCAGAAAAGAAACTGGAAATTGGAATTGACATATTAAATTTGAATAAAGCATTAAAAAACTTGGATGATAGTTTACCAATGACAATGTATATTGCAAAGAACAATCCAGATATATTATATATAAAAAATACAACAATAACATTAGATAAGACACTGAAAGAAGAACGTCAAATATCTCTCAAATTAATTTATGTAGAAACTTGTGAAGATAATTTGAAGAAAGCAGATGACATAAGAATGTTAATATTACAAACTAGAAAATTGATGGCGACATGTAAAAATATGGCAACAAGTACTGGTTCAATTCAAATGAGATATGTCGATGGGTCCATATCATTTCATTCTGAAGAGACGTCAAGTTTTACTGTAGAAAATTCTTTTTCAAAAGTAAATGATGATACTGTTAAAAAGTCAAAGAAAAAGAAAGAACCAGAAATTATTCAAGGTAATTTTGATTTAAAAATTATTAGTAATTTTAGTAAATGCAATAAAATGTCAAAGACAATTAAATTATATATTAAGAATGATTATCCACTTATAATGCATATCAGTGTTGCAACATTAGGATCAATGTTTGTTTTCGTTGCACCAAAATTAGATGAAGAAGATAAAGACGAAAATTATTAAATAAAATATTTTATTTAATAATTACCTCTACCTCTGCCTCTACCTCTTTGAGACGAAGAATTTTTATACTTACTTGCTGTTTGTACTCTAGATAAAATATCCTTACCTTTTTGTTCATTTGGTTTATTCTTAGAATATTTAATAGTCATTTTATTTGACGATATTTGTGTTTTTACTCTATCATCAAAATTATCATAGAAATCATATTGATTTATGTTTTCTTTTAACCATAATTTTATTAATATTTGATCTTTACCATATACATTTGAAAATGTCATTCCATTTATAATATTATTATTTTTGTTCATAGTTTCACCAATCATATATAAAACTAATTCTGACCAAAACATATATCCAATTTCTTTTGTAGCCATAAAACTATATATTGACCCATTTTCATTCATTGGATCTTCCCAAGCAGGTTTAATATTTTTTCTCATGATAATGTAATCGTTTTTGTAGACATTTTTTATATTTTCTTTGCCAACATGTTCCATTAATTTTAAAAAAAACGACACATCATTTACACTTACAAAATTACATACGGGTGTTACTGCTTGTTTTTTAATATTTTTATCTGATTGATCAATATTTTTAAATGCATTGCGATCATATAAATATAATGTCCATTCATCAGGTAATAAAAACTTAGTAAGGTCCACTTCCATTTTACTTCAGTGATTAATGAATATATAATTTAGTTATAATAGATTCATTAACATTCAATTTTTTCATATACTATAAAAATGTCCGACAATAGCAGAAAGTATCACATTTATTTCCACATTAATTGTATCGTAAATTTCCTGTTTCGCCAGATTTATAAGTAATTCCATTTTTATATTATCATTTAATTTTGAGTCTAATAATCCTTCTGTTATTAAAACTAACAAACTATCCAATGATATATTATTATCAACAACAATATTATGTAATTCTGTAATAGTATCGCAAATATTATTATCTTTGGATTTAAATAAAATATTCAGTATTTTTTTATTTATTTTTGTAGATGGGAATCCAGATGCATGTAAAACAATATCCATTGTAATTTCTCCATTTAATTTTAGAAAGTTTAATTTTTGTAACATATTTATTCCAGATCTCATGTCTCCTTTTGATAATTCACATATTTTTAATATAACTTTTTCTTTTATGTTTATGTTTTCCATATTTACAATATTATTTAGATGATTAAACATATCATTTACTATTATTGGTGGAAATCTGTATATTGTACATCTAGATTGTAAAGACGGATTTATGTCGTCAATATTATTACATATTAAACAAAATTTTGTACTACCACTACTTTTTTCTATTAAATTTCTTAACATTGATTGTGCATCCGAAGTCATTGAATCTATTTCATCCATTATTACGAGTTTATATCTAAATTTGTGATCAGATGGTAAAAATACCATAGAATTATTTTCTGTAAAAGGTTTTATTTTTTGCTTTACATCTTCTATACCTCTTTCTTCTGATGCATTTAATATTAAAGTCATTACATTTTTATAAATACCATATATTTGATTCGCAATACACATAATCGTTGATGTTTTGCCAGTTCCAGGAGGTCCATAAAATAACATTTGAGGTAATGTATTTTCGTCTATAAAATTTTGTAATGATTTCTTAATTTCTGTATGAGATGCAATATTATCTAAATGTACAGGTTTATATTTGGCGGTCCACGGTATTTTTGTTTGCATATTTTTATATGATTTGATAACTAATCAAATTATATAACAACATTTATCATTTTTTTATAAAATCGTAGTACTTAAATTGGTCATATGGAAATATTTTAAAAATGTACCGATAGAAATTTTGTGTGTATTGTTTAACATTAGAAACTTCAATATATGCTATTTTGTCATTCGGATTATAATAAGGTTTTGACATTATTCTTTTTAATTTGTAATCCCATATACTTCGTAATGAATTTTTTTCCAAATTTACCATAAACAAATCTCCTCCACTCACTCTCAATGCCAATTTATATATTTCCATTGGATTATTAACATATTCGAGTACAAACGATAATAGAACGACACAACTATTTGTTTTCATATCATTTAAAATGTCGAATATATTACCATCAAAACTAGTTACATTATTATTTTCAATTAGAACACCAGTATTATTAGAATTAAATATTACTAATGATTTTGAATTATCATTTGCTGTTTTTAATGCGATATATTTGGCTTGTAATTGTCTTTTTTTACGAACAGTATGGTTATACAATGTATCAGCTGCAACTGGTAATATAACTAAAAGCAATAGATATAATAATATTTTGAAGTATTTGTTTACATACATTTATATATTATTTAGTAGGAAATATATAAATGATTAAAAATTTGTACATATTCATGTATTATTACATTGTTAAATTTAAAATAACATTTATTAATTTTATTCTGTATTTCATTGGACCAATTCATATAATATATATCATAACTGATGAAAAAATGAAAAATATCACTTTAGAATATTATTCGGGTAAAATAAATTCATATACAGACAAGACGAATTATTATGTTTTAACATATAGTTCACAAGGAAAATTAATAACTACACATACAACAAAAAATATTCGAAAAAAACTATTATGTTTAAAATATCCTGACAATAATACTCCCAAATTAAATAGAAAAAAATGGTATATGTACAATAATAATGAATTAGTACACAAAGAATATGACAATATAGATGACTATCATTTACATATGAGTATTAATGATATTAAATCTGATATAAAGTATTCTGTGTTGTTACCACTAATTGGATACGATTGTACACATATAATAAAATTTGATAAATTTAAAAGAGAAACAGTACATGCAGATAATATTAAACCAACTGATTTGTATATTATTTAATTTTTATTAAAAAATTGAATAACTAAGTACATATTATAAATATAATAGCGTATAGATATATAAAATGTCAAAAAAGAAATCTAATGTTGAATTTGATAAAATATATGAATATATGTCATTTGTACCATTGTCAGATGAAGTATCAAGAGTTGATTTTAGTGTAATGAGTAATATTGAAGTTTACAATATGTCTATAACTAGAAATGATCCTGTTATTAGAGATAATGATCAACCAGGTATTACATCTGTAACAATGTATGATAAAGATGGAATACCAGTTGAAAATGGTGTTATTGATTCTAGACTAGGTACAATTAGTAATACTCCATGTGTAACATGTGGAAGACGGTATTCAGAATGTCCGGGTCATCCAGGTCATATAAAATTAGAAGATCCTGTTTTTCATATTTTATATATGCCATATTTACAATCCATTATGGAATTCTTTTGTATTAGATGTAATGATTTTCTCTTAGATAAAAAATCACCAGAGGTAGAAAGAGTACTTCTAACAAAAAATAATAAATCAAAATACACTGAGATGAAAGAATTACTGAAAAAAATAACTATATGTCGATCATGTGGTACATCTATTCATAAAATTACATTATCAGATAATAAAACAAAATTATTAGCAGAACCTAAAAAAGAAAATGATAAAACAAAAGGTACTGATATTAAAAAAATAGCACCAATTGAATTAGATGCTGCAAAATGCAAAGAAATAGTATCAAAAATAAAATCAGAAGATTTGGAAATGTTAGGAATTAATCCTGCTAGATCCAGACCAGAAAATATGATAATTACAGATATGCATGTTCCACCAATACATGTGAGACCGCATGTAAAAACAGCAATAACATCAGCTATGGCAGATGATTTAACAACAGCACTTGCTTCAATTGTAACTAGAAATGAAATATTAAAAAGTGCAAAAGGAGAAGGGAATTTATCAAAAAATACAAATGTACAAGAAAGTAGAATATTATTACAATTGTATATTGCAACATACATTGATAATAAACATGTTAAAATGAAGAATGTAAAATCATATCAAAAAAGTAAAAAACAAACAAAATCGTTAGTCGAAAGATTATCCGGTAAAGAAGGCCGAGTTAGAGGTAATTTAATGGGTAAAAGAGTTAATTATTCCGCTAGATCTGTTGTTGATGTCGATAGAATATCTATTAATGAAGTTGGTGTACCTTTACTAGTTGCTATGAAATTAACATTTCCAGAAGTTGTAACAGAAAAAAATATAAACTACTTACGAAAATTAGTTAAGAATGGACCTTATAAATATCCTGGCGCAAATATGGTTATTAAAAACATAGATGGTAAAGAAAAACAAATGTCTTTAGAGGATATACAAATTAAAATAAGAATAGATATTGGTGATGTTGTAGAGAGACACTTATTAAATGGCGACCCTTGTTTATTTAATAGACAACCATCATTGCATAAATTATCAATGATGACGCATAGAGCAAATATTATTCCAACAGAAAATATTAAAGTATTTAGATTAAATGTAAATGCGACACAACCATACAATGCTGATTTTGACGGTGATGAAATGAATTTGCACGTATCTTTGTCATATCGAGCTGCTATTGAATTAGTTATATTAGCACCTATTGAAAAACATATAATAAAACCACAACATTCGAAACTATCAATTGCGATTAAACATGATACTTTAATGGGATTATTTGAAATAACAAGAGATTGTCTTATAGATTGGAAAGATGCAACGAATTATTTATATAATACATCAATTGGATTAGTAGAAATGGATAAATACAAACAATATCTAGGAAAAGACATATTATCGTATATAATACCAGAAGAATTGTATGTTAAAACTAATAAACTAAATATTAACAAAGGGAAAATAACATCAGGTATAATATCCAAAGATGAAATATCAAGTTTAATATTAAAGACATGGTTTGTTACCAATAGTAATAGAACAAGATTATTTATTGATGATATACAATTATTAACACTAGAATTTTTATTAGCTCACGGTGTATCGATATCATTAAATGACATTATAATTCCTAATAAAACTACAAAAAAGATAAATCAGATTGTGGATAAGGAGATAAAAAGAATAAAATCGAAAATTACTGTACATGAAAATAATCCAGGATATATATCAGAAGATGCACATGAAAAAGACTTGGTTAATCATTTAGTATCTAATGTTAATAATTCGGTCAGTGAACTTGTAATGGAAAAAGTAAGTGTTAATAGTGGTTTATATGTTGCATATGCATCTGGATCAGGTGGTACTGGTGATAATATTAGACAGATAATTGGTTGTGCTGGACAACAAAGAACAACAAATGGTACGAGAATGCCTATGAAGTATGGTGATAGAACTTTGCCATATTTTTCGAAGTATGATAATTCAGCATTAGCAAGAGGCTTTTGTTATAGTTCTTTCTTGGAAGGTTTAGATCCGGCAGAATTTTTCTTTTTGACATTTACAGGCAGAGAGGGTGTAATTACAACTGCAATTAAAACAGCTGATACAGGATATATACAGAGAAAATTAATAAAAATGATGGAAGATCTCAAAATTGAATATGATGGTAGTGTTAGAAATGCTGCTGGTAAGGTATTACAATTCATATATGGTGATAATGGATATAATACACAAAATCAGACTGTACAAAAAATAGAACTAATAAAAATGAATAATGCGGATATAGAAAACAAATATATTTATTCTGATCAAGAAATGAAAAATATAGATTCAACTAAATACAATAAAAAAGTAAATGATCAATTCAAAAACAAATTAATTGGTTATAGAGATTTAATAAGAAAACAACAAGCAAAATGTGTAACAAAAGCAAATGATATAATGGATGCATATCCAATGTCATGTAATTTACAACAATATGTTCAAAGTATTATTGCTAATAGAAAACAAAAGAAATATGAAATAGTAAAACCGGAATATATTTTGACAGAAATAAAAAAAATGTGCGTAAATTCACATGATATTGTAATATTAACAAAAACACCGGATACTGTCATAAGAAAAAAGGATGATGAAGATACTAAATTAATATTTAAAACATATTTATATGATACATTAGCTCCGAAAAGATGTACAAATGAATACAAATTATCGAAAACTGAATTTGACGATGTTATTATGTATTTCAAAAATACATTTTTGTTGGCAAAGGTAGAAGGTGGAGAAATGGTAGGTTTAGTTGCAGCTCAAAGTATTGGAGAACCTATTTCACAAGCTAATTTGAAGACATTTCATACAGCAGGATTAGGACCTGCAATTTCATCTGGTTTACCAAGAGCTAAAGAAATATTAGGAGTCAGCAAAAAAATAAAGACACCTTCAATGATGATAAGATTAGAAGATAAATATTCTGAATCAAAAGAAATAGCAGAATTAATATCATCTAATTTAAAATATATTGTTATTAAAGATGTAACACAACAGGTTCAGGTTATTTATGATCCTGAACCTGAAAAGAAAGATTCTATTACAAAGAAGGATGATGTTACTCAAGTATTTACAATGAACGGTACTACAACTAAAGTAGATCCATTAACTTTACCATTTGTAATAAGATTAGTATTATCAAAAGAAAAAATGGTAATACATAAAGTATCTATGTTGGATATTAAAAGCGAATTTTTCATGAATTATTTAAAAAGTGATACTGTGTTTAAAAAAGAATATGGTAAAGTATTAAATAAAATTATACAAGTGGGTATTATGTCTAATTATGAAAATAGTGAACATCCAATAATACATATTAGATTTAGTGCAAATAACTACAATAGTACAACATTTATGAAATTTTACGAAATGATAGTTGAAAAGTACAGAGTAAAAGGTATAATTGGTATAACTGACAGTATTGTTGAACAAGAATCTTATAATGTGTTTATGGATGATGGATCAATAGGACAAAAAGAACGATATAATATATTAACACTTGGAATAAACATGAAAGATATTATTCATTTTAATGGTATTGATTTAAGTAAGACTGTTTGTAATGACATTGTATTAACAACCGAAACACAAGGTATTGAAGCTGGACGAATGTTGGCATTAAAAGAATTTAATGCTGTTCTTGATTCTAGTAGTACAAGTGCAAATCATCATCATGTGAGTTTATTAATAGATTCTATGACATCAACTGGAACATTAACACCTGTTAATCGTCATGGTACATCTAAATTAGAAACAGGACCATTATCAAAAGCATCATTTGAACAAACAACTGATAAATTAGTATCTGCTGCTGTATTTGGTGAGTCAGATCATGTCAGAAGTACATCTGCGAAAATAATGTTTGGTGCGCCAATAAATGGTGGTACAGGAGCATTTAGAGTATTATTTGACCATGAATGTTTGAAATCATATGTAGATGATTCTGCTAAAAAGACGACAAAGAAGAAAATTATATCAACAGCGGCTGATTTTCTTGATTAATTTAATAAAGAAGAAAAAATATATCATCGTTAACTGATTTTCTTGATTAATTTAATTATTATAAGAATTTATAATGATTAAACTACTTGACCATCAACTAATTGTTTAATTTCAGGAATATTAGGTGCCATACCTTTTAATATTATCCACATAATATTGGAATTATTACCATCAATATCATAATTTTCTAATTCATACCAAATATTAACCAGTTGTTTTTTTGTTTTAACTAGGTCGGATTTGAAGCTTATTTTTGTTATACCTTCATAATTAGGAGATATCAAAGTCTTATTTTTGTTGACAATATTAACTGTATTATTTATTATACTTTTTATAATATGACAATCATTAATATTTAAAATATATTTAGAATCAACTGGGATATTACGTTGGTTATATTTTGCAAATAATTTGTCCGTTCTAATTTTTAATTTGTATTCTAAACTGTAAGATATGTTCGAGACGAACATATTTAATTTATTTTCATATACTTCAATTAATTTTTTTGCTCTTATCACATCATCTTCATTTAGAGCCTCTGATGTTAAAGGATGATTCCATACATTATTTGTGTACATGTTATGTAGAGTAAATATATTAATAATTTTAATATTACCATTTGCATTTGTATATGAAAAATTAATATGAGGATTATAATTTGGACATACTCGCTTACCATTAATAGTTTCATACCATATATCATCAAATGTAACAGGATCTATTTCATCAACTGATACTGTGGGATCCGGAAAAGCTGGTCCTAATAATTGTTCAATTTCATTTTTAGTATCAGTCTCGTTATCAAGTATTAACATTTTTGTCATTATCATAACTTCATCATATTTTGATTTTTTATTTATAAACTGTGGCGTTTCTTCAATATATGTTGTATGTGACATATTTTGTTGATTTGAACTTGTGCCTTTCTTTTGCGGTTGTTTTTTATAACATGTTTTATGCTCATCAATTACTGGTACTTCTTTTATTTTGTTATTAAAAGATTTTTTAAATTGTTTTATGAGCGGATTAATTATGGGTTCTTTAATTATTTTTGATCCAGACTGATAATCATCATAAAATTCAGTCGTATCGGATCTTGATCTATGAAATACACAATATTTTTCACCAATCATTGCAGAAAATGCACATTGATATGGTTCATAAATTGATCTAACTGCAAAACACCTATGATACTCTACCTCAACATCTTTTTCGGATGATGAAGATGTTGTTATTACTTCTTCTGATTTATCAGCATTAATATATGTAGATTCATTCGAATCATTATACGATTCTTCAGAAGATTCTGTATTATTTTGAATATAATGAGGTTCTTCGGCTGATTCTGACATTGAATATATTTATGAATTTTGAGTAGACATATATAATGTTTCAATTTTTTTAGCCAAAAAAATTGAAATGTTTTTGTCATAATAAAAATAAAAATATAGTATCATACTATCTCAAATGAGTAAAAAGATTACTTCTAAGAAAGAACAAGCAGACAAGAAAAAAAAGGTCAAGGAAGAGACCGAAGATTCTGCATCAGATTCAGATTCTGCGTCTAATGATGCAAAGGAAGTTAAATCATCAGATTCAGATTCTGATAATAATACTCAAAAGAAAAAAACGGCGAATAAAAAAAAAGTATCCGCATCAGGATCAGATTCCGATGAATCACAAAAAAAGAAAAAAAACAAAAATAAAAATAAGTCTGATTCAGGATCAGACGAAGAATCAAATGATAAGTTAAAGAAAAATATTAAGAAGAATAATAAATCTGACGAAGATTCAGATGAAGATTCTGAAAAAGACACAAAGAAAAACAAATCTAATAAAAAAACGACGAAAGAAAAAAAGAAACCAAATAAAAAAAATAAATCAGACTCATCAGATGATGATGATGTTAAATCGACTAAATTTGAAAAAAAAGATACAGATATTAACTGCAACAGAATACTTGAAAAATTAAATGTGGAAGAAATACAGACGACTGGTATAAAATGGGATACAACTGCAATGCAACCACAGTATTATCCTAAATACGGAAATGAAAGTATTGGATTATTTTCTACTAAAAAAAAGAAGGGTGAGATGATTCATATTTCGAGTGGCGGTATACCAAAAATAGACGGACAATATGTAAAATCTGATAAAGATCGTCAGTGTATTAATATTCCATTAGATAAAACATCAGAAAATAAAATAAGACTACGGAAATATTTAATGAAAGTTGATGATCATTTAGACTCAGATGATATTAGAGAAGAATTTTTTAAGAAAAATTATCCTGATGATTGGCAAGATGCAATTTATGTGCCTGCTGTAAAATCAGAATCTGTATCCAAAAAAGATTCAAAAATCATATATCCAGAAAGAGTAAAAATGGCTTTTAATTTTAAAAGAGTATCTAAAGATTCAAACAAATTTGTTAATCATACAAGATTTTTCAAAAAAAATCCTGACGGGACAAAAGATGAAATGAAATTTAAAACTATCGATAAAATTGAAGAAAATGTGCCATTTAAATCTGAAGTTAATTTCGTATTTGGATTATTTAAAATATGGACATTTGTCACTAAAACAGAACAAAGAGATAAGAAAGATAAAAAGAAAAAAATTATAAAATATACAATAGAATATGGTGCTGCATATAAAATATTTGTAATGGAATATATTCCAGCAACAGCCGGAGGAAAAGAAAATAATTTAGTAATCGATTCATTCGAAGATGAACCTGAAGATAAATTTGATGATTCAGCTGATTCAGATGAAGATAAAAAATCTAAAAAATCGAAAAATAATAAGAAAAATAATAAGAAAGATGATTCAGATGAAGATGACGGAGAACCGAAATCTAAAAAGAAAAATAATAAGAAAGATGATTCAGATGAAGATGAAGATGAAGAAGAACCAAAATCTAAAAAGAAAAATAATAAGAATGATTCAGATGAAGAAGAACCGAAATCTAAAAAGAAAAATAATAAGAAAGATGATTCAGATGAAGAAGAACCAAAATCTAAAAAGAAAAATAATAAGAAAGATGATTCAGATGAAGCAGGATCAGAATCATCAGAGGAAATTAAGCCTACAACTAAGAAAGGTGGTAAAAAGTAATCATTGTTAAATAAATTAAATATAAAATCATATTTAATTTGTTTATTTACTTTTGTTATTTTTAATTATCATATACATATAAATGTCAAACAGTAAAAATACTAACGACTTTGATATTAAAAATATCGAACTGTCTAAAAAGAAAAAAAATAAGGCATTGCTTAATAAGGAAATCATAATTACAACACCTTATTTGTATGTTCTAAATCCCCTTTATGATTCAAGTGTAGAAGGTGTATCTTATATTGATACTCTTTGTGACGGAGAAAATAAAATAAGAGTACAAAAACATTTTGACCTAGTAGAAAATTTCGAAAAACACATTTCGACAATTATATCAAAAAATAAATTAAGCTGGACAAATATGGAAAATGTAACGTACAAATGTTTCAATAAAGGATTAAAAGACAAAAAATATCCTGATCAAAAATATTATAACAAATGGCCAATAGTTATTGAAAAAATTACTAAAGATGACTTATGTAAAGATTCTACAGGTAATACATTTGACATAAAAAAAATATCAACTGATCATATGGTAAGTTTTACATATCAAATATTATCAATATTTTTATATGATGATCAAATTGGAGCAGAAGTAAATGTTACAAATATAAGTGTGAAAAAAATAAAACATAAAAAAGAAAAAGAAGTTGAAAAAGAAAAAGTTACTTATGTATTTGGTCAATCAAATTCATCCAATTCATCATCAGAATCAAGTTCCTCTTCGTCTGATAGTATGTCAAATAATTTGAAGAGAGCAATTGCAACTGAAAGCAAACCATTACATAATAAAAATATAAACCATAAAAATAATATGTCTGGTATAACCTGGAATACAAAACAAGATAATTCTATTAATCTTGTAGAAATGTTAGATGATGATTTTGATTTTTAATAATATTAATTAACATTAATTAATATTATTCAAAATATACAACATTTGCACTGTACATTTTAACATTATTACTTTTATTTTTTGATATTCGCTGGTATTTACGCTCTCTAGCAGGAGTATCTTCAGTACTTAGTGTCATGCTCGAAATATGTTCAGATGAACATATATTTTTATAGTCATTTTTTGTAGTGGACTTAGCAGATATAGACTCAGAGTCTGACTTTAACTTCTTCTTTATTTTATCATCTTCTTTTTTTGTTTGGTTTAAATGATTATGTATTTCATCATAGTGTTTTTGTATATGTATTAATATTTTGTGTCTAATTGCCCACATAAAGAAATTTAATTGAGAAATTGTTGTTAGAATATTTATAGTTTTACCATTTTCACAATTATATATGTAGTATATTTGACCATTATTAGTTCTACAAAAAGGATCAAAATAATTTTTTGAATATAATTTTAATTGTTCATTATATTCTTGGTTAACATAAAACTTTTTTTCAACACCTTTTACTTTAATAATATACACAGTATGGTGTATATTTGCATAATTAACAACAAAATGATTAATTAATCTGATAGATATATTTTTGTATTTACTGGAAATAATTTTTCTAAATATCTTAATATATTTATCATCATATTCGTAGAACATTTTTATTGTTGATAAAATATTTTTTTCTTCTTTTGTAAAATTATCACCACCCTTTTTAACAAATTCTGATTTTACTTTCGACATTAGTCTAATATTATTTGTCACAATAATTTTATTTATATATTACCAATATTTCAATAATTTTATTATAATAAACACAATATACAATGAACAATGCATCTATAGTATTTGATTTTGATAATTCATCTTTTATTTTTAATGTGATAATGTCAAAAAAATCCGATAATATACACGATTTGTTAGATGTTATACTTGTTTATATTGAAAAACCAATATTACAAAATATAAATACGAATATCACACTAAAAGTGGATACAGAAAAAAAAACATTTACATATTTATTTGTTCATAAAAGTGATGATAATTCTTCTGAATATTTCAAAAGAACACTCATTTTCATTATATATAACTGGATTGCATCTGTATTTACAGATATCGATAAGTTAACTTTGTCATATTATCCTTTGTATAATTATTCTATTTACAAATTAGATCGCAAATGGCAACCAATATTTTATCACAATATCATCGATAAAATATCTAAACATAATAGAACTGATAATATACACAATATTCATTTTAATACATCTTCACAACAACATTTGACCATGGATAGTCTAGATAGATATATTTGTGATATTATTCATGATAATATTATGATCCAAAATACATCAAAAAACTGGCAGATTAAATATATGGCAAATGATACAGAAATAGTATTCATAGATTATATGTTTTTCAAAAAATGTACCATATATTTGTTTTTAACTTACACAAAAAAAGAAAAGTATATTAAATGTAAAGTATACGGCGATAATTCGTTAGAGCACAATAATGGTATGTGCAGTGGTATTATCATAAATAATGTACCAAAATCAGAAATTAAAAAATGTTATGCTAATTGGCTAGATGGTAGTATATATAAAGCCATGATAAATATGATACCATCTGAGTCGCTTGATAATAATATTAATAATTTTTATTCTTCGGATTTTTTAGACAAACTCATATCAAAAGACATTCAATTAATAATATAAATAAATATATTCATATTATTTTTTCGTCAGCCAAGAATTTTAATATATCTTGTATTTTTAGTATTTTACCAGAATAATTACCATAATTATCCACATTTGCTTTACCTAATCTGTCAAATAATGGACCAAATAATTTTTCAATGGCTTTTTTTCCTTCTTTTTCTGTTCTTTCCAATTCAAATTTAACTTTCGCAAGTACAACACCTTCTAAAAATTTATTAATTTCATCTAAAGCTTTTTCAATACTAACAGATTTATAAGTGTCATATATTGTACATAATTTAGCAGATAATGAACGTAAATATTTATCAATTGTATCTTTCAAACTTTTTGTATTTAATAACCAATTTGGCGTTTTTATTTTTTTTTCGCACAGAAACTCTTTTATTTTGTCAGACTTCGGAATATTTTTGCTGTATAATCTAAAAAATATGCGCGATAGTTCAATTGTGTGTGTTATTAAAAATTGTTCCATATTACGATTACCCTTTACAAAATCTCTAATAAAATTAATCATTGAATCACTCAAATTACCTCTGTCATAGTTCTTGTCAGTTACTAAGAACAATCCATTTTGATATGTCTTTATATTTATGTTTATTCGTCTTAGCATTCTTATTATTAAGTCAATATCTATATCATCTTTGTTTAAGAACGAATTTGCAAACATAAATATATATTTTAAATTATATGGTGTAATTGGTATTTTCATTGTAGTTAGTGGCATTTCCATTGTCGATAAAGTTTCTTTTTCCAATACTGATATTTCGAATAGTGCCATATCGTCCAATAAAATAGGTTTTTTTCTTTGTAATAAAATAAATGTACTAGCTCGACATACTAAATGATATTTCGCACCAATTTTAAGTATATCATTACGATGATCAGGTGTTATAATATCGCCATAATAAGTTGTAAAATCCCAATCTCTAATTAATTTTAAGTTTAAAAAATCTTTAAAATGAAACGCAAAATCATTTTTATCAGGATATTTTTGATATAATAATTGCGCTACACATAAACCAAGTGCATTACCACCTTTTACATATACTTTTAAACCATTTTGTATAAATTCTTTTATTAAACCTGCAAATAAAATAGTCTCTTTATGAATAAATGAATTACTAAGTTTTTTTTTTATGTAGTAATTTTCACAGTCATTCACACATGATTCTTTGTTTTTATATTTTCCTTCTGGATCTTCTTTACATATTTCAGAAAATATTTCATCAGGAACACATGTATGTCTAATTATATTATGTTTACCACCTAACATTATATATGAAGAAACGATATTTAGAGTCATTTTATAATAAATCTAAATACTGCAATTGCCGCCAGATTGGTTTGCACTAGCAACTGTATTGTCACCCACATGTATACCATTATAGGTTTTAATTTCATCATTATTTGCAATAACACCAAACAAGAAATTTGTTTGTGATGTGATATTAGAAAAAATAACGTCATTTAATTGTTTCATTTGATTTTTTGTATAAATAGCAGCAATGTGATTATACAACAACACAAAATTTTCGGTTAAATATCCAGGTTTAATATTTATTGTGTTTAATGTTATTGAATCATTAATTGATAATATTTCTTTCGCAATTTCCAAAGGATTACTATTAATTGTCATATACTTTATTAAATATAACATAAATAATTTGTTTAATCTCGAGACATATTTTTTGTCATTTAATGGTTGATAATTTGTAAGTAAAAATAAAAGATTTTCATAATTACGAATAATAGTATCGAGAGAATAAGATACAAAATTAAAATTATCAGAATTATCAGAATTACACATAATATGTTTTTCGAATTGTGTATCATAGTCTAATAAAACTTTTTCTAAATCATAATGTCCTATTTTTGGAATTATTATTTTAGAAAGCTGTCCATTTACAAAATCGTTATTTACTTTAAATTCAATTCCTAGTTCTGTTAAATCAACATTAATTAGATTATTATTTTTCTCATAATGAATACCACCAGTCGTATATAATGATATATTATTATTGTTTGTACCAGTTTCATAAATAGTCAAATCTGTATTTTTTATTATAAACATTTTATCACTAGATTCTGTTTGTACTGTTATTTTAGCATTATTCGTGTTTTCTACAGATTCTATAATTTTTGTTTTTAATTCTGTAAATGCATCTGAAAAACTATCGTACGATACTCTATTATTAATTATTATTGTTCTAATATCTTTTAACAAATGCCATACAATACAATTCAAATGTTTTATAATTTTTTTGTAATTGGAATTTACAACATAGTTCTTGTAATCAACATAAATAACACATTCAATAGTCGTTTTTTGAAAATTCTCATCATATATTTTTCCTAATTCGTCTGTTAAAATTGGTGCATATTTATTTTTAAAGGACGAATATATCATATTTAATACATTGCCATTTTTTAATACTAATTTAATTGCATCATATGGTATATCTATTCCATTTTCTCTTTGTTTTGTAATGTACACTGCAATTGTCTCTTCAAGTGTTGTTATTATTAATTTTGACAAATTATACATATTATCAGTTGTCTTTACAAATTCCCTAAATATAAAATTAGTACACAAGCGTTGTGAATGGTATGGAAATGTACGATAATATTCAGCAAATGAATATTTATTTAAAATTTTAAATTTATCTATATCAAATGTATCCGTAGTTGCATTATCAATAACATTTTGAACGTCTATATTATAAACATTTTGACAAACACCTGATACACAATTTTTACAAGAACAATTATTAGGATGTGGATGTGTTTGTTCTTGACGTCTTTTGTACTTGGTTATATTTCTAAGAAAGTTTAAGAATATGGCTATATTTTTTTGAACAGCTTGAACAAATGTTATTTTTGTATTTTCATCCGGTGCATTTGAAATGATCGTATTATATTCTTTTAGAAACGTGTGAAATATTAACAATTGTTCGTGATTAATGAAATGTTCTTGTAGATCTTTTATGTTTAAGTTATTATTATTTATTTCTATGTTCAAATGTTCTAAGAAGGTTACAAATTGAGAGGGTGTATTATTAGATATGATGTTAATAAAATAAAGTATTAATACACGATTTAATCTTTTTACATATTTTGGATCTACCCATGGTTGATTATCAGTATCTCTAAATAACATATGTTCTAAATCATCAACTAATTCTAACATTGAATATGCTTTATATTCAAAAAACTCATCCGTATTTGGATGATATAATTTATATGTCAGTAATGCTTTATCATTGATCATACTCGTAAAGAATGTATCTAAACCAGTTGCACCTTTTTTTGGTATACTAACATCAATTAATTCACCCCCAATATTTAATTGTTTTTGAACAGAATCTTTTTCAAAGTACAATGCAAAATTTATTTTTGATCTAACCAAATCAAATATAGCAAGAGTTCCACCTTCTTTTTCAAATTGTAAAGCTGTATTGCCTGCAATATAAATTGTATGTGGAATTGGTGATAATTCATATACTTCTATTTTATTAGTTTGTACAACATTTGTGATGGGATCTTTATAAAATCTAATAACTTTGTCGGTTGTTTTTCCTACCGTATTTTGTTGTGAAATATTTGATGATGATACTTGTGAAATTTTATTTAATTTTAGTTGACTGTGAATATTCATACCAGCACCATTTGCATATGTTCCGTCATTCATAACATCAACAAATTTGCCACCATAATAATTTGTATTATTTTCATCTGTCAATACGGACATTTTATTAAGTTTATCTAATAAATTAATCATAATAACTTTTTTTGTATTTACATCTGCACTAGTATAACTATCATAAATTTTAATATTATTCATAATTTCTTGCCTAATTAATTCTTGTAATCTGAACGATAAATAATTCATATGTTTTACAATTTTAAGATATTCTCGTCTGTCTGGGATTAACAAAAAATTAATATAAATGGAAAAATCAGCGTCTGATCTTTTAAAGAAATCCTTGTAAAAATCGTATGCTACATTTGAATCATCAACTGTATAATATCTAAAAAATGTAGACATAACCATACGTAATATATTACCACCTTTACAAACAAATTGAATAATTTTATCATCAATATTCTGTTCTTTTTTGTAAAGAGATATTGCTTTTTCAAAAGTGGTAACAACAAGTTTCATAAAATAATAAAAATTTTCTGGTGTCTTAATAAAATCATTTACAACAGTATCTGTGCATGTTGCTTTTACTTCTCTTGAAAAATCATTATAATTAGCTTCTGATTCTAATATTACAGAAGTAATAGGCTCTGGATAATAATATTTGAATACGTCTGATACAATATTACTAATTGCAATATCCATAATTTATAATATCAACTAAGATAAATATGTTATTTACCACCCAAATATTTTAGTTATTATATTTCTTACAAAACGGTATGGTCTTGATTTAAATACAAATATTCTTGATATTATTATATCAAAAACAGTCCGTATTAAATGTTGACTTATGACTGAATCAATTTCATCTTTGGATAATTGAGAATATTTATTATTTGAAGAATCAGTATTATTTTTTAATTTAGTACAATAATTATCAGACATGTTAAAATATACACAAGCCTCAATAAGATGATTTCGTATTGTTATCAAATTGCCATTTGAATTGTCATATGCTATTTTTTTTTCAGGTTTTGATAAAACAGAATATGCTTCATTAATAAGTTTAAATTTTTCTTCACAATTTTTATTCTTGTCTGGATGATATTTCATTGCTAATTTTTTATATGCTTTTTTTATTTCTTTTTGTGTTGCATTTTGTTTTATATTTAATATTTCATAATAATTCATCCTGAGTGTTAAATATATTTAAATAACAATATACTCTTTTTATATAACAAAACAATGAATATAAAAAGAAATAATAAGTTACTGGACAATTATAGTCAAAGTAATGGAAAAAAAATAACAGATAACAAATTAATAAATAATAATTTAAAAGTATTAAATACAAAATCAAATTTGAGAAATCATTCCCAAAACAAAAATAATATTAAAGGTGATTTATTTAATGAATTATTGGGTTCACAAGAATCTAGAACATCAAATATGGATATTGAAAACAACTATAAAATAAAAATGACTGAAATGGAAAAAATAAAAGCACAAAAAGATATTGATAGAACAATTAAACCAGTACCATATAAACCTATTATTAAAGATAGAATTATGTCAGAGCATTTAGCAGTCGGTAAAGAAAAAGAATTAATAGTTCATAAATCAGACAAAAATACTGATGCAAATATGAACAAATTTACAAAAGAATTAACAATAAGAAATATTGATAGAAACAAATTGGATACAAAATTAAAAATAGAATTCAACGTAAAAAATCAAAATAGACACGAAAACAAATTTGCCGAGGCAACGGCATATGCAAAAGCAATATCACCAGAAACAGCCACATTCAGTGATAAAAAAGGTGGCTCAATTGATTATTATAAACAGAGACAACAAGAAAGAGAAAAAAATCTTAAATTATGCGAATTAATATTATCAGTAACGCAAAATACGCAAGTTATGAATGAATCTGAATTACCAACTAATAATATGGACGAAATTTAATAAATATTTTTTAATATTCATTAAATCGTAATAACAGCAATACTATTATTTGTTATTAAATATGAATTAGTATATGTTTTTTCTTCTTGATTAGGATTTATACTAAATTTAGTATATAATTTTTTTCCATCTAAATTATAAAAATTCCAATTATATGTGTCATTTTTAAATGTTATAGAATGATGTTGTTTTGGGATCGTTTTCTTGAAAGCAAAACAAATTACAGTTATATCATCTGTTATAACATTTATTATATCATAATAATCATCACATATGAATTTATTGTTGATATAGATAATTGGTATATTTTTGTCGATAATAGAAGTATCAAAGATATCGTCATCGAAAACTTCAATACAACATAAATGTTCTGATTTAATTAAATTTCTTAATTCTTCAGTATTAATTTGTTTGCCTACGACAATCTGAGCAGTAGAATATTTCATCATTTTAATATATTGTTTTATGCATTGTATTGTGTGGTGTGTGCATTCGAATGCTGCATAAATATATCGTTGTTTTGCTGGACCATATTCGTACAAGTTTAATAATTGTGACATTTTAATGATAATTGTAATTAACATATGTAACTAAATTGATCATCAATTTTTTAATAAGTTCAAAAAAAATGATAGTGTGAAGTATTTGATAAAATTTATATTGGTAAAACATAAAATCGATGTCAATTAATATTGTTAATATATTTGAGTACAATGATATATTACTTGAAATTATGAACTACTTAGATTTTGAATCAATAACAAACTTATGTTTTATTTATCGAAACAAAACGTTAAAAGAAATTATCTATTGGAAAGCAATAGAAAGAAACGTGTTACTACAAAATAATAGTTTTCTCATAAAACAAAATGACTTTATGATTGAAGAACAATTTAGTAATGTATATGAATATATTAAGTTTGATAATAATATTGTAATTGCAGGAGGATATTGTTATAAACAAGCATATGAATGTGATTTAGGTACAAGTGATATTGATGTATTTATTATTAAAAATACAGAATCACCTATTATTACATTTAAAAAATTATATAAATACTTACAATCAATTGGTTGTGAATATAATCCAGATCACATAGGTGGTGCTGTTTGGTATTTTAAACTTCCAAATTTTAACAGAATCATAAATGTGACAATTATGGATTATACGTCCCTAATAGAAGTATTAATGTCATTCGATACTAGTAGTAGCAGATATGGTATATATAAAGGTACATCATATACGACATATGATGCAAATTATACAAAGACATGCGGCGTTGCATATATGTACAAAAATCTGTACAAAAAATCTAGAATAGACAAAATACATAATTTAGGCTTGCAATTGTATAGAGAAAGTGCCATTAATTATACTGATAAGATAGTAGCTATTGACTGGTCACATACAACAAAAATAAAATGCATAGATAGGTTATATGTTCCAATATTAGTTTTTGGTGTAAATAATACATTAGATAACATATCCCACAATAGGAATGCTAAATCCAAATATATTCGTTCTTATTATACTGAGGTCATAAACCTGACAGATGAACATAAATTTTATGCACGCGACATGATAAATTATGTCAGCATAACATCTTCATCAAAATTAAACCATTATCATGACATAGTATCTATCGATAATAAATGTATTAATCTAGTCCCGAAAAATAAAAGTGTGACATATAATAAAAAATCAGTAAATAGATTATCACTTATGTGCTATGACAAATTTGGTAAATATTTGAATAAATTAGTTGAATGTAAGTTTTTAATGTTTTTGAATATAATATCGATAGACAACACATTAATAAAAGTTGAAAATTCTCTCGATGACATCGACAAATACATAAAAAAATACAAACAAATAATTAAAAGAGAAACGAATAGTCTTGATTTGACAATAGTTAACAAATTTCCGATTCATGTTTCTCAAAATCATATATTTATTGATTCATTCCCACTTTTTTTTAAAGGACCATTAAGTATATCTATGTATATAAATTTGGAATATGTAAGCGATACTGAAGTAAAATATACCCTATATTTTGACAAATTGTCTGGAAGAAGTGATAGCTATCATATTGATAACAATAATAGAATATATCACGATACTATGTTAAGTGGCAATATTTATTCTGTGTAGATCTCTTTATTAAAATCATACAAAAGTATGATTTTAATAATTTTTATATTGCCATTGTAATAGTCTTATTATTGTGAATTAAATATGTTGTTATCTCTTTATTAAATCCATACAAAAAGTATAAATGTAATAATTTTTATATTGTTATTGTAACAGTATTATTATTATGAATTAAATATGTTTTTATTTCTTCGACAAATGGTTCTATGTGTATATGTATCGTTTTTGTTTGAGGATCATATAATTTCCATTCGTAAGAATTTTTTATTTCATTTATTGATGATGTGCGCGCGCGCATGCCTTTAGGTTGTCTTGTGACACCAAAATATAGTACCGACAGTTTATCAGAAAAGGTTGTTTTTGTCATATAATCTATGTCGTCAATATCATAACATATTTCACTATATGTATGACATACACAAATAATATGCACATTTTTTTTTAGTAGAGATGAATCAGTAAATTTTTCACGTACACGATTCGCATAAACGACATCATAACAACAATCACTCGTTTTTAATGAACATTTAATATTTTCATATTCATTATGAGCTATTACTATTTGTACGTCATCGAATTCCATAAACTTAATATATTGTTTTACTATTCTTACAATGTGATCAAGAGTATCTAATTTTGTATAAAAAGTCCTAATATTTATATTATAAGTGCTATTAGATGAACTCTTAATTACTTCTTTGAAATTTGACATAGTAATATATTTATGATGATAATATTAATAGGTATTTATAGTATCAAATTTTTTTGCAAAGAATTTAATATATTCAGAATTAATAACTTGCGAGAGTATTTATTATATTTTAGTACTAATAGTACTGTTCTTATTATATAAGTGGCAATTAAACAACACATATGAATGTGATAATTTGGATTTATATAATACTCAGTACTTTATACTATTAGTTTTTTGGTATAATATTCTGTACTTGTTATATAGATATGTCAAATTTACGTCGCATACCACTGAGACGCCAACAAAACGCTATAGTATCTGAAAATGCAGCTGTAACAGTTGGTGTAGGTTGTGGTCCATGTCCACCTACACCAAATCCATGTGGACCCTCAATTAGACAGCGTGTAACTTGTTTGGAAAGTGAAGTAGATACATTATCATATAATCAAATACAACAAGATTATGTATTAGAAAATCACGAAGTTCGTATTACAAATTTAGAAAAAACAGTATGTGGATCATGTGGTTATAATCCTTGTTGTTGTAAAAAACAGAATAATTCGTGTACAAATAATTGTGATTTAAGCCCAGGTAGAAGACCACCTATTATATTTGATGGATATATTGCATGTGCAAAAGTAGTAGTAATTGGTGGTGTAAATATGTGTTTTTGGTTTTTAATACCTGAAAATACAGCACATGTAAATGTCTACAGATTTTCGTGGAATTCTACATCAAATAAATATATTTATGAACCAGTTCATCCTGATGATTATTCTGTTGTATATCCACCATCATTGACAGATAATTTACATATCACATATTATTATGATAATATATCCGACTATGGTTGGGGATTAAGACCGTATATTTATTTATCGCAATCATCGGCACCACACACGATTCTAGGATATCAATATATACCTATAATAATTGTACCCACGGTAACAGAATGGTGTTATGTACCTCTAAATTCACCATTAGATCCGCCTATTTTTACGCCTTACAATCGTAAAATTTCTTTTCAATACGCAAAAACATCTCTACTAATCGGTCCAACAACTTATTATAATGTTGTTAATTCTACTATTATTGATCCGAATACAAATGTGACAAAATATCCAATATCAATAACCGATTTAGAAGTTGGTTCAACTGTAACACAAAATATAGTTCCTATCATAACTGGTGTTGCTTTTGAATTACCATTTGATTCTTTTACATATCAGGTAAGTTTTATTCCCGAAGTAAAAATTAGTACAGAATTAGCAACAACAAATTCTATTAATTATTTATCTGGCTCTGGACTTCTAGGATCACAACCTGCAGTAGCACAATTAGAAGTTCATCAGTTAGATAATAATGGAGTTGTTATTGATCGTAATTTATCAGCACGTACATTGGTAACGTGGGCTAATATTAGTATAGACCCATTATTACCTGCTGTACCGCCAAATAATTTTAGAAAATATCAAGACGCAACAATACCAGGTGCACCGGGCGAATATTATAAAACATTAATAACAACATCCAGTCCGATTTACAATATATTACCTATATTAGATTCTAATAATAAACCATATGGTAGAAGATTAGTTACATTCGCTGTAACAGCTGGTTTCTCAGTATCAAGTGTGACAGCAACTATAGTACGTATGAATTTATAAAAAATGATAATTAATGTCCTTTTTTCGAAGAACATTAATAATTATAAATGGAGGATCATATCAGAATTATTCTTAATAATCTTACGACTTACTATATTGAAGAATATTATACAGATTTACTAAGTTTCATGACAGGAGTCGATGCTCTGTATAAATACGAAAGTAAATTTACTCTTATCGCATATAAACTAAATAATGGAGATAGATATGTATCATATCAAAGAGTAATGCCAAAATATATAACAATTGATAGTCCAATTATAAATGAGACATTTTATAGAATATTCGTTTACCATCACGTGACAAGTCCAATGACAATAGAATCTTTTATTTTGATGCACGGTCGCTGTGGTAAAACTTATAAAGATTTTGCACTTTTAATAATTGATCTAAAAAATAATAACAAATCGTTAAATCTTAATGAAGCACTAACAAAAATGTTTATTAATGACGATAAATATATTTTTAATATAATAGTAGATAATCCACGCTATTATCAAGAAGGTTATTCCAGATTGTTTCTTAGTTCCAATAATAATATAAATACGCGCGGAAAAGAAATAACAACACATATTGTATCAAATGTTATTGATACAATAACAAAATCATTTCTAATTAAATATTCTGATATTATGCCTGATATTATTAGCATTATAATTAAAATGTTGTACAAAATAACATGTCCTCTTTTCCTTTCAGTTAAATAATTAAACTATGTATAAACATTATAATAATGCATATACATCGTAATAACGCATGTAGAGGATATATACAAAATAATAATTCTATTATTTACATAAACAAACAATTGTATACAAATACACCTAATTTACTTACATATATAAGTGAAAATACATATTGTAAAAAAACAAATATTACAAACATATTTTCTGCTAAAAAAACAAATGTCCCTACATATATTGAAATAATTAATTCTGGTGAAAAACAAACCACAAAAGATTATCAATGTGAAATAGATTCTAAAAAGAATTTCTATGTAAAAAAGGCACAAACTTTATACAATTATGGAAAAGACTATATTGATACTATTAAAAATATATCCTATGTATATGAAAATAAATATTTAACTATTGTACAGGATATATATGATAATCCTGAACGTGTCGTTAATACTAAATATTTATATCAAACAAAATTAGTGGCATATACAAATTATGAAAAATGCGAGGTTATTTTTGATAATGGCAAAATAAGACAAATTGTAAATAATATTAAAATGGGTATTGATATATTTGCGGATGATAATAATATTAATAAAAAACATATTAATACTTTTGTATCTATTGATGCCGAGAATGTATATTTAATGTTGGTTATTTATGTCCTAGAACCTTTTTCAAGTGGTAAATATATTGATTTAATAAAATCACATCGTATGATACCTTTACATAGATTTGAAAATATGATTAATTATTCATATGACGATTTAACTCTGACAGCAACATTATCACAATCAGATCCTAATTTACATACAATATGCAAAGATCATTGGTTGTATAACAATCAAGAAGGAGGTGAAGGTGATTCTATAAAATTAAAAGATATCATAAACGGGAAAATAGGTGATATATCTACCATAAAAGTATTAAATATAGATTCAATACCAAATATAAATACAAGAGGTTATTGTACACAGACAATGTTAATAAAGTCTGTAACAAATTTTTATAATATTACATTTGAAACCAATACATTTTATAACATAGATAAGTGGGATTTTGTGAATCTAAAAAATCCGACTTTTAATATACACAATCATAAAGTGTATTTAACAACATCAAAATGGAATGGTAGAATAATAATAGACAAACTTGATAATAATTTAGTTACAATTGTTTATCCAATAGTAGATTATCCTGATTTATATCAAAAAAACTTGTTATTATTTTTGAAGAATCCACATATCATATGTACTATTATTATTACATCTGTTCTTTTTAATACAAAAATAAATAATAGTTCTGAATACGATGATATCATAAAAAGTATTTCAAATAATTCTACCATATTCAAATATTTAAATCAAAGAAGATACTATGGTGATAACTTTTATATAGTGGAAGCAGATACAAAGAATTTATTATGGTACAATAGCAAAAGTATCATAACAAATAAATTTGTATTTATGGATTTAATGACACATATTAATAATATGCCTGAACAAATTTTAAATGGTGATGAATATGTCAGATCACAATTAATATTATGCACTGATTTTTACGAGAGAATTCATGATAATAATTTTATTTATAATGCAAGACACCTGAACAAAGACAACATAGATCAGATATCAAGTCTTCTACGCAAATTTATGATAATAGACACATATTATACGCTCAATAATATTTTACCAGATAGTTTAATAAATGTTAATACTACTTATGACAATTTTATGTTAACACTGGATGTTAAAAAATATTTGAGACAGAATCCATGGATTTGCTATGCACATTATCCAAATGCTTATAAATATTATGTTTTTCATATACATATGATTCAACCAAATATTAAAAAGTTGTCACAAAAAATACTAGAAGATTTAAAACCGAGATATCAACCATATCTCACTAGAAATATGAATTGGGAGTATATTCGTAAAGTTAATTTAAAAAATGCTGAAATACATTCTACTGTTCTTATGCACATTAATTTTATCAATACGTTTGATAATATTGTTGCAGAAATAAACAATAATTTAAATGGTAAAATATCCTATAATGATATAAATACAGATAAAGAAGCGTTACGTAAATACACTCTATGATAAATATTAAAACAATTGATTGTAAACATATTCCTAAACGAGGTGATAATAACAAAATATATGAATTATACGATATTTTCCAATCTAGATATGGAGCATTTAATAATAGAAAATATAGTATTATTTCAAAACAAATATATGGTAAACCCAATTCACTATTAGTTTATAAAGCTATATCGTCGGATTTTATTCAAAGATATATACAATGGTATAATATTGGTCATACAACTAGTAATTCTAAAAATATATTATTTATAAATCGTGGCGTTAACCAAGAAGAAGTTGCTTTGTACTACAATACAATAAATAACAAAATAAATAAAGTAAATTATTATGTATACTATACAACATTAGCAACAATCAATTCAGAACAAGCATTATCTAATTTGGCTGAAATATATGTTAAGAAATTACAAAATATTTATTTGGGCGAAAATATTACGACGTCATATGTTCTTAAATTAGATGAAGAATATATGAATATTATTAATTCTATGAAAAATAATAAAATAGATTTAGTCTGTTATTTAACATATTTGACACTGGATGGTATTGAAACATATGTTTCTTATAATAATTTAATTAACTTATCTGATTTGTACACTTTAATAGTATTGTATATAGCTTCTAATGTGTTAATTGATGGTGGTAATTTGTTATACAAGTTTAGAACAGAGAGTAAAAAAATACAACAACAAATATTATCGGTTGCCAGATTAATGTTTGAGAGTGTAAATATTAAATATGACAAAATAAGAAGGCCGAGACATTTTTTGGTTGTATGTGAAGGATATAAGAAAAATGAATCAATACAAATATTATTAAAAGAAGCATTAACAAAAATATCTGAACTTAATTTTTACTCGGATCCACAAATATGTCTAGATAATATTTTCAATGATATTCAATTATTTGATACATCTGTAATTGATGTTGTAATAAAAAACGATGAAAGAAAATTAAAATTAATACCTTATAAAGAATTTCAGGATATGACAGACCAGCAAAAATCAGAACTTTACGAATATTTAAGAAGAAAGTATGAATTAGATTTCCCAAAAGCTATTGCATATGGTATATCATGTGGATTAACATTTAATAAACAAACTATAGATAAAATAAAAGCGATACCAAGTTTTATTTCTAATCTGTATGTATTTAAAGTGCCAGATCAATATATCATAGATAGATCAACAAAATATCATGTAAATATATCACCTAATAAAGCTACTTATGATATATCAAATTTAACATTAGTACAACAAAAAATATTAATAGCTAAGATTGGCATTGATTCTTTAGATCCTAAAAAGTGGGAGAGAATGACAAATAAATTAAACATGAGCCAAGAAATTATATATGAATTAAATAATACATATGGAATTAAAATAACGAGAGCTTTTTGTAAAATGTATGAAATGATAGAAACTTTTAATTTGCTGAGTAATAAGAAAGACATTTTTACTGTTCATATTTGCGAAGCACCTGGACAATTTATTAATGCCATACATTACTATATTAAATCTGTATTAAAATCAAATCATACATTTATTGCGTCATCATTAAATCCAGAAAATAAAACCGGTTTAGCAGATACATATGGTTATATTAAAAAATATGAAAAATCATGGGTATTTGGTTATGATAACAGTGGTGATATTACAAAAGAAAATGTTATTAAATATTTTTATGACAAATATGCAAATATGGCTGATTTATATACTTCAGATTGTGGCATTGGATCCTGTAAACGATATGAATATCATAATCAAGAATTATTAACATCACAATTAAACTGTTGTCAAATACTATTAGGAATAATAACCACAAAACAGGGTGGAAATTCTTTATTCAAAATATTTTTACCATTTACATTGCCAATGACAATATCTATTTTCGCTTTACTTACAAATTATTATGCTGAAGTAATAATACATAAACCAATAACTTCATCATCGACAAATCATGAGATATATATCATATGTAAAAATAAAGAACGAAATATTATGAAAGAAGAATTAGATCAATTAATAAAAATATTCACTACTGATTATGATCCGAATATTTATTTGTATGATTCCATGGATAAAATCATTAATAATATTGCATATATTTCAAATGAAATGTCAAAGAATATAATTGATAATATAATGATTGTGTATGAAGGTTATGATAATCCAAAAAGATTAGATATTGATTTAAAAGATGAATTAGACAGAGCAAGAAAAAAATATGTATATCATTGGAAAAAATATGTTAGATTAGATACAATCGACAAAAAATATTTGTTATAAGTTATGACAAATATTATTTGTATTTATTAAACATGGATGATTCAATAGTAGATATTGTCGAATTTAATAAATTTAATGTTGTATTAACTGTTAGTTCAGCTTTTGAATCAGTTTTGTTATGTATATTTTCAGTTTCTAATTTGTTTATGTATATTATTTGACAGTCTGAATAATCATCATCTAAGGGTTGGTATCTTTCAGATAACGTAGTTCCTAAATTTACAAAATTTAATTTGGTATCAAAACATTCTTTTGATATTTCATCTTCAGTATGAAGAATAAAAACGACTCGCATTTCTTCGCCAAAATAACCCAAATTAGGCACATAATAATATTTGCTAGGATTAATAATTGCACCTTGTTTCATAAAAAAGAATAATTTTTTGCCAACTGGATGATCATATTTTCGTTTTAATCCACATACCATATCTTTTAATGAAATATCAATATATATAGTATATTGAACAGTTGTGGAAAAATGATATACGACCGTCACGATAATATCATCATCTTCAATATATGTTCTTCCATTTAATTCTAATTCTCTTTGTTTTTTTTCCGAAACGTATGTTTTACCTTTACATATGGTACAACCATAATTTTCTAACATATCTTGATTAACACCTGTACCATCACATACCTTACATTTAAACATTAAAAAAGCTCCGAATAACGTATTATCTTTTATTTTTCCAGAACCATTACATATTTTACACAATCTCTTAATACGATCTTTAAATCCAGAAGCTGAGCATACTTCACAATCTGTTTTATAATCAAAATCAACTATTATTTTATTTTTGAGACATTCTTCTTGTGAGACAACAAAATTTATTTTTTCTTTTTCTTTTATTTTCGGTGCAATCGTTTTTGTATTTGCTAAAATTTTTTTCCTGGCGAATTTATCATAGTATAATTTTTTTTTCGAATCTGATAATACTTCATATGCTTTCTTAATTTTTTGAAATATTTCAGTAGCCTCTTCTGTATTATTTTTATCAGGATGATATTTTATAGATAAAAATTTGTATTGACGTTTAATTTCTTCTTCCGTCGATGTATCAGGTATTTCTAAAATATCATAATAGTCAACTTTATCCGTCATGTTATAGATATATTAAAAAACATTTAAAAAAAATGAAACGTTTCAACATAATTATAATTATATTACCATAAATTATATAAAAAATGTCATCATCTGCATTAAATGGTTCAATAACTACTATAATTGGACCAATGTTCAGTGGAAAAACAACAGAAATGTTAAGATTATTAAGATTAAAAGCGAGATCTGGAAAAAAATGTATTGTTGTCAGATATTCTGGAGATACTAGATATAATTTAGAATCAATAACAAATCATGATGGTATAGTATTTGATGGTTATATTATGGTAAAAGGAAATAAAGTACAATGTGCAAATGTAAAAATATGTAATAATATAAAAGATGTTGATATGGATTTGTACGATGTACTTGCAATTGATGAGTTACATTTTTTTACGGATGAAACTGAGTATTTAAACAAGCTGGCTAATAATGGTAAATATATTATTGTATCGGGTTTGCATTCGTCATTTGAGCAAAAACCAATAGGACAATTTTTGACGAATGTATTGGCAATATCAGATGACATAAAATACATGCCAGGTTTATGTCGTATATGTGGAGGAATAGGTACATTTAATATACGTACAAATGATTCAAAAGAATTAATTGAAGTTGGTGGTGATGATAAATATATGACAGTGTGTCGTAATTGTCGCAATACTAAAATATAATTTTTAGTAACAAGTATATAATATGAGTACAATGTCAGATACAGTCCATGTTATTAATCATATAAAACAAAATTACGGGAAATATATAAAAAATAAATGTTATGATGTAATGGGTTTATTGGAAATATGCTGTATTTATATCGAATCTGAAAAGATACTAAAAAAAGTAAAATTGAGGGAGTTATCATATAATGATTTACAGATGAGTTCGCCTAATTTTACAAATATGAAAAAACGAAAAAGATCAAATAATATTAAGAATGTCATTAATAATGATGAATTTGAAAAAAGACATAAGCTTTTAATAAAAATATTATTATGCTGCTTTGTATTGGATATTGAGATATTTAATATAGATAACGATATAGCTGTTTTAAAAAACACACATCATTTAATAAAGACTATTCACAAAAAAAAAGAACAAAAATTTAATGAATTAATAGAACTAGCGTCTTCATACAAAAAGAAACCACATATTAAAGTATCAGAAGATTATTACGAATTAACATCAGAACTACATGAATCAATACGTATATGTGATAGATTATTGTATATATTAAATGAATTAACAAAAAATATGATAATAAAACCAGTTGATAGTATTTCTATGTTGATCATTCCGTATTTCTATAATGAACACAAGAAAGACTGTATAGAAGTGTTTGGGCCATAAATATTTGCAATATAAATTTCAAATATTTATAATATTATTAATTCTCACTCTCAAATATTCTTCATCGATATTTGGTATGATATTAGTCGTTACTAATTGTAATATTTCTTCTTTTGGTTCTTTTCCAAGAGATTTTTTAACCATTTCTAGAATATCACAAATAGTACTTATATAATACTCACATGATCTTGCTAAAATAGTAATAGTTGTATCATCTTCTATATCTTCTTTATCAACTTCTTCACGTAATAAAGCATAACATTTATCAAATTTAGTTACAAAATCTTTTAGTATTATTAATATTCTTTGTTCTGGTAGTTTTATTATATTATCGGATGATCTTACAAAATTATTCAAATACAATTGACAGACACAAGCCATGAAATTTTTTGTTTCTTCTTTATACGCATTGTGTTTATCCCATTCAGTATCTACATCAAAACATAGTGCCATATGTTTTTTAATGTTATTATCGGATAACAAATCACAATATATTTTACCCATGGTAATAACTACAAATCTTCCAAAAGGTATTTCTTCATTTTTATCGTTAACTATATTTTTATTTTTTAATCCACTCAAACCATAAAATAGAGTCATATATATCGGAATTAACAATTTAGTGTCATTTGTATTTACAGTTGTACAAATATATTTATAAATTTCCTTACAAATAACTTCAAACAAATTTCTTTCAACAAGACCATTGCTATCAATGCTTTCTTTTATTACACCAATAATACTTTCTGTTATTTCTACAATGTTCATTGTTGTCAAACGACTTAATCGTATTTTTATTTTCATTTCCGTGGTATCCTTATTAACTATTAAATAAGGCAAAGGTGTTATATTTGGTATTGTCATTAGTACATGTTTAGGTTCATATTTCATATATTCTTTGAAAGTATCAAAGTCAATAGTTTCTGTTTTTTCTATCTTTAATTCCATTTAAGTATTGTTAATGATATGAATTTTGTTATAGTAATTATGATTAATTTCAATTTTTATTTGACTAAAGCGCGTTAAATTAAATGCATCATTTATGTATAGAGTGATATATTTATGTCTAATAATCAAAATACAGTATTGGGTATAGATTTGGGTACACGTAATTCATGTGTGGGTGTATGGAAGAATAAAAAATTTCATATTATATTAGATCAATATGGAAATAGATGTATACCAAGTATTGTTTCTTTTTATAATTCAATAAAATTAGTTGGTCAAAATGCACTATCAATGAAAGATGTAAATCCAAAAAATACAATATTTGATGTGAAGCGGTTAATTGGTCGTAAATTTTCTGACGAAACTCTATTAGAAACTCTCAAATATCTCACATATGAAATTGTCACAGATGATTCAGATAATGTACTTATAAAAATAGATAATCATAATCGACAAGATTCTACTAAAGCATACTATAGGCCTGAAGAAATATGTGGTTATATTTTATCTGAAATAAGACAGACAGCAATTAAGTATTTAAAATGTGATGTTACAGATGCTATTATTACAGTACCTGCATACTTTAATGATGCGCAAAGACAAGCAACTATAGATTCTGCTAAAATAGCTGGTTTAAATGTTATACAATTAATTAATGAACCGACAGCAGCTGCTTTAATGCATGGTGTGGGTAGAGAGTCATGGTTGGATGCAAATGGCGAAAGTAAAACAATAATGGTATATGATATGGGTGCAGGAACATTAGATGTTGTTATAATGTTAATAGAATCTGGAACATTTAAAATATTATCAGTAAGTGGAAATATGCATTTAGGCGGAGAAGACATAGACAATTTACTATTAACATATGTTTTGAAAGATTTTTGTAATAAATATAGAATAGTAGAGTTTGATTTAGAACCTTTACAATATATTAAATTAAAAAATGCAGTTGAAAATGCAAAAAAAATGTTGTCATCAACAGAAAAAGCTGTAATATGTATTGATAATTTCCATCGTGATGAAAAATTATATAAAGTTCTATCCAGGAAAGAAATGGATAGTGTATGTAATGATATGTATAAATTATGTATTAAACCAATTCATGATGCTTTAGATGCAATATCTATGACCAAAGATAAAATTGATGAAATTGTCGTTGTAGGTGGATCATCAAAAATAATAAAATTACAAGAATTAATACTTAATTTTTTCAACGAAACGAAAATAAAAGAATTAACTTTATCATCTAAACCAGATGAAATAGTAGCTGCTGGTGCGGCTATGTATGGATATACTTTAATGAATCCTGATGATCCATTCTCAGAAAATATTATGTTACTAGATGTGGTGCCATTGTCATTAGGAATTGAAACATTATGTAGTCAAATGACAACACTTATACCTAGAAATACGATAATACCAGTTACAAAAATAGCTATGTTTACGACAGACACAGATTATCAAGACTCTGTTACAATAAAAATATTTGAGGGTGAAAGAAAACAGACAAAAAATAATTTTCATTTAGGATCATTTATGCTATCAGGATTTAATAAAGCACCAAGAGGTCATGCGCAAATAAAAATAACATATCATGTAGATATTAATGGTATATTAACTGTAAAAGCGTTTGAAAAAAAATCAGGTGTAGAAAATGCAATTGAAATAACATCAACGTGGAGTGCAAAAGGTCGATTATCAGATGATGAAATTAATAACATGATAATGGACTCTGAGAAGAACAATGAAATAGATATTTTATATTCCATGAAAATAATACATATTCATCATATTCAAACAATGTGTAATACTGTTCTGGCAAATTTAAAATCTGGTGAAATGGATAATATGTCACAAAAAGATAAAGAAATGATTGAATATGATATTAATTCTGTTTTAAAATGGCATTCAGAAATAAATATCCAAACAATACATATTGACGAGTTAAAATCAAAAAAAAAATATTTAGAAGACAAATATGCATTATTTATTTTAATAATAGATAAAAATACTATAACATACAATGCAAATGATGACTGTATAGCTGCAAATGTTCATGGAGATGATGATGAGATAAAACATAGTGATAAATATCAAATACTAGATAATACAATCACATCTGATGTGACTGATATCAAAGAAATAAAAAAGGATATTATGAAATTATGCGATGATATTAAAATGGCCGTTGAAAATCCAATATGTGTGATAGATGATAATGATAAGAAAAATATGATAGATTACATAAATAGTGTATTAATATGGATATATACAACATCGTCAACGTCAATCATTGAATATAAAATGAAAATAGAGGAGATAAATACATATACGGATGTAATTATGAATAAATACGAAAAAATATTTTCTGAAACATCCTTTTCTGCAAAAAACGAATTAGAATTAGTATGTATGACACTAAAATTATCCCTAGAATCAAAATATATTAATCTAGATTCTTCGGATTATAATGAATTAGAATATTTAATAGAAACGACAGAAACTTTATTAAAAAATGGTCTGAGTGAAGACGAATGTATAATCTATTTAAATAAAGTACGCGAAAGTTGTAATTTGTATTATGATAAAATAAGTAGTTCTGAATCAAATCCAATAATACCAGATAAATTATCTAGACTACAAAATAAACCAAATGAAGATGCTGTTCTATTGGAAATAAATGTAGACAGTTTGATATAGAAACATTAAAAAAATGATTCTATTAAGTATTATGTTAATATAACTTAATAGATTATGATGGATATATTTTCAGACTACACTGATACATTAAATTATATATTATCGTATTGTTCAAATGTAGAAATATGTTTGTTTTCTGTGACTAGCAAAAAAATAAGAGAAAATGTAAAATGTCCTATTATGGTAAATCTAAAAAATATTATGAAATATGCTATTAATAATGAAAAGACAATAATTATGGATTTAGTACATGATATGGGCTATAAGTTTACTAATGATGTTGCTATTTATACTGCAAAGAGACAATCGATTAAAATGCTACAGTATTTAGTAAATAATAAATGTCCAATGAATGAAGATGTGTGTACATTTGGAGCTCTTAATAAAGATGTTTTTATCTTTTTAAAAGAAAATAATATTCCACACGATGCATCAATATATTTTATGGCTATATCGGGCGATGATTGTGATTTTGTGCAGTGGTTATTTAAAACTTATAAATATCCAATATCAATATCACATAAATTTAATGATCACAAAAATATCACGAATTTAAATATCTACAAATTTATGTACGATAATTCGTATGTAGGAATTGAATCGTTTCATAATAATATAAACAATTTATTAGAAAAACAAAAATATGATGTGATAACATGGATATTCGAATTAAAAACAGATTTTATTGATTATTATACATGTGATGTATTTGCATACTCAATTGACACTATAAAATGGTATTATGCAAATATAAATAAAGACAATACATATTTATCCATAGAAGAAAAAATTATGCAATACGATCAAGCTACAATTATCTCAAAAATTCTTACAGATAAAGATGACAATGCAGTCATTGACAAATTAATTTGGATACATAAAATACAGCACATAAAACTTTTAAGACCTCACTACAAAGTAATTTTCTATAAAAAAAGAAACAAAGTATTACAATGGATAGTAGATAATAATTTATTGGAAAAAAAAGCATATATTTGTTGCGAAGCTATTATGTATGAAGCACATTACTTTATAAAATATTGGTTAGAACATAATTATCCTGTAACTTCGGAAGTATTAGGATGCGCATTTGGTTTAATAGATGGTGAATATTTAATAAAGTATTTGTTAGATATTAAATGTCCATTGTCTAATACTTATTTGGATAATGCTATCGAATATGGAAATATTGAAGCGCTAAAAATGTTAAAAGAAAATGGTGCAATTTTCGGTGAATCAGAAATAAAAACAGCTATTTATTCCAATGATATTAAATGTATTAAGTATATTGTTAAAAATGCAAATATCAAAAATTTGCGTTCTTCTGATACTTGTAAAGATATATTTATGTCAGCTATTGCATTTTCGAATTTAGAAATTATTGAGTATTTATTCAAAATATTTTGTGTTGAATATGATGATAATTTCTTTAGGAATACTCACTATATTGAAATATTGGAATGGTTATTAAATAATTTCAAGGAAAGACCTATCATAGATATTGAAATGTTGAATAATGATAATGTTGAATTTTTAAAATTATATATAGAGAATGAATGTGCATTAAATATTAATTTGTATAAAGAGATTCAACAACAATGTTATGTTAATTGTTATGAATATATAGCAAACCAACTATTATATAGTAAACTTTATTATACAGTTTATGATATTGAAAATATGTTAGATTTTACTGGTATAATAAATATACATAATTGTGTGCACAAATATTGTGATTATGATGATTCATATGAATGTGTACTAAAAAGTTTTAGAAAAATAGAAGAAATAGACAAGAGAATAAATAAGATATAATAATATATCTCATTTATTTTTGTACAATAAAAATTGACATTCATATCGACATGATATATATATGATTTAATATACAAAATGGAAACATTTGCAGAATATACTGATGTATTTGATACAATGTTATCTTATTGTTTTTCTATTGAAACGTTTTTATTATCAATAACCAGCAAAAAGTTATACATTGCAACTAAATATATAAAAAATATAAACATAAAACCGTGTGATATTGCATTTTATGGTATAGAATATTCTAATACAAATATTATTGATGTTGCAATAAATATGGGATACATATTAGAAAATGCAACTGCTATTTATGCTGCAAAACATAAATCTATGAAGATAATACAATATTTAATAAATAAATCATGTCCAATGAATGAAGATGTAACTACTTTTGGTGCATCAGATATTAACATATTTAAATATTTAATAGAACACAATGTACCACATAACATGTCGGCCCATTGTGTAGCTATATCTGGCAATGACATTGAATTTGTTAAGTGGTTGTTTGACACATATCCAGTCGATATTAAATTTAATAATCATAAAAACATAAACAATTTGGATATATACAAATATTTGTATATAAATGGTTATGTAAATATTGAGTCTTTTATAAATAATTACTATTATCTTTTTTGTAAAAATCAATATGATATATTAGAATGGATGTATAATATTGATAAAAATCTTATGATTGAACATACAAAGACAAAAATATTTGCACATTCATTGTATAGTATTAAATGGTATTTTAATAAATTGCGTGGATTATCAATCGAAGATGAAATTATTAATAATGCTAATAAAGAATCAATATATTCGAATATTTGTCAGGGCAATAATGAAGATTTAATTTTAACAAAATTAAATTTAATATCTAGTATTATCCCTATTAATATATCCATAACATCGTGTTTAATCATTGTTAGAAAAAAATATATGAAGATAATTAATTGGTTAATAAAAAAAAATGCTTTAGTTATTGATTCAGATATATTCGCACAAGCAATTTCGTATGAACTACCTGATTTTGTTAATTATTTAATAAGTATCAATTATCCAATTAATCAGTATGTATTTGAGTCGGCTATATTGCAAAATGATCCAATATTAATAAAATATATGCAAGATAATAACTGTCCATTTGATGATGATACATATTCTATTGCTGCATCCAATGGAAATATTGATTTATTAAAATGGTTTAAAGAAAGAGGAGCTATTTTTAACAATTTTAATTTATGCGACGCAGTTTCATCAAGAAATACAAATTGTATTGATTATATTTATGATAATATGGATTTAAATGATTTTGATGTTACTGATGTATTTATTACAGCAATTAGTACGAATAATATTCAAATACTAGATTATTTGGTTAATAAATTTGATATAGATTACGATTTGCAATATTTTTATAGTACACATTCTGCTGAAGTCATAATATGGTTATTAGAACATGTTAAATACAAACCACATATAGATATTAATATGGTTTACAATGATAGGATTGATTTATTAAAAATATACAGAGAACACAAATGCGAATATTCGAAAGATTTTTTAGACGATGTTCGTAAGTCATATATGACAAACTGTTACATTTATGCATATAATGATGGTATGCGATTAGTAAATAACGATCATATAAATTCTAACGATTTAGAAAAAAAATTATTATATGTGGGACCAAATTGTACGAATTGTATGCACGGACAATGTAGAAGAAATTCTAAATGTAAATTGAGAGCACTCAAGGAAATAGAACATTTTGAACAGTCAAATGAAAAATAATAAAATACATATTCTATGTAATAGCTATTTTATATATATTTCAAATAATAAAATACATATCCTATGTAATAGCTATTTTGCGATAACTACAAACTACTCTGTATAATATAAAAAATGAATATATAAATTGTTTAATATATTAAGTATATTAAAAATACACTTAATATGTTTACTTTGAGTTCGGATGTATTTAATTACCTGACTAATTTTATGAATAAACCAACATTATTTTTGTTGTCTGTAACATGCAAAGATTTATATACACTTAATATTGAAACATCTATGCTTGACATTGCAAATATTTCTGCCGAATACAATAATACAGAATTGCTTGAATACACAATTTATCATAATTATAAACCTGAATTAATACAATCGTGTATAGCGGCTAAATATGGTAATATGACTTTTATAGAATCCAATAACTTACCTACTAATTATATTGTTGCTACATATGCATTAACAGGAACACATATTGATATTTATGAAAAATACACACATAATGCATCACATATAATGCAACTGCATGATTTTATAGCTGTTTTGCAATCAAATAATATTAATTTTATAAAAGAAGTATTACAAAAGTATTACTACAACAATATCGTGGCTAAAATAAACATACTAGATATTATTTTAATTGATGATATGTATTTTAATTATCATAATGTATATCTAATAGAATCTCTAACTGACGAAACAATAATATATATATTAGATACAATTACGGATTATGTCGTTGCTCTAAATATATTTGATATATGTACAAAGAACCGAACATTCGAATTTATATTAAAAATCATGAATCATCCAATTTTATCGGATACACAAATATTTGATAATGAACATTTACATCGCTTATTTTCCATAAATACATCAAATACAATATTACCTCTATTAAATTATATTATTAATAATACTATTTTCACACATAATAAATTGACAATACATAATATCGAATGTTTTGATGTATTTTCGTTGATAAATAAACATTATGAAATAAGTAATGATTCGCTTGATCATATTTTGAATAATGCAGTTCTGAATAATAAAAAAGAATTCATAGAATATTATAAAAAGAATGATCCCGAACGATTATTAGGTACTGGTTATGTACCTGCTATTGAAACTGGTAATATAGAATTAGTTAATTGGATTTTTAATAATAGTTTACATATCGATGAATATATTGATAAAGAAACAGCTTATACGGCAGCTATTGGTAGTTGTTCACTTGAAATGTTTATATTGGTAGATAATAAATTTGACAATACATTTACTGGTGACACAGTAAATACAAAATGTAATTTAGAAACTTTAAAATATATACACAATAAATATGAAAAAATATCAGAGATTTTTTATGAGAATTCTCTCCAATATGCAATTAGGAATTATATGGTAGATATCATAGATTATATAATTAATAATAATTTATGCGAAATTAGTAATGTAAAAATCAATGTTCTTGGACATTTATTAAAATATGACAATGTTGAATATTTGAAGATATTAAGAAAATATGGTTTTGATTATTGTCATAATTTTGGTTATTTTTGTTGTAATAGTGGTATGAAAAAATGTTATGAATATTTTGCGATAGAAACTGGATATAACAAATCACCACAGTTTCCGAAACAACTAGAAACATATTTACCAACATTAAAACAATTATCACATGGATATATATGTAATCATTTATTATGTCGATCATACAAAAGATGTATACTGAATTAAACATTTTTATTGTTTTTAATACTAACAACAATAAAAAATTATAAATCGCGACTGTATTCGTATATTACCAATGCTCTCAACATACATGTAAATCTACAAAATGCTGATGGTCTTTTTCTTTTTATATATTTTATAGCTGATAACAAAGACATTGAATGATATTTCATTAAATAATATGCTATTACAGATGCAGATCTATGATGACCTTGTTTACAGTGAACAAAAATATTAGCATTCGATTTTAAAGTATTATATATCACATCCGCTGCCTTATCATACATTTCTATCATATGATCATAATTAATACTACACATATCAATATCTTGAATAGGAAAATTATGATATTCAATATCATCAAAATGATTAGGAATATTTGTTGTGATGTTTATTATATGTTTAATATTAGCTCTTTTTATAAAATCATTACTACCTGCTGCAGTAGCATTACCTAACCATAAATTTGTTAAAATTATGTCAGCATCATTTTCATTTGAATTTAAATAATCTCTTGAATACTTATGTAAAAGATTATTGACATCCTTTATTATATTTCCTTGACTAATTGCCGTTTTATCATTCAAGTATGTAAATCCCCACATTATATGTATCATACATAAAAATTGACACAAAATATTGTGTGATAATATTTATGTAAGTTACTTATAAAATGGAATATTTAATTGAATTCAAGGATGTTTTTATGTATATGACAAAATATTGTTCAAATGTTGAAAAATATATGTTAAAGTTATGTTGTAAAAAAGCCAATAAATTTATTACTCTAAATAAAATTACATCAGAAGATATTGCATTTTATGGTATACGTTTTAATAATACTAAAATAATAGATATTGCGATTGACTGTGGATATAAACTCAGATCAAAAACAGCAGCATATGCAGCTAATAAAAATTCAATTATATGTCTAGAATATTTGTGGATAAAAGGTTGTAAAATGAATGAATCAGTTTGTATGGCAGGTGCTCATAATAAGAATATTTTTTTATGGTTAAAAAGCATGAATGTATCACATGATCACGCTTCACATTGTATGGTAATATCACATGGAGATACTGATACTGTAAAATGGTTATTTGAGACATATCCTCCTGTGACAAATATTGATTTTGGAGTATGTTACATAAATAATTTATCCACATTTAAATATTTAGAAAAAAATAAACATATTCGTGAAATTAAAAATGCACATATAATTAATAATCTAATAGAAAATAAATGTTATGATGTTATTGAATACATATTAGATAAAAATTATTATATGAGACATGATAAAAGAGTCATGGCATTTTTTAAACATGATATAGAAGATATTAAATGGTATTTCAAAAAGTACAATAATTTGTTATCCACTGATGATCAAATAAAATTATTATTAGATTCACAAAATATATGTGTTATTTTAATTGCCATATGTAAGGACAAAAATCAAGATAGAGCATTAGAAAAATTAAAGTGGATTATGGGGCTATGTACGGATAAAATATTTTTTACTGGTATATTAATACATAGTATTCCTGAAAATATTTTATTATGGTTGCTTGAAAATAATTATGTAAATGATATCGAATCATATTTTTTGGCAGCAATTGAAAAAAAATTACAAAAAGTTATTGAATATTTTATTAATAATAATTATGATGGTAACAAATATATTTTTGAGATGGCTTGTGATAGTCAAAATGAATTAGTTATTAAATATCTACGAAAGAAAAACTGTAATTTTGATAATAATACTGTGAATACAGCTATTTATTGGGGAAATATGAATTTAATAAGATGGTTCAAAAAAAAAGGCCATGTATTTAATCAAGCAAATTTATTATACGCGATAGAATCAAATAATTCTAATACTATTGAATGTATTAATTATATTTATGATAATATGAAGACACGAAATATTATTCTACCAATTAAATGTTCCGTTAATTATTGTGGAATAGAGATGTTAGAAAATCTAGCAGAAAAGTTCGGATATGATATTATATATGATATTAAAAATAGTAAATCACTACAAGCAATAGAATGGCAATTATGTCATAATCCATTCAAATCATTAATTTCATTCAAGCATATATATTTTGATAATAATACAGATAGATTAAAAATATTTTCTAAATATGGATGTGAATATGAAAAAGATATTATGCGCGATTTAAAACAGTTTGCTAATTATGATTATTATAAGTTCTTATACGATGAAGGACTAAGAAATACTAGTACGGAATCTGTATTAAATGTGAAAGAAGAAAGTATCATTAACTTTTCGGTAGATACTAATATAATAATAAGAGAGAACGAAGAATATGGGTGTATACACAATGTTCATTGTCATGGTAAAAAATGTATAATACGAGCAATACGTAAAATAGAACAATTAGAACAATTAGAAAAAAGTTAATTATTGTATTGAATAAATACAATAATTATTTTACTGGTTGTAGTAATGGATTTGTTGGTATATATTTATGATTATTTAGATTATCAACTTGGGTCGTTAAATCTGTTTTAACCTTTTCTAAGCTATTTACTTCGCCACTGACTCTTTTAATTAAATCTTCTATTTCTTTTGATTTCTCTATATTGTCTTTTGAAAAATCTTCTTGTCGGATGTTATTAAGTAATTCTAAATTAGCTGTTATTAGTGATGTTAATTTATCATAGAGTGATTTTAATTCAGTCGCCATTTCATGTCTGTTTACGAGCCTTTTTTTTAGTACTTGTGATATATAAACTAAATCATTATACATTAACTTTATTTTTTCGTTAAATACTCCATCTTCTCTCAGAGAATCTTTTGTTTTTGACAAAACGATAGTTAATAGTTCAATAAATTTGCCGATAATAACATTTTGTGTTTCTTTATCTAAATTATGAAAAGTATCATCATTTGACTTTAAGTAGAGTGCAATTATAAAATTATATACAGATTGAAAAGTTGCAACTCTAGAAGCTACATCACCTTGCATACCTAATAATTGCGATACATCAAGGGTATTATCTACTTCTAATGATTTAAGTGTATTATATTCTTCATCATTTACTTGATAAGCTTTATCAATACTAAAGTATCTGAGAATAGTATCAACATTAAAATCGTAATCACCTAATCTAATTGTAGAAGCATTAACATCAGATGATTCTGGTTGTAATTCATTATATTTATCATATTTAACCATAAACTCGGTAACGGTATTTGTAATTTGGTCAGTTTCAGTTGCCATTGTCAATGATATTTCAGTAGAACTTGTAGGAGACTTTGTAGTAATATTTTTCGCAGGTGATTTAGTTTCAGTTTTAGTAGGAGATTTAATAGTTATAGATGGAGATTTAGTTTCAGTTTTAGTGGGAGATTTAATAGTTTTCGATGGTGACTTAGTTTCAGTTTTAGTAGGAGATTTGATAGTTTTTGATGGTGACTTAGTTTCAGTAGGAGATTTGATAGTTTTCGATGGTGACTTTACATTTTTTGATGGTGATTTTCCTTCAGTTGAAAGATTAATACTCGTATCATTTTCTGTTTGCGATAATGATGTATCTACATCTGTATTTTTTTCTGTTGTAGATGGAACGGCAGCGACAGTTGTTATTTTTTCAGTTTTGTCTAATATTTTTTCGGTATCAGTATTAATTGTATTTTTATCTTCTTTATAATTATTTGAGAATACATTGTAATTAGTATTCAGTTTTAGTTTTTCTTTTGATTCATCATCAACGTATCCGGCGTGTTGTGCAATATTTAGTAATTGTTTACCTGATATTTTTTTAACTGCTTCATTTGATAAATACTTAATATTATTAGAACAATTTGTAAAATCATACACTGGTATCAAATTAGGTGGTATGAATGATAACAAGTCAGTTCTTTTTGAATATTTTTGACAATGTCTTAGTAAACCGTATATTGTCATAGATACTAATTCTGTCTTATTTTGTTCTTTTGCAGAATAGTTATGTTTCCATGTTTTTGTTTTGCCTAATTCTTTTGCTAAATTTAAAAGAAATTTAAAATGGCTATCAGTAAAAGTTTCAGATTTATCAAAATTATCTTGAATCCATTTTATAACGGCATCACCATTTTCTGGAATATCTACACTTTTTAAATCAATGTCTAGATTATTATTTAGTAGCGCATCTAGTAATTTGACCATTATGTGTATTATACATAATTTAAAGATTTTTATTCAATATTAGTTTTGACTAAAATCGAATAAATTATTTTTTTGTTGTTTTCTTACTTGCTGTTTTTGATCCTGCCTTTCTTACCGGTTTCTTTCCTGACGAAGTTTTCTTTTTTGGCGCTGCCTTCTTAACTGCCTTCTTAACTGTCTTCTTAACTGGTTTCTTAGTTGATTTCTTAGTTGATTTCTTGCTTGACTTCTTTGTTGCTTTATGAGAAGTCTTAGATCCTGCTTTCTTTACTGGCTTTCTTCCCTTAGATTTCAAAGCTTTCTTCTTCTTAGCAAGAGCCTTGAGTTGGTAAGCTTGCATATCTTTTGGCAATTGCGCTTTTCTTACATGAGATTTGTTCCTGTGTACAACTACGACTCCACCTGCCATAGTTACTTCTTTGGGTTCTGCCAATTTCTCATGTTTAATATTATAATTAAATGCTCTTGGTTTCATTGATTTGGGTCTACCACCAGTAGATTCGACCATCATAACACCATTTGGCTTAGGTAAGCCTGCATCTTTTGCCGCTTTCACTGCTTGTCTATATGCTTTTGTACTTGCTTGTCTAGGAGCACCGCCAGTATATCTACCAGCAGTTCGTGGCTGACCTTTTTTATTAAATTTAACATTACCTTTCTTATCAACGAGAACTCTCTTAAATGTTCTCTTTTTAGTTTTCTTTGCAGTCGCTGGTCTCTTTGCCTTATGTGCTGTTTTAGATCCAGCCTTCTTCTTGGCAACCTTACCAGATGTTGCAGTTTTAGCTGATTTTTTTAAGTTAGCTACACCTTTTCCGGATGCAGCCTTAGACTTACTAACCTTAGTTTTGCTTTTACTTCTCTTCTTAACACCACCTTCTTGTGCATCTGATACATATTCTGTCTCTGACATTGTGTATTATATTTTATATAAACATTTTTATTTTTCTATTTTTTCACCGCATTAGTACTTTTATATTGTTATATTTTTATCTAAAAATAAATTCGTAGTTTCTTATAGGAATAAAAATTGATAATTTGTTTGAAATATTATAATGAAATATATAATCTATATTATATTCCATGTCGCAAAAAAATAGCATTTCACATAAAGCTTTTATGCTTAATGTAGAAGCTTTGGTACATGGAAGTTTCAATGAAGAACTTGTCGATTTAATTGGCGAATTAACAGAATTACATTATATTTTAAACAGAAATAAGAATAGCGAATCTGATAATTTGATGTTCAGACAAAAAAAATCTATTATATCTGATACAAATACTAATAATTCTAATGATAAGTTAAAAACAATCGACATTTATGATATGGCATTAACTGATAATTTTACTGAAGATATTAATCCAAAGAAAAATAGTAATGAATGTGATAATTGTCACAAAGCTAATACAATACATTCTAATGATAAACTTGGATTGATAATGTGTACAAATTGTGGGTATGTTATTGAAAATATAATAGATGATACATTGGAAGATATTAACTATGAAGATAGTAATAATAATCCAAGATGTTCGACTATAATTGATCATTTATCACAAAAAGGAGCACCTTGCATTGTTTTATCAGGATTAAATTCTAGATTAAATCAGAGACAAAAATGGTCTAATGGCAATGCTAAAGATAAAGCAAATTTAGAAATAATTCAGATATTTGACAGTATATGTAAAAATAACAGTATTAATAAAGATATATCAAATACAGCGAAAAATACATATTTTCACATTTCACTATCAACATATTTAACTGGTAAAAAAGCCGGTAAACAAATAAGAACAAAAGCTGATCCGAGAAAAGGTTTAATGGCTGCGTGTGTACATAAATCTCTGGAATTTCATCATAAACCAAGATCATATGTAACAGTTGCAAATTATTTTGGTATTGATAAAAAAAGAGTTACACGTGCAATGAAAACAGTAAATAATATAATAAAAGATAATCCTCATTTAAGATATCTCAATGAGATAGAACACATAGATATAACAATTGACTATATAAAGAATGTGTGTAAAAATGAGAATATATTTAATATAGGTAATGAGAAGTGTTCTGATCATTTTATGAATATGGCAATAAGTATTGCAAAAAATAGTGAAAGATTGAAATTAGCAACTAAATATAAACCACATTGTATGGCAGCTTGTGCTATTTATGCAATGTCAAAACTTTCACCTTACACTGTTAGAAAAAACGTTTTGGCAATTATATTAGAAACTTCAGAAAACAGTATAAACAAAATATATAAAGAAATATATCCACATATGAGTTGTTTAATTGAAGATAAAGCTACTACATATATAATTGAAAAAATGGGATTAAATAATCCAAATTTATCGTATTAATTAAAAAATTGATACGATATCCAGATTAATATATCTTATCAATTATATACATCAAAATAATTAATGTCTGACGATTCGGCTTCTGAATCTATTGATTATAATAGCTGTGATATAAAATTTGTAGATGAAGATACATCATCGTCTGATGATATTGAATATTTAGAATCACAGGTAACATCAACGCCATTACCTGAACATATATTTAAAGATATATATTGTATCAAAGAATTATATTTATCAGTTACTAATTTCAACTATAAATCATGGAAAAAAGTATTCAAAAATAAAAAAGTAGATATTATTTCTTTATTAAAAACTAATGATTGGGATGATTTTTTTTCAACAATTATTGATAGCAAACAATATGAGGAACTTTGTGAATTCTTAACAATGGAAATAAAAAATGGTAAAACAATATTTCCTCCCCCAGAATTAGTATTTACCACACTTAATATACTAAATCCAAATGATATAAAAATAGTTTTAATCGGACAAGATCCATATTTAAAAGAAAAACAAGCAATGGGATTATCATTTTCATTACCACATAATACACAATTAACACCTAGTTTGAGAAATATTTATACAAATTTGGTCAAGTATGGTCATTTACAATCAATAAATAATTCTACTCTATTAGTACCATGGGTATTACAAGGCATTTTATTAATAAATGCTACATTAACACTGGAAAAAGGAAAATCAAATTCGCACGAAAAATATTGGGATAAAATAATGGAAGCATTTATGAAATATTTAAATGACAAATGTGAAAATTTAGTTTTTATTGTGTGGGGAAAATCTGCGCATATGCTTTGTCTTAATACTATTGATATTAATAGACATTATATAATTACCAGTTCACATCCATCGCCACATAGTTTTACGAGAACATTCTCTGGATTTACATATGGTCACAAAAAGAAAAAATATGAATATCCCGCATTTTGTGATGTCGATCATTTTGGACAAGCCAATAAATTTTTAGTAAATAATAAAAAAGATCCAGTTACTCTACAAACAGGACCATTGTTTATTTAAATATAAGTGCTCTTCGAATTATAATTTTAACATAATATAAACATATAATGTTAAAATACATATCAAACTTCATAAATTGTATATCTGTCATAATAGCTCTAAACTGTGCAGCACAATATTTATATTATTTGCAAATACCGTTTATATTCATCATATCTAGAATTTATAACGTGTCAAATACGGAATTATTTGCATCTATTATTTATTCGACATTTTTAACAAAATACACTTATTCTGTTTATACAATAATTCCTATTATTATTAACATAGTCATAATTATTTGTGAACAGCAAATTAAAACATTTGATATGTTAAAATATTGTGCTTTTTTTAAAACTTGTATATTTGAATATCTTGTTATATTTTTAATATTGGATATGTATCAAAGTAGTTTATTTCAATATGTCATATTATTTTTTGTATTAAAACTAATCAGCGAAAATATAATTAAATCATTATCTGATAACGAACTTATTGCAAATATATGTGTTAATAAGAAAAATAGACATATTGCGACAAGTCATATTCAATTTATATTGGAATTATTCAATATGTGTTTTTATGCGAGTGTGTCGTATGTATATAATATATATTTCGAATATAATATTAGATACTCATTATTAAGTATCTTTTTAAAAAAACAAAAAAAGAATAATGTAAAAATTAATATGGATGATGATATTGATATAAATTAAAAAATAAAAATATATTAAAAACAATATAGTATGAATAATATAGATTTTGATGAGGAAATTGATTTAGGTGATATATGCAATAAATCTTTAACGAAAAATCAAAAGAAAAGATTAAGAAAAAAAAATAAAAAAATAAATATGGATGTAAATATACAACCTTCTACTCCTATATCTGTAATGGTTCCTACAAATATGGATAAAAAAAAGTTATTTCGTGAGAAATTAAATCAAAAAAAGAATGAACGATTAGGAATTTTTAATTCTGCACCAGTACCTATAGTAACTATTCCTGAAGGTGAACATACAGAACTTATGAAAAAAGATAATATGACACAAAAAGAAATAGAATCTATTTTAGAAATAACAAATCCGGATATATTAAGAGATATACAGAGTATCAAAGATGATATAAATTCAAATTCTGACGATGCAAAATTAAAATTAGCATTATTATTACAAAAGATACAATTGGAAGAAATCAAACGTTAATTTTTTGTTATTACAACAAAAAATTGACAATGACATACAAATTTATTATTGTATTGGGAAAACATGTTATAAACGAAAGTGTTACACAAGACAAATGTTATCGCACATGGATTAATATTGAAGAACTGACTTTTATTACACAATATTTAGATATTATTGATGTTAAATCAGATGAAGTGATAAAATCAACTATTGCATATGAAAAAGAAAATATGATACTAGGGAAAATACCAGTTATGGTAAAATCAATTTTATGTAATTTGACACAACATCCGGAAATACAAACTAAACATTACCCTTACGATCAAGGTGGCGTATTTATCGTTAATGAAATCAAACGTTAATTTTTTGTTATTACAACAAAAAATTGACAATGATATACAAATTTATTATTGTTTACATTTATATTATAAATGTCAAAGGGAAAACAAATCAAATCCAAAGATACGGATAGCTTCGATGAAATTCGTAAGTATGACGCCGAACCATTTTGGACTCTAATAGATTTATTTTTCCAGTCAAATAAGCAATTTTTAGTGGCACATTTAATTGATTCATATAATCAGTTTATTAGAGAAATTATTCCTAGTATTGTATTGGGGAAACATGTTATAAACGAAAGCGTTACACAAGACAAATGTTATCGCACATGGATTAATATTGAAGATCTGACTTTTAGTGAACCAAAATTTGAGAATGGAGATTTAATGTTTCCGTTAGGTGCCTTGCAACAAAATCAAACAATGTATTCGGAAGCTACAGCTTTTATTACACAATATTTAGATATTATTGATGTTAAATCAGATGAAGTGATAAAATCAACTATTGCATACGAAAAAGAAAATATGATACTAGGAAAAATACCAGTTATGACAAAATCAATTCTATGTAATTTGACACAACATCCGGAAATACAAACTAAACATTGTCCTTATGATCAAGGCGGCGTATTTATCGTTAATGGTAATGAAAAAGTAATGTTAACAATTGCATCAAAAGTACAAAGAAAAATAATGGTAGTTGCTAAAACAGAACAAAATGTATTAACATATTATGCGGAAGTTAAATCTAGAGCGGAAGCAAATTATGTTGGACCTACACAAGATTTTTCTATCAAGATGAAAAGAAATGGTATGATAATGCTAAATATTAAAATGTTTAATGAAGTTTCTATTTTTGTTTTGATGAGAGCATTAGGTTTAGCTACTGACAACATGATAATAAATTCAATCACTGATATTAATAAAGATAAGTCTGTCGCAGAACAATTAGTTAAATCATTTGAATTATCTGGAAATAAAAATATTACAAAAGAACAAGCTATTGAAATTATGATTTCGAAAATGAAATCAACAAGACAAACATCAGATGATGAAGCAACTAAAGCACTTCAAAAACGAGCACATTTACGAAAAATATTATCACATATTATATTGCCACATATTTCAACAGAAACAGGCGATGAAGAATTAGACATGCTTGAAAAAGCAAGATATATTGGATATATGATAAAGAAATTAGTAACATGTTATGTAATCGGTGCTGTCTCGGGAAATGAAACAAAAGGATGTGATGATAGAGATAAACAACAAAATAAAGTATTAGATTTGCCAGGATACATCTTAGGTAATTTATTTGAACAACATTTTAATATTATGAAATCAGATTGTACTGGCGGATTTAGACGAAAACAAAGTGAAACTGCTCTTGATAAACCGCCAAAAATAATATTAAAACAAAATACAATTGAACAAGCATTGAGACAAGTTTTGGCTACAGGACAGTATCAAAATAAAAAAGGTATATCTCAAATGTTAAACAGATTTAATAACCAGGCTTCCGTAGCACATATGAGAAGATCATTTACACCAATATCCGATGCATCTACAAATAAAATAGTATCAATACGTGAAATGCATATGACACAATTTGGAACTTATTGTCAATTAGAAACACCAGAAGGTCCAAAAACGGGTCTAGTTATGAATTTTTCGTTATCAACAACCGTAACAATGTCAATGCCACAAGAAGCAATAAAGATTCGAGAATATTTGATGAGTTTAATTGGGACAAAAATTTTAACAGAAGATACAATAAAATCCCCTGAGGAAGTTCATAAATTTGGTAGAATATTTTTAAATGGTAATCCTATTGGTAGAGTCCTCAGTAAAGATATTATGCATATTCACAGTGTTGTTAAAAAAAGAAGAGCCAATGGTGAATATGATAGGAGAGTTGGTCTATATATAGATTACAATAATAATGAACTATGGATAAATACAAAAGAAGGTCGTGCATATAGACCATATTTAACAGTTACTGATAATAAATTAAATTTTAAGCCTGAGATGTTGGTCGGGATAAAGACATTTGAGGAATTTTTACATAAATATCCAGGTTGTATTGAATTTATTGACAAGGATGAAGAAATGAACATAATGTTGGCTATGTTTCCTACTCAGTTAGATGATGCTAGAAAAATAATGGATCAAAATCCTATTATTGATGATATTGTATTGAGAAAAATAAGTCAAACTAATCGTTATGATGCAAAATCATATGTAAAATACACTCATTGTGAATTACATCCGGCTTTAATTTTGGGTGTCATTTCTTCAAATATTCCATTTTGCAACCGTAATCAATCAGTTAGAGGTATTTATAATTACAGTCAATCTAAACAAGCCATGGGATTGAATATTTCAGATTATAGAGAAAGAACAGATAATACATACAACTTATATTATTCACAAGTACCTATAACAACCCCAAGAACTTCTAAATATACAGGTGCTCATATATTTACAGCTGGTGAAAATTCTATACTCGCAATTATGTCATTACAAGGTTATAATCAAGAAGATGCTCAAGTTATGAATCAATCTGCAGTTGATAAAGGTTATATGAGAGCTTGTACTTATAAGAAACAACAATCGCCGCAACAAATAAAAGGCAGTCAGGGTGCAAATACAGTTTTGTATATGAAACCAGTACCGGAAAAAGTGGATGGAATAAGATTACATGCTGATTATAGTAAATTAGGTGAAGACGGTGTACCGCCAGTTGAAACAACTGTATATAACACTGATATTATAATAGGTATGGTTGTACATAATAAAATGTATACACAAGACGATAAACCTTACAAAGATCAATCAGTCGCATACAAAGCGACAGTGCCAGGTGTTATTGATCGTATAAATAGGGGTACTGATTCAGATGGAATGAGTACTATAAAATTAAGATTACGCATAGAAAAAATACCAGAACATGGTGATAAATTTACATCCAGACATGGCCAAAAAGGTACTATTGCTGCCTTATTTAGGAGAAAAGATATGCCATACTCCGAATCAGGAATAATACCTGACTTAGTTACAAACCCAAATGGTATATCCAAGAGAGTAACTCCTGGTCAATTAATTGAAGGTACTTTATCAAAAGTATGTGCATTGAATTGTACATATGGTGACGGTACAGCATATTCATATTTAGATATGAATGAATTAGAAAAAGAGTTAACAAAATTTGGATTACCAGGATATGGAAATGAAACGATGTATTGTGGTATGACAGGTCAGAAAATGACAAATGCTATATTTTTGACCGTTGTATATTACCAAAGATTAAAACATATGGTAAGTGATAAAGTACATGCTAGATCAATAGGTCAATCACAATTATTAACAAGACAACCTGTGGAAGGAAGAGCAAGAGCAGGTGGTTTTAAAATTGGTGAAATGGAACGAGATAGTATATGTGCACATGGAATGGCATACTTTACAAAAGAGACAATGTATGACAGATCTGATAAATACACTGAACATTTTTGCGACATATGTGGTTTTATTGTGCGTGAAATGAAGAAGAAAAATAATGAAAACCCAGATACACCAGCAAGATATGTATGTGATTTGTGTCAAAACAGATCAAGAATATCGAGAGTAAATTTACCGTATGCAACAAAATTATTTTTACAAGAATTAATGGCACTAGGTATTGGTGCTAGAATAAGGACAAAGAATTCAGTTGTTTAATTTAATAAAAGATTTATTTGACATATAAATATACATCAAATAATGGCAAAAAGAAATATTAATGATTTTAGCTATTTGGAATTAGTTGAAAGATTAGAACAACCCATGAAACCAGAAATACGAGAAAGAATATTAGATAGATTAACTGAAATAAATGATGCCGAATTAAACAAAAAAAATCTTCCAGAATGTGATTATATGGAATATGTAGACATGTTAAAACAAAAAATGTCACCAGATCAACGAGCAAAAATATTAAATCGATTAAAACAAATGAATGACGAATTAATGTTTCTCGGAGTAAATAAAGCACCAAGACAAAATACAAATTATAATAATGGAACTGAACAAAATAATATGCTTTCAAATTTGAGTAGAATAAATGAATTACAAAAAACCCTAAAAAAATGAAAATATCAACATATTTTTATATGTATTTGTTATACATATAACAATGACAGAAGACTTTAGATTAGTACGTACACAAACTGAAGAATTGAATATTATAATTGACAATATACTCAAAATGGTATCAAACAGAAAATTTTTAGATAAAAATGGTGAATTACAACCAGTCATTACATTTGCTGATGCGAAAAAAAAAATAAAAGATACGGGGGATAATATATACACATTAAAAATATCTGATACAGATACAGATCAGAAACCATACGCTTTTAAAATATTTTTGGAACCAATTGCATCATCAAGTAAAACGTCTCCTCTGCTTGATTTTTTAGACAAGTATACTAAATACAATAAAATAGTAGTTGCTCCAGAATATAATAAAAAGGTAAAAGATGCTATTTCGAAAGCGAAATCACAAATATTTGACACGACGACATTTTTCTCTGATATAATAACTGGTTATTTACATCCGGAATATCAAGTATTATCACCATCAGAGTATAACTTATTAAAGGAAAATTATAACATGGATAATAATGAAATTTTACAAATGAACAAATCGGATATGATTGTTAAGTATTTTGGTTTAAAATCAGGAGATTGTATCAGAGTAATAAGACCTAGTCCTACTACTGGTCAAGCGATATCTTACAGGGCTGTCAAATAAAAAATGAAATACAATAGTTTAATATGATAAAAATGCTTATTATATTAAAATTACAATATGCAGAAGCTACTTGATAATTACATTGATTCTAAATTTAACAATGATTATATGTTTGATTTGTTGTATGTTAATTTAATTAATAAAAACAAAACAAATTTTACAGATGAAGAACAAACTGTATATGACGAATTTCAAAAATTAATATGTGATTTAGTTAATTATATACGTCTACAAGACAATATTACAGAATTATTATTAGAAGCTGACGAAATAAATTCGAAGATAACAGATTGTATTATTATGTTATGGTGCACACCCACAGAACATTATCATAGTGATTATGTGTATGAACTAGAATACATTAAATTAATTAGTCACATGAAAAAATTATATGAGATTATTGATACTAAACCTATCGAGCGATTTTGTTTAAGTATATTAATTGGTAAACGATATATTCCAGTTCATTGTTTTGATTTATTATGGTATTATTATTCAGACAAAGAAATAGGATACAAATATGTTATTCGTCAAAATGGTTATTATGTAGGAATAGATTGTGACCAGGGTAATTTAATATTGATATTAAATATGAATGTATTATATGATTTTGGGTTGGGTAATACAAAGAATAAAATAAATATATCATATTTTGATAATATGCGTTCAATAATAAACTCTTCAGAATATGAACAAATTAAATCTTCATACAAATCATTTTCCAATCAAATAACTAAATTAGAAAGTTTATTGTAAGTATCAAAAATATTTGAGTTATTTACAATTTTATTGAAAATGACAACTTTTTGAATCAATGATAAAATTTTATAAAAATTGGGAAATAAAAAAGCTTCACCAGAAAAGTTTTATGAAAATTGCTGTTAAAAACTCCACTTTGTAACTTTTTTTGTATGAATATTTCAATATTTCTAAACAAAACATAAATATCATCTTATTTTGAATAATCATTATAATTTTGAACTAATTATCTAACATTTTTAACAGAATATATTCATACAAACCAGAAAGCAAATTAATCCAAAATAATATCTGACTTTAAAATTAGATTGCGCTTTTGATTTAGTTGCTTTAAAAGTTTTAACAGAATGTCAAATTTTAACAGAATATTTGAATTTGGTACTAATTTTTCATTATGTCGGTATTATAATTTCCAATTAAAATTTTGTATGAATATTTTTAATAGTGAATGATTAGATGATAATTTATATGATAATAGGAATATACATTATGAATGATAAAATTAACCTATTATTTGATAAAGATGTATTTAATCACTGAATAACAAAAATTAACATTCTATTAAGACTTTTAAATTGCTGTCTAATTTGTTAGAATATATTATGTTTTTCTGGTAAAGCTTTTTATCATTGTTTCAAATAATCGTGTATGAATAATTACAATGTTCAATAATTAAATGGGTATTTATATCAAATAATAGAATTAATCCAACTAAATATATTATTATTCGGTAAAATTAAACGATGCATTTTTTTTGAAACAATAATAAAAAAATGTAAATTTTGGGAAATAAAAAAGCTTCACCAGAAAATTTTTATAAAAAATGTGACAAAATCCTTCATTTTGTAACTTTTTTTGTTTGAATATTTCAATATTTCTAAACAAATCATAAATATCATGTAAATACAAAATTTCAACATATTTTTGATTCGATTATCTATTAATTTTGTTTGAATATATTCAAACAAATCAGAAAGCAAATTAATCAAAAATAATATCAAACTTTAAATTTAGATTGCGCTTTTGATTTAATTGCTTTAAAAGTTTTGTTAGAATGTCAAATTTTGTTTGAATATTTTAAACCGGTATTAAAATCTCAATAAATTGGTATTATAAAGTCCAATTAAAATTTTGTTTGAATATTTTAACTAGCGAATGATTAGATGATAATTTATATGATAATAGGATTAAACATTATGAATGATAATATTAACCTATTATTTGATAAAAAAAATATCATGTACTACGCGTCTAATAATAAAATATTATGTTTGATTGTCATAGTTCAAGTATGTTATTTTTTAGATATTCGTTACTAAAATAATTTTATTATTTAATTTCGAATGAACAATTAATTAGTAAAGTCTAAACACTCAAACAAAAAAGTTATAGAGTGAATGATCTGAGCATGATTTTCACAAAACTTTCACGGCGAAGCTTTTTTATTTTTCAAAATTTAATTAGAAATCATAATTACGAAACTCAATATTTAAATGAGTATTTATATCAAAAATATAATTAATCCAACCAAATATATTATTTATCGATAAAAACAAAATAGTATATTTTTGAACCAATGATAAAAAATTGTAAAATTTGGGAAATAAAAAATCTTCACCAGAAAAGTTTTGTGAAAATCGTGGTAAAAAACTCCACTTTGTAACTTTTTTTGTTTGAATATTTTAATATTTCTAAACAAATCATAAATATCATTTAAATACAAAATTTCAACATATTTTTGATTCGATTATCTATTAATTTTGTTTGAATATATTCAAACAAATCAGAAAGCAAATTAATCAAAAATAATATCAAACTTTAAATTTAGATTGCGCTTTTGATTTATTTACTTTAAAAGTTTTGTTAGAATGTCAAATTTTGTTTGAATATTTAAAACCGGTATTAAAATCTCAATAAATTGGTATTATAAAGTCCAATTAAAATTTTGTTTGAATATTTTAACTAGCGAATGATTAGATGATAATTTATATGATAATAGGATTAAACATTATGAATAATAAAATTATTAAATTTCGAATTATTTTGTGCAAATAATTAGTAAAGTCTTAATATCCAAACAAAAAAGTTATAAAAATGTTATTTTAGACAGTACTAAATAATTAATAATATATTGGTTTTTTATTTTCAATTCAAATTAGTATAAAGATTTTAACACCACATAGTGTTAAAATATAATAATAATAATATACAATGATATACACTGTTATAAGATTTGAATTTAATTATGATTATTTTGGTACATATATTTAAACACAAACAACGTTAAAAAGGTACCTCACGAATTAAAACGTGTTGTTAAAAATATATTAATGAATTATGTTTTTCTTTAAATAGAATAATAATATTAAGTTAGTCAGATATTAGATAAATTATAACCCAACAAAATATTTTTTACATGAATAAGATAAAAAATATTATTATTTGGTAAGTAATATTTAATACATGTGGTATTAATACATATGTGCCAATTTAATTATCATCGTGTAGTGCTAAAATTAATACACTACCTATATCAAATAAATAGACTATTTTATGATATATGTTGTCGCGTTAAAAAACTGATCAGAATAAAGTTCATATACACAATTTTTCGCAAAAAAATCTGATGAAACTTTTGTATTATTTATTTTTACAAAAAATATTGTTATTTAAAAATATTAATATTTTTTTGATTGAAATTTAGTGATGTTTTTTACATATTTTCGAAAACAAAAAATTTGCTTAGTTTTTGTCATACATAAATATAATAAATTAATATCATATATACAAAAAATGGATAAAAATAAGTTTAAATATACTTGTTCTACTTGTGGATTAGGCACAAATGATAAAACTGCGCATACTAAACACATAAATAAAAAGAAACCATGTGAAGGTAAATTGCACAAGGCTACAGTAAATACTAATGCTAATACTTGTGATATTTGTAAACATACTTTTGCAACAAAAACAACATACGATAATCATATGGATAAAAAACATCCATATATTAAAAAGAAACCAAGAATAAAACAGACTGCATCTGGAAATCATAATATACTTGGCAATAATAATGAACAATATGTTAATAGTACAAATAATAATAACGTCTACAATATAACTATATTTGAACAACATGCTGAAGTCCCAAAATATGACTATAAAAATGTTAACATTCATATGTTATCAACATATGAAAAATACTTAAGTTTAATAGTATCAACTGGTCCATATACAGGATTATTAACACTTCTTAATTTTAATCCAAATATACCAGGTGGTTTAAATATCAAATGTGAATCTATTAAAGATGGTATTATCAATGTATTTGAGAAAGATAAATTTAAAGATTTGCCGGCAAGAGATGTTTTAAGAGAAATTGTTAGTTCAAGAACGAGACCATTCAAAAATATATTTAATATGTTTAGACCATTTTTAAGCATTCGCACAAGAAGAGACTTAGAATATATTTATGATGAACAAACATTAAAATCATTTAGTAATACTCACACAAAAAGTGACACAAAAAATAAATTAATGGCAGAAATACATACGCATATTCACGAAAATAATTCTGTGACTGAAATACCAATTGAACATTGTATGCGATCTATTCCAAATGATAGATCAACTATTTGGAAACATATAACTAAACATTTAAGCTGGGGTACAATAGATGCATGTATTGACATAATAGACGAGAATGATATTGGGCATGATGGTAATATGAAATATACATTAGCAGAATTAAAAAAAATAAGAGAAAAAATGTGTGATGATCTGTATGAGCGCGACAAAAACACACTTAATAGAGTAATTGCGCACCTTGAATATGCTATTGAAAATCAATATAAAAATAGTAGTTCATCGGAATTGGAAATGAAAAAAACAAAAGCAACAGCTGGTAAGAATTTAAAGAGAAATATAACAGTAAATTTAGATTCTAGTGAAGATAGTGATGACATTGCGAATGATTCCGGTGAATATTCTATATCAGACAAACCAAAAAAATCAAAAAAGAAAGTTGTACCTGAACCTAAACCTGTTCCTAAAAAATTAAAGAAGAAAGTTGTGTTTGTATCTACATCTACATCTACATCTGCGAGTGATTCTTCACATGATTCCACATCTAATGAATCTGAATATGCTTTTACTGACCCTAATGAAAAATCTATTAAGAAATATGATATGAAATACTACAGAGAGAACAGACAATATACTACAGCAGAATTAAAGAAAATGCATTTAAAATATAATAAAATGAATAAAGCGAATCATATTGGACCTGGATTTCCTAAATGGACTAAATTACAAAGTGCTAATTATGAGTATTTGCGACGAACAAAAAAATAATTAATTTTGTATATACCTACAAAACTAATTATTTGTGAAACCTTTTGTTATATAAATTCATTATGTCATATACATTTAAAGAATCTAGTTTCTCCCACTCTCCATAATTTACCAATTTAAACTTGTTCATTAATTTTGTATCAATGATTATGCAATTGATTTTCTTTTTTTTAGATAAAATAGCATGTACATATCTGTGTACACCATCTATTATATAACCATTGTGTATTAGAATAGGATATTTTAGATTAGAATTAATTATTCGTTGCATTTCCTCTTTGTAATATTCTTTGTATTTTTTATGTTTTCCGTAAATTACATCATTTGGAGAATAATAAATATTTTTGGACGGATTTCCCCAGGTCATTTTCTCATCCAATACTGATTCAAATATATTAATTGGCAGTGCAATTGATCTTGGCTTGAACTCATTCACATATGCTATCATCATATCTACACTATACAAATATTTTTCATCCCCATATGTATTCTTCATTATTTAATATTATACAATAAGATATTATAACACATGAATACCTTCGTATGTGATAATGGTTTACAGGTTTTGTTATTAGAAGAAAATGATAATAACATAACAATAGGATTTGTGGTTGGAACAGGATTATACGATGATCCTACAAATAAAAATGAATTAGCGCATATTATTGAACACATATTATTTTGTGGTACACAAGTTATATCTCCAAATGATTTTCTAGATTTTTTAGATAGTACAAACACATATTATAATGCAATAACTGATCAAGATAAAACGTATTATAAATTTATAGCTGATGATACATATGGGCTACAATTGTTAGATATTATTCTATATATGATAACAAGTCCATTATTAACAAAAAAAAATGTAGAAACAGAAAAACATGTTGTACATGCAGAATCTTTAATGAGATTATCTGAAGACAATTCTATTCTTATAGATGACATAATGAAAGTATTATTGAATGACGAAAAATTAGAAGCTTATTACGTGACAAAAAAACAATATATTAAAAATATCAACACAAAAGATGTTATTAAATTCTGGGAAAAATATTATGTTCCATCTAACATTATTTTGTATATACAAGGAAATTTTAATTCTAGATCATACACAAAAATAATAAAAGAACACATGAAAATATTTCCAAATAAGTATAACATTCCATCTCACTTAATAACAAGAGAAACGATACGTACACAAATAAATAAAAACATATCCATTCAAAAAAACATGAATATTCATGTTTATAATAGAAATACTCCTGAAACATTTATATGTTTTATGTTTGGACTTATTGATCCATTATATCTAAAAATGAAGCATGAGATGTATGTTCTTCAAACTGCATTAGGTGATGGTCTTGGTTCTATTTTATTGACAGAACTTAGACGACAAAATGCATATACTTATTCTGTGGATGTTTATACTGAAATATGTGATAAATATGTATTATTTCAAATATGTTATTACACTGACATTAAAAACACCAATAAAAGTATTAATGAATTATTAAGAATAACTCAAAGAATTAAATCAAAAGGGCTAACAATAGAAGAATTGGAAAGAGCTGTAAATCTAATTTATAATAAGGATATAAATGATGAAGATATTCAATTAGAACAAGTAGCATTAAATATGATATATAATAGAAATTATGTACACAAAACGAATAGACCAAATAAAAAATGGATAAATAAAATAGAATTGAATAAAATAAATGATATGTCAAAAAAATTATTTGACACAGACAAATTAAATGTTCTTGTTTATGGAAATCATAGTTCTATGCATAATATTGGTTTAGATCAAAGGGATATACCAACACAAAAAATAAATATAAAACATGTTCAATAAATATAATGGCGTTTATAAGAAGTATTTTATCAATAAAAGAAATACAAGAATCAACAGAATATGATTTAAAAAGTATTCTATGTGCAGTATATTATGTTATACAAAAATCAGATAATGATATTTGCAAAAAAATAGTGAAAGAATATGAAAACGAGATATCAGAACAAAGCAAATTTATATGGCCAATTGTTAGAATTAAAAATGTGAATGATAAAAAAATAATTACATTAAATCGAGAATATAATAAAACAAATAATATGCTGGTAATGTTATTAAGAATAGTATATTTTGAGAATTTAAAGGAAAATAATTATGTCTTCGGAACAGGAGATAAAATTCAAAATCTGACAGTCAGAGAAATATTTTGTTTGGCAATTAAAGCATTACAAACATATTGCGATACTTACGACGAGAACACACATGAATATAAAAATGCATATAATCTTCTTAAATATATAAACTTCGAAAAAACTGAAACAATTTGATATATTATGATATAATAATAATATTGTATCATAATGTCTAAAATTTTAGTTGTTGTAGAATCACCTAATAAAATAACCAAACTAACATCTATTTTGGGATCTGGATATAAAGTAGTTGCAACATCTGGTATATTTAGAGATTTAGATCCTAAACCCAAGAAAGGAATATCTGTTGACATGGAACATAATTTTGAACCACAGTATATCTATACAAAACCAGAAATAAAAAAAGCACTTATTAGTTCATTTAAAGGTATGGATATGTTATATATTGCTTCTGATATGGATTTGGAAGGTGACGGTATAGCAAAATCAGTATATGATACATTAAAACCGGAAAAATATAAAAGATTAGTATTTAATTCCATAACAAAATCAGCTATTATGGAATCTATAAAAAAAGCCGGTAAAATTGATGAGAATAGAGTAAATGCGCAGAAGGCTAGAAGAGTAATTGATAGAATATATGGCTATTTAGTGTCTGATATTATCAGAAAAAAAATAGGTGGATCAAGATCAATGTCAGCGGGAAGAGTATTATCAGTCGTATGTAGATTGATAATTGATCGCGAAAGAGAAATAGAAAAATTTATAAATGACAATACAACATCAACATATTATAAAATAACTGGTATTTTCTCAGGTTTAAAAGCAGTGCTATTTAATGGAACTTTTGTTAAAGACAGTTTGCATAAAGGTTCACAAACAAAAATGATGTTAGATAAAAAAGGTACATCCGGTCCAATAACGACTTTTTTAAAAGTATGTTTAAAATCAAAATTCAAAATACATCATATTCAAAACAAAGATTCTAATAGATCTCCATCTGCGCCTTTTACAACATCAACTTTACAACAAGAAGCAAGTAGGAAATTAGGTATGTCAATAGATACGACAATGTTTGTCGCACAAAAATTATATGAAGCGGGTTTAATAACATATATGAGAACTGATTCTGTGGATATTAGCGAAGAAGGTCACAAAGATATTAAAGAAACGATTATTAGTACATTTGGTAAAAAAATGTACAAAAGAAATGTGTACAAAAATAAAAATGCATCGAGTCAAGAAGCACATGAAGCAATTAGACCTGTTAAAACTGAAGTTATTGATATATCAGATAAATTTGATCAAAAACAATACCAAAAATTATATAAATTAATATGGAGCAGAACAATTGCTTCGCAAATGGTAGATGCTGTTATTGATATACAAAAAATACATATTAATATTTCCAAATATATCGACAATGAACCTTTTTATTATTTTGAATGTAAGCATGAAACAGTTAAATTTCCTGGTTTTATGTCAGTATATGTAGAGTCAAATGATGATGAGGATGAAAAAGACAACGAAAAGAATAAGAAAATAAAAACACCTAAATCAGGATCAGAAGTTATTATGGAAAATATAAAAGCTGAGCAACAATTTCCATTACCGCCACATAGATATACGAGTGCGTCTATTATTAAAAAAATGGAAGAAGTAGGAATAGGAAGACCATCAACATATGCACCTAGTATAAAAAAAGTATTAGATAACGGTTACGCTGAAATTGATGATGTTGAAGGTATAACTAAAAAAATAGATAATTTTGAAATTAAATCTAAAAATGGCGAACATATTATGGAAGTAAAACATAATGAAGCAGAAATAATAATAGCATCCGATAAAAATAAATTAGTACCTACAAAAGTAGGAATTACTGTTAATGATTTTTTAATGAAATATTTTCCAACTATGATGGATTATAAATTTACCGCTCAGATAGAAAAGGATTTGGATGAAATATGTACAGGAAAAAAAATATGGCATAAAGTCGTGAAATATTCATATGATAAATTGTCACCCGAATTAGAAAAAACTAACAAGCTAGAAAGTTTGAGAGCTGCTAGTGAAAGAGTAATAGGTAAGGATAAAGACGGTTATGAATATATTGCATATGTAAATTCTAAAGGACCTGTTGTCGCTAAAAGAAAAGACAATAAAATAATATCATTTGAAGATATTAAAAAACCACTAACAACAGATACAATAAAAATGAAAGATATAAGTAAAATGTTTGAATTTCCAAAAACGTTAGGTAATCACAAAAATAAAGAAATAGTTCTATACAAAAGTAGAGATAAATTTGCCAAGAAAGGCACTAATTATTTTTTTAAATACGATGGAAAAAATTACGCAATATCCAATGATACAAAAATAAAAACATTTGATTTAAATTCTGCTATTGAAATAATTAATAGTATATCAAATAAAATAATAAAAACAATAAAAATAAAACACAAAAATAAAAAATCAGAAATAGAAATAATAAACGGACAATATGGTTATTATTTTAGATATAATAAAAGGAATATATCAATACCGAAAGATATAAATATTGATAATATTGATGAGGAAAAAATAATAGAATTAATAGAAAAGCCTGTATATAAAAAGACGTATCGAAAGGCTGGTTCGAAACAATAATTAATTATTCATTTGAAGAATTAATTATTTCCAAAATATAGTCAAACATTTCTTCACTATTTAAAAGACTTGTATGCATATTAATATTTAATTCTATATTTGGATAATATAAATCTATGTATCTGACTAATAATATTATATCTCTCATATGTACAACCATATCAAATGATACTTTTTCAGGTTTATTTAAAATAGTATATATATCATTGTCATTCAAAATCCATGCTAATTGTTTTAAACCATACATAACATCAGTCGTTAGAATATTTTTTGCTAAAAACCAGCATATTTTGTATAATTGTTTTTGATATAATAATTCATTAACAACATCTGTTTTTATTGTTAAAATTTTAGTAGAACATAAAAATTCTGCAAGAGGACCAAAACTAACATTTGTTGAATAAAGCATAAATGTCGTCGTAATAGTTACATAATTTAGTTTTGCATTTATTATTATTTCGGCTATGCGATCTTTCATATTATGAATAATATAATATCGTAACTTTGTAATTAGTATATCATGAGCGGTTAATACATCTTCATTATAATAAGAATAATATTTGAGAACACAATCAGTATCATATATATTATGTTTTTTTATTTTTCTATTTAACATTTCTTCTTTGTGATATTTTATTTTTTCATAATCGTGCATTGTTAGGTTAACGTGCGGTTTAATATCAATTTTGTTATTATCAACGAGTATATTTAATTTGTCTATTTTTCTGTATATTGCATTTGTTATAGAAAAATATACCAGAACATATTGTGGAAGTATTTTGTTATATTTTGTTACCAAAAAAGATAGTATATTGACGTTTTTTTCGTATATGGAATTTATTATATTTGATATACTTATACCATATCCTTTTTGATATATATACTCAACAATGTTTATATTGCCAGATTGTACGGCATAATTCATACAATGAGAAATATATTTTTTATTGTTGCGCATATACGTTACATCAAAAGGATTTTTTTGAATATTTGAATTATATTCATCTAATCGTTCATCAAGATGTTTTATTTGTAATATACCTTCTATAAACTCAATAATATTTTTATCACCACTTAATAATGCGGCATAATAACAATCAATATTAAATTCACATATGTTTTCTAACATTAAAAAACAATATTTTACTATCAGTAAATTTTTTGAAAGTATTATATACCATATTGCTTCACTTGGAAATTTAATATCATCTTCGAGTATTGTTGTTATAGCCATTTTTATCATTTCATGTGTTCCGTACTCGCAAATATGTAATATTGATTTTTTATCAAATGAATACTTATTTATTAATTGTTCATAAATTTCTATTGGTGTTTTTTTTGTTATTTTTGTTAATACTAAAGATGTACTATTAATAAAATTTTTTAATAGATCATACATACTAATGTACCCATACTCTATACATTTATTTAACATAGAAATAGTTATATTTTTTTCTGTATTAGGTATACTTAACAAATAATTAATAATTTCATATCTATCATTTATGACTGCATACATAAGAGTAACTGTGTCAATTTGATAATTATTTGTATTAACACAATCAAAAACCAATTGCATATTATTTGTTATGATGGCATAATGCAATCTATTAGAATACCAAATACTTAGCAAATATTGTTGTATTTTGTTGTCTAATAAACATTTATTAACTTGATTAATATTTTTTTTTGTTATTTCCATTATTTTATTAGACACTGCATAAGATTTGAACGTTTTATTTATTATTTTTGTTATTGGAATAAAAGAGTTATTGTTGTCTGTATCTATGTGAGTAATATATTTTTTTACGTAGTCTCTAGTTATTTGTATGAATATTGATAATATTACAGAATCATAATTGTCTGTGTTAATTCCCTTTTTATGCATAACTATATTTTTGTACATATAATTGTGATTATATATGGAACATACATTCTAGAATATGCGTTTTACATTTTACATATTTAATAAACATATAAAACATACATCACTAATGTCTAACTATAATTATTTTAAGGACGATTATACTGGTTATGATTTATGTTGTGTTGGAAGAAAAAGTATACCAGAATTAATGAAAATATGTGATGAAACATATAATTGTGTGGCTTTTAATACATTTGGATATATGAAATATTATGTTGATACTGATAATTTAAAGTCATCTGCATATTTTCATGAAGGTGATGGTTTATTTGTTAATACGACTAAATTAAATGAATTAAAAAAGAATATTGCAATTGGATCACGAAAAGAATATGATGATTATGTATTTATTAAATGTAAAGATATTAAAGGAGGTAATATGATGAAAATTACTTATAATAATTTAGATGAACTAAAAACAAAAGCTGATAGAAATCCAAATTGCGTGGGATTTAATACTTTTGGTATGATGAAAAATAGTCTAGCAGGTGGACTTGAAGAAATGACAGAACATGCAAATTATAATGGCGTGTATATAAAGAAATTCTTATACGATACTAAAAAAGATTTAGTATCTACATCTGAAAATATAAAATATAGAATAAAACTCATATGTAATTGGATAACCTCAGAAGAATTATGTAATGAATGGAATCATATGACACAAAATAATAATTACATATGGAACAATATAGAATTTACTTGGAAAGATGATGCAATTGATTTTTATATAATTATTAATAAACCAAGAACATATGATATTGGTACTTACGATCCAAGTCGAACAATAGTATTTCAAATGGAACCGTGGTGCGGAGACACTGAACAAGTATGGGGAGTAAAAACATGGGGTGAATGGGCGATACCTGCTAGAGAGTTATTTTTTCATGTGCAATCACACAAAGTATATATGAATAACTGTATGTGGCAATTGAAAACGTCATATCAAGAATTTATGTCAAATCCGGCTCTAATAAAAAAGACTAAATGCAACAAAATATCAAGTATTTGTAGTTCTAAATATTTTGATCCTGGACATATCAAGCGTATTGACTTTTTGAAATTTGTTGAAAGTCAGAATGATCCGGACGTACATATTGATATTTATAATCACGATAACGATCATAAATTTAAGAATTATGCAGGTCCGCATCCTCCAGGAAATAAAGACATTGGAATGATACCATACAAGTATTATTTTATGTCAGAGAACAATTGCGAAAAAAATTTTATTACAGAAAAAATATTTGAACCATTATTGACAGAATCATTATGTTTTTATTGGGGGTGTCCAAATATTGCAGAATATTTTGATCCTAGATGTTACATTGAGTTGGATTTAAATGACTTTCAAAGATCGTTTGAAATTATAAAAAATGCCATATTAAATGACGAATGGTCTAAAAGATTAGATATAATTAGAAGAGAAAAGCAAAAAGTATTAAATTACTATAACTTTTTTCCAACAGTCGAAAGAATAATAAAATGTCAATATGGCTTTAATAAAGAAAATTCAAAAGTTTTGACAAATGACGAAATAACATACCATAAATATTTTTCTAGAGATATTGATTTATTCGTAAAACCTGTTAAAATTGCATTTATTCATTCTTGTAATAATGGCAAAGTATCTTATTATGAAATATTAAATAACATTATTACAAAACTAAAAACATCAGGATTATATGATAAATTAGATGTTATATATATTGTTAATATTGGCCAATCTATATCTGTATTAGATTCTAAAATAAGAATAATAGAATACTCAGATGATATGAGTTTATGTGAAAAACCAACGCTTAATTTGATAAATACGTTATCCAAATTTCTTACACCAGATTCTAAAATATTGTATTTACATACAAAGGGCATATCGTATCAACCTGGAACGGAAATATTCAATAGAATAAACGATTGGACTAATTGTATGTTGCATTTTTTGGTGGAAAATCATACAGAATGCATGAATATTCTTAATACTACTGATGTTGTTGGGATAAACTATCACGAAAAACCACACAGTCATTTTAGTGGAAATTTTTGGTGGACAAATGCATCACATGCATCATCTCTTAATATGATTATTAGTTCTGATAGACACGATTGTGAATGGTGGATATTATCAAATGGCGCACTTTATCATAATTTGTATTCTGATGGTATTAATCATTATGAACAACTTTACCCAGAAAGTGCATATGCGCATATTAAATTTAATAACGAATTACCTTCTGATATGAAAATAAAGTGTTTAAATTTGCAAAGACGAGAGGATAGAAAAGAAAACATGAAAAAGCAATTTTCGGATCAGGGAATAAATAGTGTTAATTTTGTGAATGCGACAGATGCTAAAACTTTAGAATTAAATAAAAACATAAAAAAAATGTTTGCTGGAAATGATTTCGGAAATAGGAAAACGTTTATTGCATGCGCATTGAGTCATATTGAATTATGGAAACAATTGTTGAGCGACAATTGTGATAAATATTTAATATTTGAAGATGATGCTAAAATGACTGATAATCTTATATTCAAGTTAAAATATATTGATTCAAAAAAGGAAACATATGATATGTTATATTTGGGTTATCAATATTTTAGTAACGAAACTCAAAATGACAGTTCTAAATATATGCAGAAAGTAAAACCTAATAGAATTTTGCTGGATGATATTGATTATGATATTTATGTAGGAGGTTATTTTGCATATATTATTACAAAAGAGGGTGCAAAGAAAATGTTAGATTTTATTTCTTTGAATGGGGTGAAACATGGTATTGATTATATTCCAAAAAAATATAAGAATGATTTGAATATGACAATAAAGAGCGTATATCCATTCATCGTTACTTCAGATTTTACATCTAATAATAATAATACTGACTCAGACATACAAAGAGATTTGTCGACGTTCAATATATGAAATATGATTTAATCTTTATTCAATCATATTTATTTTACACGCTATAAATATACGATAAATGGACAGATGTGGCAAATGTCGTTGCAGTCAATGTATATGTTATACATACACAAGAAATGTTCCAGGGACACAGGGACCACCAGGTCGTAAAGGAGATACAGGTGCAACAGGTCCTGCAGGAAGTTATACGGGTGCTTTATTTGAAGTAATAGGAACAACTGGCTCGGCAATACCTTTATTATATGGTTCATCTTTAATTTATGAATCTTCGACAATAGATATTAATGTTGTTCCTGGATCTGTAAAAGTAATGATGGAAGTAAAAAATAATTTTACAGGAGCAACTGGCGGAACAGGAACAACAGGTTCGAAAGGTGACACTGGTGATACTGGCGCAAAAGGTCAAACAGGAGATACTGGTACAACTGGTGATAAAGGTATGACTGGAGATACTGGTCCAAAAGGTGGTACCGGTGACAAAGGTTCAACTGGCGATAAAGGCCAAACTGGAGATACTGGTGCTACTGGAGATAAAGGCCAAACCGGTGACAAAGGTTCAACTGGTGATAAAGGCCAAACTGGAGATACTGGTGCTACTGGAAATAAAGGTTCAACTGGTGATACCGGTGACAAAGGAATAACCGGCGATAAAGGTCAAACTGGAGATACCGGTGCTACTGGAAATAAAGGATCTACTGGCGATACTGGAGATAAAGGAATAACTGGCGATAAAGGTCAAACTGGAGATACTGGTGCTACTGGAAATAAAGGTGACACCGGTGATAAAGGAATAACTGGCGATAAAGGTCAAACTGGAGATACCGGTGCTACTGGAGATAAAGGATCTACTGGTGATACTGGAAATAAAGGAATAACTGGCGATAAAGGTCAAACTGGAAATACTGGTGCTACTGGAAATAAAGGTGATACCGGAGATAAAGGAATAACTGGCGATAAAGGTCAAACTGGAGATACCGGTGCAACTGGAAATAAAGGAGACACTGGTGATAAAGGAATAACTGGCGATAAAGGTGATACTGGAGATACTGGTGCTACTGGAAATAAAGGTTCTACTGGTGATACCGGAGATAAAGGAATAACTGGCGATAAAGGTCAAACTGGAGATACTGGTGCTACTGGAAATAAAGGTTCAACTGGTGATACCGGAGATAAAGGAATAACTGGCGATAAAGGAATAACCGGCGATACCGGTGCTACTGGAGATAAAGGTTCTACTGGTGATACCGGAGATAAAGGAATAACTGGCGATAAAGGAATAACCGGAGATACTGGTGCTACTGGAGATAAAGGTGACACTGGAGATAAAGGTGAAACTGGATATACAGGTGCTACTGGTAACACTGGAGATAAAGGAATAACTGGAGATAAAGGACAAACTGGAGATAAAGGACAAACTGGAGATAAAGGTTTAACAGGTGATACTGGTGCAACTGGAGATAAAGGTTTAACAGGTGACACTGGAGATAAAGGTCAAACTGGAGATACTGGAGATAAAGGTCAAACTGGAGATACTGGAGATAAAGGTCAAACTGGAGATACTGGTGATAAAGGTACAACTGGAGATACTGGAGATAAAGGTCAAACTGGAGATACTGGAGATAAAGGTCAAACTGGAGATACTGGTGATAAAGGTACAACTGGAGATACTGGTGATAAAGGTACAACTGGAGATACTGGTGACACCGGATCAAAAGGAATAACAGGTGATAAAGGAATAACAGGAGATACTGGTTCTAAAGGTCAAACTGGTGACACTGGAGATAAAGGTTTGACAGGTGACACTGGAGATAAAGGTCAAACTGGAGATACTGGCAACACTGGTGATAAAGGAGATACTGGCGATAAAGGAGATACTGGTAACACTGGTGATAAAGGAGATACTGGCGCAACTGGATATACAGGTGATAAAGGTGTGACTGGAGATAAAGGTGTAACTGGAGATACAGGAGATAAGGGAGAAACTGGTAATACTGGAAATAAAGGAGACACTGGTGCAACTGGAGATAAAGGTGTAACTGGAGATACTGGAGATAAAGGAGACACTGGTGCAACTGGAGATAAAGGTGTAACTGGAGATACAGGAGATAAGGGAGAAACTGGTAATACTGGTGCAACTGGAGATAAAGGTGTAACTGGAGATACAGGAGATAAAGGCGAAACTGGTGATAAAGGAACTACTGGAGATAAAGGTGATACTGGTGCAACTGGAGATAAAGGAATAACTGGCGATAAAGGAATAACTGGAGATAAAGGTGATACTGGAGATAAAGGAATAACTGGAGATACTGGTGATAAAGGAGATACTGGGGCAACAGGTAATACAGGTGATAAAGGTTTAACAGGCGATAAAGGTACAACTGGTGATAAAGGCCAAACTGGAGATAAAGGTCAAACTGGCGATACTGGAGATAAAGGTCGATCTGGTGATAAGGGAGAAACTGGTAATACTGGAGATAAAGGAGAAACTGGTAATACCGGAGATAAAGGCCAAACTGGTAATACTGGAGATAAAGGTCAAACTGGTAATAAGGGAGCAACTGGAGATAAAGGTGTAACTGGTAATACCGGAGATAAAGGAGAAACTGGTAATACTGGTGATAAAGGTCAAACTGGTAATACCGGTGATAAAGGAGAAACTGGTAATACTGGTGATAAAGGAGAAACTGGTGATAAAGGTTCAACCGGTGATAAAGGTCAAACTGGAGATAAAGGTTTAACTGGCGACACTGGAGATAAAGGAGAAACGGGTAATACTGGAGATAAAGGTCAAACCGGTGATACTGGTGATAAGGGATTAACTGGTGATAAAGGCGCAACTGGTAATACCGGCGATAAAGGAGAAACTGGTAATACTGGTGACAAGGGATTAACTGGTGATAAAGGTCAAACTGGTGATAAAGGAGAAACTGGTAATACCGGAGATAAGGGCTTAACTGGTGATAAAGGTGAAACTGGTAATACCGGAGATAAAGGTTCAACTGGGGACACTGGTGATACTGGAAACAAAGGAGCAACTGGAGATAAAGGTATAACTGGAGATACAGGAGATAAAGGTGTAACTGGTAATACTGGAGATACTGGTGATAAAGGTGAAACTGGTAATACTGGTGATAAGGGATTAACTGGTGATAAAGGTCAAACTGGTAATACTGGAGACAAAGGCTTAACAGGCGATACTGGTGATAAGGGCCAAACTGGTAATACCGGTGATAAAGGAGAAACTGGTAATAAAGGAGAAACTGGTAATACTGGAGATAAAGGAGAAACTGGTAATACCGGTGATAAAGGAGAAACTGGTGATACAGGCGTAACTGGTAATACCGGAGATAAGGGCCAAACTGGTAATACTGGAGATAAAGGTCAAACCGGTGATAAAGGAGAAACTGGTAATACTGGAGATAAAGGAGAAACTGGTAATACCGGTGATAAGGGAGCAACTGGAGATAAGGGCCAAACTGGTAATACCGGAGATAAGGGCCAAACTGGTAATACTGGTGATAAAGGTCAAACTGGAAATACTGGTGATAAAGGTGACACTGGCAACACTGGAGACAAAGGCGAAACTGGTGATAAAGGTATGACTGGTAATACTGGAGATAAAGGCCAAACTGGTGATACAGGTGATAAGGGAGCAACTGGAGATAAAGGTCAAACTGGTAATACTGGCGATAAAGGTCAGACTGGTAATACTGGAGATAAAGGTCAAACTGGTAATACTGGAGATAAAGGTCAAACTGGTAGTACGGGTCCACTTGGTGCTAGTTCAACGGGTTCAACAGGTCCGACAGGTTCAACTGGCGCAACTGGTGATACCGGAGCAGGTATAACGTGCATAAATGGTAATGTAATTGCAGGATCCACTGCTTCTTATTACTCTGGTACAGATAACAGTGTATTTGGTTGTGATGCTGGTATTGCAAATTCTGGTATCGGTAATTGTTTTATTGGTCATGAAGCAGGCACTTTAGCAAATGCAAATTATGTTACTTCGTTAGGTTTTAGGACAGCATCAATGAGTGTCGGAGATAATGCGGTTTGTATTGGTAACTTGGCGGGATACACAGGTGCTGATGTAGAAACAATATCTGTTGGTAGAGAAGCAGGATATAGTGGAAAACAATACCAATCAATTGCAGTCGGTGCATATTCTGGAAGAATTATTCAAGGATCTGGTGCTATTGCAATGGGTCCATATGCAGGCAATAATGGTCAGGGAGCATTTGGTTTGGCATTTGGAATGAATGCTGGGTATACAGGTCAAAATGCATATGGTTTGGCATTAGGTTATAGAGCAGGTTATTCAGCACAAAATTCTAATACTGTTGCAATTGGTAATGGGGCTGGTGAATATGGACAGAATGCGACTTCTATTGCAATTGGTTATAATGCTGGAAATTCTGGACAAAGTTCTAGTTCTATCGCTCTTGGATATGGAGCAGGTTCTACAAATCAGCAAGGCGATAGTATTGCAATTGGCTATAATGCGGGACAGACAAATCAAGATATACAATCTATTGCAATTGGATATCAATCAGGCTCTACAAATCAACGAGGTGCTAATGTTGCAATTGGATATAATGCGGGTCAAATAAATCAACAATCTTATGCTGTCGCAATTGGCTACAATGCCGGCAATACAGGTCAAGAAGTCGGCAGCATAGCAATTGGTTTCAATGCAGGAAGAAATTCACAAGGTACTGGTGGCAATTACGCAATTGCAATTGGTGCTTCAGCAGGATATAATACACAAGCAGCCGACGCAATTGCAATTGGACGAGGTTCAGGATCGAACAATCAAAATTTATCAGCTATTGCTATAGGACTAGCATCAGGTGCTTTTTCGCAAAATATTAATACTATTGCAATTGGCCTTGAAGCCGGCTATAGTACACAAGGTTCAAGTGCTATAGCCGTAGGATATTTAGCTGGTCATACAAATCAAGGTATTACATCAATTTCTGTTGGTGGTTCCGCAGGTTTTGTGAATCAAGGACCGTATGCTGTGGCTATCGGAAGTAATGCTGGATATACTGGTCAATATGATTCAGCAGTCTCCATAGGAGCAAATGCAGGTTCTTATGGTCAAGGAACAGGTGGTATCGCAATAGGATCAGGTGCTGCTAATGGATCACAAGGTACAGGTAGTATCGCAATTGGTGTTAATGCTGGTTCTACTGGCCAGAGAGC